GAGGATGAGGAAGCGATCCACGAGGGATCTTCGGGTGCCGCCGGTGGTGTTACCGTTGCGGAGGTGGAGACGGCGTAAAAAACGCATTCCTATAACATATTTCAACGTTGAAATATGTGATGCTAACAATTATCGATTCCGGCCCCGAATGTCACGGCTTCGATACATTTGATGAAAGGTGAAGACGGGATTGGATACTATTGGTGGTGCGACTGCCTTCTCCTCGGTCACAACGACTTGAATCGGTGCCAAAGACTCCTTGGGTCGACTTTCCGGCTTCAAGTTAATAATCGTGAAGTTGCCAATCTTGAGTCCCGGCTCCATTCTTTACCGAAGATCGATTTTCCTGTTTAATGCCGATTTACTCTTTCGTCGCTTCCACCTTCTTCCAGTACTCCTCCCAATACCGTTGCCGAAACATCAGTAGCGGAGACCGCTTCAAACTGTTGTAAGTGGCTAGGGTTTTGAGAAAGCGAGGGTACGCTTTTGATTTAGCTTCTGTAAGAGGTGGCGCTAAGTAGGGATCGTCATCGTACTTACTGATAATGAGGACATCATCAGCTTTCAGTATTTGAACTATTAGATCGTGAACCGTTTCAAATGGCATTGAACTCGATCCCGCAGAGAATTCTTTTCGCGTTAGAACAATTCCAGATTCTGGGATCCCCTCTCGAATCCATATTTCCAGAATTGAGTCCAGGTGACTGCAAACGGTACCGTAGATCAAAATCGATGCCATGTGATTGGTTTTCAAGTTAGCGATCTCGACTACGCCAAACTTCAACAATGCATTAATCGAAGCCCGAGTGTAAAGCTTTCCTTGGTTAATTCGACGAACTAACTCTTCGGTGTACTTTTCCTTCGTCAAATCTTTCAGCTTTTGCAACCGATCAGTAATCGGTGTTGATCGCATGGCTCTAGAATCCTTACCCTCGGCCACAATAAGGAACTGATTGAAAAGAAAGCTCCATTCGTCCTCGGTTGCAGTATAGTAGAGAAAATAGGTGCCATGGAAATATTCATGAAACAGAGGATACTTGAAAGGAACCGCTTTCCGCACCTTGAAATGCTTCCGCAGGAATGTCTCTAATATGTAATTGAGCCCGCGGTTTAACACACATTGATATAGTTGAGGATTTCTATTGGAATCGTAAACTGCCTGACGCTGAAAAACCGCGGCCGGACTGTTGTAAAAGTCAACCGTTACTTTTAGCTCTTGTCCCAGCTCCGCTCTTACGGTTCTCGGAAGCCACCAAATATCTCTTGGCCTTGCAAGAGCAGGAAATATAACAGTTGGTTCCCGCGAACAGAGTTCCATTTGATAAACATAGTAGTCTCGAAGCTTCCACCAAGCTTGATCGGCAAAAAGGTCAAAGGTTTGCATCACCCTTTCTATAAGTCTAATAATAGGACCACTCCATACCTCGGGTATCGTACGATCAATGATTTCAAAGTCGATCATTTTGCTTTACTCTCTCGTAATGAGAGTAAAGTTCAGTTGTATTTTCTTGTTTGCTTATTCTGTTGCTTCCACCTTCTTCCAGTACTCCTCCCAATACCGTTGCCGAAACATCAGTAGTGGAGACCGCTTCAAACTGTTGTAAGTGGCTAGGGTTCGAAGATAGAGCTCCCATTCTTGCAGTCGAGGTTCGCTGTCGATCGAAAGTACGGGACCTGGGTCTTCTCGCTTTTTCCTCGGATCATAATCTTCCACATAGAATCGGATTAATTGTTCTCCAGACTCAAATTCGTAACTGGAAGTTTCCAGCCCATCTTCTATGTGAAGAATTGTTACCTTTTCCTCGATACCCATTTTGATCATCAATTCGAGTGGTCGATCCAAGTGCTCGTCAATGGTATGATACAGAAAACCAGCAATGGGTCCGCGATATCCTGAAAACCGGAACTGCGTATTCAAGAGATTGTAATGAGCCAGTGCTCGAATGGACGCCTCGGTGTAAAGAAAAATCTCTTGAATCTCTTGACTCAGAATTTCGGCATATCCTTCATAGTGGGAAAACTGTTCGATTAGAAAACACCACTCATCTTCCGTCGCCGTGTAATAGAAATGAGACAAATAGAAGAAAAAGTTCTTCAACGCGACGAAGGCTCTTGGATCTCGTCCCGGAACAACATTACTTCGCTGTAGAAATAGCGTTAGCTCATTATTTAGTCCTGGATGGCGTATATTTTCGTAGAGTCGAACTGTATCTCCCGAATTGGAGTACTTCTGTCGGAACTGGACTGGATTATCATAGAAGAGAAGTGTCGCAGGGACAACGTCTGTTCGAGGGACAACGGATACCCCTGCCACAAACTTTAATCGGCGATGATTGGGAACGATATTATAGGGTGTAGACAATAGGGGCTCAACCATGTCTCGGTGAGTGTCAATACAAGACCGAATTTTCCACCAGGCTTCGTCGGCAAACAGGTTGAATACGACCATTACATGGCGAATCAAACTGTTAAAACCATGAATTCCTTCCAGCTTCAGAATCTCCAACATGGGATCGCTCATTTGGTTCGATCGTTACTTTATTCTCTTCTGATGAGAGTAAAGTTCAATTGTATTATTTGTCTTATTCCGTCGCCTCCACCTTCTTCCAGTACTCCTCCCAATGCCGGTGTCGAAACCTTAGTAAGGGTAGTCGCCTTAAAGCGGTATAACGACTAAAGGTTTCCAGAAAGTACTTTCGCTCGTGTTCTCGCTTCTGCCGTTTCACCAACTCCACGGGTCCACCGGCTCCACCGTTTACCACTTCCGGACGCGGACGCAGATAGTGCCGAATCAAGTCTCCGATCGATTCAAAGGATTGCTCCGACATCGGTCGTTGTTGAGTCTCCCGATAGCTAATGATTTGACACTTTTCTGTCGCTCCCAATTCAATGAGCAGTTCCATCACCGCGTTGTAATGAAGATGAACGCTTTCGCAGAGAAGATTACTGACGGTAATGAAATGGCTATAGGGAATTGGTATCTTTGTGTCCAGAAGGTTGTATTTAGCAAGAGCTCGCAAAGATGCGTTGGTGTAAAGCCGATAATGGTACACGCCGTCGCACAGAATCCCTGGAAATTCGGCTTCCGACAGAAACTGCTCCAACAGCAAGCACCATTCCTCCTCGGTGGCGGTGTAGTAGAACGGGTGAAAGATTCGAATGTAATCGTCGAAGATCTGTTTCCAACTGGTTCGGATCACTCCATCCTGATAACCTTTTAGATACTCCGTCATAGCTCGGTGGAGTCCTCCATCGACCACATCTTGACAGAATTTGTTCTCGAAGGAGGAGGAAGTGGAGCGGTTGATGTAGAGAAGGTGAAATTTGGCCGGACTATCGTAGAATTGAATGATGGCATCCATTATTTCGGTCTCTTTGACGTTGACCCGGTTCCGTTCATTGGAAATCCAATACGTCATATAACGAGCGCAATACAACCTTTTCAGGAACTTTGCACTGAGACTCTTTCGATTGGTGGCGATGTAGTTTCGAAGCTTCCACCAGGCCTCGTCCGCCAACAGGTTGTATTTTACCATGACATCCGCAATCAAATAGGGGAAATTCACCGTTAACCGGCCCAGAATTGTCAACATCGGATCGTCGGTCGCCATTGGGGTTAAGGAGCCTTCGTTTTCGATTCTTCAAATCAGTTCTTCATCGGAGTCGCAATCTCATAACCCGATAATTCCGATTTTAACGACGAGAGATCCCTCTTTTGCGATTAATGGTGATTTTGGGTGGGAAAGAGGAAATGGAATCGGTTGTTGCAAAGCGATTTACGTCACCGTTGCTGCAGAAAAAGTTCTCAGATCTCTACCCACAACCCCACTTCGATTCCATTTTTACGCCCTTTTTCGCACATACTGACGTGCGGCTCAGGATTCATTTTCCACCGATTTCCACTTTTTCCTTTTTTCCTTTCATTTTCTACTTCCCCGATAGAACTGGGAATTTCGGCCAAGCCTTAAAGGCGATCCTTTTCCTTGAAAGATGAAGATTTTCTCCATCTCCGACCTGCATACTGAAGGCATTAACAATGCCGCTCGTTTAACTAAATCTATTTGTGACCGTTTTGAAGCCGTGGAGAACGAGGATGTCCTTGTTCTCGCTGGGGATTTGGGTTACCCACTCAATCAGAAGGGAGAACCATCAGAGGCTTACTATGAAGCGCTCGCCGTTTGTAAGGATCGTTTTCGACATGTAATTCTGGTTCCCGGTAATCACGAATACTACCGAGCTCGAGAATTCAGTCTAGAGCGAACCGACTCCGCGCTTCGAACTCTCTGCGATCGAGCCGGAGTTTACCTTTTACAGCGGGATTCCATGACCCTTAACGGAGTCCTCTTTCTCGGTTGCACCCTTTGGTCCAAAATTACGGAGGCTGCTTACGCAACAATGAACGATTCCAAACACGTCTTCACCGAACACCAGGAGTATTTACAAAGTCATATCACAGATCTCCTTTGGTTAACGGAGCGAATTGCAGAGAGTCGACAGCCAACCGTAGTGGTGACGCATCATCTTCCCAGTTATACAGCCATTAGTGAGGAGTACAAGGAGCATCCGGCCAATTCAGGGTTTGCTTCCCATTTGGATCTTTTCATTCGGGATCATCAGGCCCATTTGAAGCTTTGGTGTGCAGGTCATACGCACAAGCGAAAAGAGATTAAGATTGGGACCGTTCCGGTAATTGTAAATCCGATCGGTTATCGTTCTGAAGTTTTATACGCCAACCCAAAGTGGACCGGTTTTGACATTACCACGGAATGACGAATCGCACCAACGTCATCGATTATAAGACCGGGAAACCGGTGGCCGCAACATCGAAGAAAGTTTATCTCCTGATCACCTTGGCCTTCTTCATTCTTTTAATTCTGATCGGAGTCCTTGGGTTCTACTTCTACAGTAATAAGATGGGACCTTTCGCCGATTACACTCCTTCCGTTCCCGACACTTACGCTCTCCAATTTGGGGATCATGAAGAGGCGACGCCACAGGAGCTATGTCGACTCCGATTTCGAGCGGCTCAAGCGCTAGCTCGAATTCGAGGGGAATCCCAACCCGATTTGGAGGATACAGAATATGAGGATTGTGGCGAAGGTTGGGTCCCTCCGGATCCGTAAATGGATAGACACATTAAACCTTTGGGTTTAATGCGTATTGTGATTACTTCGTGGCCCGAAGAACAAATACCTGCATGGGAATGATCTGTCGGGGCGGATTCTTACCCACCGTTAGAACTCGCTCTGTCACAGAGACTTGTCCATTGCTAGGGGTATGTAGAATCAACTTCATCTGCAGATTGTCCGCCACTTCATCGTTGATGGCTCCCGTTACATCCTCCGTCACCTTGCGTCGCTCATTGAAAAGAACGGAGGAGTAGACGGCAATTCCGGAAGCGACGTGATTGAGCGCCACGACTCCCAGCAATTGATCCTCCTCCAGTGAAATCGACTTCGTACTGTAGGTGAAATCTTCGTCCCGCTTACCGCCACAGTTAATGGCCTTGTGAAAACAGGAGACGGTTCGAATCTCTCGGTTCGGAATTCGACTCACAATCTCATAGCCTTGCTCGGTAATCAGCTTCTTAGAGCTCTGAAAAAGGACCTCCTCCGCAGTCTCCACGCTATCGTATAGATGGGTGGCCTCGGAGGTCAGGAAACGAGGGCTAAATGCCAATGATTGGAAGAAATCGACTTCTTGTAACCCATTGTATCGGAGTAAATGAGCTTCCGCATTACTCTTGACCAACGAGCGAATCATCATCGTGTATCGGAAAGGGGCCGAATTCGTTCTTCCGTCAATCGGGATTACATGAACGGATTCAACTCCGAACTGCTTCTTAACGTAATTGGCCCAGTGTGTCACGGGTAAACGATTGACGGTCATCAAAATGGCCGCCTTACCATCGACATCATTCCCCATCAATGATTTGTAAATCGAAGCCATGAAAAGGGAATGCTTTCCCTCTACACTCTTGCAATCGTAAACGTAGCCGTTAATACTAGTGGTGGGACTTCGAAAGGAACCAACCAAAAGAATCGCTTCGTTAGCCGCTAAATGGGTTGGGTTTACCATATTGTACTTAATTTGACCTCCACCCGGAAGACCGTACTTCTTTAGCTCCTCCTTGCTTAGATTGGAATTTCCCAGCTCCAAGACTTCAATGGAAGGGATCGGTTCGGCTTCCTTCGCCGCTTCTAAATCGGGAGGTCCAGCACTCGCTGCCAACACTTTCTCTTTCGCTTCCGCAACCGTCTCTATCGGCTGAGCGAGAAAGAGAATCAGAAGAAAGAGAATGAAAAGGACGATTCCAACAACAATGACCCACATTTTAGAATGGTAAGAATCCGTTTAGTCACGAATTCGTTCTCTAACGCTTTCGACCCCGCTCCTTCTTTGGAGTTGCGACGGGAGAACCGTACCGCTCTAGCTTCCGAGTACGATCCGACAGAAAACGAAGCCACTTCTTGTGAATGGTGACCTCAATCCCTAGATCAAAGGTAATGGCATCCGACATCATGGTCATAGTGGTTCCCAATGTTCCAACTGAGTCATCAATCGCCATGGTCTTAGCCGTTCGCCGTGAACCCTTCTTGTGGACCACCTTTAGGCTCTTATCCAGATAGAAACGCCGGGTCTTGGCATTGTAAAGGAGACCGTTGATAGTGACAATCTGACCGTTGTAAACAACGATGTTGTGAGTTCCAATCAGACCGGCGGAGATTCCCAGGTTAATGGTCGCCTCCAAACCTCGGCGTTGATCGGAGTTCAAGGAATAACTGGGACCCATGGTATCGTTCACATACTTCGTAATTAGAACAGAGCGCTGATTGTTAGACTTGATGGCGGCCCAAGAATCCGATTCCGGGACCACCTGCTCGGAGGCGACACGACTGATCTTTTCCGTAATCTCTAGCGTATCCAGCTCCGACATGATACCGCCATTAGTCTTCATAAAATCCTGAACGATGCTGATAATCTCCAAGGGTTCGATCTCGGACGGTATTTCCAGCGTCTCCACCTTGGTTCGAGCCACTTGGTACGACATTACTCCGGTTACGAACTTGAACTTGCGAGGAAAGACATTATAGGAGGCGTTGGTAAAGATCTCCTGCCAAAAGGGATCCTCGACGACCGAAGCCAACTGAGCGAAGAGCGGATGCAGAATTTCGGGGACCTTCTTGGCAGAATCTCGCACCTTACCGGTACTCTTGGTCGTTTTCGGCTTTTGACTGCTCGTTGCACGACCAGATTGATTCCAGAGAGAACCTCCAGAGAAGACAACAACGGTTCCTAAACCGGATTCGGTCGAAACCACATTATTTAGTGTAGACTCGGACATCGGGGCGGCTTTAATTCTAAAACCGAGCTTCTTGTTGAAGTTCAATTTCTTTTGACAATTGTGGAATCTCCAAAAGCGTTTTTCGGATTCGGAATCTTCACCCTTAGAAAACATGAACCGTGTTGATCCGAAAACTGCCAGCGAGTTCGTTAACCCGCTTTACTCGACTTTTGGTGTATCTCAATATCACGAGAAGAATGTTTGGGGTCAGGGGGTCAAAATCGCCGTCATCGATACGGGTCTAAAGGGTTCCAGTATCGATTTGACCAATGTCACCGTCGAGAACTTCGCATCTGCTGGTAGTAGCGATACTCACGGAGGTTACACCGTTTCCATCATTGCCGCCCTAGATAACGATTTTGGCGCCGTTGGTATTGCACCCCAGGCTGATGAGATCTATCTGATGGATGTGGATGCCTCCGATAGCTCCATTTACCTCTCCTCGGTGGTTTCCGCTGTACGATCCGCTATCAACAAGAACGTCGACATTATCAGTATTAGTTTGGGTTCCGATTATGATGACTCATCACTCCGGAAGGCGGTGGCGGATGCTTACAACGCCGGAATTCTGGTCTTTGTGGCCGCTGGTAACAGTAGCTCCATTCAGTACGAGTATCCAGCCTCCAATGCGGGAGCCATCTCCGTTTGCAGTGTCAATTCCAGCCGGGAGGCTTCTAGCTTTAACACGTTGAACAACAAGGTAGCCCTCTTTGCTCCAGGTGAGAACTACCCGGGTCAGAATTTGGATGGAACTATTAGCTCCATTAACGGAACCAGCTTTGCAACTCCCTTTGCTGCCGGCCTAGCCGCTCTCGTTCTCAGTGATTACCGGACCACGAACGGAGATCCGACTGTTCGACTGACTCGGTCCCAGATGATCAGCATTTTGGGTAACAACGACCACCTGGGACCGATGCCAACGGATGTTCTACCCCAGAACCAGACCTCCACCGGTAGTTTCGGTTCCGGTGGAGGTGGAACGGCGGGAGTTCGTACCGTTGATTCCACCACCCAGCTGTCCTGGTTCGCGATCACGCTGTTGCTCATCATTATTTGCATCATTGTGGTTTACGCCATCAGTCGTGTTATCAACCAGAAGCGAATCGATGTGGCCCGAGTTCCAGTTCCTGTTGGGTACCGGATCTAAAGCACGTGAATGCTCATGTCCGTATGTATACAAATTTCAACACTGTTGAAATATGTCTAAGCTTCATTTCGGAAACCCTTAGAAGTCCACCTCCTCCGGACGCGACACCGTTGAAGTCACCTTCTGAGTCAGACCGGCCCTTGAGCGCCAGTCCAGAGCCTGCTCCAGACTGAACTTCTTGTAGGAACCGATCTTCCGCTCATAGAAGTTCGACTTCACACCCAGACTGACACCCTCGTACCAGAGGAGTCGAGTCACGCAGCGAAAGTGAATAGGGAGCCCCATCTGAGCCAAGAGGCGATCGGCCAGCATCTTGATGTAGATGGACATGTTCTCCACCGTCAGACCCATCGCCTGATCCGCCTCCACCGAATCCACCGGTGTCCGCAGCATGTACTTAACGTTCTCAATCTCCACCTGGACTGCCTCCTCCAAAATCTCAATCACGCGCTCGTGCTCCTCCGACTTCAGGTAGCGCTTGGCCAAGCGGCAGTTGTTCTCCGCGTGCAGAGTCTCATCCTTGGCGATCTGCTCATTCATGAAGCTGAAGTTGATCATCAGCTCCTTCTTGGAGAAGAAGTGGATCAGGGCGAAAAGGGAGGCGAAAAAGATGCCTTCCGCAGCCGCACCCGCCACAAAGCGGAGACCCTTGGATTCATTGGAGTAGATGTACTTCTCAATGAAGTCGGCCTTCGCCTTGATGGCGGGGATCTCATCGACACCCAAAAAGGCCTCCGCCTGCTGAACCGGGTCGGAGACAATGGCCATGATTGACATACCATAGGACTCCGCATGCACCGCCTCGATGAAGAGCTGGGCGATGAAGAAGGTCTGCTCCTCATAAGTCTCCGCCTCGTTAATGTACCGGAGTACATTGGCGGAGATCATGCCGTCACCGGGCCAGAAAAACTTGAAGATGTCAATGTAGACCTGCCGGTAACGATCCGTCATCTTCGGGTGACGGAGATAGCACTCCCGGTCGGAGACGAAGTCCAACTCCTTGGCAGACCAGAAACCGGCCTCCTGCGTGCAATACGCCGTCCACATCTCGTTATCCGCCGGAGGGAACATGGTGTACTTGGCGATCTTGTGAGGATCCCGGCGCGCCCGCTCCGCCTTGATCCGGTTGAGCGACTGCTCCAACTGCAGCTTTTGCTGGTTCAGAGTTACCTCCATCTCCTTCAGCTGAGCTTCGGAGAAAGACTCCAAATTGCTCGCATCCGCCGAAATCGGAACGTCAGAACCGGCCACCGTTCGAAGAAAGGACAACTTAGTTGCCGGTGACCATTTCTCCATCGCAGTAACGCTTGGAGAATCGCTAGAAGCAGAACCACCACTGGGAGAGATAGAGGCCATTGTCAAATACAGTTACTACCTTCCTAATTGCGAAATTCGAAATCAATTATTTGGCTCTTAAATCCATATTCAAGCCGTCTTGAATATGTTTTAGTCGACACGAACCAGTTCCGCCCTCAAAACTGGATTGACGTGACGTTCGTCATGTGTGGAACTCGCGAACTCCTTAATCTTCATATCCGGGAATGTTGGTTTACCAAAATAGCTTCGCAGTGAGTCGGAAATGCGGGCATCCGTATACTTGAAGATCTTAGTCAAAATAACATAAGCGGTAGCGATAATCCGATCGTTGTAATCTGCCGTGCAATGAGCGCCTGCGACCACCGCTTCCGTCATGTTAACCACATTGTAAGCCAGCATGAAGTACTCACCCTGATGATAATCGTACTCGAAGATTTTCAACTTCCGGAAGAAATCCAGAACTCGAGGACCCCCGGCATCAATGGTAACTCGAGCCTTGGAGCACTCCCGAATGACGTTCCGGTCCTTGGTACCAATAATAACGTCATCCAAGAAGGTGTTGGTCGTCTCCATCCCGCCCTCGAACCAGTAATAGGGATAATCCGCCGCCGTTTGCGGTCCCTTCCAGAAGCGGGCGTAGAGACCCGAGGTAAAATAACCAAGGATACCTTCAGAAATAGCCTTCTTCTCCGCCTCTGTCATTGCGTTGTACTCTTCCGTTCGCTCCCGAAGATAGGCTCCCGTTTGTCCGGCCGCCTTCAGAGCTTTCTCGACATTTCTCAATAGGTCATCGATCAGGGGTTTCGCAGGCATATACTTGGTATCCTGTAGAAGTCGCTTTAGAGTGATCATCTCCGCAGGTGTAAACCGAACCTTCAAATCCTGATGTTCGCCGGGATCCGGTAGATGAACCGGGTTCATCATGTAGTAACCCCCTTCGTCATCCTCCCGGAAGGAGCTAATCAGCTCTTTCAGCGAGTAACAACGACGGGAGCCGGCATGACCAAAGGCAATCGTGGGATTGGTCTTGTCGCCGTACTTCCGATCCTCGATCTCGATCGGATCCATATCGTCATTGTTGCAGCGGAAGTTCTCACTAATCCAGAACCATGAATTCTCATCAGGGTTAAAACTATCGTAGATGTAATTCTGCAGCGAGATCCGAGAATTCCAAGGGCGAATATCAGTACTCAGATACATGGCCAACAATAGCTCCGAGTCGGAATAAATCTTCATAGCCTCATGGGCCTGCTCTCGAGATAGACCCACCAAATCCAGATCCGGTAGGGTATCGGGGTTTCGCTTGGCGAACTCCTTGTACTGACCGATGTTATCTGTGAAATACCGGTAATACGTATTTATAATGCTGCTCATTGTCCTGATGACTGGAAGCTCAAATTCCGGCGGCAACATAAAGCCACCCCAAAGCTCGTTGTCCTGCTCCATTAGGGTCTTTGTGTAGTGCACGTATTTGATATCGTTGAAATAAGCCTCCAGCGGTGACATCTGATCCGTCTTCAAACCGGAGAGGAAACGCCATGGTGTTTCGAAGGAAGGGGAATCTCCGACGTCCGTGTAGAGCTCCTTGTACATATGGTAAGCATTGAGAGAGGGAACATCATCCACCATCTTCTCCAGATTCCGGTAGCAGCGATCACTGAAAACGAAGGCCTCCATCCCGGTCATAATTCGCCAAACTAACGAAAGCATATCCTGAGGACCGCTGTAGGCCGCTGGCAGGAGTGCAATCAGTTCTTTCGGCTTCAAATAGAGAAGATTGAAGTAGAGTTGCATTCGAGCCTTCACCTCGGGTCCCGTCCCACAAATGTTGAGCCACCAAAGGAAGGTCATTATCTCCTCCTTAGTTAGAATGGTCTTTCCCAAAGGTTTCTGAATCCCCAGGTACTCCTGTAGAACCGGGAACATATCGTTCATTTGAGAAATACACATAAAGTAGTACATGATATCCCGCCATCTACCATCTATATCCAGAATTAGCGACTTAGTCGTAATGGCATAAGCTGCAATTTTGTAGGGTGATTGGTAGGTGTTGAATGACACCTGCCGGAACAGTTGCTCGTACATGACTGGTTGCTTGGTCGGTGTAGACAGTGCAGCGGCGATCTCTGCCTTTGTGAACTTCAGAATGGCAGCATCCGCCGGTCGCTCTAGCAAGTTGGCAGCCTGAACTGCGGCTGGGTAACCGGGAGGTGGGATCGGAACTGCGGGCTGAATCGGGGCTACATGGATTGGACGAACAACCGGAACCGCATTCTCCGCTAGAACTGGGGCTGGTCCTTGCACCTTCGGTGCACCAATGGCCGGCTTCTTGACGATCGGCTTCTTCACAACCGGCTTTCCGACGGCGACCGGCTTCACCAGTACCGGCTTCGCAATCGCCCCTGGTTTCACAATGGCTCCCGGGCGAGCAATGACCGCTTTCTTAATCGGCTTCGGTGACTCGGGAGACTCGGGAGACTCAGGGGAGTCCGGGGATACAGGAACCGGCTTCTTGAGCGGTTTGGCTGCCCCCGGCTTAACCGCACCGGGACGGGCGATCATGACCGGCTTAACCGGACCAGGACGGGCGATCTTAACGGGCTTCGGGATCGGAGTCTTAGGCGAAGCGGGGGAATCCGGCGAAGCGGGGGAATCCGGCGAATCCGGTGAATCGACCAGAATGGGAGACCTGACCCTTGGAGATGGAATCCGAACGGGTGAAGCGGGAGAATCTGCCCGTGGAGCTTTTGGGGGCTGAACCCGGTAGAGTGGATTCTCATCCTCGAGCTCTTTCATCTGTATAGCTTGGAGAAAACTATCGTTATGCTGTCGCAGCTTCTCGCTTATACGAATATTTGCCTCATCTACTAGAGGAGGCTCCAAGGTTTCATGGGTAATCCGATTCGCCAGCTGTAGAGCAAAGGCGGAAGGTCGCTCCCGGCGTAAGGCGGCTTTCAACTCCTCATAGATTTCATCTACCAGTTCCGCCCGTTCTTCGCTAGGCCTTGCATTGAAGTTAACCTTTCGAAGCACTAAACGGAGCTTAAATGTCTCCATCGTGAGCTGATGGTCGTAAAATTCTTCAATCAAGGCCTTATCCACATCCAGTGGCTCCAAATCCTCGGAATCAGAGGAGATCGAATGGGGAGAGGCCACTGCCAACTCCTCTCCCTCCTCCTCGACCTCATCCTCCTCGACCTCATCCTCCTCGACCTCCTCATCCTCGATATCCCCCTCTGGGAATAGGATTGGCACCCCTTGCTTGAATGCCGCCTTAGCATTCTCATGCAAACGCTTCAACTCCGGAATCATAATGTGCTTCCGGATGTCTTCATCTCCAAAATCCAAAAGTGAAATTCGCTTCGTGTAATTGAGAATGACGAGACGCCGACGAAAAGCAATTTCCTCCAAAGTTCCCTGCTTAGCGGTATCCAAGCAGGCGATCAGGTCCACATACAATTGATCGATTAGCTTATTCTTGGGGGCATTCCTGTAGTAGTGGAACCCAAGAGCGGAGAAGAAGCGCATGATCTGTTGCTCCGACTCGTTCAGAATGAAGTTACTAGTGTAAGAAAATCTTTCTTCTTCATCTCCAGTATGAATATCCCAAGGTCGAACACCCAGATACAGAACAGAGTAGAACTCCAGAGCCAACATTGGTCCATCCGGTTTCGGTTTCGGAAAGGCATCCCTCAATTCGAAAACCAATTGGGTAATCGCATCCAAGGATAGTACTCGATAATTGGCCAAGCGGGCCATACACTCGACAATTTTACCGATGGTGGTATCTCGATCGATCCAAATACCTGTTAGGTCCAAAATAAATTTGTGCAACTTTTGATCCGGATAACCCGAGGGGTCTGTCAATAGATGGACAATTGGTTCATCAAGATCACCAGTCTCCAGAAATCCGGCCTCTAACTCGAAGTAGAGAGCCTTAAACCGTGCACGAAAGCCTGGTTCCATGGATGCCTCATGGATGCCCTTATTCCGAATGGACTCAATCACGGCGTTCATTTTCAATGGGTAGAAGATTTAGTAAAATTTGCAAACAGACCTTTCGTTCCTCCGATAGATAATCGCTAGTACAGATCGATTTTCGGAAGAGGATTTTGTTGGCGATGTTGTCAATCGCCTTTTTCATTCTTTCCGACTTAATCTCTTCACCGGTTATCAATATGTAACTATCGGAGAGCCAACCGGTATAGGCTTTGAGCTCCTCTTCTGCCGTCAAAGATTCTGGGGGTAGAAATTCAAAAGGTGTCTTTCGAATCGGTAGCTTTCGAACCTCGGCGAAAAATGGATCGTTGGCTAATTGCCAAATAGAAGTGCGAGCCTTAGCATCATACTTCAGAGTGGACAGAATAATTCGGTTGATCTCTCGTAGCTGAGGAAGTGACCAATCGTCATGAATTCGAAATTTAGCGTGAGTTCCGGCAGTTGTTATCGAACGAGAACGCAGGAAACTGATCTCGCTCTTGGAGGCGAGAACAAAAGAGCGTCCTTTGGGAGAACCGACGGAGGAACGCTTAAAAACAGAAGCTTTCGGAGTTGTTGATTTCCCCGGGGAAGCTGATGTCACCTCCGTATCCCGCCACTCCTGTAAGGCCAATAAACCGGCTTCACTATTCTTCTGTACAGGGAAGAGTGAAGTTCCATAAACAATCTCATAGAACGTGCACCCAAGAGACCAAACATCGGCTGCAAAGGACCAGGGTTCCTCCGCCCAAATTTCGGGTGGTCGATGCGTTACTGTATAGGCGATCGTATTCAATTCTCTTTTAGAGTTCAACAACAGCTGCGAGAGACTAAAATCGGTTAACTTCAAGGTTGCTTGCTCTAGACGCTTATGAGCAAAAATCAACACGTTTTTACACTTAATGTCACCATGTACAATCGAATAGTAATGGAGCTCACAAACAGCGGAGATTAATTGCCAAAGCCAAGCTTTCAAGATGACGACTTGCTCTCGAATCTTAATCTCCGGGTGTTCCTCCAGATAAGTTTGAAGATCCGCCGTCGCGAGGGGTTGTAGAATGTCGATACATCCCTCTGCCTCATTGAAATTAACGTCGTAACAGTTCATCAAGTGTGGATGTGTAATCTGACTCATGATGGCAGCTTCGACAATAGATTCAAAGCCGGCACCGTTATTCGGAATTCGTTTAATGGCATAGTTCGAACGACTGGAAGTGGAACGAACCTGGTAGACGTTCCCAAAACTTCCGTTTCCAATTTTCTTGGCTTTGATTTCGAAATTGGAAACCGTAGAACGACTCATCTTCTATTTTAGATGCCTTTACCAAAATGAGTACAGATTTCGTTACGGAAATCACTAATTCCGCTTTTATTTTCCGGTTCGTTTTGGTAATCAGTGTCCTGATTATTGGTTTGGTCATTATCGGAAAAGCCAATTCTTGGTTGCGAACAATTCAAAGGCCCGAATGGGGACCGATGGCCAATGTTAACGCTGTTATCTGGTCCTTCCTATTCATCCTTTACGCTTGGTGTTGGTACCGAGCCATCATTACCTCCTCCACTCTATCGCCACTGCTACTGAATGGTCTTTTCGCCGGCGGCCTCTTCCTCTTCCTCCTGTGGGTGATCATTTTCTATCAAAATCAGGAACCGGTGACGGCTCGTTGGATTATTCTGCTACTGGCGCTCATAGTCGGGGTCCAAGCCTATCTGTTCGGTTTCCGACTCAATTCGGCAACGCCGTTCGTCTGTAGTTCCGTTATCTTCATTTGGATTGCCTTCACCTTCTACTGGAATCTACAGATCGATGGGAGTTTAACCCAAACCGCCTCTCTTCGAACTCGGTCGAAGAACCGGCAAATGGTGACACCAATGGATTAAAATAACAACATACTTCACGCACGTGAAATATGTCTTTAATTCGAATATGTTAAAGGATAACGTTCTGCTTCTTAATGGTACAAGGAATTGGACTACTACCGCTCAGATGGTGCTGAAGAACATGTTCCAGGTTCTGAACGGAAAGAAGATGGTGCTGAATCTGATACTGAAGAATCAGAGTGTGATGAGCCTGAGTTTCCGCCGCCAATTCGTAATACTGGGAGGCGACACTGATTCGTGGACGATCGGCCAAGAGTGTAAAGTTGACCGCTTGCGCTTCCAATTGGAGGAAGCGCTCTCGAAACCGATTGGCCTCCTCCAGTTCGACGGAGGCAGGAACCGAAAACCGAATCGTGACACTGGTCCCTTCCATTCCGGTTTTGGATTGGAATCACTTGTTTAAGCTCCTTTAGGAGCCCGACTCACAAGAGTTAAGCTTCTGAAAGAAGCCCGGTTCTCACACCGTCATCACAGCATCAAAGACACCCTTTACCGTTTCGTGGCAAACACTGACACATGTTTTGTGGGCCAGATAGGAACGAATGGTCTCGATACAAGCGTTACGGCGTTCTCCATCTAAGGATGCCAAGCACTCATCCATCATCAGAATGGGACTGGAGGAAGAAAGGGCCAGAGCAATGGTGATCGCCAATGAGAGTCGATCCTGTTCTCCACCCGACAGATGTTTGACATCGTCGTAGGTATTACCTTTGTACTGAATCTGGAGATTGACCTGCGACTTCGTTTGATCCTTACCCTTCAGCTCCTTGAAGAGCTTCAGATTAACCTGAATCTCATCATCAAAGAGCTCCCCAATAATCGAGTTGGTGTAGTGATTGATGTTATTGACTAGCGTCTGCAGAGCTTGGTTGGTAACCTCCCCAACTAGGGTTTTCATCTGTTGAAGCGTGGCCTCTCGATCCGCCAGCTTTACCAATCTCGTTTGCATGCGCTCCAACTGCTTCTGCCGTCGAAGAACCTCCATCATATCCTTTCCCGTCGATCGTTGCTCCTCTAGGCTTGCCACCTCTTCCTTTAGCACCTCCTCTCGCTGTAATAGGGACTCCGTTTGATCCTTCGGAAGTTGCTGCAGTTTTGCCTCCAACTCGATTTTTTCGCGTTCTAAGCGGGTAATCTCCGTCGAATGCCGCTCCAATTTGGAAATTCGTTCCTTCAACTCCTTACTACCGAGAGGGATCTCCAGTGTTTGATCCGCTCCTAACTGCTCTCGCAGCGGTTGCAGCTTCCGCTCCCACTGCAGGTACTTCTGTAGCTGTTGGAAATGGTCCACCTTACGCTCTAGTTCCTCCAAATTGAAGGGATAGAATTGAACACCTCGAAGCTCCTTGAGTAGAGTCTCCACCTCTCGCTTGTTGAATGCCGAGGGCGAATCCATCTTCACGTAATGAAGCTCCTTCATCTGCGATTCGAAATCTGCCAAAGTGAGAGTCTGTGCCTGAATCTCTTTCTTTAGGGCCAGAATCGAATGTGTTTCCGGGATTAAAAGATTCAGCTCCGAAGGAGGCATCGTTTTCTCTTGCAGAAGGGATTCATCCATCGGTGGCAGAGCCGCTAGCTCTCCTTCGATCTCCGATAGCTGCTGTTGAAGATTTCGAAGCTCTCGATGAGCGGTCTCCAATGCTGAAATCTGCTGCTCTAGAGCTACCAGTTTCCCCTTTTCAATGGGAGTCTCTCGCAACAATTCCAAATCCGGTTTCTCAAGACCGTTGAAGCGATCCGTCTCCATTGTGTACTTCGTCATCAAGGTGTCAAACTCCGTGTAAGCGTTCTGAATCGTCTGCAGAAGATTCGTTAACTGCTCCGTATTCTCAGCGGCCATCGGTTGATTGGAGGAGAGAATCAAATGTTCGTGTTGAAGCTCCAAATGCGCATGACAGGATGGGCATTCCAGTAACTTCTGACTGTTAGTGATGGCGACCTGAATTGCGATTCCTTCCGCTGTATTGGCCGGGAACTCATGTGGAATCTCCAACTCCAGCCATCGAGTTTCCGCCGCCGTCAAAATCTCCTCCTGGGTGGTCATCTGATTTTGCAAAGACTCCAGTTTCTCCATCTGCTGCCTCAGAGCTGCTGCCAACTTAACGGTGGTGGCGATTCGATCCTGTCGCTGCTTCAACTCTCGAATTGGGGATAGAAGAGCTAGAAAGGATTCCAGCGAATTCGATGCATCTTTCTTCAGTGCTGGGAGCTCTTCCAGTTGACCTTGCGTGGTTACAACCTCTGTTTCCCATTGCTCCATGGCTTTTCGCATTCGACCTTCCAAACTCTTCCATCGAGTCTCCACCTTTTCCCGATTTCCTTTCAGAATTCGTACCTGCTCCACTCGCTGACGAAGTTGCTCTTGCTCTTGAAAGAACTCCGTCACCAACTCCAGAAGATTTGGGGTTGTAGCTTCAATCGGAAAGGGAAGCAGTTTTTGGAGTCGGGATAGAGAGTGACGAAGCTTTTCCTCCCGTCGACTCCGTTCATCTTTCGCCACCTGCTGTTTCGAGCGAAGAGCCTCCAACTTTTGGCGCTGATTTTCATTTTCATTGTAAGCCAGTACCGCTGAATGGTGTTGTTCCAGCTGTTGCTCGAGGGCCGCCGTCTTCTCCGTAATTGCTTCTAGCGCATAAGGAATTTTGGCGCGACGGCAAATGTCAACTGCCGTCCTGACCGGTGGCACTTGAGCTCGCAACGTGGCCAACTGGAGCTCAACCTCCTCCAAAGACAGCTTCCTCTCTCCATCCGTTGGCTCTAGAGTGGGAGGAGTTGCCATCAGAGTTTGAAGCTGATTCTGGAGTTCCAGAACTCGAATCCAGCGCTGAAGCTCCTCGGAGTCGGTTGAAATTCCATCCTCTTGCATTTGTTCCCAGTCCGCCGTTAGACGCTTTTGTTTCTGAAGCACTTGCGTTAGGGACTCCAATAATAGCTGCTTGCGACCTTTCGTCTCTCGATCCTGTAACAGCTGCTCTCGAAGCGCGGCTAACTCCGTTTCCTTCTCCGAGATCTGTTCTCGAAGTTGCTCCAAGTCCTCTTTGGTTGGCTCCGTTTTCCAAGCGTAACCTCTGGATTCCAACTGGTCCAGCATCAGTTCGTACTGACCGTTGTTCACGTTAAATTCATTGGTACTCGTATCCAATTTCTCTTTCACGGTGACCAATTCCTCCTCAATTCGCTGCAAATACCACTCCGGGGTCTCCGGTGTTTTCTCTGATACATCGGAGCCGAATGCCATTTCCTGCAGGAGCTCCATCTTATCCGCATTGGGGAGTGTTATTAACGGCGAGCGTTCACCTTGGGAGATGTAGGATGTAGCGATCCAGAGTCGTCGAGTTCCAAAAAACTTTTCGATTTGCTGTTTCGCCGTCTCTCCTGTAATGGGAGTTTGACCCTTTAGCTGAACGATGACCTGCTCCGGAGGTTTTGTCCGAGTAATCTTCATCTCGTCGAACTCGGGAAGAAAAAGTTCCACTTTGGTCATTGTTGCGGCCGTGGGTTTAGTCTGACCCGGATAGACATGTTGCATGCCACCATAAAGGCACCAGAGAATTGCATTCATCAACGTGCTCTTCCCCAATCCACTATCACCGTCCAGTAGAGTATGTTCTTGTCCCGGAAACTCATAAGTTCCTTCGCTGATACAGCGAAACCTAGAAATTGTGACTCGCATTTTGGGAACGAAGCCTTAAACAAGTTAAAATCATTTTTCAAAGATGCCACGGGGAGCCGCCACAACTATCAAGAAAGCCGTACTAGATCCCAGCCGTCTAGATCTGGACAAGGCAGCCATCGATCTAACGACGGAGGAGGTCACGGAGGGCTTTAAGGAGCTGAAACCGATTCAGTTGAAGGAGTTAACTGCCGACACTCCGCCCACTCCCTATTATGATGTGGATGAGTCCATTGTTTGGAAGGATGCCGTTCCCAAGGGGAAGATGTTGGATGCCACCATCCGGCAAGTCTGTGCACTTTTCAACCTGAAGACGGAGATTTCTAGTTGGACGGTTCGTTATTATCCGCCACCGACAACGATTGACAAGAAGAAGTCGATTATCATTCCCCGGGCCGATATCTCTACAATTGCACGAGCGGTAGTAGTGATCGGATCGCGGGAGGTTCTTAACATCTTCTCCAAGGTGGGTGGTACGATGGCTCAAAACAAGTTGGAAACCTACGATCGCCGTTGCTACCTGTTGAAGTTTGGTGTTTGCTCCGGCATTGGAATCTCGATGACGAATGGGGAATATGATGAGATTCCGCCGAGGGATGGAGGTCATCGGAAGAAGGTGATCAAGAAGCAGGTTCTACAGCGTCACGTTTTTGTCCTGGACGGTAGGGGTAACGCCGATGTGATCAGCAGTATGCTGAAGAAGAAGGAGGAGACCGCCGCCGAGGTAACGGAGGCAGGAATGGCGGTTCCCGAGGACCCACTAACGGTCGCCCGGAAGATGGCGGAGAAGAAGCGGCTTGCCGCCGCGGTGGCGGTAACAGCAGATGCAGATGCGGAGGACGCGGAGTTGGACGGGGGTGTTGGAGCTCCAGTTCCTACCCCGGTGGAGGAGCACTGGCATTCAAGTGATATGCATCAAGTCGTTGGTCATGCCGTTCGTGATGTATCCCATTCAACGCTACCAATCGATGGAACGGATGGGACCGGATCTACCCCTCTTTAACTCCAAACGACCCACATTTCTTCGGAAAGAAATGTGAATTAAGAACAAACACTGGCGCACACTGTTTTCTTATAGGCGGTTTGAACGACTGCACTTTGAGTTGCTAAGTACCAGAAGGGGAGTAGAACGAAAAGAACGGTGGCCAACCCCAGAAAGTAGGCGACTAAGGGTGTCATTTTTGATGTTGAAAATAAACCCCGCCGATTATACAATCACTGTAAAGAATGGACGTCTTTTCCGAATGGTTACAGAAGTTAGGTACTTATCAACCCTACATTAACGATTTAGCCTCCCAAAACCGAATTCGTCGCGATATTGATCGACAGCTTAGCTTTCGTTCTCGCCAGCTGAGTGGTCGAGATGGATTCGAGAGTTTGCTCCGAACTCAGATGCAGTCAGATGTAGGTCGTCTCTTCGTCATCTTCGTTAAGGAGCGAGTAATGAAGACTTTGACTAATTTTGGTCGAACCTCGGAGGTGATTAGTAACTATTTAGCCCATTTTTCTTCCTATTTTATCGGAGGTACCGATACCGAGGATCTATCGGATTCCTATCTAGATGCCATCAGTCGAATGGTGTTGTTTTTAGCGACGGAGAACTATTGGTTTCACGGTTGGTCCGAAATTATAGATAAGGTTCAAATGACAGAGGATGAGTATCGGCACACACGACCCCTATTCAAAGACATTAAGCAATGGCGGAAATATGTTCGTCTGTTGAAGGGAGGTCTTCTAGATTTGAGAAAGTTTCAATCCATAACCCATTTCGCCAAGAACGAGGATCCGATGGAAATTGTAACCACTCCGCTGACCTGTGTCACCTTTGGGTACAGTAATCACATCGGTATCTATCAAATGATCCACGCCATTCGAAGTATCTCCGCTCCCGCTTTTCAGCCCTGGCGAACGGAGGATTCGATGGAAGGAATGGGTTATGATGAAGAGCATCAATGCTTCATCAAGAACCTGGAATCCGGTCAGTTGGAGCGAGTCGTTCTAGAGGAGGAAAAGGAGTGCGTAGAGACGTTGATTAGTCGATTGAAGCGAACGGAGTAGGGTTGGAAGACATATCTAAGCAGGACTTGGATATGTTTAAGTGTTGCACAAACTCACTCCGTGAGTCGATTACATAACTCCATCACGTAGGGATGGTATAGGTTGCAGGTATTTCGAAGGCAACGGGACTGCCGATTTTGCATCCAAAGCAGATCCTCCCCGACAATTCCATCATGTTGAATGGGTCGAGTCTTGAACTTAACACTGTTCAGAAAGAGATCGGGGGATCCTAGATTAGAAACTCGAATCACCTCTCGGCTTTGGAACTTTGTCAGCCGGTAAGTCTCTGAGAGTGCATCGTAGTAAATAGTGATATTGGGGGTCTCCGGATTCCAACCAAAGGGTTTACTCAAATCTTTCTTCGCCTGTCGCCAAAAGAGTCGATTCTCTGCATCTACGTCCAGCCAACCCAGATACTCACCCCCAAAAACGGCGAAAACGTTGCAATCCAATCGATTCCGTCCAGTGGAAGTGTAGTAAGGACTAATGAAAAGAACCAAACTCGACATGGAGCTGATTTCCTCTTCGGAGCAAGCAAGGGCGGGCCAGAAATCAGAACCGGGGTAAACGAAAAGTGCTTCCACCATTTCCAACTCCTTCAAAGGATTGGCGTAACAATCAGAAGCTAAACGTCCGGTGCCGCCAGGTAGTAAGGCCTCACTGTTGTTAGTGTTACAGGGGCTATGATGAAGAGAAAGGAAGGAACCGTCATCAGGGTTCACCATCATAGTGTACTTACCCACAATTTCGGCTAGAGGTAAATCCCATGCCGTTAAATCCAGTTGATTGGTATCCGGAAAGAAAAGACAGGATTTAGCACATCCGGGTACCGTTGGATGGAAAGGATCCTGTTGCAGAATGAAAGAGCTGGGAAAAAGGGAAGTGGCGGTAAACGTAGTTGAATTCTCGGGTGGAAGACAAATTGCAGTCGCTCCTGTCTCCGGGTTCACACACTCCATTGGGGTAGAGGTATACCCAACTTCGAAGAGTTTAGAAGGATCGAACAGAGTGACATCGGAACTGGAGTATCTGGAATCCTTGTCTTGCGGGTTGACATCGATAAAGCAGTTCTCGATCATATAGGCAATCGGATCCTGAGTACAGGGTTGAAGACCAGTACCGGTTTTCACCATCCAAGTTCCACATTTAGGTAGTGAGTAATCGGTACAGGAGGTGAAGTAGGTGATAGTGGTGTCCAGGGTTCGAATCTGTTCTAGCGTGACCGAGTTGGAACCTGCGTAAGGGGGCTCAATCGTAAATGCATCAAAGGCGAGACGTTCTGTAATCATATAACCCTTCGCCAACCAAAGTCGGGTAGTCTCTCCGATTTTGAGAGCTAGCAGTTTCTCATACGGAAAGGTACCCAAGGTAATAGAATCCGCTTTCCCGCTCTGACAAATAGGTACATCACTCTCATCAGGAAGACTTCCACACTGATAGAGACAGATACTGGTTCCAAAGCCATCCCGTGGTGTACAGGTTTTTGTCCGTTTCTGAGTTCCAATGGTTCCTGGTGGAGCGCAAACGGTTAGATTGGAAGGGACTACACATGGCTCTACTCGTTCGGAGCTCCAAACATAGGAATAGCATGGTGGTTGGCAAACAACCTCTCGAAGTCGAGGTTGATAGCTCTCAACTCCGTCTTCATTGAGACAGCCACGGTTGGTTTTGGGGTTAATAACACAGCGCTCCACTATCATCTGCTTTCCCTTTTCCGTACAAAGTCCATTGGGAGTTTGACAGGCGGATTGGGAGGCCAATTCATAGGTTCCGTAAGGACTGTAACTCTGAGTGGCAGCGGAAGTTGGACTTCCCTGAATTAGAACTAGGAAGAAGAGAATTACAACCACAAGGACCGAAATCGCGAGGGCTAGTTGCATTTATAAGAGGTGAAAATGGAGAATGGTGGATTTACTCCATTTCCGATTCTACACGAGAAAGGACCTTTTCCACCGTTTTCGACCTTTCCGGTCTCCTATTACCAACACAACATCAACAACTTTTGTTCCAATGACGATAGAAAACAGAGAAAACAGGAATTGTAGCAGTTGCGATTGCAATCGCCGTTGCTGTAAAATTTCTTCTCAGATCTCTACCCACAAACGTACTTCGATGCTGATTTTTTGTCCTTTTTCACACATACTGACGTGTGAAAAAGTCTACGTTTCCTGCAAGTTTGTGATTTTCAACCCCGATTTTTCTTTCTCGGGGTTTCTGGCTTTCGCACGATTATGTTGGGATTTTCTCCCGGAACGGATTCAACCTTGTGGTTAAATCTGTTTTACTTCTTTTTCCGGATGTAAGCCGTCAGAGCCTGAATCTCCGCCTCCTTCCGATCCACAGTGCTAGTTCCTATGGAGAGATTGACCAAGCGCTCCTCCTTAGTCTCCGAATCCGTCTGAATTCCTCGTAACTGGATCAAGAATTGACCCACCGTGGTACTGGAGCGAGGACTGACCAACTTTAGATCCTTGATTTTTTCCCTCTTCGCCCTTGCCATCACCGCCGCCACCAATTCCGGATCGAAGGAGGCCCAGAACTTCTCGTTGCTCAGTTTCTCGATCCGCTCAATGGTGATCTTGTGATCCATCAGCAGCTTAATGGCGTTGTGGTAAGCCGTTGCTGCTGCAGCCTTTTGTGAAGGTCCAATGCCAACCCCAACCGGGTTTCGAAGTTGGGGTCTCAAGTGGAAATCTCGGTTCAGGTGCTCCAGAATTGCCTCCGGAAGATCAATCTCAATTCGAATCGGTTGGTCTGGTTCCGACGCAATGGTTTCCGTCGGGTTCTTGATTGGGTGAATCCCGTAGATATTGTGTAACTTCTGACAGTAATGCTGAGTTAGCACTGTCTTGGGTGTACCAAACCTAACTACCGGATCCAATTCCAAATGCTCAAAGGCTTTGAAAACGAAGCGACGAGCCAGTAATGGTCCCATTCCTGGCTTCATATTGTCACCGGCGTAAGAGAGAGCTCCCACGAAAGACTCTACGACGTCTTCGAAAATAGTAGGTGAAATTTCGGAAGCGGGGTCAATCAGTAGCCACTTGTCAAGCCCTAATGCACCCCCAATAATTGGTAGAATCTCCTTCGACAGGTACCGAGCTGCATACTCCGACATAAGAGAGGCATCGGCCGTTGGATCCTGCTTGAGAACGAAGAGCTGGAAACAGTAGCCCATCAATTTGTCACCCACCATCTCCAATTGCTCGTAGTTATCAACCGGTTCAAAGGTTTCATGAGTCCAAGCCTGAATGAAGTAGTTGATTCGATCCCCGTCCGTCACCTGAGTGGCAATCTTTTCCGATTCAAACTGTTGAATGATCCAGCGGATGTAAGCACGGAACTCTTCCACCCATTCATCGCTGTTGACCACTACCTTAGAAGAGGGCTTCGGGGGTTTGAATTTGAGACTCAAATGAATGGCGGCGGAAAATCCATCTCGAAGCGTCCGTACAAGACCCTCTGATTCATCGGGAACCGTCGTCGGAGTTGGAGCGGGAGTCGGGGCTTTGACGGGAGTTCCGCCGGGAACAGGCTTTTGGATCCCGGGCTTAACTCCGGGCTTAACTCCGGGCTTAACCGGAGTCGGGGTTTCTGTCGAAACCTTAACCGGAGTCGGGGTTTCTGTCGAAACCTTAACCGGAGTCGGGTTTTCACTGAGAGCTTTGACCGCTTTTCCGGCTACCGGTCGCTTTAAGCCCTCCTTGACGACAATCTTCGGATGTTCAGCGACGGAAACCTCCTCTTCTAGATCCGACAGACGGGCCATCTCCTCAACACCCTGCATTCCGAACTTGGTCTTTGGCATCGCCTTCAAAACCTTCTCGTCCTGATTGGTAAAGATGTAGATCCAACCCTTAACCGCCCCCTTCGCGTTGGTGGAGAGAATCTTCTCTCGCTTCCAGCCGGAAGTCTTACCGAACTCACAATCAACGGGTACATGGAATATCACAACGGCCGCAATGGGACGCAGTTTCTCTAAATGTTGATCCAGAGTGTATTCACCGACCCACATTTCCTCGCTCTTTCGGATTTGATCATCCTTGGTCGCCTTAGTTCCATCGGTACCTCGCTTCAACCAAGGTGGATCAAAATAGAACGCACAGCCTCGAAAGCTTCGCATCAACTCCTCCTGCTCTGCGTCCTCTGGTGGACCATAAAAGCTGTCAACAATGGCTTTTGCGTCCAACTTGTAGGCTCGAATGTTCCGCTTCAGCATCTCTCGGCGATCTTGGGCCTCCTCGTAAGAGATCACGGCTCCAATCTCTTTGGAGGCGAGAAAGGCGACCGAGTTACCCCCAATGCCGGCACAAACTTCGAACAGTAGGAACGGCTTCCCTTTGACCAGGGGCTCCATGCGCTTAATCAGCTCTTGTGCCGTATGATTGGCTCGACCTGGAGGTGTTGCATATCGGAGCGTCTCCGAGGTAAAATTGACGTGTTCGATCGGGGTAAATGTGACGCCATTGCGGGCCGGAAAAAAGAGTTCCGGTCGAGTCCCGTTATCGAAGGGTTGCATGCTGTCTTTCGAGTGCCGACAATAAACTAATCGTTTTCACTTTTCCACATATTTCATCTGAAATATGTTCTTAGCGCCGCCTAAGATGCAGCAGGAGCTCACGAACTCGGATGTAGATGTTGGGGTAGGTCACTCCCTCGATCTGCAATGGTGAGCTAGATTCAATCAGTCGGGTGAAGATGTCCTCCCGAATCCAAAGAATCCCGGAGTTCTCCGTTGTAACATCCTTGGTCGCTTTCTCTCGAAACTCCTCTTCCAACTTCTTCATATCATCCACGATTAGATGCTGAAAGATGATAATGGTTCGGTTGGGGACATGGATGGCGAAGGAGGTACTATAGATGGCCTCCAAACTATCGCGATCCGTGTAATCGAAAAGGGTCAAGGATTCCTCCTTCAATTCTCGTGTGGCACCTTGTACGAAATCTTCTAAACCGGAGGAGCCACCACCAAAATCGGTTAGCTCAACGTGTTTGACATCGATCGCCAAACAGTAATACATGACACCATTCACGATAGTGTAGGGAATGACTCCAACTCGTCGATAGCGAGTGTAAATTGGAATCTCTCGTGTCATTTTCTTCTCAACGGGAAGGGAAAGGATTGGTTTCTGCGAATGGTGAACCCCATCGGGTCCAACAACAGTTCTCAAAATAATGGTCGACATTCGGTACTTGCTGTACCTTTTGGATAATCAACTTATATTCTTTCAAATATTCGATTTAGGATGTAAGTTGTTAGCCCAATGGCGCTACGATCGACCCGATTGATGACTGAATTGATCTGTTCTCGAAGTTGACCGATCGTGCGATCTGCCACCATTTCTCGAAGTAGCGCCATTACCTGTTCTCGACCTGTAAACCAAGAATCAATGGCCGTTGACGGAATTCGAGTGGTTTGCTCCCGTTTAGAGTCCCAGCAAACAGAGGAGTCTCTGTAAGAGAGACAGAGAAAGATGGGTCCGGGGTGTTCTCGAATAATCATCGAACTGTCTGTATTCGAAGTTAGGTGTAGGAGCCACCGAAAAACGTAGTTCTTTCGAATTTGCATTCGGAGATACTCCGGAACCTCTGAATGGTGAGAGGTGAAGTCTTTGAGATTGTACTCCATCGTTCCCGCTTCCACCACCATTCGACACAGAATGACATGACGTCCTTCGATAATGGCCTGATGTCGTCCAACTTTGGTTAGATCGAAGAGCGGTTTCAACTCGTCCACAATTAGTGGAATGCTATCGGTATAAGTGTGAATTCGAACCTGCTCCAAGCGGCGTTTCTCCGATCTTTTGGTCCAGACGAGAGCGCCCATATCGGTATCAATTGGGTAGAGAAGATAGGTGGCTCGAGTAATATCCCCGAGGTCACTACCATCCCAGGTGAAGATAGTAAAGGTGGACATCTTAGGGGGTAACCAAGATGTTGTTGAATTTAGAAAAATCAATCGTCTTCCGTTTAAGGCTTTGTCAGAATCGACGCAACCGCCGCCAATTGAATCGACTGCATTTGCAGCTTTTTCAACTCCTTTCGACTCGACTTCGGTGGGGCGACGATCAAAGGCGCTTCCGGGAGTTCCATTGCAACCCCGAGCTGAAACTCCTTTCTAGCCTCCGGCGTTACAACAACCTTGACCTTACTGGTTCGGAGTCGCTCCTGTATTGTCTCTATCGAGCGTTGAGCCATCACCGCTTGACTGACTTCCGGCTCCAATTCCTGAACTTCCGCTGTCGGTTCCGGAATTGAAACGGCGGCTCCGCCGGAACCCTCTTCCGTTTCCTCCACATGGGTGGAAAGTCGCGTCGTTCCGTAAGGAGTGTACGGTTCCTCCGCGGTTCGACCCAAACGACCGAGATATAGCATTGGCACGTTATCCTCTCGACGCCGACAGTCAAAGTAGACGTTCCGGTTCTCTCCCGAAATCGTGAGATAGGGATTCTCATTTTCGTGAATTCGAAGGCAGATTCGACACAAGGACGGCATTCGGCGCTTCAGCATAATGACACAGGAATCGCCTTCCGGTTCCGTCCATTTGCTGAGATCGTAGGGGAAAGCGGGATGCTCCAATGGCATTCCGGCGGCAATGGCAACCAACTCCAAAGCACGATGGGCGATATAGTCGTTCATTACCAACTCCTGGCCCGGCTCCAACGGAGTTACAACGATGGTTTTGACCGGCTCTGGGGGTTTGAAGGAGGGGAGAACGCTACAGTCGGCAACGTTGGTTAACAGGGTCGCCCCCAGTAACATCAGAGCTCTATGCCGTTCGGAGGTTGGCTTGCAGGGTGGCTTCCAACCGATAACATCACCAGGACCCTCCGACAGCTCCAAGCTTAATGTTTTAGTTCGGGTACTTCCCCACTTATGACAACCTTCAATGCGGAACTGTTGGTTCTTCTTGTAAACCGAATGGTCGACAAAGTTCCGAACTCGAGCCGAGAGTCCGTTCATCACCATATCGTGAAAGTACTTGCACTCCTCTCGACTTTTAGTACTCCATCCGTCCAGAACCAAATGGTAGGATCGCTTGATCTCACTATGGGAGGTGGAGATCAAAATGCGTCCTCGCTCCTTCCAAAAAGGCAGTAGCCGTTTGATCTGCTCCTTGATCTCCAGAATGGCTCGATCCGCATCCTCGGGAGATTCAACGGTCAGCTCCGGTCGCTCCGGTTTTCCAGGAGTTAGATAGGTATCAATGTCAAAGTAGAGTTTAGAGGAGGCGGTCTCCGGGACTAACTCATAAAAGCAACGATTGCTCTCCGCCACATGATTGTGAAGAAAGACGCCGAAGCTTAGATGGTTGTCAAAAAGGGCAAAGGAGCGAGTGTCCAACTCTTGGCAGACGATGAGATTCCCGTCCTTCGGCTTCTGATGGTCGAAAAGAGCTCGAGCCTTGCCTTCCGAATCCGGGACTAACCGACTATACCAACGAATACTAGAGGACATTTTGAGTTCCGGGTTACTGACGCTATTGTTGAAGTTTAAAAATCAGTTAAAGCGACTGTAAACAGGTTACAAGCGTTTAGGCTTTGTAATCTGTGTTTTAAGGGGTTTATCGAGCTCGCCACCGGTAAGTGCAATCATTGCAATTGACGTAGATGTTCATCGGCTCGTCGGCGGACCTCTGGAGCCGCTCGAAGTGCGTCGTATTGTCGGACTTACACTTGGGACAGATGTAAACACCCGCCCCGGCCTTAATTCCGTCTCGGAGTCGCTGAGTGTCCGCAATGTAGGACATCTTCTCGGCTCGAAAGAGTGGGGATTCGTAGTATAGCTGGCGGAAACTGCTACAAATCTTGACCGCCTTCTTGAAATAGGCGATCGCCTCCTCGATGGAATCCATTTCCGCCAGAATGGTAACCACGTCAATTATGTTCTCTCGGCGATCAAGCGTTAGAAAGCGAGAACCATCCGACCATTGAATGTTGATCAACTCCGTCATCTGCGCATCCGTCAGACTCTTTCCATCCTTCAAAAGGGCCTCTCGGAGAATAAAGTTGACGGTCTCCCGTTTCCCGCTATCAGAGAGGAAGGAGTGAGTTGTGCGACGAGCTGCCATTTTGAAGCCTTTGGAGACTGATTCTCTTTAATTTAGATTAACAATTTTTAACATTTTCCAAAATGTCGGCCTCCTCGAGATCCAGTAGTGATTCGGAAGAATCTGGTCCCAATGAAATGGAGATTCAAGCGGAAGCCTATGACTTCGTTCAAGATCTGATTCAACGGTTGAATGACCCGGCAACTTTTAACCGGAAAGCCATCTTTCAGCGGACTGCCAATCGGCGGCCGGTTTTAGAGTTTGGTGAAGTGGAGCCCGCTAAAGTGCCGAAGGTGGTTCCGGTGGTAGTGGAGAAACCGGAGGTTCGAAGGGCACCAGTGGTGATTCGTCCGGCGATGGCAGGTCGGGGAACCATAGTTCGACCGATCATGCATCCGCTTCGTCGCGTTCACAATCTGGAGAAGTTCCGGGAAATGTTGATGGAGATGCAGTATCAGCTACCGGAAGATCCACTAACTTCCAAGAACCTGGAGGGAATTATCGACGATGAGATCCTCGACAACTTGAAGTCATTGGCCATCCAATCCGAGAAGTCAGAAGATTCGGATTAAGCCAAAAAGTGAAAGTCAGAATTGAAGTTGGTCGAAAGTAGAAAAGGTCCGTAACGGAATATCCAACCAAGAGAAAATGGCGGGTAAGAGCACTAACATCGATCAACTGACCAATGACATGAAGAAGATGAAGATTGGAGGGATCGTCAAGGGGACTATTGTGAAGGCGACATTGGTTCGCCCGGGGGCCAAGCCCATGAAGACACCGGAGAAGCCAGCCGTCGTCGCACCAATTGCCTCCATCGGCCAGATTTCACCGGGGAAGAAGGTTCCCGTGATTCCGCCTCCGGGAACAAGAATTGGAATTATGACCCCGGCCAAGAAGAAGGCGGCGACTCTTACATCCCTAGATATGGATGTAACAGATGACGATCTTCATGTCTTGGTTCCACCAGCAGGTCGCAATGTGATGGAAACACCGGTTGCCGCTGGCGGCCGCGGAGGTCGGATCAAGACTCCCGTTGGTGGATCCTCCGGTGCTGGAACTCCATCGGGAACTCCATCCATTCGAGATCTCATCAGTCCTCGTGCACTGGCAAAGGGACCGGTGTCGACACCGATGGCGAAGGAGGACATCTACCTGACACCGGCCAACCTGCCGAAGATTCAACTCCCGAACATTCACTTTCCGATCAAACCGCTAAAGCCGTTCCCGGATCATGAGGTGGAGGAGGATTCTCGGGCCACAGGTCCAGGACATCTGGATTCAGATGAGACGGATGAGGACATTCGAGCCATCAAGACGGCCATGCGCGATGGCAAACGCTCCTCCAAGAATGGAGTCACTCTGAACAAACTAAAACAGATCTGTCGCCGCCACAACATTCCGATTAAGGGGAGTGCTCTCAAGGCGGAGGTGCTCAACCGTTTGGTGGAGTACTTCAATCTCGGAGACGACTAAGCCGAAATTCAAAACATATCCGATTGTTAAATCGGATATGTACTTCCCTCCATTAACCGTCCAGTAAATCTTCATCCCCGTAAGTTCGAAGTACTGTCCCAACAACTAGAAAGCCGATACAGCCCATGATGGCAAAATTGCAAAGTAACCGCCAGAAGTTAGAGCTGGTATTTTCCTGAATTAGTTGTTGAAATTGAGGGTGTAGAAGAATAAAGCCTAGAAGAGCAATAATTAGGGCTGCTGCAAACACCACCAACAACCGAGTTGACATTTAATTCTGTTGTTTTTATTCTGATTAGTAAAATGTCACAAAGTCCGTCCAACTCCGATCTTCCAAACAACGGTGGTGTACCAGATTCAGCCCAGGAGCTGCTGTCGTCTGCCGTTGCATCCGGTTCGATTCCCGCCAGTGCCGCGAATGTGAGCCCCGTGGCGGCACCCACTCCCCGCCCGGTTTCCGCTGTTCGGAGCCCGACGCTCTCGGCGGCGAGCACTAAGAGTGGTAAGGTCTCGGCTCGTCCCTTGAGCGCGATTAGCCGGAAGACACCGGTGGCCTCGATTCCCTCTATCTCCGGACTTTTCGCAACGCCTCGCTCACCTTCCCCGGTTGCCTCCACTGCGGATCCTTCTCCGGAGGGAATGGAGTCCCCCGCTCGGTCCTCTTCGGTTCGTGCGACTCCAGCTCGAGTCTCTCCCGCTCGGGCAACACCGGTTCGTGTAACTCCACCTCGGGCAACCCCGGCGCGCCCTGTATCGGCTCGTGTTTCTCCGGCTCGGGTAGCAACCCCGGCCGCGGCAACTCCGGAGGTAGCACCGGAGGCAACTCCCGCCGCTTCTGCTCGGGCTTCTCCGGTCTCCGCACGGGTTTCTCCGGTTCGAGCCTCACCAGCTCGTGTCTCTCCCGTCAGGGCTTCTCCAGTTCGGTCGGCGACTCCGGCCGCTTCACCCGCAGCAATTACTCCGGCCGCTTCCCCCGCTGCTTCTGCGAGTAGCGAGACATTCAGTGTCGATCCGGATGCAATTCTGGCTAGCCCACCTCCGTCTCCTCGTATTGCCTCTCCTGCGGCAATCACTCCGGCCGCTTCCATTCACGTCAAGGCGAAGTCTCCCGGTATCCCGGCCACCGTAGCAGCAGCGGCGGCGCCTTCCACCGAGGCTCAGCTGGAGGCACACAACTACACGGTGGTTGGCCGTGTTATTATCAACGATGGCGAGGCCGGGATGCGGGGTGAGTATGTGAAGGCGTACGATCCCAGCGGTCTGACAGTCTATGTCCTGCTGGATACCAAGGGTCGACTGAATGTGAAGGCTTCCGATCTGACAACAGTTTCCATTGCTGACGGTTCCAAGATCCCCGTTTCCGACAAGAGCTCCGTCATTCACTGTGCCGGCGATGATGTCTGTGGCATGGCGGTCACTTGCGGGGATGAGCTTTGCACCATTGTTCGTAATTCGGAGGGTGAGATGCGAGAGACCTCTTTCGTTCTGACGGAGGCCCCGACGCTGAAGACTATCACTCCCTCGGGAATGCCAGTTGCTAACGTAATTGTCCGGATGTCGGAGATTCTGCAGGATCCGAAGGGTACAATTGAGCGGACATCGAGGGCCACGATTCGGATCAACGACATGGCGCACGCTGCAACGGAGAATGCCCTGAAGCGGATGGTGGAGAAGGTGGATGAGGTCAAGAAGCAGCTCTCGACCTTCTGCCGTCACCGGGCGACTGCTATCAACAGCCTCAACGATGAGACGACCAAGCTACGGAGCTATGCTAGCAAGTACTACGCTGCCTTCCAGAAGGGTACACTGGAGGATGAGAAGGATAAGTACAAGCAGGTAGTAGCGAACATCTATGCCCGGAACAGCGCCTTCGTTTCCATTATCAGCATGACTAACCAGTGCGTCCAGATGCAGCAGCAGCTGGAGCAGATGATGACCGATATTAGCGGTTTTGATCAAGCTGTCATGGAGAAGCAGGAGAAGACAACGGGTCGTTCACTGACGATGGAGGAGATCAAGGCGTCTCTATTAGCTTAAGCCGGAGCCCCTTTCACATTTACATATTCAAAGCAATTTTGAATATGGTATCGGATTCGTTCGAATTATCTTTTACTCTGTACCCGTCGCCTCCAGGTCCTCATCCTCGTCCTCCTCATCCTCCTCCTTCTTCGGCGTCTTCTTGCCGGCACCACCGTTAGCGGGAGCATCCGTCGGGCGCAGCAGACCCCGGATTCCACTCAGTCCCCGAATCGTCGGAGCCTTCACACCAGCGGGAGCCTTCATGTTACCGGGCATTCCGATCGGAGCACCCTGAATCTTGCCGATGGCGCTGGAGGTCGTCTTAGGCTGCACCTTCGGCATCGTCGCCGGCTCAATAGCAGCCGTTCGAGAGGGAGCGGCGATCTCACCCTCGTAACTATCCTTGCCGAATGTCTCCCGGCAGAGCTCCACCTCCTCCTCGGTCAGCGGAATCACATCCTCCTCGTAGCCCTCGTCAAAGGCGTACTCGTCATCCACATCGTAGGGGAACTTGCCCAGGCAGAGGAACTTCTTCTCACCCAGCCGCTTGAAGAGGAAACTGGACATCTCCTTCGAGCCCACCAGGTGGTCCTCCTTCAGAGTGTCCATGCCTCGCAGCTTGGTCTTCTTGGTACTGGACTTACCCGCCGGTGCACCAATGCCGGGCTTCAGACTCTTGACGCCCGCTGGAGCCTTGGTTCCAACCTTGTTGAAACCGGAGACCGTCTTGGAGGTCGTCGTCGAGGCACCCACACCACCCAGGATCGATGCGACAACACCCTTGTTACGCTGGTGCGCCTTGCAGCGGAGACCCGAGATCTCGTCACCGTACTCCGTCTCGATCTCCGCGGGCTGACCGCAAACCGTCTTGTCCGGATTCTCCCGCATCGGGCAGTAACCGCAGATCTGCTCACCCCGGTGGTAGGCCTCGACATAGTCTGCCGCCGGAATCCGCTTCTGCTCTGAAGCGGGTGCACTGGAAGCCGCCTTTCGACCCTTACCCTTCGCCGGGGCAACACCCGAACCAACACCCTTCAGAGTGGCCATCGCCCGGTTGTTGACCGCCGGGGTCATGTCCGCCAGTGTACCGGAGGTTGGCGACAGTTCCGGTAGCGCCAGACACTCCCGGAACTGCGTGACCAGGGTATCAATTTCAGCACCGGTATCGATGTTCTCCACCACGTACTGAGCGATACGCCCAAGTACGTGGTTGTCCAGAAACTGAGTGCAGAGCTTGGTAAATCCGTCGGTCATCCTTGGTTGGTGTGTTTTGGTTACTATTCTTCGGCTAAAGAGAATTACAAAATCAGTTATTCTGACCTTCCTTCCGCGAAGTCCATTAAAAAATTCGGAAATTCATCCAAAAGTAGAAGTCACCCTTCCATTAACCGCTTTCACCTTTACGCAAAGGAATCCACCATGGCGGGAAAGACAACGAAACGGATCACCAAGACAAATAAGAGACTGTGAATCACAAAGCCCCAAACGGTCGGAAAACCATTGACGGCGAGCGGTAGATTCAAAAGTCGTCCTAGGGTGGAATTCGTAATTGAGTACAAGGCTGGGGAACTTAAGACCACGAAAATAATTCCCAGAACAATCGCACCCCACCAAAATTTAGTCTCAACGTCGACCATTTTTCTATGCCGTAGAATTTTCCAAGCGATTTATTTCGAGGCCCAGATAAAGAATGTGGATTCTCTTTTCGAGTTGGGAACTATTTCCAACGAGCGACATGACAACGGATGAAAAGGCGGCCGCACTGGCCCGTTTAGTCCTTCTTCTGAGTCTCTTTTTGAAGCTGCTCTGGTGGCAGCGATCTTACGGTTTAAGGTTTTTACTGATTGGAATCGCCGCCGTTTTTCTGGTCTGGTTGGGCCTTGATGGGCAATAAAAACTCGGTTTTCTTTCGCATTAGTAAATGTCAAGTTGGGCTCCAAAGGTTATTTCGGCGATAGTCTTTATCGTCGCTATCGTATGTGCCATTCTAGTCTCGTTGGCCTTTGCCAAGATTCCATCCACAGAAACGGATGAAACTTTGGTTGCCAGTCGAAAGAACTTCATGTATGCCACCGTGGTTCTCTGGATTACGTTTGTGCTAATCCTAATTAGCACCGGTCTCTCCTTCTTTGCCAAGTCTCGAAATGCCGAAATTGGAGCTAAGGTGCTGAATGTCTTGGCTTTCATTCTGATGTTCATTGGTGGTTGTATGGCTCTCGTTGGCATCAAGGGAATTGAGACTGGAGATGCCACTTACGGGGCCGCCAAGACTTCGGGTATGGCGGCCGGCGTCATTGCGCTTCTGGTCGGTCTCTTCGGGTTCTTCTTCGTTATCGGTAAGTTCCTCTACGAGAAGACTCGAAAGGCGGGACAGGAGTCGCTAGCCGCTTACGCAATGCCCGGTATTGGGGGTGCCGCTGCGGGTCCCGTTATGGGAGGAATGGGTGGTGGGTTCCCCGATATGTTTGGAGGTAGCTCCAACGCACCCTTCTCTTACGGTGGAATCAGTATTGACCCGGAGACGATTCAGCGGTTTCTCGCCATGTACCGAAATCGGTAAACCCGGGTAATTATCATTAAACAAATTAGGCCTTCGGCTTAATCTGTGTTTCATCGGGTCATAGACCAATAAGTGTACATCCGATGCGGAATGGAGAACTTCTCGGCTAGTTGCTTTCGAGTGGCCTTCGAAATCTTCATTCCCGTATGCGGATTGGGTGCATCCTCCACCACCAAACGCATCAGCTCTAGAAGATTGAAGCACCAGATGTAAGAGGCGGTGGAATTCTCTAAATTCTCAAACACCATCACTGTTGGAGGTAGCGAGGAAAGACGGAAATCATCCACCTTGACCTCGGAACCCAGAAGACCGGAAATACAAACCTCGTGGAATGATTTCTCCTCCAGATCGCTAGCAATCAGAGATTCTGGGGGTGTCTCCATCGAAATAGCCTGGTTGATAACGTAGTTGAGGCTCATCATCTCTCGACGAAGCTCAGCCAGTAAATTCTGTCGCTCCTCCTCTGGAAATAGCGTATTGTGCTCCACCTCGGGAAGAAAAGCGTCCTTCAGAGCATCGTTGAAACGACCCGGCTTCATCTTCAGAATGCTCTCCGACAACTGTGTGTTAAAGGTGAGTGAGAACTTTCCCAGCAGCTTATTCCGGTTAGCCAGAATTAATCCGCGGTAGATAATTGTAGGCTCCTTCAGGTTCGCTTGCGTAAATGCCAGCCAGTTCTCAATGGCCCAAGTGACGTTCTCATCGGGATATTTGTAGTATTCGGAATGAGTGGCCAATGTCTCTTTGACTAACTGGTGCCAAACTAGAAACGTACGAGAGATTCCTTCGACCGACATTTACTATAGCCGTAACAGAAGAAAACAATTTCCAACTGCTTTTAATCAAAATTCTAAATGAGCGGTGTAAAAGGTAATTCGATCCTGGTTTCACTTCGGTCTCGAAAGATTGGAATTTCTTCAACCTCTTCCATCAATGCTCCGAAGGAGGAGTCAAAATTGGCAACTTCGGTCCCCATTCGAGAGGTCCAACGGGGTGGAGTTTCTGTTCCCAGAGCCACTTCTCCTCCTCGAATGGTTCAATCGATTCGAGGACCCCTTTCCAAAACGATCACCTCGGCACCAAGGGCCATGTTGCGAGATATGCAAAAAGAAAGTCGAAGTCTTCGTTCCGTTCCGGTTGAAAAAGAATCTCCCTCCACCGAGGATTCACCGCAACCCTTCAAGTTTCGACCTAGTTCCCCAATTCGAGTCGCTCCCGGAAAGCCAAGTCTCGTCGGTAGTGTGCGTCTAAATCAGATTCGAGCCTACAACGGATGAAAGGGAAGAATTTACGAATTGTCCACGATGGAGATTCGAGAGAAGTAATCCTTCAACTGAGAGGAGGGAATGGAGGCCAGCCGGCAGAAGTTGCGGACCTTAACTCCGTTGGTTGTCAGGGTGTAGTAAACAATGGCAGCGGCCATCTTCCGCGGACAGAATTCGATCAGTCGCTTATCCGCCTTGATAACTCGATTCCCGGTTTCAATCGCCATGGCAGTATACTCTGGAATGGCGCACTTAGCACAAATCTCCGGAATGTAGTTGATCGGAGTGAAGTTAACGATTGGCATCGTAATAAAACCGGCATCTCCCTTCGGCAAAGAGACCGGGTGACTGGAGGTCCCGGAGATGACATCGACGGCATCGTTAATGAGACGATCATCCATTCCCAACTTTCCAGCTAAATCCTTAGGGTCAAAGTCCTTATAACCCAGAAGTAGATACGCGGAAAAGACGAAGGTGAAGATCTGCACCTTCCGGGGGCCCATTCGATGGGTCCGATGCTCCGAACTATGAATCAACTCCAGGGCCTTGGTCTTGATGTCATCCGGAATCTCCAACGCCTTGATGTCTCGCTCGTAGGAATTCTGGTTGGCGGTGATCTTCGAACGTTGATGATGCTCACTGTAACTGGCCGACATATCAAATTCACAATCATGGCTTCCACTTAGACGCAAACCGCATTCTTGACACTCACCGCTAATAACTCGATCATGCTTACAATCACGATAAAAGGAGAAATCGGGTGTTTTTACAGCTGCTGCGGAAGCCATCTTTTGAATCCCTTTAAGAGGTTAAGAGGAGCTTCAATTTTAGTTTCGATTTGAATTTCCGACTTTGAGGGTGGAAAAGAGCCGAATTAGAATCGAGAATTGGTAGCGAAAGGACGCAAAAACTAACTATTTAATCTTTCATCATCGAAGTTGCAACCGAATGGCGACAATTTTCAAACTCGAAGACCTGAGCTCCGAGCAACATGAGATGATTCATGAACTCCTAACGCTGGAGCGAGTGGATGCGGAAGCTGAAAAGGCGAAAAAGTGGAAGAAATTCGGTTCTATGAAGCGACCCGAAAAGAAGTTGACCCCGATCGAAATGTACCAGATTGAACGTCGAAATCCGGAGACGGGTGAGATTATCGAAGGAATTCCATCTAAAGGAACAATTTTTGACTCTTACATTCGAGTTCCCTATCGTTTTGGCTGTTTTCTGGCCAAGAAGATGGTCAATACGGAGAAAACTTTCGCTCGACTCCTGGAGATGCCAACCTTTGCTACCACACTTCGTGAGTATCAGGTGAATTCCGCCTTAGAAGCGCTCTCCCAGTTGGAGAAATTTCGAACCACGAGTCTATGTCTTCCACCTGGCTTTGGTAAGACGATGCTAGGAGCCTGGCTCTGGATGGCCTCCGTTCCCGAGGGGGAGACTCCGTACATCTGCTGTGTGCTGGTGCATCGACTTAAGATTGCCGAGGCGTGGGTCAAAACCTTTCGAACCGCATTCCCGGAGCTCTCCGATTCTATTTGGGTGGTGGGAGCGGATCCGATGCCGGAGGAGGGTGTGATTCCACCCATTATCATCTGTATGGATGGTCGAACCCATTTGATTCCACCGGAGGTTCGGTATCACGTTGGCTTTCTCATCATTGACGAAGCTCACTGCTTTTGTACGGAGGGTCGAGTTGGCTGCCTTCTCGCCTTTGAACCTCTCTACGTGGTAGTGGAAACAGCAACCTTAGTTCGAGATGACGGTTCCCATTCCATGATGTACAGTATTGCAGGGGAACACAACGTTTACAAGATCTCCGACAAACCCTACCGACTTGTTGGATTAGAGACCGGAGTCCTGGTACCGGAGGTCAAGAACGGTTTTGGTGTTAACTACGGGGATCTTCTACTGAAACTGTGCACCAACGAGCTTCGAAACCACCAGATTCTGGACATTATTCAAACCAATCCACACCGGAAGTTCATGGTCCTTTCCAAGCGAGCGGAAGGGCATCTGGCTATTCTGGAGGCGCTTTTCAAGGCCAATGGGATTGAATACGGAAGTCTCTACGGGAGCAAACAGAAGTATAAGGATTCACACGTTTTCCTAGGCACTATCGACAAAGTTGGAACCGGCTTTGACGAGGAGAACGCTTGTGAATCCTTTCAAGGTCGAAAATCCGACACTCTAATTCTAGCTTGTTCCATCAAGAAGCCACAAGCGTTCGAGCAGATTCGGGGTCGAATTATGCGCTCGGACGATCCAGTCGTCATCTACATGGTGGACCGGAATCGAACAATTCGGAACCACTACAACGGATTGATGGAGTACTACCTGGATACGAAGGCCACCATTTACGATTTGGCGTGGGCGCCGAAGTGCGTTTACATCGAGAACAATGAGGTTCCGAAAGCTCCCGCCGCTAATGGAGGAGCGGGAAAGAAATCCAAGTGTCGAACGATAGAGGTGAAGTTGTAAAACAGATTTGAATTCGTTCAAATCCGTTAACGTATAAAGCGAATGATGAGGAAGGTAAAAATGGGATACTTTGGAAAGAAGAATCCGAGTGATTGTCGACATATTGGGAAACATGTGACTTCTCCGGTGGGACTTGGGAAACGTGTACCAGAAGTAGAGTATTTTATTTCGCTACTATCCTGTCTTTTTCGAGCAAATGGTCATGCCGACAAACATTTATTCTCCAACATTGTTGACAAAGATTTCTTAAGATCAATTACCAAGAAAGTTGGTAACGAAGATGAAATGTTTTCTTTCATGGTAGTGCACAAACGTCAAAATAACAGTAATGAAGTTAAGCATAAGTTACATGAAAATATACTTATGCTTATGGAAGTATACAATACGTGCACTAATTCCTGCAAAATAGATTATCCTGAAACTTCACCGTATAACTTAGGAATCCAAAAACCAACAAAAATACGTCTTAGCGTAAAAGGTCCTATGCTTGTAAGAGATGGTCCAATGGGTCCATTTGTTTTCGCCGAATGGATCGATCTTTGCTACAATAATACGGATGGAATGTATGATATTCGATTTGGTAGAATGAGATCCTCGATTTCATCGATTGTAATCCCTATTTACATAGAAGCTCAAGTAATAGAGAGACTTGCAAAAGAACTCCCTGAAGAATTGCGAATGCCTGCTTATTATACAGATGAGATGTTTTTGCGACTGGTAAAATTCATCCGTAAGATCATCGATGAAGAACACTTCAAATCGACATTTTCTACTAATCTCCTGATGTACCATTCGTTTCCGAATATTACTAATAAGACGACAAATGACCTTCTATCATAAAACTCCAACTCTCTCCTATAAACTCGACAACTTGACCCTGACTGTAACCTTCGTCGTAAAACGCATGTCAACTTATTACAGGCTTGTTGCTAACTTGGGGACCTCTATTTTTGTCCTTATCCCACACCATTTCTGCTATAGTCGGTAGAAATGGGCTCCGTTTTAGGCCTTGATGTAAGCACCTTTTGCTTTCTTCATGTTTCCAATCTTACACCTAAAACTAGAAAAGAGAGAAATCCCAGGAACGGAAGTTGGTGCCATTTTTGGTTTCACAGGAAAGGATTGGAATTCGAGAAATGGATTCCGTTTTTGGACCTTTTGCAGTTCCTATTGTCATACTACCGTTGTTGATTTTGTTCCAACGACGATAGAAAAGAGAGAAACCGCAACGACAGATTTTTACTTCATTTCCAGTGGTACACGAGAGGATTGAATGGTAAAATAATAGCGGGTAGAGTTTTCAATCATCATAGTTTCTTCCCCGAAATCATGTGTAAAACCAGATAAAGTATTAATTTGTCGTCTTTGACTCGTTTTGAAGGGACGCGCTTTAACTGCAAAAAGGCGGTCTTCACGAAAAAGTGAAATTCCAAATAAAGCAGTGGGGCATTTAACCCTCCCTTCAAAGCCCTACCAACGATGGAGTTCGACAGCCCCGAGTTTCAGGTTAAGGCACGAGTGGACGCCATGTTCCAGAAGGTGACGAGTGGAATCACCATGTTTCATCGAGAGGTCGAATTGATGACGATATCCGCCAATCGTTACGTTCGAGGCTTTGAAGTAAAAGGTTGGAATTATGTCACCCCCGCTTGCGCCGTGACTTACTACCAGCGAGCCCTGCGTCGCTTCCGCCTCGAGCAAGTGGAGGAACGGCGTTACCTTCTGGAGCAGATCGAGAAGGTCTTCGATGGGGCCGTGAAGTACCACTTTGACCCACACCCGAAAAGGGAGGGGTACATTTGCAGGAAAGTCTTTGATCGCGACACCTACGAACGGCATCTCACCTCCCGGCTCCACAATGCGGAGGCTCAGATCTTTCGCGACATAGCGGATGAACTTCTTGACGCAAAGGAGGCCCACAAGGAGACTGTTGGCGGCGTTGTTCCCAGCCAGGAGGAACTACTAGCGAACAGCCATGTACTTCGCGTTGACTACGAAAACCTTCGAGTAACCTACTACGCCTACGCGGAGTACAAGGCAGAAGAACTGATGGAAGAGATCAACCGTTTTACGGAGTTCGATCGCTCACTGCCGGGTCGAATCGAGGACATAATGCGTCTGGTCCGGAAGCACGCTCACAGATCCATGGAGGCCTACCGCAAGATGGAGGAGGTGCTGAAAGCACTCGCGGTAGCCTACAACCACGAGCGGAAGGCTCTCTTTCAACAGAGCGAGGTCCATCGCAACGAGATGAACGAAGCCAACCGGCTACGGGATCTCCAACTGAGCAAGATCGAAAAGCTGCGATTGGAAGAGGTGGCCATAGCCAAATCCAGAAAGGAGTTCGCTGTGAAGTTGGAGCAGATGGCGGCCTCTAACCGGCGTAACAAACTTGAGGGCCATGTTCCCAAGTACGGAATTGCGGCTCATGAACCGATGAAGCCCGAGGAGATGGAGCACCGGACATGGACCGTGGCCTCCTGTGGCTGCAAGGTGCCCATCTGCTGTCTCGCCATTCACGACCAATTGGAGAACCAGTTGGCAAAGCCGTGTCTCGACTACGATCCTCACTGCTGGCTGTTGGGCTGTCAGTATCAGAAGGTCCGAGACTCCTTCAACGCCGCCAAAGCGTCTTTGACGCCCTAGAAACGCAACCCCATAATTCATATCTACTCACGTAGGTACGAATTCAAAAGGAGAGACCTACACTCTCATTTTCCAACTCCCATGAGAAACGGGCTTCGTTGACAATTGCTACAGTTGCAGAAAAAGTTCTCAGATCTCTACCCACAAACGCACTTCGATGCCGATTTTACGTCCTTTTTCGCATTAACTGACGTGGGAAAAAGTCTACGTTTCCTGCAAGTTTCTGCTTTTCAACTCCCGTTTTCCTGCTGTTGGCGATTTGTAAGACCCAATTTGTTCGTGCGGAAATCGGCTTTTAATAGCGATAACTCACTTTCCCTTTCTCTGACTCCAGTGTCGTTGGAGACGAAGTGGAAGCCGACCGATAGAAAATGGAAATCGATTCTCACAGGTCAATTGAATGGCTTAAGCTTAAGGAATGAAGGTTCGGATGGAAAAATTGATTCCATTAATTCGATTCACAGGGATTGATACCCAGCATTCAACTTTCACCCCGTAATTCCAAATGAACAGCACCACTTTCTCTCACGCGGCAAAGGTCCAACAGTTGACACTTTCCATGGCGGCCATCGAACTTTCAGAGATTGCCATTATGGAACCAGCACCCAGGACTCCAACTCATGTTCGTCGAACGCAGCCGAAGACGCCGATGGCACCCACCCGTGTCTTTCGGCCCACGCAACGAGTTGCCGTTCCTCTCAGCTGGGAGTAATTCAAGAACAACAGATCTGTACAACGTACGGATTTGATTTTTAACCTCGCCGTCTATCGATTTACAACCGAATGGCAGTTCCAAATGGCCTCTACATTTCCAACATTCCGGAGATTGCGGAAGATGAAGCCTCTTACTTAGAAGATCTAGACGCTGAAGAGTGGTCAACAGCTCTCAGCCGTCGAACTCAACACTACGGTGCCGTCTATGACTACAGTACCCGTTCCCTTTCAACTTACGAGGCTCGACCCATGGATCATTGTTCCACCGTTAAACGCTTCGCCGAGCTATTGGAGCCGGAATTTCAGGATTTTGGCAGTCGGAAGCCGAATCAGTGTATCGTTAATGAGTATGTGACTCGACAGCGAATTGCTCCTCATACGGATGCTAAAGTCTTCGGTCCTATCATCATGACGATCTCTCTTGGCTCTTCGATGCAGATCCGTTTTACTCATTCAACGGAGGAGACCTTTACGACGGAGTTAGTTAGTGGAGATGTATTACTTCTGTCGGGTGCCGCTCGTTATGAATGGAAGCATGAACTGCTTCCCAGTTCGAAGAAGGACTTTCGCCGAGTTTCTCTGACCTTTCGAACCTATTAGAACAGATCCCAACAAAAGTTGAGATTTGACATTAAAGCACCGGAGGTGCTCCTACAACACTAATAAAGCACCGAAAATGCTCTTGGCACCCGAAGGTGCTCCTAACTACTCGCACTAACTCACAACAGGGGATGGTACTTGAAGTCCGTCTCCTGACACATAATCCACCACATCTCCTGATGGAATTCAAGGGATTCATGGGAAGTTGGGAACTTAAAGTCCTCAATCTCCGAATGACACCCCTTGTAATTGAGTCCCTTCAGAATCAAAAAGAGACGAACCTCCGTGTTCATGGCTGCCTCTCGTCCCTTGTTCGGAATCTCTTCATAAACCTTCTGCGTTCGAATGTAGATATCCGTAATTGCCGCCTCCAGCGTCGACAGATCCGGTAGCTCCCAACCCCAATACTCATGCGCAATCAGATTGGCATCCTCGTAGTAGGCACTGTTGTTGGTTTCACTCAGAGCCGTGATCAACATGAGCTTGTTGGTTCCAGTTTTCTTTCCGTTCGGAAGAAGTGGAAGCTTTCGGATTGCCTCGCCAGAGGGCTTCTTGATTAACGAAAAGTACTCATCCAACTGTTCGTAGATCTTATCCGGTGGACTCTTCCCCTTTCCTTGGAACTTGTCCATCTTTCGCCGGAAGTTATCAATGTCGTCGTAATTGTTTCGACCTCCAATGTTAACCCGTTTCGCATCCCGAAAGTGAGACTCCATCGACAAATTCTCACGCTCAAAGCCACAGTTACTACAGGTACAGAGGCCGTTGTCAACATCAACATGCGTCTTCGAAAAATCGGTATCGCAGCCTGGACACCGAGCTTTGGTCGAACCTACCTTCGTATAGGTAATATTGATGTAACGACTCGCAATGACCAGATACTGTTCGATGATCTTCAATCGATGTTTGACCGTTGCTTCGTCCTCCATCTTCTTGCCACCGGAACCAATTGTAATGATACCTTTTGCAAAAAGACTACAGTACTTGGAGTACTCCTCCAACAGATCCTTGGTTTCTGCCGTATAGAGCTGACGTCCGCGACCGGATTCAATGTCATCTATCTTTTGCTGTAACTCTAGAATCTGTTGTTCATGAAGGCGACGCTGATTGACGGTCATGGCAACCGTCTTCATCGTAGTCTCTTCTTCCGTCAAAGCTTGTCGATAGCGATCAATCTGTGCTTCTTGGCATCGAAACTTGACCTGCACCGTTTCATCGATTCGACGAATATCCAAATCACTGGAGTAACGAACTCGAATCTCATCCGGCTCTTCGCACTGCTTGTAATCAATCGCTGCAGGAGTTGAAGTGTAAGCCGCTAAAGCACTTCGAATCAGCTTACTACTGGAAATCTTGGGTTCGGATTTCCGACTAAAAAGCAATGCGGGGGTAGGACCGATACTTTTGGCGGTTGGATGGAAAACCCTTGAAGTGGCGGTTTTCTCCATTACTTTGTATGATTTCGACTTTCTTTAAACTACAAACTATCGCTAGAACGCAACAAACAGAAGTTGACCACCACCGAAGCGATCAATGCAATAGAGATAGTCTGAAAACTACTTTTGATGTGACGGTAGACCGACATACTTTCGTCGACCACCCAAACGTCGAAGAAACTAAACATCGAATACAGAATTCCGACCAACAGCGTATTTGTAGCTAAGCGCTTGTCACCATCAAACTCCTTTGTAATCCAAGATAGGAGTGGAATGGTAATTAACAATCCCAGAGAGAGACTGTTGGTCTTTAGTAATGCTTCCTCGGAACCACTGGTTAAACTAGTGGCATTGATGATACCGATTGTAAAAAGCGCCAATGGAAGGAAAAAGATTGGCCACGACGGAGTTCGATAGATACCCAACAGGTAGAAGGTCAGACACCAAAGAGCAACGGCTATAATATAGACGATTCGAACATAGCCGGCGGTTTCCACGGAGTAGGGTTTCACCACAAGATTCGAATTCTGAGTTGAAGGAGGAACAAAGAGAGGTGCGTCATCGTCGTCACTCATTTTCTGAGGCCGAAAACATATAGCACGGAGTGTTATATGTTGATTTTGGTTATTTTTTGTTTTTAGAGGATCTGGCTCCCAATAGTAGCTTACTGGCGGCCACCGAACTTGGCGCCAGGGCGGGCACCGGGGCGAGCACCAGGGCGGGCCACACCGGGGCGAGCAGGGGACGCGCGAGGGGATGCAGCGCTGGCAACCGACGAAGCACTGGAACCACGGCGACCGGCGCTGGCGGGGGAGGCACTGCGGGCCGGGGAGGCACCACGAGCAGCCGCCGGGCGCACCACAGGGCGGGCCACGGGGCGAGCACCAGGGCGAGCAGGGGAGATCTTGGCCGGGGAGGCACCCGTCTTCACCGCACCCACACGGGCGGGGGACAGCTGGCGGTTCAGGGCCTTGCCCAGGGTCGCCAGCGCCTTCTCGCGGCTCCAGCCCTTCAGCAGCTCCAGGGCATCCGCCGGCTTGTCCAGGGGGTGCTTGGAGCTGAAGACCAGGTACTTCAGCTGCGAGTCATCAGCGTCCACCACACGCATCTCCGAGCGGCTGCCCAGACCGCTCTTGTAGCGGACGGCACCCGTACCCTTCTTGATGTTGTAGTCCGTGATGTTACGCATGTGGTCACCCTCCTCGGCCGCCTTCTCGATCAGGGCGATCAGGGCCTTGCGCTTCTCCGCCGTCGTCGCCTCCTTCTTCGGGCTGGAGCGAACCACCACACGCTCACCAGCAGCCGTGCGGGCAGGGTGGATCATCTGGATCAGCTCCATCAGGTTCGCCACATCCGCCACCTCGGCCGACTCAGCGGTCTTGTGGGTCATCTGGCGGTAGCACTCCGCCGCGGAGATCTTCTCGTCACCCACCGTCACGAAGACATCCTCGCTGGTGTAGTTGTCAGCGGACAGGACGTTGGCCTTCAGCGCCTTCTTGGAAGGCATGTCCGCCGGGTGGCCCACGGAGTCGATCCACTCGAACACCTCACTCTGAGGGCCCGCAATGTGGTAATCCAGCTGGTAAACCCAGCTGCGCTTCTCCGCATTGGTGCTGTTCCAGCGCGTCTTCGCACCGGTCAGCTGCAGCTGACTCGACACCTTGGAGGTGGTCGTGCCAGCCTCCGGCACATGGATGAAGTAACCACCCGCGATTGCCTTGTTGACGCGCTCTACAAAACGATTGTCGGACATTCTTCTCTTTCAGTAGTTTTTCTTTCTATTAAGGCAGTTTCAAAAAATTCAATCTTGGCTACATGTAAATCAAAAGAATTTAGAAAATCAATCAGAGAGTCAAAACAACTAAAATCAGTTCTAAAGCAAGCGATTTGAAAGAGAAAATGGATGCAAAAACAAATTCGTCGATTTAGCTTCCACTTTTCACTTCCGAAAGTCCGTACGACATCCCCAACCTTGTCATCGTTCGCCGAATGGCCAAAACGAGGTCATAGTTATCTCTTATAGATTCTTCCCACGTATCATTCTTTGATATGTGTTGTAGTTTTTAACCACGGCGCTTCTGTCCGAGCTGTGCTGCGGCATCCAATACCTCAGCCTCACCCGGAGCTGTTGAAGGCTTGCTGGCGGTAGCACGAGACCTTCCACGCTGGGTATTTGTCTCTCGCTGCGGCTTCCGATGGCGACGAGTATCTGACTCTTCCTCCTCATCGGATTCCGCATCGGAGCCACTCTCGGACTCATCACGATCCCTACGAGAACGGAGGAAAACACGAGGATCCCGCTTCTTCTCCGGAAGAACCACCTCCGTTCCTGACTTCTCCAGAGCAGTCAAAATGCTCTCCAACAGCTTCTCCGTCCGGCGATTGAACTTCTTCTGCTGCCGATGAGAATCCTCGGTCTCCTCCAGCCGCTTGGAATGGGTCATAGTGTTGTTCTTGGTCAAACCCATCTCCTGGTTCAGCTTAGTGAAAGTGGTGGCGGCGGAAGCATCAATTTGTGCGACCTTTGCCTCCAGTGTATCAACACGGGCCTTGAGGGCATTGTTCTCCCGGGCAAAGTAAATGATTGCCAGAGTCAAACTAACAGCATTGACGGGGGATAGAACGGCGCTCACATTCTTAGCGGTCTCCATTTCTATTCGGGGACTTTACTCTTTATGCTCGCGTTGTTTAGTTGTTTTCAATGGTCAATTCCAACAATTCGGGAGAGCCTTCGAAAATTGCATTCATGATGGTCTCTAATGTTCGATTGTAAGAAGTGCCACAGTAGATCTTATTGAAGACCATACTTCCAAGAGTAACGGTTGACTTCGCATCCAGTCGGAGTAGTCGAGTCTTCAAAAACCCAAAGCGAGAATTCCAGACCCACTCTGTAATCTGCTGACGAATGGTGTACATCTCCTCCGATTCGGTTTCATAACGTCGAATCAACTCCGTGTAGGAGGTAACTTTCTTGAATCCTCGAGCCTTCTCAATGATCTTGACCTCCCCTTTCGTTTTGATCTTCACTGGCTTAATGTCGGGTACATCCAGAAAGATTTCCCGATCGGGTAGTGGTAGCGGCTCCCTTTCGATGACAGGAGCCGGCTCTCGAAGTTTAGGTGACACCATCTTGAATTTCAAGGGTGTTCCTCGACTTCCACTTCGCTGTAGAAGCGGAATCGCCGGCTTTCGACCTGTGATCTCTTCCTCATCCTCTTCCTCCTCGGCTTCCACCGTTGCCGCTTTCCGTTTTGATAGCAGTATGGGAATCTTTGGAATTTGAATGGTTCGCTGAACCGGCTTTTTCTTCTTCTTCTTCTCCTCCTCTTCTTCCTCCTCTTCTTCCTCCTCTTCTTCCTCCTCTTCTTCCTCCTCTTCTTCCTCCTCAGCCTCTTCCGCCTCCTCTTCCGCTTCAGCATCCTCTTCCGCCTCAGCATCCTCTTCCGCTTCAGCATCCTCTTCCGCTTCAGCATCCTCTTCCGCCTCTTCCTCTTCCGCTGGAGATTCCGGACTTTCTTCCTCTTCCTCCTCTAGTTCACCGGCTTCCACTCCGGGGGTCTCCTCTTCCTCCTCGTCGGCTGGAGATTCCGGACTTTCTTCCTCTTCCTCCTCTAGTTCACCGGCTTCCACTCCGGGGGTCTCCTCTTCCTCCTCTTCCTCTTCCTCCTTCGGAACCACCTTCTTCCGGTCCTCTTTTAGGATCTGTTTGAGACCCGCAAGAAGACCTTTACCACCACCAATTCCACCAAACGGTCGCTTCAGAGCGTTGAAATCCATGTCTTCCTCCTCATCAGAGTCAGACTTCGGATTTTTCGGTTTCCCTTTTCCGGTGGCTCCCCTTTTCATTTGTAGTAACGGCCTAAAGTTGTTTTTGAATCAATCGCAACTTTTTACTTCAATTTATACTCTTCCTAAAAATGGCGTCCGAGACTGGTCTCAATATCAATACGAGGAGTTACGGATTTAACCTGTCTGTAATGCTCCTTTCTGGTGTTACATGTGGCACTTTCGCCGCTAACATTGCCTACTTCGCCAGATTGAAGACGGCATCGGGTGATGATAAGGAGGATGTAGGAACACTGACCTACAATCAGATCTACTCGATGTGGGTCTTCAGCATTTTGCTGTTCGTTATCACGGCCATCATCTTCCTGTGGTCGGCCTACCGTCTGCTGCCGGAGACACAGCGGAACCAGTTTGTCAGTCAACTCCCTACTATGCAAGGGATGTACGGTTACTACTCTGCACCTCCCGGTTACAACGGTGGTATGATGCAGGGAATGGCACCGCAGATGGGAGGTTACCCGATGGCGACTCCGGGTGGCATGATGTAAATTGTTACTTCTGTTCATCTCGACTCACATCCGTTATATTAACAGATGTGTATTTCCCGACTCTCGTTTACTTCCGTCGACTCTCGTTTAGCCTCTTCTGCATTTCAGAGTATTGGATCGGAGTTAGAAGCAACGCTCTCCATCGCTCTTCCACCTTGTCACCGTTCAAGATGCGAATTCCGTGACTGTGAAACTTCTCCATCTCGGAACGAAGTGCTTCCATCATCGCATCTTGATATTGACCGCAGGACTCCATTCTTGTTTCAAAGACTCTGGTTGCTTTTAAAGCCCCATCGTGGGCTTCGGATCCTTACGGATTTAAAGCCCACGATGGGGCTTCGGCTCAAGCCTAAACCTCGTTCAAAAAGAGGACCACGATTTGCTGCAACTCCGATGGAAGACCAGAAATCGGAATTCCAACTCCACCAACAGCCGATAGCTTCTTGATTCCGTATGGCAATGAATCATACTCTCCCGTGGTCAGAAAGTAATGGTGAAGGATTAGAGCGTAGAGCAACTCGGCATTGGAATTAGAGAGAGTCGTCGTCTTCGCCGCATAGGTGATCCACTCTTCGACGGAAACGGATCCCGTCTTCGGTACCGCGGCCTTCAAGCGTTGATAGAGCTGCATTTACGGTTTTCCAATTGTCGAAATAGAAGATCAATTACCAACCATGCCGTGGATGAGCTCCAAAAACACCCACACTCTTACAGGAACCGGCCGTTGGGATGGAGATAATCTCGTCCTGATCCAACTTCTTCATGATGGAACCCGTCTTCCCCTCTGAGCCGTGACCATGCCCCTCATGACCGCCAGCTCCACCGGATGCGGCCGGTGTTGCAACAGGGGTACCTTCCGGTGCCTCCAGTAGAGGCTTCATTCCACTGGCGAAACCGTTAATAAAAGCCGCCGGATCCTCCGGAACCTGAGAAACGGAATCGCGATCAATACCGTAGGGGGATGTCTGCTGGGCCTTGGCATTCAGCAGGTAACCGTAAAGAGGTACACTGGACCGGAGAGCTTTGTTCCAAGCTACACCGTTAAAGACGGTAATCATGGGAAAGAAGTAGAAGTAACTGGCCAATGCCGCCGGAAATTTACCTTTCACCAATGTGTGCCAATCACCGCTGGGCTTCTTCGTCTCCACAGTTTTGACCGTCTTACTGGAGATATTGTAAACGGTGATCGCATCCTTTCCCTCCTCCTCCGAATGAACAACCTGTCGAATACTTCCATCGGAGTTGATGGTAAACTCCGAAAACTCGACTGCATCGCCAATCGAGCTGGCTGTCCCATAATCTCGCAACTTCAGATTGAAGACCTGGAATCGAGCAATGTGAGCTCCATTCTCTGGTGTTGACATCTGTCCGGTAATTAACTTGCGAAGAAAAATCTCATCATAGTAATGACCACCTGGAAACGGTCGCCTAGTTTTTGCCTTATTGGAATCTGTGGACGCCATCAGAATTCCGGTCGGACCCATTATTTGGGCACAGGCGCCACAGTTCTTAGCGCTAATGACAACAATAACCGGAATGCTCATTTTACTAGAACCGAGATATTTCCTTATTGTTCTTCTTTTCGTTCGATGGTAGCAAGATGATTTTCTCCGCTAGAGACGTCGGAAAGTGGGTTTGATGAAACGGTTTTCTGTTGTAAACGGAAGTATTCTTCCATCCACTCCCAACCTTGCCGAAGATCCATTTCTAGACTCGAGGGCTCCAGATGATCCAGTAAACAGGAACCAATTGGATACCGACATCGATTTTGTGTTAAACTACCGATTAAACCCAATAAACTCTCTTCCAGCGTCGGGAAAAGTGGATTCAGATCCGTATTTGAATAAGGATTCCTAGCCCCAAGAATCAACTCCTCGGATTTGAAGGTTAACGGTATCGAAAACAGAAAGGTTGGATCTTGGTAGCTGCAACCATGAATCGGATAAGCAGGTAGAATACCAGGTGTTGCCATGGAGGCAAAAACGGCATCCAAACAGTAGAGTTGAGGTTGTGTTTCCCAATTTAGAAGCTCCAAATGATCGGTAGTAGCGTTAAAGACCTGTAGTTCCAATTGAGATCGAGTAATGGAGTAGAGTTTCGCCAACGTTAAATGTTCTAGATGATAGGAAGGAAATTTACTTTGAAGCCGTTGCTCTAAGATCTTTCGAATTGAGGACCAAGTTGGTGGTTGACTTCTGGATTGAAAGGGAATCCACTCTGAAATTTCAAGGGTGCAGAGATCATCAATCAACTCTTCGTATGTAACACCGATCGACAGAAGAAAACAAAGGACTGCACCGGAACCAAATCCTTGCCATCTAGAAACCAGATCTAAACGACCTTGGATCTGTAAATAGGAAAGTAGTCCAGCACCGATTAAAACTCGAGAACCAAGGGAACCGATCACTACCGATTTAGGATTGACGGTTAACTCCATCTTTCAAGGTCTTTCGAGTCTGCAATCCAGTATCGTTTTAGAAGGAACAGCAGCATTTAAAGTTGAATTTGGAGATTTTTCTCGGCTTTCTGAAAGCAATGGCCTCTAGTGCGCGTCGAACCACCGATCCAATCGATCAACTATGGAACGCTTTCACTCCGGACCTTCGGAAGGAATTGGAGGCGGACGATCGTCACTATCTACGGTCTGGAAGTCGAAATGAATCGATACTTAAGATTGATGGTGGTGAGTTGATGGGAAGTTGGGTTTCCCAACAAATACGAAAGGGAAAGACTCCTACCGCCGATCAAATCAATTTGATGATTGACGCTAAGCTTCGAACTCTGTTGGTCAAGAAGGCGGAAGGAGACCGGAGTGGCTTTACTATTCATCAGTATCTGGATGTTTTGATTCAAACCTTAGGTTATTACCCGGAGGTGATTCTACATCTTCTCTTCCTAGTGGAGAAACTTCCCGGTCTAGAAGAGAAGGCGCGAAAGGAGATCATGGTTCGTTACTTGACTCAAACACCAATTCCGGAAGAGGGAACCCATAAGCAAACGACTGTCAAGTATCTAATATACAATCGGCGGGAACTCCTGGTCGAATTACTTAAATATGCAAATAGTCAACGAATCCGCCTGGGAGAACGGCTACAGAAAGAGTTCCAATATGCGGAAGACTTTCAGATGGAATTCGAAATCGTCATGATTTTATCTCGGATTACTGCGAAAGATCCCTTTAGTTTCTTTCTTCGGTATGACACTAATGAAATTTACCATTTTCTGCAGCTTCCCAAGGATCTTCAGATTCGAATTTTGCAGACTAGTTCAATGCAGAGAACTCTGGAACGTCTTTTTATTGGTGGAGAGGATCGTTACCCAAGAATTGCTTACATCCATTCTGAACATGTTTCTGTTCCTGTTCTCTTGGATCTTGTTTATGAAGCTTACGGACCCGAGGCCTTCAATCTCATACTACCAACGAATTTCCTTAGCTCGGGAGTTGTTCAAGTCTCCCTTCTCTACTTGGTTTTGATGTTCAATCACACGGTGGCGATTCAAGATTTACCGTTAGATGATAGCCCGATAGTGGAGGTCAATACAGATTTTTTCGATTCCACGGCCCCAATTGAGCTTCAAGAGCAAAAACTCTTTACGTTGGAGCAGTTTGGAGTCATTCTCACGAAGTATCGATCCTCCATTCAGGTGTTACCGGATCGAATGGAGGATGGAGAGCTGTTGTTGGCGTTGGCTCGAACCTTAGCTAAGAATCGACGCCAACAGACTAAACAGTTACTTCTACAGTACCGGTACCGGGAGAAACACAAGCGCCCAGATGGAACGTATACCACAGTGGAGCAGAGAGAGGATTAAACATATATCACGCAAAGTGGTATATGTTCATAGTCGATTAAAACCTGAAGATCAACAAAATTAGTCCAGGGGTCTCGCCGCATGCCCAAACTTGTTCACCTTCACCTCCGTATTCTGAAAGGTGAAGCGGCAAAAATCCTCGAAGGTGATAGAAAGACCGACCCCGCTAAGAAATCGATGCCGATTGTCAAGGCGGCGATACGAATCCCAGAGTAATCCTTCGTAGTGATACTTCCAGGTAATAAAGGCCCGTTCCTCTCGTTCCTTGAAGAGGGAGAAGAGCAATTTCCCGTCACTATAGCTCATGAGGACTAAATTGGCCGAAGAGTGGACTTTTAGGCATCTGTTTCCTGTTTATGGTTCAGTAGATTGTCTCTACCTCGGCTTCATCTTCCGTCGGCCATTCGAAGTTTTTGGAGTAGACATTGTAAACGATGGCGGGAACCGGTTTCTCTCGTAGCTCGTTGAAAGGACGACCATCTCGAATGTGCCAGAGAATTCGAGATGGAATCTGGAGTTCGGCGGCGAGCTGAATCCAGCGGGCACGTTTCTCCTTACTTGGATTTGTGGCATCCACAACGACGGAATGACCCGCTTTCAATTGTGCCTTCAGAAACTTGGTCATGGCGGGAATTGTTTTCAAGGTATCCTGCTCGGCAATCACGTAGTCAACGGAGGCGAGACTGGCGGCGGTAGTCGATTTCCCAGAACCGGGGTTTCCCATCAAAACGACCAGTTCCTGATGCTCTCGACTGGTAATCTCCGCATGACCGAAGTAATCGTTAGCGGCGATAAAATCAATCCCCAGATTCTCGGCTAACTTTCGATCCGAATCCGACCATCGATTCGCGGGATAAGGATCCTCTGGGTCAACAGCATCCCCGCACATTCGCATCTCCTCCACCTGTTCACTCTCAATTCCGAGAAGACCGAAAAGCAGGGAGACCATTTTCGTTTCCGGCTTCCGAAAGTCATCCTTCTTGGTAGCGACGAAAATAAAAGGTGACCATCCCAACTGCTCCTCTAGATTGGACCGAACATCCTCGAACTTATCCTTTAGAACCTGATTGAAACGGGATTGGTTGGAAACAATGGCGACTAACCAATTCCGCCTGCGTAGTTTTCGGAACTTTTCGATCACTGGACCCAAGTAGACCCAGTTATCAGCCGTGTCGGAGAACTTCTTTCCATTCGCTACCGTTGTTAGAGTTCCATCTAGATCGAAGAGGAAGATTTTGTAATTCCCGTTGTCTCCTCTCACCGACTTGTAGGATTTAGGTTCTGGTTCGTAGAAGTAACAGGTCTCAAAGGTTTGCCACATTTTACTTAGGCGGAAGCTTTTCTTGGAATCGGAATTTAGTGGAAGATCAATTCCGCCGCTTCGGTGGTGAACGGAATGAGTGACGGGGTGGTGAAAGGATGAAAAGCAGATACCATCAGAGATGATATTCGCGTTGAGGATACTTTAGGTATTTTAGGTTATTTTGGTTTTATTGTGTGTCTTGAGGATACTTGCGTATTTTTGCGTATCTTTAGGGGGAAGCCGTCGGAGCAGCGCTGAGAGCGGCCTTCAGGTCGTGGCTACCAGGGAGACCCGGAATCTTGGTCCGGCTCCGGACACCCGCCTCCATAATCCGGGGACCCGCAATGGCAGGGCTCTTGATGGGAGTTGCCGCTGGTGGTGCCTCATCTTCCTCCTCGCCATCCAGCTCCTGAACGTTGCCATCGCTATCACTCGATGTGTGCTCCTCGGCCGCCAGTGACTCCTTCGTGATCTTCTTGGAGACCGTCTTGGAAGGAGCACCAGCACCACCGTTAGCCTCCGCGGCTCCAGCACCACCCGCCGGCCTACCACCCATAGCCTTCGCCGCTTCCTTTGCAGCCTTCTCCGCTTCCTTTGCAGCCTCCCGAGCTGCCTGCATCGCTGCAATGTCGGCCTTGATCTTGTTCAGGTGGCTGTCGTCGCGACGAATGGCCTCCGTCGTATCCGACTGACTGGCAACCGCCTCCGAGGGAGCCAGACCCGTTACCACCTCGCTCTTCAGCTCACACTGCACCGACGCCTTGGAACCAGCGTAGATGTTCTTGAACTTGATGCAAGGGATTCCGGTCACGTTGGCACTCGTCAACAGCTCCCAATCCATCTTGGAATCGTCCACCGGGTTGATGAAAGGAGTCTTGTAAACCAGGCGCCCATCCTTAACGTAATAGGAGACCGGAATGTAGAGAGAGGGGTTAGAACCCTGAATCCGCTCCGCCGTCTTCTTGTCCAACGGCCAAGCAACAATGTCGCGGATCAGCTCCTTCAGAGCCTCCCGAGTCGACTTCTTCAAGACACCACGATTTTCGAAAACGATATCAATGCAGCGCTCGTACAGCCGGTGAAGAGCACCCGGCTTCAAAGTCTCCACCGTACCATCTGCATTGATCCACTTCAGGTGTCCATCCGAAACCAGCTCTCGAATATCCTTTCGGGTCAGATCCAGAATGAAACGCATCGAGTAAACAGTCCGTCCCTCAAAAGTCTTCGCAACAATGCCATTGGGTGAGAGCATCTCCGGCAGCTCCATCACCAAGGGACCGTTGACGTCCATCAACTGACCTGTGGACAGCTTCACCGGGTAAGCGTACGTCATGGGAAATGTGTAGTAGGTAATGCTCTTCTTCTCACCGGATTCCTTGTCGACTTGCTCGCTTTGCTTGGAATCAGGGGTACTAACATCCAGTAGACGCTTGGGGTCGAAATCACGCCAGTTGACTTTGTGTGCTTGCATCTTCGGTTAATTGGAATTGTTGTTATGGTTGTAATCCTCTTAATCGGGAAATTGAAAATCAGTTTTTGGGTCGGCGAAAGTCCGAAAACCAGTGGAAAGAAAGCTTAAAGCCCGAATGATTCAGCAATTGCTTACTTGGTACATAGCAATTCTCATGGCCGGAATCTTTCTTGCAATTATTTACTACTTAGTGGCCAATCTGTGTCTTATTCTGCGAGCTATTGGTCTTTATCTTTTGGATCAGTGGAACCCCGAGGAGGAAGAGTTTCTGTCAACACCAAGTGGGGCTAGGGTTCCAAAAATGCGAAAACCGGTCAGGGCTTTTGTATAGGAATACATACGAACTGAGTTCATATGTATTTACGTAATATGGTAGACATAATTTCGAGTTTGATCCACTTCCTCTTTCTCCGCCTTTGTCTCGTTGATGAAAGCGACGAAGTTTTGAAAGCGGATCATTTTGATTTGCTCCAAATCGGCAAAGACCAACCGATCAGAAAGGCAGTACTCATTCACAAACTGTCGATCCACGTACTCTTTGACGATGATTCGTAGATGTAGAAACTCCGACAGGGAGGTTAATTCATCAATATAGTCGTGAACGCACTTGATGACCTGCTCTTGAGTTCGAGCTACTTCCATCGGAGGTTGACTCTTCTCGTCTTTGCCCTCAAAAATAACGAGAAAGAAGTTCTTCATTCTGTGGGTGTTTTCGATACCCGATCCAGCTTTAAATCAAAATCAACATTTTAGAGCCGAAACTCTGAAATGTTGTACTATTAGCGCTTTACTCCGTCAAGTTCGCTTCACTCACTCTTGACTCCGAGCCGCATTCCAAGCCGTCCGAGCATCATCGAGGAGAGCGCTAAAACCACCCTCACTACCGGCACCCCCAGCCGCCGGAGGAAGTGCAGTTGACCCCGAATCCGCCGCTACAACACCACCATCGGTAGCGACCGATGTTCCAACTGACTCCGCCGTCGGAATGGTGGCGGCCAAACTGGAGCTGTTGTTGGCGTGGTTGGAGACGTGTGCTGCCACATCGGCAAAGAGATCCGTTACCGACTCATCATCCAGCGCCGAACTGAGGCCCTCCTGGAGACCGGAAGCCATCTCCTTCAGATTGCCAGTCTTCAACTTCTCTGCCATCGGTTGCATCTTTTCTGCCACCTTCTTGACCACCTGACTGATCTTCTCCGAAGACTTCGGATCAAAGATGCTGGCCAAGGCGTTACTGAGCTCGCTATCCCCCAGCTCGCCGCCACCCATACCGGTACTCTTAGCAAACATCGACATAATCTTCTTCAGACCGTCCATTCCGGACCCCTCCGTCTCCGACTTCTCCGGAGTCAAAGCATCCACAATGACCTTCAGAGCGGTGATGTTGGACATGATAATCTCCTTCATCTCCTCATCTGCTACGTGGTACATACTACAGTAGAAAGCATAAAGAATGGTAGCCGGTAGATGCGACTTGACACCCTTCTTCGTTGCCGTTTGGTAGTGAGCACATGCCGCCAGATAGAACTCCGAAAGCGGAATCGAAACCGTGGCCAGATCACTTCCCTTCTCTCCCTCGTAATCGTAGTAGATGACGAGACCCTTGCAAACATTGCTGCTGCTCCAGGAGGAACTGTCATCACCCTTGCGAGCCCTCCGCTTTCCCTTGACATCCTTACTGGTCTTCTTCTTTTCCCAAGGCCCCGGAATTTCCTCCTTAGCCTTCAACCACTCATCATAGATAACACCCCCATCAATCAGCACATACTCCAACTCATCCTTGCAGGTCTCATAAAAGTGACGAAAAGGAGCAATAAAAGAGTCAGCCGGATCCTCCATCTTAGCGTAGAGGGCTAGAACGCGATCAATGCAAATAGTCTTGTACGGAGTTACCTTCGAATAATCAACACTGCCGGCACTGGTAACATTGTGAACTTCGCGACAGGTCTTCGTCAGTAGAACGACCGCATCGCCAAAGCTTGTGATCGGATTCGACTCCTTTTTGGTACTTTCCGCCATCTTTGGGTTTAGAAGTGTTTCTTTTATGTCTTGATCTACGATTTGGAACCCCATTTACGGATCTTGGCATTACAATCGGTCTCTATCGTTCCAACTTCAACGGGAAGAATTAATTTCCAAGCCGCAAAATAGCGAAAAGAATAAAACCGGCTACTAAAAATGGCGTCTTCATCTAACTCTGCTCGCGCTAATGGTGGTGCTGGAGGTAGTTCCAGTACACGGGAGATTGGTAAGGAGACCACCTTTCCGGAGGAGGCAGTTAAGCGCCTTCGGGAGAGTGATTTCCTTTTGGACACGGATGACTTGATTAGGACTCGGTGGGACGATTGCTTGGTGGTCCTTTTTTACTCCGAAAATTCCGAGAGCTTCAACCTCACGAAAATTTGGGGCTTAGTTGCGGCTCAAGTTGCGGGTCCTATCTTTGCTGCCTGCAATTGTATTTCGGAGAAGCGGGTCGCCGAGGCTTTCACACGTTTGAACATGTCAGAGGATCACCCGCATCGCTGGGCCTCCCTGTCTCAGTTTCCTTTCATTCTGGTCTATCGTCAGGGTTGGCCTCAGGCCTTTTACAACGGAGAGCGCTCCGTCAGTGCAATTGCCGATTGGGCTCTCACGTTGGCTTGCAAGGCTGGTTACACGGAGAAGGTTCAGAAGGCTGGCTCAATGCAAGTAGAATCGAACGTTGGAATGGCAAATGCAGGAGCCTTTGTTCCGAGAATGTCATCAGAGCGTTATACTTCTTCGGATCCCGTTCGTAAGTATGATCCGACGATTCCGATTACTCTACTGAGTAGTTCCGGTAGTCGTGAGGAGGCAATGCGGCGGATGGTAGCAGCTGCTTCCCCTTCTCCTTATATGGCCGGCGGAAGTCCTGGACCTTCTCCTCGGTACGGAGTTCCCGTTCACGTGACACCTCGCGGGTATTAAATACATATTCGGTTCAACCGAATATGTTGTAGAGTGGCTTTCACTCATAGTCCCTAAATGCCTTTCCTCGCGGATTTCGAGGAATTCCCTTAATGGTCTTCTCGTTGTAGACGATGGTATATCGTCGACCGATGACCTCCTCCGGATGTTTGAACCAGTGCCGGCGTTGATCCAAGCTACCTCCGGGACGTACACTAAATCGTTTTCCTTCATCGTCCTCGACTTCAAATTTGGCGCAACCCTTTTCTCGACCTGCACAATCCACCACATCAATAACTGTCACCTCCTCGTCAGATACCTGTTTAACCTTGAGTAGATTCGCGCTACGACCAACTCGATATAGAGCTAGTTTCAACTGTGCTGGACTTTGATCCCCAAGTGTAGTATGACGAACCATTGCACCTTCAAAGCCGAGTTCCAGGTATTTCTCGTAACATTCATCGATCTCCTCTTGACTTTCGGCCCAAACGGTATTCAGAATCTTGAACTTGGTGTTAGTGTAGCCATCAGCTAAATACTGCTTGTAGGCTGAGTAAAGATGATACCATCTGTGTTCATACGCAAGAGGTTCCGTAGTGTTAAAATCGTAGATGTGATAAATGAGTTCCTTGATTCGAGCATGTTCTTTCAGCTTGGTTCCGAAAATAGAGGCGATATTTTCGAATTTCTCATTTTCCACGTATAATTCCCCGTCTAACTCAATTCCACTGGGTAGATAGGAAAGTAGTACTGAAAGCTCGGAATCCATGTGTGGGGCCAATTGTCGATACTGCAAATTGCCTCTGCTACGGTACATCAGGTTCCCATCGTCCGCCTCCCGAACTAGACACCGAATTCCATCTAATTTCGGTTGGACTGCGACGGGAAAGTTAAACTCATGCTTGTACTTTTCAATCACTTCGGCTAACATGGGTTGACCTAACTCCGGAGCGGCGGCTCCAGCCTCCCGATAACCCAAACGGTACTTTTTCAGACGTCGCTGTCGAATCTCGAGAACGGCCTGTTCGTGAAGGGTTCTTTTGGATTGGTTGACTTCCACTAGGCGCCGTTCCACCTCTGGAGGTGTTGGAGTGTGCATAGTCTTATGGACGGTGATGATTTCATTGGATTCATAATCAAAACCAATCCACCAACACATCACGGCTCCCGTAGCAGAGGTCTTGTAGAGCGTGTGAAATTTCCACAGCTTGGTCTCGATTAACTCCGTCACTCGAGGATCACTACCATCATCTTCCACTTCCGGATCCGGAATCTCCTCGTCGGCCCCGAAGGATGGAATCCCTTCACTATAATCGGAATTCAGCTCCTCCATCGCCTCCTCTTCTACAATCTCCTCCACTTTCGCCTTTTTGACCTCTTTGGCTTTTGTCTCCACCTTCTCTTTCGCCACACAGGCGGGCTGCATAGAAGCGTGAAGCGCTTTGAGATCCATTTGGATTTTGTCGTTAGTTAGGAATCAACTCGACTTTTAATGTAGAAATCAGTTTTATGACGGTAATTAGTCGTCATCGTTTTGGTGATAAGAAGTGCTTAAGAGCAACAAAATAGAAAGAAAGATGTCTGGAAATGATAATCCGTTGGCAGTTCAACCAACAGCGGCACCACTTCCAATTGTTGGATCCCGACGACCCTTAACCCTTCGGGGAATTCGACCCGGTGCTAGTGGAATCACTCCTGCGCAAAATGGAGAAGCTGGCACCGGTCGGCGACCAGGGGGTCGAAGTGAAACATCTCGGCGTTCAACGGCAGAAAATACCCCTTCCCCTTCCCGAGCCTCCGTTGATGGATCCCGTATGTCACCTCGAGATGGAACTGCAATTCTGATTAACGGTCGGCCTCATACTCCGGATCAGATTCTCGCGGCTCGGAGTTCTCCGGTTCACAACATTCATCCGGCACCGCCAATTGCCAGCGTTCAAGTCGATAGTCCCCGCGTTACTCGAGAGGAATTTAGCCCCATTCAACCTCCGCCGGGGATTCGTGTGGGTGGGACTCTAAACCCAGCCCCTGTACCTCGAGCGGCGACTCCTCCCCCTCGTGCCGCAACGCCACCTCCGCGAGGACCGGCAACACTACTTCCATCTCCAACCCCGGTTCCAGCCCCTCGATTTTCACCTCGAAATGCTCCTCCTGCAACGGTAATGGAAGAGCTACCGGTTCCGACCGGAACGGATGGAGAAACAGGTGGAACTCCGGCAACTCAGATTCGACCAGCCAGTAACTCAAGGGCACATAACCTCCCCCGTTTTGAGAATTCCCAACTACCATCAGTGCGTCCTCACCGAGTGGCATCTCCGGTAGGTCAAATTGGGCGCCCTCCTTCCGCCATGCAACGTCCCGTCACCAACCCGACGGTAAATCCGGGAGCAACACCACCAACTGCCGCTCGACCCAACGCTTTACCGGTTCAAGCGCGACCTCCACCTTCAACCGCCGTTCCTCCTCCAGCCCATACGACGGTTAATGTGGCTCCTGCTACTGTATCAGCCCCCGTCGATACTAACGTTGCTTCCGCTAGCGCTCCCGGGGACGAAGAGTACGTCAATGTCAGTATGTACATGCCGTCGGGGAATCTGGTCAATGCACTCGCTTACAACAAGCCGGATTATACCAGCCTTTCCGCTGAGAAACAGGAGGAGATGCACAATCTCTTCGATGCCCATTTCACCGTCATCAAGCATAAGTATCCTACTCTCGGTGTCCAAGTTCCACCTAGAACCATTGCTCTTAAGCATCGGCATGACATTTATGATGCATGGGTTCGACGGATTCTAGCGACACAGCAAGCTCCCACCTGGAAGAAGTGGTTGGTAGTGATTGCCTTCTTCATTGAGGTCATCGTAGTGAAGATTTTGGGTCTCAACTTCACCGGTTTTACCAAGTCGCAATGGATGGGAATGGATCGCTACGATCAACAGTTGATTGAATTGGGTGAAAAGCAAGGTGGAACTATTGGTAGTAACTGGCCAGTTGAAATTCGTTTGGTCGTCACTATGGTGGTGAGTGCTCTCATCTTTTTGGTTATTCGCTATCTGGCTCAGTGGCTGGGTAATACGGAGTTGGGTGATCTACTACAGAAGTTTGTGGATGGTAACTTCAGTTCCGCCGTCAATGGTGGAACGATCCCTCCGGTCACCGTGGATAGCAATGGAATTCCAAATGTTCCAGATGCCGCTAAACCGGGAGAGACCAACGGTGGTGATGGATTAATGGGAATGCTTTCCGGTATGTTCGGAGGAGGTAGTGGAGATGGAGAGGATGGAATCGGTAAGGTAATTGGCATGGTTACCGGACTCCTAGGAAAGGATGGCAAGAAGGAGAATAAGAAGCCAGAGAATGGTAAACCCCGAGTTCGGGGTCAACGTCAAGCCCCGGTTGAGGTACCGGTATTTACCCCGAACTCGTAAAGTTGAAATTGGAAAAAGTTGATTCCAAGAGGAATACATCCCGCCTTCAAAAATGGACGACCAAGACGACTACAATGAGGATATGTTCGATTACGCCAACTACGAAGAGGCCGGCCATGATGATGGAGAGTTAGACGCCGAGGAGGGCTTTGTTCCCCTTCCGGCCGCCCCCAGTGGAGCCGATGCTAACAAAGAGGCGACCGGAGAGGAAGCATCGGAGGCGGAGGCCGATGACGACCTGGATGAAGAGTTACAGGTCCTGGGTGCCGCCGAGGTTGCCGCTGCCGCTGTTGCTTCCACGGCTAACGCTCAGATCATCATTCGCGGCAAGGATCGGAAGCTTCGGAACATTATGACCCGGTACGTCTATACCCGACTGATCACGGTTCGAATTGCGCAGCTTAACAATGACAGTCCTCCAATGTACGAGACCGATGAGGAGAATTCTTGGAAGATCGCGGAAGAGGAAATGCGCCGCGGAATTCTTCCTCTGTTGATTCATCGCCCGCTACCTGATGACAACTCCAAGTTCGAGGAGTGGTCACCATCCGAAATGAAACTACCGCTCCAATAAATACTTTTGACCCGGGTCAAAAGTAGAAACTCCTTGAATACAACGACCTTTCAATTGTCGGCTTTAAGTTCAAATTCGAATCGCTGGAACCCAAAAGACATAAAGAAAACAAAAAAACAGAGTAAAGATGAGCAAACTGGTCTCTCGACTCCGTACTTCGGCTATTCGTCCTTCACCCGATGACGATGATGAGGATGACGATGTCAGTGAGGTTTCCTCCATTGCTTCCTCCATCAAGCCAGATGAAGAGGTCGAGAAGGAGAAGCCGATCTCCAGTACTGTGGAGTCGACAGCCACGGGGGATGAGTCACTAGATTTCTACTTTGAAATTGGGGATGGACATTCGTTCCGTCAATTTGTTGATTTTATGGGTGCCACGGTGACCTCAATTCCGATTTATATCAGTAAGGATCGGATCATCATTCAGCAGGGAAATGGTAGTTCTCAGTACAGTACGGCTACCACCTTTGTTGGAGGCTTAGAGATGGATACACACCGGCTGCTAAACTTTTATTACAATGAGGAGCGTTGTGGTGAGAGTATGATGATTCCGCTCAAGATCAAGAATTTGAAGGAGAGAGTTAAGCAGGCATCCAAGAAGGATAGTATTCGTTTCTTGAAGTACACAGGAGAGGATGAGATTTACACTCAGATTCACAGTGCCAACAAGAAGGGTGGCCTTCTGAAGATGAAGATCGATCGAACGGCCGACATTTCCGGTGATTACGATTTTAGCGATCTGAAGCAGCCGGAGGATGCCCCTAACTGTCGAATTCTATTGTCGGACTTTTGTGCGGCCTGTAGCTCTCTCTTGAGCACTAGCGGTACCACGGTTGCCGTTATCAATTGCTACCCGAAGGGAATGGAGATCTACGGCGCCAACGATAGTGTTCCGGTTTCCGATCCGACTCCCTGGGGTGAATGTTTGAAGGCGGAGCGGGTAATTAGCGGAGTTCGAATTCCGGCTCGAAATGCGAAGAAGCCCCCAGGAATCACGATCAATGTGGGAAAGAACATGGTGAAGGCGATGGTCAAGATGCGCAATTTCGCTCAGAACGGTATTGTCAACGTTTACTGTGAGCGGAGCGGCATTATCAAACTGACCACCTATCTCGGCTATTACGGGAACGTCTCCATTTACCTGGTGGAATCGTAAAATCGATAATGCGGTTCTATCTTCAGTTTCGCCACTTGTAAGTAACAGGAGCCTTTAACTGAATTCGAAACCTTGAAAAGACGGGATTCGAAAATGTACCGTCGCGCCTTTCGCTATGCCGCCAAGCGGAACAAAGAGGCACCCACGGGGGCGAAACCACCCTACGCTGTTTTCAATCCTCACGATACGGAAGAGGCACCTGTAGCCCCTTCGAAAGAGCTATGTCGAAAGCTGGGTCGTTCGAAGCAAACTTTCGTTCAAACACTCTCCATTGATCCTGGAGTTGTCAATTGTGGCTTTTTCATCAAACGGAAGTGGTCGAATGGAGATCTGGAGATCATTATGTTGACCAAGTTCGACTTCACCACCGTTGCCGGGCTTCCGGAGTTAGGTTCGGAAACTCAAATCTACATCGCCGTTCGAAAAACGCTAGATGAGTTTCTAGAACATTTCCTGATGTGTCACTACATTGTCATTGAATCTCAACTTCCAATTAATTACGACTTAGTTCGAATGTCACAACACTTAATCTCCTATTTTAGTCTTCGATTGGAAAATCAAGGTCTTCTACCTCTCATCATTGAATTTGATCCTCATTACAAGACTAATCTTCTGGGTGCCCCAAAGTTCTTGGGTGCTAAGAAGGATGGTACCAATCCCAAGAAGGGTCGTTCGGAAAGAATGAAAGGGGAACGAAAGGATTGGTGTACGCAGAAAGCCATTGCTCTACTGGATGAATACGGGTATCCGGATGACGCAGAGATGATTCGCCGCAGTAAGAAGAAGGATGACTTGGGTGATATCGTCTGCCAAGAGGCCGCTTGGGAGATCATTCTGGAGGGTGGCGTCAAACCACCACCAAAACCGGTCGAGGAAGCGGAGCTCGAAATGGAGTTCTACATAGTTCGAAGTGGAAAAGGTCGCAAGTGAATCCACTTTGTCCCCGTTCTATTAACATATTCAAGGATTCCTTGTGTATGTGGAATTGCCATTGTAATTGTTTTCCTTCTTGTAAAAGGATGTCGCTTTCGAAACCCATCGATCATACTCGTTTCCACAATCCCGCTTACGTTGGCCCTGGCATTTGGTTCAACTTTCACTCGGAGAGTGCGGAAGCAAAAACGGTGGAGGCACAGAAAGCCGTTATCGCTTTCATTCGGCGGACGCAAAACAAATTTCCCTGTTTGGTTTGTAAAGAGCACTTCGGTCAATACCTGGAGAAACATCCTCCAGAGCAGACCCTTCAGGGTGGAGCTCTGGATCTCTTCTATTGGACTGTTGATTTTCACAACACGGTCAATGGTTTTACCGGTAAGGGACAGGTTTCTCGGGAGGATGCTTACAACTTGTTCGTCAAGGAAGAGAGCCTTTTCTGCATGGCGGATTGCGGTAAGAGCCCAGTAGAGGTAAAACCCTCTGTACCACCGGCAGCCTCTGGAGCCAACTTCCGCTCTTTGCGGCGTTGATGCTCCACTTTCAGCCTATTCCATGTGATTTCGGGGATGTTAGAGATAAAGCATCGCAGTTGCAACGATTGCAGTTGTTGCGATTTGCGTTGCCGCTGTTGCAAAATTTCTTTCCAGATCTCTACCCACAAACGCACTTCGATGCTGATTTTTTGCCTTTTTTCGCACGTCAGTCAATGCGAAAAAGTCTACGTTTCCTGCAAGTTTGTGATTTTCAACTCCCGTTTTCCCACCGTTTGCGTTTTCTCTTTTCGCGCTTTACTCTAGGAATTTTATGGGCTATAGAAATGGTGGAAACACATGCCGATTTCTGGGGTCATATCGACTCTGTTCGCTGCGTCAATCTAACGACTCGTCCTGATCGGAAAGAGAAGGTTGATGCGTGGGCAAAATACTATAACGTTCCAATTAGTTATTACTCAGCGATCCCTCATCCTAAGAGTGGAACTCAAGGATGTTACGAATCACATCAAAATATCTACAAGGAGTCGGTTGCTCAAGGTCTAGAGACGGTTCTTGTGTTCGAGGATGATGCAGTACCAACGGAGGACTTGAACAATGTGGAGACTCTCAACCAGGTGACACAGTTAATGAAAGATAACCCCAAGTGGGAACTGATTTACTTGGGATGCACTCCAAATGTTTGGTCCGGTCTCCGTCCAACTAAGTACTCTAACATCTTTAAGTGTAGCGGTGGTTGTACTCACGCTTACATTATTCATCGACGCCTTTTTAGCCGTTTGGCAAATCAGGATTACAAGAAGATTCCGATTGATGTCCTTCTATTGAAGAATAAGCGAGCCTATTCAGTTCTACCAATGCTTTTCATTCAGGGTGCCGGCTACTCGGATATTACAAAGAAGGAGGTGGGTTCTATTCGAAATCGCTTAGACGATGTCTTGACGGCTTACGCTGTCAATATTGGAATCTCCCTTCAAGTAGTTCTCTTCGCCACCTTCATCTTCCTTTCTCTGATTTTCTTCATGATTGGAATGGCATGGTGGGGACGAATTGGAGTTGTGATTGCCTTCGTCTGTCTCTTCTCTTTCTCCTCATAAGCATATTTGTTCTATCGAACGAATATTATTTACTGGCAAGTACGGAACATCCACAGAGCCGCCACCACGAAGAGAGCGGCTACCAGGGAACCCACCAGGCAGCGGGAGGCGCTAGGGCCAGGGGTCTCCGTCTCATCGGTTGGGTCATGGACAAAGGTCGGGTTGAAGGACCAGAGCAGAATCCAGGACACCGTCATCGCCAGAGTGAAGACGATCACCAGCATGGTCAGGCTACCCGTCATCAGAGGGCTACCGGACAGATCACCAGAAGCATGCTTGACAGCGGGGGAGTGAGGAGCGAGGGAGGAAACGGAGGCCGACATTCTTTACTTCACGAAGAAAAAAATTGCGAATTATTTTGTGGTGCAGCGAAATCGTGAAACTGGGTTCTTACAATCGAACTTGGAATTCTGGTGAGAAATGCATTCTTCACATTGCGTGGGGAATGGTTTGTTTTTATATTTTGGGTTTCTCTCATAGTCGAGAAGACATTATTTACTCGGACGCCTTCTTGCCCGACTTCTTCTTGGGCGTCACGATGTCCTGCAGAGCCGTGTACCAGTCGTTCACCGCGGCCACCTCCTCGGCCAGCTGACGCAGGCGCAGGTAGTTGCCCTCGTCCATCAGAGCCTTGGCCTTGCTGTTGGGCACGACCTCGCTGGGGATGCGGAACAGGTTGTACAGCATCATGATAGCGGAGAACTTCATGCCCGACTCCGCCGTCACGGAGAAAGTGCCGTCATCGTTCTCCTCCACGGGGGTGAACACATCCTCCTTGGAGGCGATGTACTCCAGCGCATCGGAGTACGAGGCCTGGCGGGACTGGATCTCACGCAGGTGCTGGCTGCGCTTGTCCTTCGCCTCCTCCGGCACATCCAGGTTCAGCTCCGCACCGTCCAGGCGGAACTGCAGATCCGAGCCCTTGCCGAAAGCGGCAGTGAACTCAGCCACGACGTCGGGGGTGAAGCGGGCAGGCTTCTCCGGGTTCGACAGGTCGTTGGCGCGCACGAACACGTTGATGATGGAGGTCAGCAGGTAAGCGTTCGCCATCTTCTTCTTGATCGCCAGAGGCCGGATCGCATCCGTGATGCTGTTGGTCTCCAGAGCGCGACCCTTCTGCAGGTAAGCGGCCGCCTTCTCGGTCTCCGAGGGCTTCAGGGACGCGATCTTCTCCATGGAGGCCACGGAGGTCACGTTGATGGAGCCGAAGTTGGCCGTCTCCAGGAAGGTCACCATCTGCTGGGACATGTAGAAGACGCACTGCAGCTTGCGACGGCGAGTCACGTTGGCCTCCACCGCCTTGGCGAGGTCATCCGCGTTCACCGTCAGCGAAGCCAGACGCAGGTACTCCTGGGTCTCCTCCGTGTTCAGCACCTCCTCCACGATGCCGGGGATCATGGCCTTCTGCTCGGCCTCCGAGGGCACATGCGCGTCCAGGTCAGTCGCGAAGATCTGGGCCTCCACCGCGTTGGCGATGTGGGAGATCAGGTTGGTCTCGGCCTTGGAGCGAGCGTTCTTGCCGCGGCCCGTGCGCTTGCCGTTACGGGCATAGTTCACCAGGCGACCCAGATCCAGAGCAAACTGAGTGTTGTAGTTCTTCAGGTCCTCCTTAGTCAGAGCCTTGCCACCGTGGAAGGACACCTTGTTGGTGGGCTTCACCAGGCGGCCGTTGTCAACCGAGGTCATCGAGGCGACCGCCAGCTTCTCGGCCAGGGTCACGATTGCACCGTGAGCGCGACGCAGGTACTCACCGAACTCCGTCGGCGTGTAAGCCTTGACATCAGCGCCACTCTGACCGGGGCGGAGCTCAGTAACAACTGCCTTAGCGGGTGACTTCAGTGCTGCCATCTTTTTATTAGATATGATAATTCTTTATGACAATTTCAATTTTGTCCGCAAAAGCGATCAAAAAGATCAAATAAACGCTGAGAAAATTATCAGCTGTTTCCAATTCAAAACGAAGTCGATCAAATCAATTTTAAAAACGGTTCGTCAATCTCAAGTGTTGTCGAAAGACGAATTTTATTTTCGCTGCTTTATGGAAACCAATCGAGTATGCAACGACTGAATGAAAGGATGTGAATGTTCAAAAAATGTTGTAATTTTGTCCCCTCTCTTGATTCCAACGGATTCATAATGTCCTCCCGTGCTAATCACGACAACAGAATTACGACATTTATAGTAGAGCTCATAATCCTCTTCAAAATACAGATCATGAGTAGCCAAATCCAGAATGTAGATGTCCAGCTCCAACAGGTTGGAGACTAACTCATGGTAAATTACTCCAACGCCTTTTGACGAACGTAATTCCCTCTGTAGACCTTCTAAAGAAATGTCGGTTATCTCTCGATCCGCTTTGATCGCCTCTTGAATTGCTTTGTAATTCTCTTCTAGCTTACCTCGCGAAAGTGTATCGTAATAGCGAAGTCCGGTGGTGGGGTCCGGTTGAGCCAGAATGTCGGCTAAGCTGTTTCGCAAAGCTCTCGCTAATTTGCGTCGCTCGAGATGATTGGCCTCTTTGTAAAGTTGGTTTTGAGATTGAAGGACCGCGTGGAAAAAGCAAGAGCCATCACCAATAGTTGGTAAACGAACCATTCCTCGATAATCAATCTCTTCACGAAGCTTTACTTGCATCCTTTTGGAAGGGGGAATCTTTCTTATACACCTGCAAAGCCAATTTCTGCTTTATCGCATTTGGGCTTGATTCACATTTGAAGCTTGGTTCACATGTGTTTTCCTTCGTCACTAAAGTCGTTAAACCGGTCGCGTCACCGGTCGCTTCGTCGGTCGCTTCATTCCTTAGTCACTACCCAAAATCCGAATACATCCCGTCTTGCTGCCGGTTCGCTCTTTCTCGTTGGTAGCGAACTCCACAAACTCCAACTGCCGACTCTGAATCAAGCTAACCCGAACCAAAAATCGATCCTTCGTTGGTAGCTCTCCTAGCTCACAGAAGGGATTCATATCTTGAAGCTTAACGGTCAACTTCGCTTCTGATAAATTGACTCCCGGCTTGACGAAGAAATCGTGAGCTCGAGAGGCAAATGTATAACAGTTGTAACCGTTCTCGAAGGCCACATGTCGGCAATGATGCAAGGGCATGGCGGTCTCCGTATGAATCCGACCTAGATCAAAAGTTGCCCCATACTTGTTCGTCAAATTCGCCATCTTAATTGGAGAGTAACCGGATTCCGGATCCTCCGCATCCGTTGTGTAGTTGGAGTAACTCTGTTCCAAAATGGCTCTCTCATTCTCCGCCGACCAGAGCAGTGTATGAGTTGCATAGGGTTGAAGACGGAAATCAATGGTGACGGTATCACCAACGGAGGCTAACTTTTCCGCTGTCAATGTCACCACACTATCAACCGGATAGGTGGTAACGGTGTTACTACAATGATTGTACTCTAGCTCCGAATCCGTTAGAAAGAAGTAGTAACCGTACATCTCCGGTGTTGGTAGCTGGGGGCAAGGGGCTCCTGGAACCATATCATAACCCTTAATCGTCACCTGAGAGGAGTTGAAGGGGACCAATTTCTTCGTTGCCTTCTCCCGAACTGAGAGTAACTCCGAAAAGTTCCTCTTCAGCACGAGGCGATGCTCCAGCTTATCCATTACGGTGCACCGGAACAACGGGAAGAAATTGGATTCATCGGTCGAGTAAAACCAAGGAATATCGAAAGTGGTGGTGTGGGTTGGTAGCTTGTTAGACCACGCTTGTAAATAGGAGATGTCACCTAGGCGCTGATTCCGTTCCCGTTCAGAATCGTAGTACATGAAGAATTGAACGTAATCGTTCAGAAACTTGTTATCGAAGGTCTGAATACTGGTATTGTTGAAGAACAATTCCGCTTCCTCGATAATATTGATTCCTGGCCGACGACACCAACGACCCTCAAATTCCTCTTTGAAGATAATGGCGGGTAGACGTTGAGTCAGGTAGCTGTAACTGAGCCCATGGTAAGGGTACGTTTTGGCCCGATAGGTAATTACGTAGGTCTCCTGGCTACTTTCCTCTCCACCGGATGGAGTTACTGTCGAGGCCACATTCTCCATTCGAGCTAGAACGGGATAGACCCAGGAAGCCTTCTTAAACGTGGCCCTATAAACGGAATTGACTACATTGGAAGGATCATCCGCTTTCGGATCCGAAGGCAGTTTGGGGAAATGGATCTCTTTCTGAAAGGCAGTAAAGGACTTCTGCAAGTCTTCGAAGAGTCGCTTGTGCTGCTGCTCCATTTTTACTTTTGAAGCGTTTTCCTTATAGCCACATTTCTTTCTAGAAGTGTGTTTTCGTTTTACGGGCGACGAAGCAGTGGACGAGGCTTGATTGGCGATGCCGGTGTAGAGTCGGAAGAAGACGGTGATGCAGCCCGAGGTGAAGACTGTTGAGGACGGATGACGATTCGAGCTCGAGGCCGAATTACCGTCCGACGGGTAGCTGGCTCCTCCTCGGAGCTGGAAGGCCTGGCGGGACTCGCTACTTTCTTTGGGCTCGAGGGACGCGTAATCGGACGCCGAATTACAGTTGCTTGCGGCAGTGGCTTCGCCTTGTCAAGCATGTCATCCGGTAGCCAGATGATGTTCTTCGGAATCATCAACTCCGCATTCCCCACCGGGGGCTGCTTCGGCTCCACATGCTGGACGATAGTTAGAGGTTCCCGACCGTAAAACTTGCGATAGACGTCGACCGGGATATAGGTCGTTGCAGCGGACGGAAACTCGGCGGCGTAACCGACCCGCGGACTCTTGGCACGAACCTTGTCCAGATCCGCTTCCGTCAGTCCACCCTGATCGTGTTGACGAGGGACAGCAATGCGAGCCCCTCGAGGGGAAGCGGGACTAGAGGAACTGGAGCTGGAGGAACTCGGCGAACTAGGGGACTTCGGCTTCGGGGATTTTGGCTTTGGGGGTTGAAACTTTCCCATCTTGACATCATGTAACTTTCGGACGAAGGGATCATCAACTTCCTCGTCGCGACGGAAAACGGTCTGAATGTAGTTGGTCGGCTTACCATCCTCATTGATGTCCTTTACTAAAACGCCCATCGTCTCATAATGGGTACTGGAATCCGGATTCTCATCGGAGCCACAGTTGTTCAACAGAATGAAGTGAGCGTCAAACGGGCAAGTATTCAAAATGCTGATAACAACCTTATCATTCCAAACCTCAAAGTATGCAACGTTAACACCAATGATGTGAGGAATCGCGGCCGCCAGATTGTTACCAATCCACGCCTTATCGGTTGCTGCCTCCCGAACAATATCATCGATTGATTGATAGATACCACCACCGTTCTCTCCCGTTTCCTTCAAAGTCAGAGCTCCCTCCAGAAGAAAGCTGTTATTGACCATGAAGATGGTTGCATGGAGTGGCAGCTCCTCCGCCAGACCTCCCAATCGAGGGCGGAAATCGACCACATGCTTTCGTCCTTCCTCTCGCTCCAACCTTCGGAAGCGTTGAACAATGGCCTCCTTCCGCTCCTTGACGACCTGATTGTAATCCTTCCACTCCTTTGTTGTCTTCGGCGACTTCTCCTTCTCCTCAGCGGTCTCCGGCTCTTTGTTCGCCGGCTTCCGTGGCATTGGAAAAGCATCCAAATCGAACAAATCTAGCTTTCTAACGTGCTCCTCCACTCGATCATCGTTATCCAGTTGGAAGATCTTCGTGTACAGATGTTCAACAGCGACCGAATCATCCTCCATATCCGTCACTTCCTCACCATCCTCGTTAAGAGTAGTGTTGAGAAAGAAAACACTGGCCTCCTGCAACTTCTGAGCGATTCCGATGCGAAACTTCGTAATCAACTCCACTTTCTTACTCATCCGTACTGTCTCCTGGTACTCAGGGTGAACAGCCTTGAGAATGGCGTGAAAGTAGCAGTTGCCGTCACCGATGGTTCCAATTCGGAAGAGATTGGGATCCCAACTGCACTGCTGCAACCGCTCCAGTTCGTCGTCCCGCTTCAGATAGCCCAAACGGCGAGACATCGGGACGATTGGAACTCCGGTTCGCCGAAGACCCTCCACTGAAGTAACTCTGGCCCCGGGTCGAACCAGGGTCCGATTCCGTACGATCCCATTTATGTTGGAAACCTTCCGTGGGGAACTCATTTTCCAAGGGATGGAATTTGTTGAAAAAGTAAAAAGTTGTGTTCCACCTTCGGTAGCGATTTTATGAAAATCATATCTTCTTTGAGACATGATGTTTTACTTGAAAAACGGCGCCAAGCGTTTCTCTGGTTGGTGAAAGGCCAACTCCAGGTTACTCCCCTTTAGAATCCCAATGCTTTCACACTTAAAGCTAGGGGTCACAAAAATCATGAGGAGCAGGGCCTCGGAATCGTCATTGGGTAGAAAGACTCGATTCTGCATATTGGTTGCCTCAAAAACCAAAAAGCTGAGATTGTACAGCGGAACCAACAGTTGTAGGAGGAAGATTGTACTCTCCCAATCGGAACCATACTCTGCCGCCTCCAGCCATCGCTGAAATTCGGGAAAGGTTCTAAACTGTTGCAGGAGTTGCCCCTCCAGTAAAGTGTTGAAGTAGGCATTCAACGGTAGTTTCGACTTTTCGAGATCGGCATCGGTGATCTTGTGTCGCTTCTGAAACTTCTTGATCGATTCCAAGGTTTCATATTCCGGGTTCGGCTTCTGTAAATCTTCCAGGATCTGATTTTGAAACGTGGTTACCAGGGCTAACTTCTCCTTGACGGAAGTCGTTGCATAGTGGCTATTGGTTGCCTGCACGATACAGTGAAGTAGGGTTGTCGAGACCTGCAAATGGGGGACCCGGTAGAGCTTCGGGGTGAACTCCTCCAGTTCCGGATCCACTCGTAGACCCAGTTTGGGGATGTTACGAAGGGAACTCTCCTCCATCTGCTCCTTCATCAGACCGTAATTGTAGAGTGAAGAGAAGGTGCGTTCGTGTTCACTCAAGAGTCGCTCCTCTGTCGCCTCCTTCTCGAAAACAGACTGAAATCCCAACAGCTCCAACAGTTGCTTCGGATACACCAAGTACTCCTCCTGTTCATCAACCACCGTTGACGAACCGGCAATCTGAATTCGAACCGTTTGCTTCTCCATCTGCATCTTGACAGGGCCCAATTGAATGGACTTTCCCTTCTGCTGAAAGAGAGCTGCCGTTTTGGTTCCCTCGATGGTCAGATACCGAAGCTCCACCGGCTTAGTGCCCCCGGCGACATGATAAGCCGTTGTCAACTCTCGAATGGTGGAGGCCAACTGCTGCAGCGTCTTCTCATCCTTCCAGAAGAAGGACATGGAGAGCATCATGGTAATTACTAGCGGAGGTAGCTCTGCCACAGAAGCCTGTTCCCATTGAAAGAACTTCTTCGCCGTTGTCAAAATCAGGTCTGTTTCCTGTCCAGCCGCTTTCAACAGATGAACGTTCGGCTTCGTCTTCATCAGTTCCAGCCGTCGCTCGAACTCCTTAATGTGTTTCTCTCGGGGTTCAATGGCTAGAACCTGAGCCTGCTCCGGCCACTTACCTAGATCTCCACCGTTACCGGAGCCGATATCGACGAGAAAGCACCGGTTCGGGAATGGATGGGAGGGATTGAAGCCGGAAAGAAGATCCCGCTTAATGCGATTGTGGTACTTTCGCATCAGGGTTAGCTTCGAATCCTCTCCCATCAATGTCTCCAGTGCCAATGGAGTGTTGATATCCTCCCAAACATCATTGGCGACATCGATGTAGTTGGGGTAGATCTTGTCATTTCGAGTCAGTCGCCACTCCAGAATGATCCGATCCCCTTCAAAACGAGGACCCACCTGAATAATGGTTTTGGTCGGAATCTCCCGGATCTTGGTCAAATCCAACTGCTCTTCGATCACAAAAGGAAAGCTCTCGGTTCCAACGAAGGGAACTCGCTGTTGATCCTTCCCATAGGCCAAAAGAACGACTCCTGTATCTCCACCGTGAACCGTAAATTGAACCTCCAGATCGATGGTCAACTCCTCCGCCGGCTTCCACTTGCAAACATCAGCGTAGGCGTTCAGTTTACGCTGCCAGATCGGCTTCTTAGAAACGATCTCCCCCTTTTCGGTTTTGGGAAGATAGCTAACGTTGTCGGGGGTAAAGATGTAGCCGTCCGTTTTGTACTCCGGTGTCTTCTTCGAAATCCGCTGCATGGCCTCAAAAAGACCATTGGGTGTTGCCGTGATCGGAATGTATTCCTTCTTGGCGATCTCCAGATTCGAGAGCTTCTTCATCATCGGGTGCTGAGAGAGACCTTCCAACATCTTTCGTCGCTCGGTGTGAGACTTCTTCTGAATCTCAAGACCGTCTCGAAGGCCCGCACAAACGGTATCGAAGGGTAGGAAGTAATGACCACTTTCCGTTCGAGGAACATCTTCGCCGTCCACAATCAGACCCCAAAGCGCCTTCGGTGGAGCCTCGGTAGTTAGCAGACAGAACTCCATCGGAGGAAATGCCAACCAGATTCCAGTCTCATGAAAGATCAGCATCTTCCGAATTCCTTCCGCCTTATGAGTAACCGTGTACTTAACGTGAGCCGGCTTACCCTGATCGGCACCGTCGATGATACCACCCCAAATCAGATCCCGAATCTTCAAGTTGCGGGCCTGGACCAACGCTCTCTTGGCGTCCACCTCCATCGGAAGATGGAAGAGCGTTTTCAGATCCGTCTTCAACTTTCGCAGCGTTGATTGAGAATAGAGACAGTCGGAATCCAGAATGAGGAGTAACAGTTTCTCGATCTCCTTCGTTAACGCTGCCACCTTCTTCTTCCGGTCCACCAGTGGTTCCAGAACCTCAATCTCGATCTCATACCGGGTCACATCATCCTTCCCGGGACTACTTTCGATGACGTGAGTTAGATCCAATCGGGTTGATTTCGAAATGTAGGAGTAACGCGTCTTCTGTCGGCGAAAAGTGTTCCGAGGACTAGCCGGTCCCCGGGGTTTCTCATCCACCTGAATTGCCTTCTCCAGACTAACGGCGATCCGTAGATTCCAGTCCTTCAAGAGCTCATTGAATTGTTGCTCTTTCTCAATCTCCAACACCGTTACCTCTGCTTGAACTGCTCCAAATTCATCGTGACCCTTAACTTTGGAGAAGACGCTCCGGCGTTTTCCATCGACGAAATGATCCGAAATATGAATTACCTCCGGACCCTTTTCGAACTCCGCATCCATCCTCTCTCGAATGCGGTTGAAAGTGGCGAGCGGAATCTCTTGGAATCGAACCTCCACCTCAACCTCGGTTCCATCCGGAACAGCGGAATACTGCTCTAGATGAAGGGCTAGTTTCTCAATCGAAGGTAAGATGGGTTCCATTTTGTGAAGGTTGTAAAAGCGGTTTGCAGATAATAGAGATTCAAAAATCTTTAAGAAGGCCAAGGATAAGAGAAATGAGTGCCAAACCAGCCGCCGTCGAGGTTTTCAAAACCAATGTCCTCAGCTTCACCAATGTTATTTATGATATTGTTGCAGATGCCAAGGATTATGGAGCGGATGTTCCAGCTTCTCCGGAGATAATCAGCCTCGCTCGGACGGTGGTTGAGAACACGGATGCGGAGAAGCTGATTCATCTCTTTATCAAGAAAACTATCGAACACTGGGAGAAGATTCGAGTCAAGGACCTGGTTTTCTTCCGGGAGAAGGCGTTTACCATCTTTGCTGAGATTCCCGCCGACAAGATCGAGAAGATGAACCAGCTCTACGATTTTGTACTCCCGGATGGAGCCAAACTGATCGATACTGCAATTGAGGAGCAAACTTGGGCTTTTCTCCATTCATTCGTGAAGTCCAGTATTCGGTACATCCATTACCGTCGGAAGCCGGTGAAGGATGTTGGTTACACGGAGGAGTATTTCACCGGCTTCTCGGTCAAGGAGGCTTGCGAGAAGTGGGGAATTTTACCGGCATAAACTGCGGGAAGGATCCGGAATTTTAAATCCATATTCATTTGTAGGAATGAATATGGACTACGTTCTGACGACAACACGAATTGTCGGTAGCTGTTTCATATAATCGGACTTCTTACCTCCGTCATAACGTTCAATCAGGATTCCCAAATCGCCAAATGGGGTCCCGATTAGATCGTCATAGATGCATTTGGAAGTGGTTGCATCTGCATGAAGAGAAACCAGAGTTCTCCCGTACTTCTCCTTCTGAGGAAAAACGGTTACCCAGAGATTGACCCGTTGCGCCTTCAATTTCTCTTCCAATAACCGCTTTGCCATCTGACCCTGCGGAGTATTTTTCTCCGCCGCATCAATTCCGTTAATTCGACAGGTGTAGAGAACCGGAACCGTTTGCTTTCGCTGTTTCTTGGTTAGTTTCAATCTAGAGAGGTCACCTAAGTCTTCCGGTCGACGATAGATGATCAGTTTGAGAGTATCCCCATCGATGATGTTAACCACTTGACACAAATACCGTTGAGGACTGGTTTTCACGGGTTTGTAGGAATCTGGCTCCGAAACGAAAACCGGAAGCGCCGGTTGACTCGAGCAGCAAATCCCCATTTCCCGAATCGATTTCAAGGTCTCCAAATGCGAATCCAAAAAATCACTTCTGACTTTGGAGCGACGACCAACTTCAAAAAGTGGTAAAATTGAAAACGGTCTTTTACCGTTTGAAGTAATTAACTTTTTACCCAGCTTACCAAAGGATGTCGGGTCACATAGTTGGTGAGATTTTGTTCTACGAGGTCCCCGTCTGCGGTAAGTGCCGAGGTAGCGAGGATGAGGATGAATATGTCAGGACGGATGACCGCCTGACTGCAATGAGCTCCGTTAAGATTCAGTGTCCCACCTGCGGACAGGAACTGTCGGAGAGCGTCCTGGAGGAGATTGACTACAACGACTTCAATGAGATGGGCTACTTGCACGGGATTGAGACCAGTCTCCACCAGAAGCTGATTTCGATGTTGCCTGACCCCACGGCTTCTCTTGGGAATCGGAAGTCGTACTTGAAGAACGTTCCTTCCAATCTGTCGGTTCAGGTTTGGTTCGACAAGGTGAAGAGCAAGTTCGGAAATCAGGACCGCTTGCAACTGACCTACAACAAGTACAACTTCCATTTTGCCATTGCGGGCTGGGATGTCAGTAAGAAGTCGACAGGTACTAATCTGACGGATCTGACCTGCGGGAAGTTCGACACCAACTACTACAAGCTGGAGATTCCCGTCGAGAAGGGGGAGCCGTTTGCAATCTACACCCGCGTTGTTGTTGACAACTTTCAGGCCCCTAGGTCCTATGCAGTGGTGGAGAGAATCATGTCGGCTGTGTACTCGGAGCCCGAGAGCCCCAAGAAGGTGGAGAAGAAAACGCCCCTTCGCCGAGCAGTAGCGGTCAACTTCTCTCCGCCGAAGGTGGTAGCTTCTCTGACGGCAAGAACCGTTAAGGTCGCCTCTCCCCGTGCTGTCGTGCGCCCAGTCTCTCCTCGTGCAGCGGCAACTGCGACTGCTCGTCCCTCCTCCCCTCGCGCGGCTTCCCCGTCTCGAATCACCGCTGCCCCAGCTCCCATTGCGATCCCAGGTCGCTTGGGAACTGTTGTTCGCCCGCCTACCGCTCGCCTCACCATCGTTCGTCCTGGCGCCTCCAAGAAGTAACTCGAAAAAGAAGAAAAAATAACATAACTACATACTACTCAATGAGTGGTATGGATTTGGACCGAAGACCTTAGGCTGAAGACCTTCAGCTGAAGACTCGATTTACGCGTTCGGAGATAAGCCGAATGGCCGAGCTTCGAACTTTACGCGTTCGGAGATAGCGGCGTGCTCCTTCGCGCCACCGGATCCGGCGAAGGGCAGTGAACCGACCAAATCGTTTGACGCTTAACGACCGGGCGAGTGAGATCCGTCATGCCGACCAAAATCGGCATAAGGCGGTTGTAGTCACTCAAATCGCCGACAAAGCTGCCAAAACGCTGTCCCAGCATAACGTGGCCGAAGACATTGGCGGAAACACAGGCATCGCCATGTGTGAAGAGGATCTGCTTATTGGGATCCACTCCCGCCCGCTGCATGGCTTCACAGATCCGAATAGCGCGATCCAAATCCGTGACATAGCTGAGTGCGGCCTTCACCATTTGGGTGGTATTGGGGCGGCGCTTTTGAAAGAGCCCCTCAATTGCCGGCAAATCCTCCTCCTCGGAAGAGGAGAGAATCCAATCCATTACCGATTGTTCCGCATCTCCATATGAGAGCGGAGCTCCAAGCTCGATCAGAAGACGAAAGACCGACGAATGGATCTTATCCGGGCGCGGTTTCTCCTGAAAACCATTTTCGAAGTACTGGGTGATCTCCGTTCGACTGGCATTCGTTAGCGGAAGTGCCATGAGTCGAAGAACGGGATCCAAACTGCTCACTTTCGGACTACCACAGAGCTCCTTACCGTCAAAGGACGTTAGGAGAATAATTGGGCGAAAGTCAATGGTTGCCATTCTTGCTAGGAGATACCACCGAAGATAGTTAGAAGCCCCAAAGCAGGGAATTAATTTCTCATTTTTGGTCTTTTGCAATTTTGTTGTTAACAGTTGCAATTGTTGGAGCCGATTTGCAATCACCAATCTTGTCTTTTCACCCTTCGTTCAAATTCTCCCATAGTTTAGGGAATGGGAGACGGAAAGGGAAGCCTTTTCATTTCTTGCCATTTTTCACACAGGAAAACTGGAATCTTGGAAATGAAAAGGAGAAGTGGAAAAGTGGAAACTTGCAGAAAGCGAAGACTTTTCCGCACGTCAGTTAATGCGGAAAAAGGCAAAAAATCAGCATCGAAGTAGCGTTGTGGGTAGAGATCTGAGAACTTTTTGCTACAATTGCAGCTTTGTTGCTACAATCGGTTACAGCCCCAATATTAGTTGCTTTTCATGCGGAATGGGAAATAGCCGTTTTTCCTGAAGTTGTGGATTTCTGCTTTTCTATGGTTGATAGACAACAACAAAGTTGCAATTGGTGTTGGTAATAGGGAACAGGAACGGTGAAAAAGCCTAAAAGTGGTATTTCTCGCGGGAATTGGAAAATGGAGCAAAATTCCGTTGCTGTGGGTTTCTGCTTTTCTATGGTTGGTGGAACAAAATCAACAACAGTGGTATGACAAGAAGGAGATGAGAAAGTCCGAAAACGGAATCCATTTCCTGATTTCCAATCCTCTCGTGGAGAACCGAAAACGGTCCTGATGTCGGCCAATCTCAACCAAGAGCAATTTCTTTCCACCAGAGGAAAATCGAAATTGCTATGCGACCAAGCGCTTTTACACAAAGAATGATCCACCTTCTAACGGCGTATCGGCAAACTGGAAAGGACACTCTGCTTCGGTCCTTTAGCTGCCCCGACGATTCCATCAAACCTTGGCGTTTCTACGGTCCACCGGGGGCAATGACCCCTCCAACACCGGATGGAACTCGAGTGGCCTTTGCCGATGCCGTCAAACAACTAGTTCATCAGGAGTACAATCTGGATCCCTCCATTGACGCAGAGAAGGATCGAGCTATTATTACACATCCGATTTCCGGCCGTCAACTACTACTGCGGGAGGCTTACATTGAGACGGCTCTTCAGGAACGGGCCAAAGATGTTAACGTTTGGTGCCGTCGGGCTCTGGAGCGTTGGGATCTGAAGACCAAGGTTACGGTGACGGATTGGCGCTTTCCCAATGAGCTGGACTTCGTTCGAACTTTAACCCCGGATGTGATCACCTGGCGTCTCTTCCGTTCGGAGGTTTCGATTCCGGCCTCTGCCACCGAGCACCAACTGGATCTACATTTGACGGATTGGCTTCTGGTCACCTCCGAGCAGGAGTTTCAACTCGCCGTTCAGCAGTTTCCTCAGTACCAAAATTACACTCTCGTTCAGTAACAAGTTCTCACATTTAACCCCAGGGGTTAAATGTGTTTTTATCGTTTATACCAGCGGTAGCATCGCCGCATAGTTGTTCTCAGAATACTTGAGGACGTTGACAAAGTTGTCCATTCCACGAGAATCATTCTCCAACATCTTAAGAGTGTGAGTTCCGCTGATGATGTAGATGACCTTCGGAATGTCATTGATCGTGAACTCATTCTCAATCGGAGGAACCATGAATCCCTTGTTAATACCCGTATCCCGCCAAGTAATAGCCGATCCCAATGCCCGACCCAGTGTACTATCCTTCACATTCTGAATCAGGAAGAATCGCTTCGTGTCATCCTCGTCGAAGTAGATGTATGGATCCTTCTTCATGATGAAGGAGTCCTCCACTCGAGTGTGAACCACATGGTAAGGGTTAATCTTCTCCACGCGCCGATTGATCCAGGACATCAAATGAGCGGTTGAAATCAGAACCACCGAATGTGGCTGATCCTTAAAGTGGTACTCGGATTCGAAGAGCTCCTTGATAAACCGATCTGGCACAATCTCCAATCCCTTTGTATCCTCCGCATGCTTCTTCAGGTAATTGATGACCCGGTCATAAAGATCCGAGTAGAGAGTGATCTTACCACCCTTGAAGAACCGGGGCCAATAAGCCTCCAGAAAGGTGATACACTCCTCCGATGCCCCATCCGCAATTGTAATCGAGGGGAGATGGTACTCCAGCTCCTTCTTAGGGAGACTTTCTAGAGGTGAGGGAGCCGTTCCCTCAATCGGCTCGATATACCGCTCCATCCACTCGAGAATCTCGGGAGCACCTTCACAACGCCAGGACCAAATGATCAATCGCATCAGAATCGTGGCGTACTGTCGAACCTTTCGAAGCTGTTCGATCGGGTTCTGACTGGCGTAAGCATCCATCTTCTTTCGAATCTCGGCCAGTGGTGGCGGCGGGCAGTTATTGCTCTTGAGCCGGTTTCCATTTTGGCACGGAATGAACACCGCCCAATCGAGACCTGAGGAGGGATACCAAAAACCAAAGGCGTTAATACCCTTTGGAGAACCGAAGTATTCAATAACTCGTTGACTAGGAGCGATATGAATGTTGAAAACCGGTTTCAAACCTCCAGCCCCCTTCCGGATTTTGATGTTGAGTGGTTGCGTTGGTGGAACACAGATCGTCATCTTGATCGCCGGTTTGGAATCCGTCTTTGTTTCCACCTCAAAAGCCCGGGCTTTCCCGTAACCATCAATGGCTTGACTTAGAATGTTAAAATGCTTCTGAAGAATGATAGCCCAGTTGACGCGAGAATATGGATCGTCATGAGTACTGATACTGGAAGCCGGCTGCGCAAATCCGGAGAGATTGGAAGGGAAGATGGAAACAATACTGTTGAAGCTCTTTCGAAGGCTATGCTGACAGAGATTGTACATCATTGAATTGAAGAGTTTCCGAATCGGTTCCCCAGTGATAATCACACCCTCTGCATCTAGCCGTCCCTTTCGATCGTCGGTGGGTCGGGAGGAGACGATTAGATCACACTGCGGGAAACTGCTACTTTCGGAATCTCCGTGCGTTAGAAGAAGAACGGTATCTCGATTCTTGTTCTCCGGACGAATATGCATCATCTTACACCGAGGTACCTCAATCATTGGAGTCCGATCTCCCTTCTTCACCATCCCGGGTAGAGGATGCAAAGGACCACTTGGATTGAAGACAAAGATGTTAACCTTGAATCGCTCCTCCAAGCCCCGGTACATGGTGTAGGGATCGAAGAAAACCTCCGGATCCTGCACGCACCTCAGAATCTCCTCATCCGTACTATCGTACATCTCCTGTCGGTAGATGTCGGGATTGGTGTAGAAGGGGCTCTCCGGATTCGCCATTTCCGCCCGGATCTTATCCGCATAAGCCTTTCGTTCCTTTTCATTGCGACACTTCAGGTAACCGGCATCCTCCGTCGCCTCCAGAACACAACGAATCGCCGATGATTTGTAGTGACCGACACCGTACCGATTGAAATCCTCCTTCTTCTCATCTGGGTCAAAAAGCTCAATATCCCCCTCGTCCACAATCTCCTCACTGGGAAGATTCTTCCAAGTTCGAAGGAACTCCTGTAGTTGTAGAGGAACTAAGCCGCGACCTCCAATCGCCAACTCCTTCATCGTGACCGGGGTATGCTTGGTTCCACCCACCTTCACCTTCTCCTTCTCCACCTTCTCGTTGTAAGTGTAGTACTTCGACTTCTTGTTTCCGAGCAACGGCTTCTTGGCGCAACAGGGAAGATAGGGGAACTCACTCGCCGATTCGGTGTCGTTCTTAACCAGGGAGGGGTAAGGCTCCGAGTCGTTAGGACAGACGAAATAGTACTTACTGGTACCTCCATTGGGCGGGTAATCCAAAATCTCCCGTTCCACCTCCCGATTCTTTCGAGTGAAGGTGTAACTACGCCAATCGTCTAACTCATCCTCGTGAAGCAGTAAAGGCTGCGCCGAGCACTGGCACTTCTTTCGACTGTAGAGGTGAGTGTTGAAGACCTTCTCGAAATCATCTCGATCCATTCGACTTCGCATCTGTTCAATCTTAACCTTCGATTCACGTTCCTCCTGTTCGGTTTTGGAAAGGTTTCCTTTCTTTCCCTTCTTCCCCTCCTCTTCCTCCTCGCCTTCTTCCTCCTCTTCCTCTTCTTCCTCCTCCTCTCCTTCCTCTTCCTCGAAGGAGACCTGCTTTCGAGTTCCTGTCTTCTTTCCTTCTGGCGTATCGGAGGCCTCCAAGACATCGATAAAGAATTGATCGAAGAACTCTCGGTGCTCCATATACTTCTTCAGCAGCCGACAGAAAACCTCCTTGAACTGATTTAGATCCGCTCGAGACTTGGCCTCCTTGACGATAATCTGAGTTCGACTCTTGGTGCTGAAGGTCTCCGCCGAGGGATCATCTGTGACATCAACCGCCTTGGTATCTCCAAACATGATCGAAATGGAGGAGGGATTGGAAATGTAGTCCTTTCCGCCCGCCTCCTCCTCCTGCTTGCCGGTAAAGTTACGATACTTGACGATCATCTTCGTCTGTGAGGCTCGAAACTTGGAGTGTTCATCAATATAGAGGTAGGTACTGAAGATGGGAACGGTAACTCGCTGAATGACTCGCTCTTCGACCGTTTTTCCCCTTCTTTGAACCTTTCGGATGGTCTCCACCTCCTCATCAATGTCGTTGAGAAGTGCGAAATGGAAGGAGCGTTCGTTAATCTCCACATCATCGACCATAAAATGACCTTTGATCTGAACCTCCTTCTCGCTCTTCAGACCCAAACCCTTCAAACAGTTGAGAATTCGCTGCTTAATAATCTTCTGTCCATCCCCACTCGTCGAAATGGTGGTCGGAAAGCTATACTCAAAACGAGTGGCCGCAATGTCGTAAGTTGCCCGACTGTAGGAATCCTTCGATCGCTTGGTTCCCTCCCGACCGTGCCAAACAGTCAGATAAATGGTGTTCTTCTTGATATTCTTGGATTGATCCTGAACCACGAAGTCCGGAATCGTGGAGTTCTCCTCCTTATCACCGACATAAACTCGGAAATGCTCGAGTCCATCCTCATTGTTCCATTGGATGAAGGGGACATTGGCACTTGGAACGGCGGTATCAAAAATAATGGCTCCGTCGCTAATGTTGGGAGCCACTCCGTTCTTGGTTAGATACGGTGTAGCTTCCACCGTCACGGTATCGACAACATCCTCCGAAAAGGGGACCGGCGTAATCTCTGCCAGTGTATCCTGAATCTGCATAATGTTCTCCAGGGTGACTCGATCGACTCGAATCTTTTCCTCAAAACGGCTTCTCCAGCGCTTGATACGGGCGAAGAGATCCTCGTAATCGGTGACCTCCTCAATCTCTCGATCGAAAACGGACTCCTGATTCTCTCGCTCGGCGGCATTGATTCGAGCGAACAGACGGTTAATCTCCACCACTAGATCCTCCGCCTCTTCATCACTAATCTGCTGAAACTCGTTCTCATCCTCGGTTCGATACGTTAGCAGCTGACAGTGACCGTAGAGAAAGGCAATATCGCTGGTGGAAATGGCATTCGTCATTTCGATGATCTGATTGTAGATCTCGTCCAGATCCTCTCCATCGTCGATCATCTGCTGAACCATATGGGGAATCGAGATTGGCTCGGGTTCGGAATCCACCATGTAGCTGATCGGAACTTCGTAATCCGGGAAGGAGCCGATATACTTGTAAAGGCGAGTTTCATTGTTGTCAAACGGGGAGATGTCAACCATTTTGACTCTTTGTTTAGGAAGTGTCGAAATATCCTTTTGAAAAATCCAGTCATCCATAAATTGTAAAATGGACTCATTGCTCTCTTCGTTGGATCCCGAGGCCCGGAATCAATTGAAACCGATGCTCCTGGTGGTGATTTCGGAACTAGCGCAAGAAGGAAATTCGGTCTGTTCAGTCTTACCGATTCAGCCCAATCTGCTGGAAATTGTAAGTCGTTCTCCCTCCGGAACCTATCGGATTGACAACATTTCACCCACCAATCGGGCGACGACTACCATGGAATCCCTTTTTCAACGGTTGCCCAGCTTCTAAAAGGCAGAATACATTTATTCTCGAGAATAAATGTGCGGTGTTAGAGGAGGAGATTGGCTTCCAGAATCTTTTTCATCTGCTCGTAACGATCCATTATAATACGATCAAATCCATCTACGGTTAACGACTTTAGAAAATACAAGGTTCGATGGTTATCGTCAACACTGGTCGGAAGGGCCAATCCCCAGAGGACTCGTTGAAAGGTCAGTTCGCTATATATGGGAGAATTGGTGAACATGACCTTTAACATGGTCGCCTTCGATATTTTCACCGTTTCGGCGTATTCTGGAACGGTTTGAAGTCGTTTAAAGATTCGTTCTCGAACCGCTTCCTCGGCTTCATCATAGAATAAGCCAAAGGAGTACTCCTTCAACCAGAAGGCGTTGACCGAAACGAAGGTCTCCTTTCGAACCAATGGATCCGCCAATAATCGCTCCACCTCCGCCTCTTGACCCAAGTAAATTGCCTCCAAAAGTGGAGGTCGTGACAGGGAATAGGTTGCCATTGAAGGGAATTACGCGACTATTGCTTTTTCGACCTTGCCTCCAATGAGAACCGAAGTCAGTTTTGGAATGGAAGAAGGAAAATCTTCACTTCTAAAACATGAGTTCCCCATTACAAACGGTCGTTCGCCAACTTCTATCGGAGGATTTGAAGAATCTGCAGCTGTGGCGACTGAGCCCGGAGCAATTAACGACTCTAAATCGGTTTCGCTCCGAAGTGGAGGCGAATTCAAGTCAGATTCTGGAGGTTCTCAATCTGGTCCAGAAGGAGTTGGGGATCAAATCGATCCGACCGGGAACGATCGGTGCTTATTTGACCAGCTGTGTAGGAACCGATGGGGAAGCCGCCGCCGTTTGTAGTCTGCAGAATTTTACTCTGGATTCGATTCCGACCACTGGAACGGAGCCGGTTTTCGTTTACAACACCGACACGGGAGAGCTGAAAAAGCTCAATTCCACTTCGAATGCATCCCGAGGTCACCTCTACGTGGAAGGCTCTCGGCTCTTCGAAAAGGTGACACTGGAGCTGCGGCGGCAGTTGCTAGATCAAGGACTTTTGGATTTTGTCGTCTATCTTCCAGTTATCGGCGGTTATCAGAAATACAAAGAGGAATCTCTTTTAGTGCCGAATTCGGTAGAAACCTACCGTCAAGGAACCATTGTCGCCTTGTTGGTCCTGATTCTGGTCTTTATCGTCTGGATCGGCCATCGCCGTCGGTAGAAAATGAAAAATAAAAGTGAAGTTGTGGCGGTCAACAACGAAAGAGAAAGCACTATGCAATGCAGTGGACGTACACGACGGGGAGCGCAATGCTCCCGATTCGTTTCGGTGGAGGGCGATTTCTGCTGGCAACATCGACCCCGTGAGAATTTACCGGAGGTTCAACGACCCCCTCGAGCTCTCAATCATTTACCCCCGTTACCCGAACTCCCTCTCGCCGCTATTTTTGGTGACCGATTGGGGCCCGATGGTTTTCCGGTTCCAATAATTCCAGGTTTGGTGGAGCACTTTCGTCCCAAAATCTGGACTCGAAAGGCCTATTTGGCCTTAACCGTTCCTCAAAGGTCCGCCATTCCGGTACCGGATGTGGAAGCGACGTTAAAGAGTTTTCAACTCTGCACTCTGTTCCCCGCTCGTTCTCGTGAGATTCTAAACACCTACTTTGTCAGGGATCACCCTCAAATTCTGGATCCTCACGGGAACTTCTCTAGTTATCGGTACGGAGAGACGTATTCAATTCCGGGAACGATGATCGTTGTCGCTCTGGGGATTGGGAAGGCGGATATCGAGTTCCGAGCTTCGGATCCGATGGTTGAATTTCGCTATGCCAAGGCGGTGGACCCGGTGGTGGCTCGATCCAAAGTCCGCCTGGATTTGGAGAAGCATGTAGATCCAATCTACCGATACGATATGGTGGAGATGGTGGAGTTGAACGAGCTCCCACTGGAGAAGATCTACTGTGACAGCGATCGGATCGCCTTCAATATGGAGACCATTCTTCAGGTTTGGGAATCCGGCTTCAGTTTCTACGATGAAGATTGTACTCGGATTCTTCCTCGTTACCCGTCCGGAAACGCTGGTGAACCCTTAGCACCTCAGATCATTCGAAACGTATATGCAACCGCCAAACATCGGAAGATGAAGATGAAGGAGTACCCGTTACTCAAAGTTTTGCTTCAAACTTCGTCGCTATTGGAGCAGCTATACGAGTTCATTCACAACTATCAGCGGTTGATTTCCGAATATGACGAGGTTGCAAAGTGGAATCCGTTGGATTTGGCCGTTTACAATCGACGAGACTATATCGCGTCGACTTGGCTGCAGAAGATCTATGCCTACTACGATCTCCACAACTACGGGTACCGGAAGTTTACCACTATTGAATCCAGCCGAGGGCGCAATGGGTCGCAAATCTTCTACTATCCGGTTTTACTGGCTCTCTTCATTAAGAATGGGTACACCGTTACCTTTGACGAGCTACCGGATGGTAACGTTAGTAACTTTCAGTGGATTCCGACCAATCACGATCCCCCGAAGAAAATTGCCAGCGCTTTCAATCCGGCCCGATCGTTCGTTTCCAGTCCCTTTATTATTACCCCGTAACATATACGAGGTAGAACTCGTATATGTTTTATTCTCGACCCGCTCAGGGCTTTTTGACCTTCTTGCCGCAGGTCACAATCTCGAACTCCACCTCCACTTCAGCTTCTACTACTTCCGCCACTTCCACCATTTGAGGGGATCGAAGGGTGGTGATAACGGTGAAGAGGGAATGAAACTGGTGACCCATTCCGATGGATCCAAGGAAATCACGACCATTCTCCGTAAACTTCTTGGCATCAACCCGTAGATCTGGGGATTTGTGAGAGAAACCGGATTCGAAGGGTGAAAGGAGCTCTCGGCATCGCTCGTACTTTAAGCACTCGGTGTCTCGAGCTTCACTGATGGCTTCTAGGGATGCATGCTTAACGATTAGATCGTAAGAGCGCTTGGGGCCAATTCCCGCGATGTTAACATTGAAGTCACAGCCGCAGAGAATGCAGAAATCCCGAAGTTGCTCTTGAGTTAGACTCAATTCCTCCCGAATCTGGGAGGTTAGTGTCACCTCCACCAAAGGAACTCCATCATCGTCAGCCCCGTTGAAACCGGTGATCTGAATCTCGGTTCCAAAGGCGTAAATATCCGTGTCTGTTGACCAGACTGCCCCTACAAGCCGCTCTTCCGCCAAGGATGCACAGAAAGCCTCGCCTTCACCCGGTGCTTGAATGGATGGAATTCCAAGTACCTCCGCAATGGAACGGAGTTGCTCCATCTCCTCCATGGAGACCGTGTTATAGTTAGCGAGCACTTTGCGAAAGGCATCTAACATCGGCTTCGTTCGCTCTAGAATCGAAAGTGCCTCTAGGTTGACGTGTAATTCCATAATGTCATCCTTTCGATCCTTCTTCTTCTGGCTTCGCTTAACCTTCTCCTCAAACTTCTCCGGGGGTGGCGTTCCATCCCAGATCCAGACAGGAGTAATGCCGTAAGACATCAGAACGAAGTTAAATTTCAGGAATTCATTGTAGACGTGAGCGATGGTTACCGCTCGATCCAAACCGGTGACCGGATCCTTGGCGGCATAGACGTTCCGCTTGTGACCAACGGCGAAATGAGTATAAGCCCAACCGCAGCCATCGATGGCGATTCGATAACCGGCAAAATCCACCAATCGGACATTTTGCACGTATTCGATTCCTTTCTCTTTCAGAAATTTGTTAAAGCCTTGAATTCCCATTCCAAAATGACCAGCTTTAACAACAAAGCGGCGAAAGAACTAAATAATCAAAATTTCGCCGCCGGCGTCATTCAAACCTTTCGCTCTACATCTATCCCTCTCTCACCGGTACCGAGTGGAAAGCTCTCGACCCGAATGTCGAATCGAGTCATTGCGGTGGAAATCCGATCCATCGATCCCAAGCTGAAAGTCCGCGATGAAGATCCGATTCGGTCTCGAGATCTACTAGCGGTTTATAGTTCTCGTGAAACCAGTTCGACCACCAAGAGTGTAATAGGTGAGATTCTGGCCGCGTTAGGAAAGTTCAACACGGCGGAAGGTCAAGAGGTCTACTGGAATCACCATCTCTTTCGACCCTTCGTCCAATCGGAACAGTATTATACCAATCGATCCATGGCTGAGACGACGGTACAAAGTGGGAAGATCTGGCTCCATTGCCAAATTCACCTCCCTATTACTCCTTCCGAATGGGTTCTCTTTCCATTTGGAACCGAGGATTTGATCACCCATCCAACACCGGAAGCGGATCGAATTTCGATTAAGCTCTACTCGACCAATTGTACGCCTCTGCCTACAGTTTTTCCACCCAGTGATGAAGGAATGGAGTGGGACCTGGAGGAGTTGGAGGGACTTTGGGATTGGGATACCGCTTCTATTCGTCTGACCACGAAGCCGAGTCGAGACTCCAGTTACTACATTCTGGTGATTGATCAACTACAAATTAGCTAGTACTAAAACATGAACCCTTTCTTCATTCTACTTTGGTTGATTACCTTCGCCTCCATTGTCTCCCTTTTCTTCTTTACCTTCAAAACAACAACCACCATTGCTACCGTCAACGAGACCACGGTTGTTCGTCCAAGTGATGCTTGTGTTCCCAACATTAACACGCTGAAGGATATCTCGACCGTAACTCAGTGTTGTCTTCGGGGTGGTCAAGTGACCGCCTCCCGCTATGTACCCGATGTTCTTTCTGGAGGTGTTGTTCTGAATCCGGGAGTTAGTTACTATTTGACGGTCTGTGGGAGCTATTGCAATTCCGTTGATGCGGACGGAGGTTGTATTGGGCCTTTGGATCAGCAGACCAAATATGCAGCTTGTATTGAGAAACTGAAGCCGGTGGGTTGTGTGGCCTCCTCTCTAGCGCAAGCTCACGATGGAACTACGCTCTTCTACGTTGAATCGGTCGGGAACACGGATTGCCAAACCACTACTCTCTGTAGTAACGCGGGGTAGAGTGTGGAAGATGGGATGAAAGAGAAAGGTGGATTTGAGTCATATATGTGCCGAAGCACACATATGTTTTACTTCTTGTTCTTAGCCCAAGGGGCCGGGGTTGGTTTCGGGACAACAGTTGCGGGGCGAGGGGCGATGTGGTCGGGGATGGTCCGACCTAGCTGCGGGCGCTGAGGGGAAGCAGTACCAGCACCACCAGCAGCAGCGGGCCGTGGCTCCTGACGAGCACCAGGGCGGGCAATGGAAGAAGTGGGGCGCTGACGAGGGTCCCGATCGAAGGCTGCTGGCCGAGGAGGGGGAGGCAAGACCTTAGTGCCACGGCGCTCAGTCAAGTGCGTCTTGCTCATGTCGCTAGTGAGGATCGCCGAGGAGCTGGGAATGATCATCACCCGACGACTCTCTCCCTCCTGATCTAGCGAATCCCGAACCAGGACCGAGCCCTCGCTCTTGATGAAACCCGACGACCGCTGCCAGGAATCCGAAGTCATCCGCCGAGGTCCCGAGTAGGTGGGGCGACTACCCGCAGCCCGATCCCGCTGGCGCTCAATCGCCTTGGTCCGCCGATCCTCCAGAATCCGACGGCCCGCATCCGACCTGGCGTCGATGCTGCGATTGAAGATGAGGCGCGCAATCTTAGACGGCTCCAAGGGGTTCTTGAACTCCGCCTTACGGCACATCTGTAGCGCAAAAGCTGCATCGTGAGGGCTGTTGGGCGAGAAACTGACTGTCACTCGCTTGATCTTCTGGTTCGTCTTCTTGTTGATCGTCTCCTCCAGCTTGACACGAGGGTAGGTAAACTCCCGACGGAAGCTCTCGACCTCACCGTAGTAGACGCTGTCGTCGGTGTTGAAGCGCTTGAAGACCTCCTCGATCATCTTCTCCGTGATCCACACTGGTGCGTCCGAGCAGAAGATTTCCGTTTTCGAGTAGCCCTCGTCGGGAAAGCGAACGTAGGCACTCTCCGCAATGAAGAAACCGTACTTCGGCAGCTCGATCGCCTCCGGGTCAATACCTTTGGCAGGGGCCTCCTCCTTCTGGATCTTGTAGTGGGCCTGACTCTGCTCGGGAGTGTAGGCGTAACCAGGAAGAATGCCAATCTCCAACGGAGGGAGCTTCCGCTGAATCATCGGGCGGATGAACTTCTTGGCCCGCTCAGCCTGCTGGATTTGGTCGTAGTCGGCCTTGGCGCGGTCGACGTCCGTCTCCCACATCGCATCACCGAAACCGAAGTCCTCCAACTCGTCCGCCGAAGGAACAATCAGCTTCCCGTCAGCCGTCAGGTCAACGGTAGTGTACTTCTTCGACGCAACGGCGGGAGCCTCATCCTCATCGGCTGCTGCAATGAGCATATCCGCCAGCTCGTCCGCGGTCTCCTCCACCTCCTTTTCAGAAGGCGGTGGCACCCAGCTGGGGTCTGGAATTTCCTCCACACGAGGAGTGCCATCCACGTTGAGGCCGGCCATCATGTTGTAAATGCGAGTGTCAGACACCCACACGTACCCGTAGCTGACCGGGACCTCTTCGCCCGTGGCATGGTCGGTGACGTAGATCACGTTGGCCTTGAAGTAGGCGTCGTCGTAACCGTCGTCAGGAAATTCCGCACGAATCCGCTCAAAAAGACGTTGCATTGACTCATCCAGGTTCCGTTGTGTGGCAACTCCCGTAAGCACGTACAGGTTGTGCCCGTTCCTGAAATAACTGCGTTCGTCAGACATTTGATTGGTTCGGCGAGTAGAAGGTATGCTCATTTCTATTAGCAGATAACTTATTTTCAGTTTTTCACTAGCTTGTAAACCACTTTTTCACGTTTTAGAGCCTGATTTTGAGAATGTAATAGAGGAATTGTAAAAGTGCCGCTGTTGGAGTCGCTAAATCTTAGCGGTTAAATCCAAAATATAGATTGGAAATCGTTCTTGTTTTGGAATTTTCTCTTTCGTTAGAAGAGGTTGGTTCAGCTGCTTTTTTGGTTTTAAGAATTGCTTTTCTTCGGTGGTCACGATGAAAACCTCTGTTACAATGAAGAAGAGGGATTTGATTTTCATGGTGTTGTAAAGGAGTGTTAGTGAGGGGTAATGTAAAACGCATTTGTTCTGTAGAACAAATGCGTATTTTCTTCTGAATGGAAGTTTACTCCGACCTTGGCAGTATCTCCTTCAGATCGGGATGTGCATCGAGTCCATACTCCTCGATAAACTCCAAATCTTGAGTCAATCCAGTGATGCGGATCTTCGGGTTGAACTCCGACTTGTGCTCGATGACAAGCAAGCGATAGTTCTTGAAGTTCTGAACGATCGTGTGATTTTCGGGATATTCATCGGCTCCGAAAAGTTCGTCGGTCATTCGCACCAGAGTTTCGAAGTCGGTCAACTTTAGAGTCCGACCTCCAACTAGAAACTCCAATCGCGGATCGATCTCCACCTCGGTTTTGACACAAATCGACATCGAAGTAAATCGGAGATGGAAAGTTGTAAAAGGGGTTCCTCTCCTTAAAATCCCAATAGAGAAATCAATTTTTCCAACTTACAGCCCGGTTAACTTCTATCGAATTTTTACAGGAAAAGTGGTAGGAAGAGCAAAATGATGATAGAATAGAAATAGAGCAACCTCGGCGCATATCGGTTACCCATTTCTGGGTAGATAAAGAGAAAAGTTAGAAAGTAGATAAGGGTCACACAGGTAAAGACGAAAAAGATAAAATTCTTCGAGGGAATATCAACATCGGTTACACTTTTCGCTTCAATCGGAATCTCTTCTAGTAGTTTTTCGGTTTCCAGCTCTAGGATCTGGATGGTCGTCTTATATTCAGTTGGTGTCGGCGGTGTGAAAACTAGATCCATTTTCAACTCCTGAACTCCATTCTGAGTTTTAGTTCCGATCTGCCGAAATTGGAAACTTTCCGCCATTTTCGCATCGGCAATTTGGACTTTCACCTTCCGATTTTGAGGATTTGCAAAGCGAAAGGTGATCTTCCTCGGAGCACTAACTCGTCCGGAGATGGTCTTTTTCGAAATGGTGATCATTTACTAAGTGGGAAGAAAAAGAAGGATATATCTGAGTCAAACTCAGATATGTTTTAGTGTCTTCAGTAGTAGCCGAACTTGGAATTGACTCGGCCCACCGCCTCGTTGATGTCGATGAAAGAGATAACTTCCCCACCCGTCTTACTCTTGACGTGAACCTGCTGAGCGGGATCGAAACCATCACCGTAACTAGACTGGAAGATAATGCGATTCGAATTACGAACTGAACCATCCTCCTGGAGGACAACGCCCTCTAGAGTCTTCACCATGCGGTGTTGCATATGACCCGTTTCAGCCGTCTTGGTGGCTGTATCCAGCAGACCTACACGTACACCCAGAGAGTGATAGTAGAGCTCATCCAGCTCCAACCCCGTGAAGAAGGAGGAGGTAACGAATCCGCGATCCTGAATTCGCTTACTGTGAGGACGTGCATAGATGCTGCAGCGCTCCCCTCGAAGACTAGGAGCGGGCCGTTCACCCTTAACGTACTGTTGACCCAGTGCAGCCGTAATCTGAGCCGTGTTGGTGTCGTCACCCTTGGCACCCGAGCGACCCATGATGTTAATGGCGTTATCCTCACTCAAGAGCTTCGCACCCACGCGCTGACCGAAACCGGCGGTTAGGTTAACTAGACTTTGAATCTGTTTCTCGCGGTACTCTCGTTCCACAATCGACATGTCCTCGTTCTCGTCCCCCAGAGCGTTGATCTTCGCCTGTGTCAGCGCCATCTCCGTCTCCACCATCTCCTTCACCAGATTGGTCTCTGGACCCTTTCGAATGATCACATCGATTGCCATCTTCAGATCCCGATCCTTCTCTGCCAGCTTTCGGGCCCGCTCCTGTGTCTCCGGAGTAGTGAGGCCGGTTTCCACCAATCCATTCAGTTCCGTCTTCTGTGCTGATGGTAGAGCGGAGGCCTTGATAACACGGGAGACAACTTTTCCGGCCGGTGGGACGACACAATCGAAGTACCCGATACTAAAGCCGTGGAACTCGATGAACCAATCCAGAAGGAAGACACAGTCGGTGATAAAATCGGAGGTTCGATTAGGACCGTACCACTTCCAAATCGTCTGCAGGATGGTGTTACCACCGGCACCGATGTGGGCCTTACTGATAGTTCCTCGGATCAGAACACCGTCCCGAATCACGACTCCACCCTTCTCGTACCAGAGATCCGCGGGTAGAATGGCGGAGAAGAGGGCTCGACCGGTAAACGGCTTCACTTGGTGCCGTTGAAGCCGCTCCTCCAAAGTGGGAATCGCATCCCGCAAAGTCACCTTGGCAAGACCCTGGTGAAACTCCGCCTCCGTGAACTGAAAGCTATCCCGTTGAGTCAACAGATAGGCGGAGGTCAAACTGTTGTAAACGATACCGACTACCGTCTTACTAGTCTGACCGCTCATGATACAGTTCTTAACGGATGCGATAGTTGCCGCTTCATAAGCGGATTCATCTTGTAGAACGTAGAAGCTGAGCTCATCACCATCGAAGTCCAAGTTGAACGGCTTCGTATAGCACATATGGGCTCCAATGGTGTGATTGTCCCAAAAGACAACCTCCGCTCCCATCAAGCTCTGTTTGTGCAACGACGGCTGTCGACCGAAGATGACTCGATCCCCCTCCTGAATTGGACGCTCCACTTGGTCTCCAATGATTAGCTGGTATCCAGGATGATCGTCATAGCCATTTCGGAACTTCTCCGTGACTCGAAACCGTTGGCCGCGGAGTTCATCCGTGTGAGGAATCACGTGGGTAATGGTACCGTCTTTGTAGAGTTGATCAATTCGCTTGTAGTTACGAGAGTTGACCTTCTCCACAATGGTGAGAACCTTGGCGAAAGAGCGAGGAATCGCCACCTGTCCGTACCGCAGTTTTGAGGAAGTACCCGCGACCGAACGAGCAGCGTGATTCTGTCGCTTACCCATAATGGCTCCGCGAATGACGCCCTCCTTCTTCTGAATCCGTTGGGCAATGGAATAGACCTCCTCGTTTTGAGAGAAGATGTAGCGACCAGAGGAGTTGTCCATCATATGCCGAACGTGAAACTGTAAGCACTGAATCATCTTCGGCATATTCTGCGACTTGGAGGTTCGGATGTTGTCGTTGTCCTTGATAATGTCGTTGTAAGCGGAGGTCAACAGATCCGGGCGCACCTCTCCATCGTGGACCACAATCGGGCGAGCCGCCGGTGGAATGATGGGAAGGTGTCGGAGCAGCAGGTTGATCGGCTTCGACTCACGAAAGCCAAGGAGCTTCGCATCCTCGTCGCTGATGAACTTCAGAATCGTCTCCACTGTGTTCCCGTCACCTCGAGTGGAAGCGATCGGTAACATGGTCATAATCTCCTGATTCTTCGGACCTCGGTACTTGATCCAGATTTGACCGTCCTTGATGTTCTTCATCTCGTAGATCGGATTCTGATTGCAGGCCTTGGCTTTCGGCTTCCGCATACTGGGAGTCAGGGTACCCGGAATGTCCACCTTGTTCTTCGCCTCTCGATTGTAGCGGGTACAACGGATGTTACCGGAAGCACAAATCTCCGCCAGTGTTTTCAGTCGCATCTCCGGATTCATCGACAGTAGACCTCGCTGCTCCATAAACTCCCGTGTCACCAGGAGTCCACTGCAATCGTTACAGTGAACCGTCAGAACAAAGACCAGGTACCGCAGGAGTAACGGATGCGCCAAAGGAACGTTGAGCGCCATGTGACCTAGGTGCCCAGGACAATCCATATTAGACCCGTGACAGGAAGCACAGATCCGGTTGTTCTCCAGAACTCCCAGTAGTGGATCGTCCGGTGTATCCGTGTAATCTTGACCATTACCCAGCTGCTTCTTGATCTGCAAAGTACTCATCTTCACCAGCGTATCCGAATCCAGCATCCGAATGGTGGTACCGGTAATCCGAACCATGGGCATTGCATCCAGCGACTTGGAGGTCTCCGCCATGATGTCCTGCCGCTCCAAGTGGGTAATATGTTGACCCTGACCCATGTCCCGTTTAGCAGCCATTGCTTTCGGATCCACAACAGGGGTTGATGCAGATGCTCGGACCTTCTGTTTGAACCGATCCGTCATGGCATTTTTGGCACGGTCCATGATGTCTGATGAATCTTTGAAAGAGGGTTAAAATTGGAAGACTGACTTTTTGTCGATTCAGTTCTTTCCGAATCTGATTTTGATTCCTAATTATAGGGGCGAGAGAACCGAAACCGATTCTGCAAGGTCTCTCTTCATCGATTTCCGCTTTCGTTCGTTCTTCCAGCATGGCGGCACCAGCAAGGACTCCTCTGCAAGAAGCCATCGAAGAACAGAATCTGCTTCGACTTCAATCCATCGTCTCAATGACCTCCTTTGAAGGCTATTCGAGCGCCTTAAGCTTGGCCTGTCAGCACAAGTTTCAAATCGGGATTGAGTGGTTAGTAGCGCAATTGATCTATATGATCCCACTCGAGAATTACCGAATGGTAGAAGATTTGATCTATGCAACGGAAGATTTGGAGCTGTTTCAGCAGATTATGCGAAGATTCACTCCAAGTCTGCGTCTTTTGTCGGACGCTTTCAACCGCCGATTGAGTAAAATCAACACCTCCAATTACATCAAACAGAATTTGACAACGTACATGGTCAAGGAGTATAAGGCTCGAGGTCTTCAACTTCGTGGAACTTTTACCGCCATGCAGTACCGATGGCTTCTGCAACACGGATTTACCTTCCATCCCGACATCATTCGAATCACCTTACGTAAAGCTTTGAGTAAGGGATCCGTGACCTTCGCCGAATTGGCAATTGAGTACAAGTTTCCAATTCCGGAGGAATGTTTGGAGATTGCTTTACGCCGAGGACACGAACCGCTGGTAGAATACCTCTTCCATCACGGCTTCGACATTCTGGAGGTCAAGGAAAGAACTCTGGGACCGGGTAAGAATTTCCATGTCAATTGGATCGGTTTCATCATGGTGAGTCTTCACAAAGACGTTCGGGATCCTCGAAACGGGATTCTATTGGCGCAGCTCCGTTCCACTGTTACACTCTTACTACGCTTAGGGTGTCCTCGGACTCGCGTTATCAATCAACATTCGCTGGATCATGCTTGGAATTTCCTTCGAATTCCAGGACCGGCGCCGTGAGTCGTAGTTAAAAATACATTTATCCAAGGGATGAATGTATTCACGAAATCATCTCCAATTTCCGAATCTCGAATGGCTTCGGAAGACCAATGACAATCATATAACAGTAAGCACTGGAGGCCAACCACAGAGAGGAGACGCGGATACAGGACTTCATACTGGGAAATTTGTAGGATCCCATGGAAACGATCTGAAGCCGATCCCAAATGGTGAAACCTTCCTCCGGGCTATTGGAGAGCTGAAATTCATCCTCTCCATCTTGAAGAGTAAAACGGACGAGCGGTAATGCTTTCAGCCGGGCCTGAAGTTTTTCCGGTAGTGACTCTAAGTAGATATTGCATTCCAAGAGAGCCATCATACTGTTTTGATTGATCCGCTCCACCAAATCCGCCCGGTTGGTCTCCGTTTCCGGCTTTCGAAGCGGAAACTGTTCTCCATTGGTAATCTTCCAACCTCGCATCGTCATGGAGAGATGAAGTAGATGCTGCAGAAAGTCAACCACCTGCTTTTGTTCCGTTCCATCGAGAGATTGATAGTAGGTCACAAACTCCTTCGATTTAGCATGATTAGCGGCTAATCGCTCGTTAATGGAACCCATCACCGTTAGGAGTCGCTGGTTGGCATCCTTCACCATCGAGGGTAAATTGGAGTTCTCAACTCGTCGCTGTAGAATTTGTCGAAGCTTGTTCATCTGAAGGCGACTAAAGCATTCACCCTCTTCGTTCGGATTTCGAAAGGCTTGCTCCGACATGAAGTAATCCGCTAACTCTTGAACCGTATACAGCTTAAAACTCCGTTCCGCTACATTACCGAAGGATAACAACAGATCTCGATGCAGTTCACCAATATCATGTAACATAATCTGGGTTAGTTCCTCTTCACAGTAAGGATGGAGACCCCCGTAAAAATTGGGCATTAGACGTGCCATCTCTAAACAGTTCTGGACCGACATCTCTCGGAAGTTAGTTCTCAAATAGCCTTCTCCGAGCGCGAAGTTCATGAGGTCGTGCTCTGAATACAGAGTTCCGAACAGCGGGGTCCAAGTTTTCCGCATGTTATACCAATCCGAATTTCGAAGCCACACCTTTCGGAAATTCGGATCCGTTGGAATGTACCGGAGATATCCTTCTGACACCGTGTAAACAGAGCGCAATTGCATATACTCCGTGAAGGGATCTGCTGCTTCGGAGAGGTTTAGACGAAAGTTGAGAGCTCCGAGAAGAATTGCCTCCTTCTGACAGATGGGAACGGCTCGAAACATAAGGGTATTGGTATCCAGAGAGATTCGAGTTTGCTGAATCTCCGTTTCCGTTACACTGCCAACACTGATTGGTGGCAGCGAAGGATAACTGGAATGATAAACGACTACCGGACCCGAAGTCATTAAACTCAATGGATGATTAACGACAGATGAAGTTACAGCCGGAACAGCAAAAGCCGGTGCCATTAAAAGGGAGGTTAATGCTGGGGTTGGTAATTGTTCAACGATAGCTACCGTTCGACTTCGGAGGCTGGAAACGGGTTCCATCAGAGAACGAACGGCAAAAGCCAGATGATTGAGGGAGGTCATTCGATGGGTGGCAACTCCATAGTATTGACAGATCGCATAGAGCATTGTCGCATCGTAATTGAATGGAAATCGGGGTGTTTTGGGACCGATGGTCCAATCTCCTTGCGGAAGGGGAACTGGACGATTTCGAACCGACTCCAGGTGCTGAAAAGCGGCCATCAAAATGTTGGAATCCGGCCAACTAACACAATCAGCATTCACATAGCAGGCAATGACCGGTAAATTCTCCGAACTAATAGTGACGGTTTCGGTTCGAGTTGCAGCAATGGAGGTAATGATTCGAAGAATTTTCTCCGGTGTGGTAGCGGAAACGGTTTCATAACTACCGTCAAAGTGAATCCGATGGGCTTTGGCAATCTCCACCAAAACACAAGCTGGAGTCTGAGCGGTAATACCATCGATGAGAGTTAAGCGATTTAGATTGTAGCTTGGACTCGCCATCTCTTTAATAAAAAGCGGAAATTCGTTTTAAGGTTAATTTGGAGTCGATCTACATACATCTAGTATGTAGATGTATGTTTTGAGATTACGATTCCGCTAGTATCTATTCGTGGTACAATATCTTCGATGGCAGTTGATGTTAAACTTGGAATCTGTTGGGATTGTAAGTTCTCACTTCCCTCCGCCACCCATCAAACCTCCCAATGAAGTAATCGACTTCACACCTCCAAAGGCGCTTCCAACACCCTTCAGAGCTACGAAGACCACTAACCCGATAATAACGAGGATCGCAATAATGATCGGAACTAGGATCCCTTTCAGGCCTTCGAGGAGAGTCGCGAGAGTTCCGTAGACCTTGTTCTCGACGTCGATCGTGGCCGAGGCATCGTTGCTTAAAAGAAGCTTGGTAATATTCTCCATCATGCACTCGGCATTCGTAATCTCACCTGAATTGGCCACCATAATGGACCCATCAATCGTGCTTTGGCTAGCAAAGATGTTGACGTCCGAGATACTTTGAGTGATCTTCTGCTGACAGGACGAACTGATCAATTGAGAAACGGAGTTCCGAATGTACTGATCGATTCTGATGTCGTTGTCAATTTGGGTTGGTGTTAGGACATCGAAGAAGCTAGTTCGAACATCGTTAGAAATCTTCGTTAATGACTCTAGGACATTTTCGATCTGGCTATCCAGCATATTTTTCATAACGCAACTGGTATTAGAAATCTTACAGGTGTTGGTAACCGAGACATCTCCCCCGACGTAGGACCCGATGATAGTGATGTCAATGCCTTCAATCGACTGGCTGCATTCAAAGGAGCAACTCGAGGTCGATTCCTGTAATACGGAGTTAACGATCGTTTGTGAGGTCTCCGCGGTGGTCGAGACTTTCGAGCCCATTCTCTTTAGCAATGAAAATAAAAGCTCTTTTCGAAGTAGTGAAAAGAAGAATGCTAGATCTGGCGAATGAACTATCTCGGATTCGTTCTGCTTTAATCCTCAATCCATTGGGTGCTGATGCAAGTCGAATTAGTGCCATTTTGGCTCAGAAGTCGACACTGGTGGTGCAAACCGTTTTTGTGGTTACCTGGGATGTAACTAGCGCCAAGGATGTTCTCGCGGAGTTTGGGAATCCAGTTCATATCAAGGTTATTGACTATGAACAACTGGACCAGATTAACGGAACCGCGGACAATCGGGTGGTTATCTTCGATTCCCTACCCAATGCGATCACACTGGTAAATCCCTCCTTCTTCATGCACTTGAAGAAGGCCGGTGTTTGGGTTGTGGCCGTGGCATCGCAAGGTGTAAAGCCGGAGCAGGTGTTAGCCTTCTCTTCCGTTTTTCCGGAGGCTTTGATTCTAAAGGCCGCTTTTGCTTTCATGGGGGAGGAGATTAAGTACCACCTGCATCAGGTTAAGATGACACCTCGACAGGATATGATCTACGACATGCGAGCTCGTCGTTACGGAAAGGCGCCGGAGATTTTCAACATGGCATACCCAACACCGTTGCAAACTTCGATTGATGCTAACGTCAATCCCGATATTGGAGCCATTATTCGAGAGTACAAGATGGGCCTTTTGGCAGATGCCCCTAAGCTGAAGGAGTTAATCACCTATATCATTCTGAATCGGGATCGGCGCCACATTATTCACACTAAGTATGAGGCCTACTACGGAGTTAAGTTGCTAGAGGCTCTACTACAGCTCAATGGGCTAGATGTGGTTACGATTACCGGCTCCATGAAAACCGATCAACGGCTTCTAGAGATGCAGCGCTTTAACGCCGATCGAAATCCTCGAGTTTTGATTCACAATACGGCACTCCCTCTCGACACAGATCCATTGGAGGTACGAGATTTACATCTGTTGGACGGCAATCTAGAGGAGGGAATTCTAAATCTGGTTCGAATCTACAAGTACCGAAACTATCAGTCGTCTGGAACACCCCTAGTCTTTGTTCACAACTATGTAACTCTTCGTTCTAGCGGGGCTCCAACGGAGGAAGTGCAGCAGTATACTGCATTCCAAACCAATGAGAAGACTCGGATTACGATTTGGGCGGATTTGAACAAGCGTTCACGTTCCCTGATCACAGATCGGAGTGGTCGCTTGGCGGTGGAGTAAAACACATGTGAGTCGAACTCAAATGTGAAATTATGAGAGTCAAAGTTGATCCTCTCCTGCTTTTCACTCGTATTTACGTGGGAAGATCGACATTGAAGAAACGCCAAAATCGGAGTGGAAAAGCGGAAACTTGCAGAAAGCGAAGACTTTTTCGCATTGACTGACGTGCAGAAATCGGCAAAAAATCAGCATCGAAGTAGCGTTGTGGGTAGAGATCTGAGAACTTTTTCTGCAGCAACGGCAACAACAATTGCAACTGTTGTTGCTCTCTTGTTTTTCTTTCATCGCTCCTTCGATATAGGAATTCCCGTGGTAGAATTGGTTTCTTCCTCTTGGTACCAGATTTCCACCTCCACCAAATCCGAATCTGTCTCTTCTCCGAACTCGTTTCGCCGACACCCAAGGAAGGAGTTAATGCAAACGCTTAGCAAATGACATAACCGGAACGGTTGGAAGACCATTTTTACGTTCTTTTCTACCGCTTTAAAGTCGAATGGAGGTCAAGAATTGTCCTTGGTGTCAGCGTTACGCTACGAAGGATGAACGTTGCAATTGGGTTAAGTGCGGTGAATTTGAGAAGGCCGGCTTTCTAAAGGATCATGGTTGTGGGCGAGCTTGGTGTTTTCAATGTGAAAAGAAGCTGTGTGGAGCTTACTACGATCCAAAGACGGGTACTAAATTACCCTCAGGAACGGATCAACACACCAAGGATTGCTGTTTAACGGAGGAGGGTTTCACCAAAGAGACCTATTGTGGTGGTGGCCATCACTCGCACACCGTGAAGCGATGGTAAGCGGTGATGAAAGGTGGGAAAACATTTTCGATTCTAGTCGAAAATGTCTTTAGGGATTCGCCAGTAACAGGAGTCGAGCTAACTCTTCATTCTTAAACTCTCGGCGACCAAAATACTCCTGAAGTTCGATCTTCTCTTCCAACCAACCAAAGTACTGATTCAAGAGCTTCTCCTTCTTACTTCCAACAATCTTTAGAATCGTCTCGGAATCCAATCCCATTCGGATTAAACCAATCAAGGTGTGTATGGATCCCTTCAATTTAGGTTCATAACCGGCCACGAAGCGGTAGGGACGATTGAAAAATTCCGGTTGTCCCGCTTCCGTTTTGGTCAAGTAGAGACCGATTCGAGGACTGGAGTAGATGGGTAACGGTTTCAGCTCTTTGGAGACGAGCTTCAAGGGTTCATGCTCTCGGACGGAACGATTTCCAGCTAAACCTTCCGTGACCAACTCCTGAATTCCCTCGAAACCGGTCAACTCCAGAATTCGATTCACACAACAGCAAGGTCCGGTGACAATCTCTCCCGTTTCCAGATTTTGAAAGCTTCGAACTAGAAAGCTAGTATAAGCCTCCCCATCTTCACTCAGTGTAATATCCATTCCCTTGAAGGTACCACCTCGGTAGGAGGTCCCGGATTTGTGAAAGTAGAAGGTTCCATTTTCCTGTTGTTCGGCGTGTCGGTGAACAAAGGGATCCGGATGTTCTTCGCTATGATGATAGAGTTCCACCTCCAACAGTCGATGCTCGACGTCGGCAATGGAAAGTACGGTCTCATTCAGAAAGAAATGAGCACTTTCCTGGAGGGATGACATTTATTGGTTAAATGACATTTAAGGAGTTTCCAATTAATCAATTTCACCCATGTGGAGGGTGGGTGGATCGTAACGCTGAAGACCGTGACGCCGCATCTCCGGAGCTACATATCGATCGTAAAAGCGACATCCGCTCGGATAGAGAACTCGGTCCCAAAGATCCTGATTAGTTGGAATCGTTTCCACGTATACGTCCGAACTGGTTGTGCAGCCAACAGCGTAGACAAAGTTCTGCATCCCCATAATAACGGCGCTACTGATCATCTGAAAATAATGGGAAGTGAAGATGTGTCGATGGTAACTGGGAGGAAACTTGAAGCCCTTCTTCAACGCCTCCAAATGTTCAATTAGAGACCGATAAATTTCTTTTGGTAACTTCAGCTCAATGCCAACAGTCTCCTCCTTTTCACCATCGACCTTGATCTTCATTAAGCCATCGATGGAACAGCCAAAACGAGGATCTCGCTTCCAGACCGCTAAACCGACCTCTTGGATCGGAACATTGAAACGGGTAGAGAGCTTCTGTCGAAAGCTTTTCTCGTAGACAACCCCATCCCATTTCAGAGTCTCAGAACTCGGTCGAAGTGCTTTCTCCGAGGTACCACAGACGATTTGAGCCAACTCCAATTTCTCCGACTCCTTGGAATCGTCGTTGATGTATTTGCAGATTTGACTGATGGTCCCGGAGGTATTTCTTCCGTACCGAAGTTTCATCCAACCCGGTTCATCCTGCGAGAAACTGGAAAGGTAATAGGTGGAACGCTCCTCCCACGTAAAGGGAGCACCATCAATAACGGTTGCAGTGTTGATCAGATCCATTCGTTGCACTGAATTATTCCAACTAATAAAAATGTCAGTTCTGTTCACCTGGGTTCATCGTTTACGAACTTCCTATGTGGCCATCTTCACATTGGTCTTTTTAGTCTTCTTTCTCTTCTGGATCTTCTTCGGACGGGATTATAGTCATGAAGTAGATGTAGGACAGAATGCAAAACCTCGAAGTTCTCAAGGTCAAACGCTGGAACCGGAAACGTTTTACGAGGACGAACCGGAGTTTTTGGAATCGGAGCCGGAGGAGGTTCCGGAACCTCCACTTTTGCGACCGATTCCGATCTCCAATCATCGAAAGCGCTCCAAAGGGGAGCAGTTAACACAGGAAGCGCTGGAACAGTTACTCGGTCGTTCGGTGATGTCTCAATATCGACCCAACTTTTTGACCAATCCCGAATCGGGACGCCCTTTAGAATTGGATTGTTATGATCCTGTTGAAGGACTGGCGGTGGAGTATAACGGAAAGCAACATTACGTCTACAACGATAACTCTCATTACTACCATCGAAATCTAGAGGCCTTCTACGATCAAATCTATCGCGACGAATTGAAATGGAAGCTCTGCAATGAAAACCAAATCTACTTGATTGTAATCCCATATACTGTGGATATGTGCACTAACATGGACCAAACTCGGTGTAGCAGTTCTGTACCGGAAGAGCGTCGGTATCAACGAATCTATCAGTTCTTAGAGGCCCAATTACAGGAGTTCTACCAACGAAAGATGGACGACAACTTGTTTTGAAAACTTATTCTCGGCTCTGGAAATGGCAACTCAGGAGGATGTTATTTTGATTCCGGCGGAATTCACAAATCCGCACTACATTCCGACTTGGGTCTACAGGAAACTAATCGAGGCCCACCGGTACGGCTTTAAGATCTACGTCATGGGTGGCGAACTGCATTCGGAGTTTCCCCGAGAGATTGCCGATAAGCTGGAAGTGACAGAACTCTCCACTCACGGCCTCTTTTCGGAGCGGGTTCACGAGGTCCGAATGCGAGCCTCCAATGCCAGCTTCGTTCTAAATCTAAAGCGCCCCGATATCTCCAAAACGGATGTACCTCACAACTACGGAGCTCTGGCGGGACCTCGCCCGGCCATTAAGTTTGATCTGGTGGAACCCCACGAGGTCTTTCTTGACTACGACGGTCTCGACTACAAGAAGATTCTAATGACCGGAGAGCACAGTTTGGTCATTGTTAACTCTAGCGTGGTCCCGCTTCAAACTTATAGTAAGAAAGTTGGCGATGCCACTTACAATCTTTACAATCGAACGGATGGACTTTACCTCGAGAGTGATATCTATCCCGTTTTGGTCGGTGATTACATTAAACTGATCGAGAAAGGCTTAGTTCAGCCGGCACCGATGGATCTAATTCTGAATCACAAGAAGTTGCTGGGAATGACGCGACTTGAACGAGAGTCTCTGAAACCGGACATTGAGTACACTGATCTTCTGGAAATTGGTAACTCGAAGCGACGAATTCTGACCTCCCTCTGTTTGAACTGCTTTGTGGATAGCGATGACCCCGAGGAGCAAATTCCCAACTCCGAAGAGTATTTCAACGCCCTTCTAGATCTAGCCGGCGGTTACCCGGTTCTGATGGTTGCGCAGTCGGAAGACCTGGAACATTACGAGGAGTTACAGGGCTTCTTCCGCCGGAAGGGAATACTGTACTCAACTCTTCTAACGTAGACATAGACATAGACACATTCGAGCTACCTAAGACACATTCGAGCTACCTAAGACACATTCGAGCTACCTCGAATGTGTTTTGTTTTGTTTTCCACCCCACCATACTGCGTTTAATACCGCTTGCCACCGTGCAACATCGAATCGTAGTGCATAGCCTGTTCGAAGACCCGATCCCGTCGACCACCACGGGTCCACTTGTCCTCCTCTTCGCCACCGAACTCCTCCACCACAGTTGCGGGCTTCTCTCCCGTTGGTGCTGCCGCAGCCGTTCGGAGAGAGACCATGACCACCTGTTGACTCTCCTCCTCGACACCCGCCTCCTCTAGCGTCATGACGTTGCCGTCGGTGTCGATAATCTCCTGTGCCTGGTGCCCCTTCTCTAGGGCTACCACCCGCTCCGTTCGCCAACGGGCCATTGCCTGCCGCTCGGCCTCGATCTGCTGCGACTTGACCTCCTTGTAGATGCGATCCCACTCCGTTGACGGTAGCAGGTGGTCGTGCTCCCGATAGATGTCCAACATGGCCTCCACCTCTTCACGGAAGCCCTCAAACGGTCGCTTGGCAGTGGTAGCGGTGTAGGTCTTCGTGTTGTAATGAGTCATCCAAGTGCTCTCGTAGGACTGCATCTTGAAGAGGCGCTTCTTGGCTCGCAGCACGGTGTAGAGGGCCGTAGCGATGATCTTCTGGAGGGTCTCCTCCTTGGAGCTGATCTCGATCGTCAACTGCTTCAGATCCGCTTGGTCGCTCTCCAGAGTTCGACTGACAACGCGGTGGCGATTGACCCAGTTGTGCAGATTCGCCTGTGCCTCCTTCAGCCGGTGCAGATTCTCGCTGGTGGTGTTGAGAGCGAACTCCTCCATCGTCACCGTCAAAGGAGTCCCGTTGTTCTGGGCCTTGATGGCGGCCGACTTGTAGGTCATCTCCGCTTGCCGCTTCAGCTTCTCGTACTGCTCCGTAAAAGAGTCGACCTGCGCCTTCAAGTTGACATAGTCGGGGTCGTTGTAGTTGATCTTCGGGTTCAGAGCGGCGTCAATCTTCTGCTGGAGGCTACTGGCCCGGTTCTTCATCTCCCCAATCTCCTCCAGACTGGTCAAGAAGTTCTGGTTGGCCTGCAGTAGATTCTGCCACCAGTTGTCGAAGTACTCGTAGTACTCGTGGATCTTCTTCTCCCGCTTCTCGTGAGCCAGGTCTGCCTTGTGCTCAGCAACCCAGCAAGTGTCGAAGCAGGCACCCGAGGCAGCCCAAACGGAGAGGCCCTCGTACTCCTTTGGCACCAGCGACTCCATCAGATCCGGTGTCAGCTTACCCTCTCGTTCGAAGGTGTTACCGATACGGCTAGAGCAGTGCCAACTGCAAGAGGAGAGGCGAATGTGGCGCTGATTGCCCTTGGCACCCACGAGGAAACCGAAGACCGTCTTGCCAGTAGCAGGATCCTGGTGCTTACCCAGAATGGCCGAATCGACAACGGAAACCTTCATCTTGGTGTCGGGGTCCGTCTCCTTGCGAGAGTAGTTAACCACCGTGGAACGGTCAAACGCCGTTGTGATCCACTGCAGCGACTTGTCCAACGCCTTGGACTTCTTGCAGATGATGGTTGGCATCAACTTGGCTACCCCCTTCTCGTTCTTGACGGCAGTAGTTGCCGCCGCGACGAAAATCTGGTTCTCATCCACCGGTGCTCCAGCTCCACCTGCTGGGCGCCGAGAGGGAGAAGCGGCTCGGACTACCGCTCCCTCCGTCTTGATGGTCGACGCCTGTCGAATGCGAGCATCGAGCTCCTGCATCTGAGCGTTCTTGATCGACAGCAGTGGGTGCCGAATCAGAGCTCCCGACTCCGGGTCTCGAATCTGCGGATTGATCCGCTCAATGCCACCCTTCAGGTCCGGATCCACGATGACCTTGTTGACACCGAATGGAATCTCCGACTCGGTGATCGAATCGGAAACCACCATGATCTTGACTCCGTCGACGGTGACAATGAACTTGACCACCGGCTCCGTTGACTTACCGGCCGCACCCGAGGAGCCCTTGTTGCGGGGGCTCTCTGGAAGCGCGTACTGACCGGGCCGGTAGGTGCTGAAGAAATCGCCCTCATCGTCAGAATGCGCGTCCAGATCAGCAAACTCCTCTTTCTTGTGGCTGACCTCACGAGACTTCGGGGGCGAACTGGCACGAACCGAAGGGAGAGTGACCGCCGCAGTCTTCATCGCGGTCAAGAAATTGCCACCGCCACGCGCATAGGAAGGACCAAAGGTGCGAGACATTTTCTAGAGACCGGAAAAGGCTGTTTTGAAAGGTTGATTCCCTTAGTGTCAAGAAATTCCAATTCAATAATTCCATTCCGCCCTTTCTTCTGAATCCTCCTTTTCACCGTTTTTCTAGGGCCATTAAGTGACTCTGAAAAAGAAAGCTTTAGAACACTTAATATCGGGTGAAAGACACCCATTTTGAACCGGATTTGAGTTCAACTCAAATCTGGGATTTATATCTATTCCTCCGCTGGCTCCTCGAATAGCATTTTTTCCAACTTCTCCAATGCGTAGTTGTAGGTTTCCACATTCCGCCAACCACCCAGCGATTCCACCTTTTTAGGCTTCAGAATCCCGTTGTTGATGTAGAAATTGGCTAACACTTTGGTCAACGTCTTGGTCACAACCTGGCGATACTGGGAGTTGTTGGCAAACTCTCGATTCATCTCCTTGTCCGGCTCCGTTGGCAGAAGTCCATAATGTTGAACAAATGCTTGCATCTCCAAATGGTAGAGATTCATGGCCCAGTCATCAGGAAGAACACTATCCGGATCCCGATGATAGAAGCCCGCTTTCAGATACTGAATGGCGAACTTCGTCAGCTTCAGGATCAAATGATGAAAAATGACTCGGTCTTCATCCGAAAGATGTTCCGGTAGCTCCTCTCCGGAGAAGGGATTGTAGGGCGAATTGGCAAAACGGCCCTTGTTGCCGACAAACTCCTCGACCAACTCTTTGATGGAGGGTTGTCCTGTCACCCGAAAGTACCAGCGATTTTCCAGCTTGTAATCTCGAGTCCGCTCCATAATGTTGAGGAGGTCGTAATCATCGGTGATGGTCGGGTTGGAATGATCCAAATAGATGACCAGATCTTCCGTTGTCCGAAAGTCCTCCAAATCTCCCTTCGGAAGCACAAAATCGTTCATTAGTTCGGTGCCGAGAACGAAGGATTCCTTGAGGGTTTCGGCTAAAGCGACAACTTCCGGCTCCGTTGATGTCAATCGGGGATCGATCGCAAAAAAGGTCAGCTCCAACTTGTGCTTGGTGGCTAGTTTCCAAGCGGCTCCTAGGTCCGCCTTGGTTGGGAGTTTGGCACCCTTCTCGGATTTTGCGAAGCCGATTGCCACAACGTTAAGCTTTGCCATTTCAGGTTAGGGTTAAAAAACTGATCTTTTATGGACCCGTTTTCAGTTTTTTAACGGAACTCAGAATGCCGACAACTTTGTGGATCCGTCACGCGCCTAAGGCGTGGTCAAATGGTCATGCTCAAAAGGATACTCCCGCCCATGACCCTCCAATCATACCGGAGGCCAAGGAGCAAATCATGAAAACTACCTGTGAATTGATGGCGATTCACGGGATTCCGGACCGAATTGTAGTTTCTCCCTTTCTTCGAACTCGAATGACAGCGGCCATGATGGTGAGCACTATCCGTTCGATTTCTCGAAAGTCCCCGGAAATTGTCATCGATTCAAACATAGAGGAGTTTCTCGGATGGCAAACCCCGCACGGAAAACCTGCGGCTCTCCATCCCACTACCGAGAAACTGACGAAGCCGAAACTGGGAGAGCCAAAGCCAGATTTCGATCGTCGAGTTATTCATCATGTTACCCAATTGCGGCAGGAATGGAAGGAGAAACCAGAGCTCAACGTTTGGGTGATCACCCATCGAATCGTCATCAGTCAGATCTACAATCTACTTCGAGCCGATGATACTCCTTGTCATAGCGAATTCCCGGATTTGACAGGAATTCTCTACAAGGACGGAGTCACCTCTCTCTTGATCCCGACGGCAGCGAAACCGAAGATTGTGGATTTGGCGAAGCCGGAGACTGTGGAGTCTTTAGCGAAGCCGGAGTCCCACTGTGGACTTTAGCGAAGCCGGAGACTGTGGAGTCTTTAGCGAAGCCGGAGACCCACTGTGGACTTTAAATTCGCAAGGATCCGGAGACTGCGACTAACACGGTTGACACCGTATAACACATTTAATCCCATCAGGGTTAAATGAAAACTGAAAGGAAAAATTACGCCTAGTGAAAACTAACCCTCCACTTTACAATGGCTAATGTTCCAATCTTTGTCACATTTAGGACCCAAATGGGTTACGAAATGGAGGCCTTTGGTTTCGTAACTGAAGAACAGTTCGATATGTTGGATGCCGCCTCTTACATGGATTTGTCCTCAACTATTGAGTGTGATACCTGCACGGACACGGAGATTTGCCCCGAACATCACCGGAGTATTAGTCAAGTTGTATCCGTTCAATCCATCTACGATGTCAAGGGTCTGACAAAAGTCAACTTTGCGTGGATTGAGGACAATCTCGATGAACTGGACAGGATGGTCGCTAAACGGCAAGCTGTTGTTAAGAAATCTCAAAACAAGCGATCAATCGACACCTTGGAGACCGAAATCAAAGATTTGAAGAGGAAGCTGAAAGACATGGTGAAAGCGAAAACTCTTGGAGCTACTAAGACCGATCTTGAGAAGGAGATAGAACAGAAGGAGGGAGAGATAGTGTTTTACCGTCGAGAAGTCGCTTACGTTAAGTATGGTTATATGGACGACGATGTGGAATATTAAAACACAGATGAGATAATCTCGTATGTGAATGCAACTATGAATCTGAAGAACTGATTCTACTTTTTGTTCGATAAGGGTTTGTAACCACAAATGGCCTCCTCTGAAACACCTGCTACCGTTACCCCAACGTTGACCACCTTTGCGGGTCTTCTCTCCGATGCCGACATTCTGAAGGCGATGGAGGAGCATCGAGTGGTGATTGAACCCTTCAATCCGAAGCAATTGAACAATTGCTCCTACGATGTAACTCTCGGTGAGTACTACTATCGACACATAGATATCTATCATGCCAAGGACGGTGTTATCTGCCCCACTCGGGGATCTAGTGCGAACGATTACTGGTCAACGCTGATGGAGGCAAGACCGCTGAGCGAGACCGCTTTTGCTAAGTATTCAAAGTCACTCAATATCCCTTTGGAGGCGAAGGTCATCTTCTTGGCCCCAGGAGAATCCATTTTGGGTCACACGCAGGAGTTCATTGGTGGCCGAGTTGATATCAATACTATGCTACGAGCGAAGTCTTCAAGTACTCGAGCCTGCCTGACAATCTGTGATGACGGCGGCTACGGAGACGTAGGATTTTACAGCCGATGGGCTCTAAGACTGACCAATCACAGTCACCAGAATATGCTCCTCGTTGTAGGTGATCGGATTGGGCAGATTGTTTTTATGCAAACCTCCAAGCCGATCAACGACTACACCGTCAACGGCTCCTATCAGAAGGAGACAGATCTGAAGCGACTGATGGAGTCCTGGCGAGCACCAGCCATTCTACCGAAGATTTACAAGTAGATGTTACTCTTGTTAACATCGTAACGCATATACGAATTTCTCGTATATGCCCTCTGAAAATCGAAACTTCCGAGTGAATTTTGATCCTCTTTAAAACTTGACACCGAAACGAAAATGCTGTCCCTTGCATTCTACTCCCTTCTGCTTCTGGGATTGAACTTCATCTATCGAAATCGTCAACTTTTCGTTCTTGGGGTTCAACTTCTTCAGACCTACCTTCAAAATAAGTATCACCATTTTCTCCGAAATCTTCATTATTACCGACATTACTCGAGTGTAGAAGTCGATGATGGACATCACCAGATCCATCTTCATCTTCCGGTTATCAAGAATCGTTTGGAGATTGGAATTGTAGAGGATACCTTAGAGTCACCGAATGGAAGTCAGCAGCGTCACGATCAATTTCCCATGGTCACGAAGCCGATTCCCATTCTCTTTACTTCTCGTGGTCGTTTTACCTATGTTCCTTTACGACCGAAGGATCTAGGAAAGACCGGCTTTCGAGTCTTTTTCCAGAACCAAGGGGAACAATGCATCAGCTTCTTTCTGGATTCAAACGCTAATTTCAACCTTCCAGAACTAATCGAGGATTATCGATTTGCTCTTCAGCTATTGAAGGAGGAGAAGGAGAGACAAAATATGGCAGTCCCGGCTTCGGCGATCTTTTTCGACTAAGTTCGATTCTAGTGGAATCAAACCGAAGTATCCACATTTGAGCTTAAACACATTTGAGATTTTCTCAAATGTGCCTAATGTGTTCTAAACCACCTCAATTGGGTCATTTCCCGATTGTTCCTTTACCTCATAGTTATCCATCGGCTTCAACGGCTGCTTTCTCACTCCCAACACATTCCCCTTTCCACCAAACGGACGGTACCGGTTGGTGTATCGCTTCTTCTTTCTCGGGTCTTTGACCAGGTGGTAAGGGATTGAATTGTCCTCGAAGATGCTCTTCAGTGTTGGCATCGCGGGTGACTCTTGAGTGGTAACCTTGTACGGCATAGCATCCGATGCAAGAATGTAGAGATAGGACTCAATTGACAACATCCACGTTATTACGAAAACCACCGCCAGAACGATAAACCAACTACGGAGGTTCATTTTAGGAGACCGGAATTCTGCTTTAGAATTTGTTGTCACGGGAACACTGGTGTCAATTGGGAGCCTGTGTCGATTCTTTGTCTACTTGACCCTTGCTTATTTATGATTGAAATTACTGAGTCCGAAGATTCCTACGTAATAGTGATATATGAACCTGGTGGTGAAAAAGTGATTTTGAGTGTTCGTCCAGAGTCCAAACAACTACTGATCAGAATGGAGTTTACCTCGACCGGAACCTCAATCGGTTTTCGAATTCCTGGGGTGTTGGAAATTACTCTGGAGATCGAACTTCGGGACGGAATTCCAAAGGCTGGATGGGACCGAGCTTTGGAGAAATTGCAGGATTTTCGAACCGATAAGACGCTCGATGCGACTTACATTCTCCCCAATGACAACGATTTCGAGAGTCCGGATGAGTACTCCACTGTGATGGAGTTCAACTGGAAGGCGGGTGGAATGTTGGAGATTTCTACTTGGCCTCCGGAGGAAACATCAAGTTTTGCACCTTTTCTCAGTAAATGTGGGGCTCAGAGAATCACGATCAACGAGGAGTTTGCCAACAAAGTCTTTGACTGGTATCGTGATCGAATCCTGGAAAAGCTGACCCATCTGGAAGCTGCGGAAGCGGATGCCGAGGGTGACGAAGAATCGGAAATGGCGGTGGAATGATACTTCCTCGTATAGAAATCCCAACTTCAACACATATTTTCACTACAACATTTATCCCTAGGGATAAATGTGTTAAACCAACTCTACGAAGCTGACCGCTTCAGAATTTGTTGTGAGCGTCGAAATGGAACCGGCAGGAAGGCCGATATTTATCGGATTTTCCGCTCTCGATCTGGGAAGTTTTGTCTCCCGCGATTTTGACCGTGAAAGGGGCAGGTACGGACTGACTGTAAGCGACTAAACCCACTCGTTCCATCGCTTCCACCATACAGTAATGGCAAGTAGCGGTTAGAACCTCGAATTTGTCCGCTTTTGGGAGTAGATCCGACAGTTGACCAAAGCGCTGCTGTTTGAAATCTCCATTGAGTCCGGCAACTACCAAGTACTTTCCCTGCTCCAGCCAATTCTCAACGCACGCCAGAAGTTCTTCACCGAAGAATTGAGCTTCATCAATGAAGATGAGATCGTGACCCTCAATGGGTGCCTCCTTCAGAGAAGCCAACTTAATGGATTCGTAACCGGTCGTATTGATAGCGAGTGGGGAGTGGGTGGAAAGTGTATCCGCCGCTCGTGTATCTCTGGCACTATTGATGATGAGAGGGGAGAATTTGCCGTAACTAGCGTTTCGACCCACCAGAAAGGCTACATGCTGAAGAGCCGCCGTGGTCTTCCCAGCGTACATGGGCCCCGTAAAGACTGCCAGATATCCGGTTTTGGTACTCGCCATCTTTGAATTTTAAATTGTCACCGTTCCGAAAATCAAAAATGTCGCTCCTCCGCAGCAACAACACTCTCTCAATTCGTCGTATCGATCCGGATTCTATTCTCAAGCAGTATCGGGATGGCAAATACAAAGAGCTAAATCCCGAAAAGGTGGATGTTTTTATCACCGAATCCCAACCTTCCAAGGTGAAGAGCGCCGCTCATTGCTATCAGTGTGTGACTCTTCACGACCAGAGGCTTCGCTGTAACTGGTGCCGGAAGGAGATTACAACCGAGCGCTTCGGAATTCCAATTCGCTACCGAGAGGAAAAGGATGAAGATGGAAAGAAGCTCCGAGTTTACACCTGTGTGGGCAATTACCATCGACTGGAGTGTGCCTATACAGATTTCTACTACAAGAAGAAGAGCAGTGACGCTCGAAGCTTCGGGGCCATCTATGCGGATGCCAGCTCTATCTTCCGTCTTGTGTCCCTTGATATCTATGGAACTCCGGAGATTAAGCTGCTACCACCATTGGATTTCCTTCACCACGGTTCCGAAGAGGAGTACTTTGGATCCAAGATCAAGTACGTGAGCCCTCCTAATGTAGTCATGAACTTCGCTCCACTGTCCCATTACACCATCACGGAGTAAGCATATTTCATTTTGCATGAAATATGGATGTCGACCCCGATTCACCCTAACGGATGAATTTAGCTCATAATCAGCTTTCCACTCCCCTCGAACATGTTCTGAAGCACTTGACATAATTGAACCTTGGTTTGCTCTCGAGCATACCACCGGCAGAAGAATTTTAGGTCCTCGGTGGAGTAGATCTTCAGATCCTCTCGACTGTTGGCGAATTTCTTGTTTTGAATCAGATAATGCTCCATTTGGGAACGTGTATCCGGAATTCGAACGTCCTCCATTTCTTTGTATATGATGCCATCCTTCCAGAGGAATCGTATCAATTCCGGAATACTCCAACTAGTACAGACCTTACCGGAGGCCATCGTTCGCTTATCCACCTTACCACCACTCTTGGTTGTGGTTCCCGGTTTCGAATCCAGATCCACAATTCGGAAGACCCCCTTCGGATCCACCGTACCGTAAATTCCCTCCGTCGGAATCATGTCCTTTTGACGCCGCTGGTTAATCGCAAACAGGTAGGGTTCCAGCTCCAGATTGTCGACTGTTTGCCAGCTCTCCCCCTCCGGCTTGATTCGAACAGTGGTAATGGTATGCAGAATCTTCTTGTTAGAACCGTATGAGGTGTTCGTTGGCTTGATGTTGTAGAGAATGTGAGCGTAGATGACCTTCACCGGCTCTCCCTTCTCATTGACCGAGTTGATATCCGGGGGTCCCTCGAACTTGGTATCCACCGTTGGTAGAGACCCATCCTTCCGCTTGCGACCCCGGCGACCAATGGTAGCGTTGTGAAGATCCCGCTTGTAGTTCTCAATATCCTCCTCCGGTCGGGCAAAGTAGAAGAAATAGGGCCAAAACTTCTCCAGAATGGCGTAATCCAATTGATTGGCGGGAACATTGTCCTCTGTAATTCCCGCTCGTCCCTCTACCGCCATATAGTTCTCTAGGTCATCGTAACTAATTCGATGCAGCGCATCCTCGAAAAGCCAGAGTTTGGTTTGGAAGGACACAGCGTCCACGATTCGTTCCACCTCCTCAAATGCCTCGGGATCCAGAAGAGGGTTCGGGATGTTACGAAGTGTAATTAGAACTCGAACCTGATCATAGGATTGACGATCCAGGAGAATCTTATCAAAGGAGAGCTCGTAGATGCTGGTTAACTGCTCACTGTAGAAGGCGAGATCCTGTCGCCGCTCATCCCGATTTGTAATCAGGAAATCGTACTGGATAAAGACAGTGTGCCCATCCGTATTCAAATAACAGGGGAACCCGAATCGATCCAGGAGTTGTCGCTTCTCATCCATCAGCCTTTCAATGGCGATGTGATAAAACTTCTTCTTGTAACGAGTCTCCTCTCCCTCGAAGATGTTGAGATCCACCGTCTGATAGAGCTCCTCCAATGTGATAGAGGCTCGAATTCGCATGGTCTCAATGATGTGATTGATACAGTTCTCCACAATTCCCTCCGAATAGAGAATGTCGTAATTGGCGAAATCGATCTCTCCCTCCTTGGGTCCCTGTCCCATGGCCATTCCCTCGGCATCTTCGCGAGGACGATGACGAGCCGAGTAACACTTAAACATACACGTATCGTAATCGCAAGCCTCCGAAAAATCCATATCGCTGGGTCGATAGTTACGACGGTAATGAAGCATACAATCAACGGCCATCTCCTTCATGATGCGAAGCATTCGCTTAATTCCGAACTCCTTCGACTCCGCCTTGATGTAGAGAGATTGATCGATGGAAGCATCCGCATCTTCAATCTCCGAACTCTGAGAAACGGCCACCAACTGATAAACCTTGACGTCAACCGTTGCCTCCTCCGGATTCTTACCCTCCTTGATTAGTTTCCGACGCTCCTTCTCCAATAGAGCTTGATGCGACATAGCACGGAAAATACGAGACTTAGCCTGATGCATACCGCTCTGATGCCAACCGGGGTTCAGAATCCACTCTCGAACCGCGTTGTAGATGTTGACACCGTCACGAGCCGTCGGAGTTGCGATGATCATTTGCACATACTCTCCATCCACGTTCTCCGGAGAGTTGAAAATCTCCAGCAGATGCCGCCAAGTCGTCGTGGCCTCGTTGGTCAGAAACCCGTACCGAGGTCGCTTCGTAAAGGTATGCCGAACGGCGCGGCTGGTATCTCCCTCCATGGCGGTAAAAACGGAGCGATTCTCCGTGAAACGCTCAAACCCGTACTGTTCCAGAATCAGACCCAACATCAAAGCGCCACCGCCACCAACAAAGTAATCACCGTAGACGTAAGAGGCACCCTTCGCCTTCCAGCGACCCTTGGCATCCTTCTCCGGACGCTCCACTTCCACAATCTTTGCAAACTTGACCGACAACTCCTCCAATTGCTTCGGGTCCTTGACAATTTCGATCAGCTTCCGATCCTTGATGCGATACTCATCCTTTCGGAGCGATTCCACATACTTGGCGATACCGTAATCCGCCTTTGCCTTGGAATTGGTTCGAGGGAAATTGCCACCGAATTGACCGTTCGGAAAGACCATAATGGAAGCCTGCTTCGACTTATCCGACAGCTGATCGCCCTGTCCACGACCTCCAATTGTTTCTGTGTAAGTGGCCTCCTGAATTCCGCCCGGTACCATGTCGAGTGGCTCAATTACAACCTGACTCTCAATGTCCACCGTCTCCGTCTCCACCTCCGGTTGTTTCACATTCGTGTACTTCAACTCTCGAGTGACAGGATCGATATGGGCAACGGCGGAGAAAAACTCGTAATCGGCCTTCTCCGCCTTCGCGGTGGGTCGAACTACTTCGTGAACATGCTGAATGAACTCCCCTTGGTAGTTAGGTCGGACGCCGTTATCCTGGCTTCGAATGTAACTGATTCGACCCCGGAAGAAGGGCTCCAACTGCTTTCGAGTCACCAGGTTGTAATCCCAGTTGATCGGCATCTGTTGATCTGCCGGTAGAATCAAATTCATCATAATGGCGACCTCTCGAACACTGTTGATCATCGGGGTTGCCGTCATGATGATAATCTTGGAACGCTGAATCAAATGGAAAACTCGCCACAGTGCGTTGTAGGCACCCTCCGTATCCGAACCCCGATTGGTGGGATCGTTACGCAGACCGTGAGCCTCATCCACAACGAAGATGCAGCCGGAGTAATCCTCGCTAATTTCGTCATCCGTTTTGGCAGTTACCTCCTTCGTAAAATCGCTGTACTTCATAATTGAGTACCAGCGACTGACCTCCGATGTGATCGCCTTCTTTCGCTCTCGAGAGCTGATGTCCGGTTTCCGAGCCCGATCCGGAATGTAATCACCCTTGGTACAGGAGAAGGCGATCTGACGCTGGAACTCATCGGCGGTAGAAGGACCTCGCTCAATGACGTAGATCCGCTTGATCTGTTTAGTGTGGTGCTTGTAGTACTCGGTTAGACCAATTACACTGCAGGATTTACCCGTTCCCGTTTCGTGAATACAGAGACAGGAGTTCGTGTTGTGAAGGAGTCGCTGAAAAGCAATCTGGTGCCGATAGAACTCTCCAGGTGCTGGTGGTTCCTCTCGAGGTTCTGTTACCAATTCCGCAAATTCTTGCCGTTTGGCCATCTCAAACTGAATCTTGGGGTCATCCTGTTCGAGGAAAGTGGGTATAAAATCTTCCAACCGCAACGACATTTCTTTACTTAAGTTCGAACTTTAGAAAATGGGAACATCTTCATCAGCAATCTTCGTTGTGATTGTGATCTTCATAATGAACATTGTCGGAATTGCCTTCTACATGGCCAGCAAGAGCGCTCTAACGCTGTGTGAAACCACTGAAAACCCCAACTGTCCGGTTTTCTTCTGCAGCGGGACCACCAGTGAGTGTAAGAATCGGGCCTATCGGCAGACCGCCAATGGAACAACCGAATGCCAAGTCTCTCTTCTGTCACAGGCGGCCGAGGTAAAAGCGACCCCCGCCGAGTAGTTTTGGTTTCTGTATTTTCGAACCGCTATTAAATGTCACCATGGCTCTATTCCCTCTGTTGTTTTTTCACCCTGACCTTCGTTCTCTTTTTCTTTCTGGCCTCGGCTACCGCCAGTAAGAATAGTATCTGCCAACAACGAACCAATCCGTGGTGCTACAACGATTGGAAATGTGTGACCGAGAATGAGGATGGAACGAAAACAGTGACTCGAATGGCAAATAAAATGCGGGAATTTATCGGTAAGTGTATTAAGCCGGCAGATGGAGGTGAACTCAATTGCCCTTGCGTGGAAATCGGCCAAAATGAGGACACATCGGTCCCTAATTTTTGCAGTTAAAATGCTTCATATGTCCTCTCGGACATATGTGTAAATGGGTATCTCCGGTCTTCAGAGTGAAAACCGGAGATGCGTAGATACCTAAACGCTTAGATACCGTTTAGGTATCCGGGCGGCGGGCCAAAAGCTTAGATACCGTTTAGGTATCCGGGCGGCGGGCGAAACGCTTAGATCCGAAGACCGCTGAATTGCACGCTGGCGCTTTGAAGCGCTGTCGCCGCTGGCGATCGGGCTACTCGCACTTTGGCACCGGTTGGGGTCTTGGGTGGCGTTACCTTCGCTACAATTCGTCCCTCCTCGTCAAAGACGCGGGGATAGATGTTGCGAAGGTACTTGTAGGTCAGTTCCTTCCACTCCGGATCCTCCAAATCTAGAACCAACGCTTCCGTTAGATAATGGATCGTTCGGCGGCCCATCCGAGTGCCTCGCTCCGTCGTCATGTCGAGAGCGTAATCCGGAATCTCGAAGATTGACTCCGAGGTCTTCTGAATCTCATCCAGAAACTGCTTTACCTCGCTCTGAACATCGTAGAAGACATCCTCAACGGGAATGTTTCCAGGTTTGGAGCACCAGAGGTGAATCATCTGGAGCAGGGCATACTGGGCCAGCTTGACGTTGGCGGTAGTACCACATGCATCCTTCAGAACCGCCAGATACTTGAGAACATAGTCTCGATCCCGGTAATCGGAGCTGGCGATCGCCTTATAGAAGACGTTCCAAACCAGATCGTAACCGGGTCGACCGTCTGCCGTTTTCTGCTCGGTGTACAGCAGGATCTCTGTGTAGTAGATCGCTAGACCGATGTCGCCATGCTTTAGAACTTGCCGCAGCATAATACTCGCGACCTCGGGGCGAGCTACTTGAGCACAGGCCCGAGGTGACTTTTCGAACTCCGGATAGAGAGCGGCACCAAAAAGGTTGACCAGTGATTTTGGTAGTGTTGCCAGAAGGGCACAGGCGCTAGCAAAGGCGTCCAGATTTTCAATCTGGCGCAGTTGCAGAACCGCCATAATTGCCGCTGTCTCCGCAGGACCAATATCCGACAGACAGACCTTAATGATGAACTCCCAGGCGTTTAACATTCCTTCCTTTTGAAAGAGAATATAACCCCAGTAGACGGACTCGGTCAGAAGACCCCGTCGAATGCTCTTTTGGAGCGCGCTACGAATTTCGTCACTAGCGTAGTGATCAATCAGACGCCGATTGGGCATGATATACAGAGCGGTTACTTGTAAGGTGCTATTAGGTTATGAAGCCCAAAATCCCGATTAAAATTATCACTTTTCGCTCACAACAGAACAACGGATTTTCAGAAACCGCTAACGAAGAGCTTTTTCTTCTTCCGATGAGTCGGACGTGAAAATAATGCGATTCAAAATCAGTAAATATCGACCATGAAGTTGATCGAAATTCGATCCCAAGGAAGAAAATTGGAACCGTAAGTCGAGGGCTTCAAATGTAGAATTGAACTTGGTAATTCCGTTGCAACAGCGTTTGACTACGCCTGTCTCTACGGTCATTCGGAGATTGCAGCTCTCCTTCATCATAAGCGACCGGATGACTATAGCGGTTACGCTCATTTGTGGTTTGGGACTGTTCACCGGCATCATATTACCAATGAATGGTGTCCTCGACCATCAACCATTGCGGAAATCTTAGCCACTTTACCGGCGCGATACGAAAAAGCTCGAATTACGTCTCTGACTGGCTCCTATTCGCCGGCTAAATCGGCTTAGTCTCTCGTTCATGTAGTTAATCTCTCAATTCCCATATTTGGACCGAAGTCCAAATATGTTGTTGTTTCTTTCTTTTACTCGGATACCTCCGCCACCGCAGCGGCAGCGGGAGCGGCGGCAGCCGCTTTGGGAGAGAGGTAGCGCTCGTACTCCTTCACCATCTTGTAGAGGGATGCACCCGACTCCTTGAGGAGGAAGTTGCGGAGATTGTCCTTCACGAACCAAGTGACCGACCGCTGCTCGCCACGCTCCAGTCGCTTCTTAGCGTTGTCGTAAGCAGTCCCCGTAATCGCCTGCATTCGCTTCCAGCCACCCTCGGTTCCGAACTTGCCCTCGTGGATCTCCTTGTAGTTGTTGCAGATGAAGGTGACCAAAGTCGACCGACGCCGATAGACCTCATCCATGTACCCCAGTGCATCCATCTGCCAGTAGATGGGAAGGGAGAGCGCGTACAGCAGCATCAGGTTGCCGAAACGCAGATTCCTAGACTCCTTGTCTCGAGGATCCAGCAGCTCCGCCTTGGAACCCTCCAGCTTCGGAGGCAGGAGGAAGGCGTTGTCCCCCAGTTCCTTCGCGATGTCGGCCAGAATGTCGGTGGTCACATGACCCAGAATCGGGTAGTCATGATCGTAGGTATCCGCCTCCGCACCCCGAGGGTAGTAGGACTTGGTCAACAGCTCGAAAGACCGATGAATGCCGTTGGGGTTGTTGCCGACAATCATGTCCCGGAAGACGGAACACGCGGGATTGATCTTCAGCAGCGCCTCGCTACCGTCCTCCATCTTGTAACGGCAGAGGACCGCCTCTCCTGGCAGCAGGCGAGGGTCCAGATCCGCCGGAATCTTCAGCGTCTGGTGGTAACCCTTGTAGAGGAAGGCGTTGGCATCCTCCAAGCTGAAAGTGGCAGGGAACCGAATCTTGCCCGCCTTGACCGTGAAGTCTGGCTCCACTTCGCCGGAGTTTGGCTCTCCGAGCTCGAAATGTGACTCCCAGTCAACCGTTGCGGGATCGTACTTGGTTGCCGCCCGACCCTCTTCCTCGGCCTCATCTGGGTGACTGTACTCCTTTGCTGAGCCCAAGTAGAGAACGAAGCCGCCGTCCTCTGTCATCGGCATCTTGGTCGTTACCATCATGTCACGGTGGACTACCATGAACATGTAGCAGTACGGCGAATGCGGCTTGCTGAGGTCGAACAGCTCTGCCTCCGACGGACCTCCAAGGGAGTTGTAGAGGTCGACAAAGTAGGCGGAGCTTCCCCAGTGACTCTTAGAGGCGTCCAGCTTCTTGTGAGTCGAGAAGTAGGTCTTCCCGTAGCTGCGGTAGACACGAAGCAGTGTCCCCTGGAACATCGGCTGAAAGGAGGCGGACTCGGCCTCAAAAACCCGTTCCACTCCGTCGGTATCCGTCAACTTGACGAGACCATCCTCACCCACCGTGATCGAATCCGCTTTCACCTCAGGGGTGTAACCGAAGGATTCGGCGATGATGGTGGAGTTGATGTCAACTACCACGCCGCGCAGCGTCAGAACTGTCGGGTCCTCTTCCTCGCGGACCTTCTCTACATCGTAATGAACGAGGTAGATCCCCTTCTCCGGCTCCGAGTCCAGAACACGAAAGGGGTAGGACTTGTCCTCCTTCTGGGACAAACCCAAAATCGAAGCAATCGCTCCGTTGATATGTTCTGCCAGTGCCATTTGATAGAGACGAGGTAAGTGTGTATTGATTTCTCACGATCGGTTTGGAAGAATCATTTTTTCGAGATTGGCGATTTGCCAATTTTTATTGACACCCGAAGGAAATGACGTAAACGGAATTATCGACTGGAGAATATGTCATTGGGGTCATGTATTTAGGTGTACCATCGGTGTTGAAACCACTGTAAGAGGCTGCACCGAGAATCTTACCTGGTATCATAATCTCGTGCGTACTATTGTATTCTTTCAAATAGACCTCATCCCCAGAGGATTTAGGTCCGGTAATCGTCTCTGACAAACTTTTACCATTGACTAGATACCAGATTCGAGGGTTGGTCGAATTCTCCGTTGCACTCTGAATCATTTCCAAGCCGTGAATGTTGTAATTCTGAGTGTTGAGGAAGCTGGTTGAACTTCCACTTCCAGCCCAAACCACCTTCTGACCCCGGAGATGGTAGAAATAGGACTTGGACCAATTTGGATCGCTGGTTAGGTTGCTAGCATTGTAGGTAAACTTCATCCAATCGGCATTAATTCCTCGAGTGTCGACGGTTCGATAGGCCAAAATGTACTGACTATTCAGAGTGGGAACTCCGCTGACAATTGGAAAACTGGTGACGCTATCGGTGGCAAAGATGGTGTTACTGCCACTGGTATAGTGAATTCCAAAACGGAGAGGGAAGGTACTGTTGAAAACTCGATCGTCAACATCGAAACCGTCAAAACTGGTCACCGTATTGGCCATGGAACTGGCGGATCCAGCGAAGAAGGGACCGTAGTAATCGCGAAGAGTGGCTGTTGCACTAAAGGAGCTCCCAAATGATGTATTGAGTGCAATACCGGCGCCCAAACTAGGACCTCCACTTCGAGGAACCGCGATCAATCGATCATATGTCGTTAGAACGGTCCCGGTTCCACTGTTGGCGGTTCCATCGGTTTTGACGACAGGAACAAAATTGCTTCCAGAGGTTGTGTATTTCAAATAGCTGGTGAAGGTGGCCCAAACAACGTAATACTGATTGGTCAGTCGAATCTGCTTAATCGTCATGGCGGTCGTCTGAACTCCGTCGACTACAAATCGAAGCCGATATTTTCTTCCGGCGCCGGAGTAGATGTCCATGTAATCGTTGCCGGCTCCCGGATAGTAACCCATAAAGAACATTCCCGCCACCGTGGAGGGTGAAAGATGGGCTCCGAGACCCGGTTGCTGAAGAGCACTATCAATTCGAGTCCAGATACCCGATCGGTCGTTATATTTCCAACGGAAGAGATGGACTACACCGGGAACGGAAAGCCCGTTTTTGCAGTCACCGGTGACAATGGCCGGAGAATTAGTATCTTGAATGGCGCAGTACTGGGCCCCAACATTAAAGTCAATGGCCCAACCGGGTGGACATGGGTTGGTAGTCGCACTATCGGCGTTAGGAGCTAATGGTTGATCGTAACCGTTGTAGACCTTGAATCGACATTTCCCATTGTAGCAGCTGAGGTGATTGTAACAGGTGGTCGTTGCCGCCGTACATACGCTATCCAGAGCACCGATCTGTTTCACACAGCGTCCGGTCGTAGCACTAGTGGCTCGATCGTGAAAACAGGTAGTGGAGTCAACATCACAGTAAGCCGTAGTTCCCATGTAGTTGCAAAGAGATCCTTGATCCCCGGTAAAATAGGGTTCCCCACTAGTTTGTTTCAACTGACAGTACCCATTAACGGTGTCACATTCATAGCCGGTTTGGCACATCCCTCGAACAAAACAGCTGGCTAAAGGTCCCCGTTTGGTTTCACAGACTCCGGTGTTTGGATTGCAGAAATCGCTGACACAGCCCACCGATTTGCTACAGGATTGACCCAAATTGGAGAGACATAGACCTCCTGTACAGGTCATTCCGGTGTTACAGGTGGTACCTCCAATACAAGGACTTCGGAAATCGCCCGGAGCGCCGGTAATACAGAGTCCAAGGGCGCACATCTTAGCATCGGGACCGCAATCGTAAAGACTGGTACAGACCTCCCCAATGTCCTTTTTGCAGAAGCCCCAGGTTTTCCCCGGATTCGCTACACAAACCAGATCATTTCCGCAGACTTGAGGAATATAATCGGTTGGTAGGCCTGAGACATCCCCGGTTGCCTCATCTCCGTCAACGTTACAGACCATATTGAGAGACGCTTTCTTATAGCCGGAGATCACAGTGGAAGTGGATGCAACTCGTTTTAGTGATAGACTCCAGTGTGATAGAAGGTAAATACTGACAAACAAAATGACGATCAGAACGACAACAAACGCCACTTCATTCTGCATTTTGGAGAGCTTAAAAATGAGAAGAACGGTGAAGAAAGCCAATTTCTTACAACGACTTCGATTTCCCTTCACATTTCGAGGTCGAGCTAAGATTCACCCTTCGTTTCTAGTGGTCACCCTTCGGCACTACGAATAGCATATTTCATCGGAATGAAATATGTTGGATCGGATTAATGAGTGGGCTTCTTTCGCTTCTTTTTCTTCTTGCCACCGGTTTCCGTCGGTACCTGACCCGTTGCCTCGGGTAATGTTGTTTCAGGAACGACAGGAAACGTAACCTCTGCCTCGGATTCAATCTCCGCGTCGGGAGCGACTTCGGCAACGGGGAGTGAAGCGACTTCGGCAACGGGGAGTGAAGCGACTTCGGCAACGGGGAGTGAAGCGACTACTTCCACCGGAGCCGACGAAGGAAGTTCAGCGGTGTCGCTTCCGACAGTGACGGGGCCGGAAGTTGCAACGGGGGCATCTGTGGATGAACTGACGGCGACAGTGAGGAGTGAAGCGACTTCAGCGGCGGGGAGAGTAACGGCCTCGGCGACTTGACCGAGCTGGTATAACGAAGGTGATAGAGACGGAGCGGGTCCATCGAGAACGGTGTCGGCAGCGGGTGTTGTTACCGCTTCGGGGGCCGCGACAGGAAATTCAGTTTTAGATGCAATCGGGGACGGGGGTGGAAGGATTGAAGCCATATGCGCCTCAAAGCAGTGAATGATCTCCTCCGCCAAAGGTAAAGCCTCAAACGCCGTTAGATGCTCCTTCAGAAGGGGAAACCAATCGCAAAGTGTTTCCAACCCTCGAACCTTGGCCACTTGCTGAATAGCGGTTAGTGTTTGCTGGTACTGCTGTCGATTGGTCTCCAACTCCCGGTCTAGTTTGGCTAGGTTCTGATGGGACCGCAACAATTGGTAGGCCAACTGAGCGATATGTTGAGGACTCTCCGGTACATACTCCGCTGCTTGCCAGGTTTCCATCAGTGCCTCCAATCGCTTCTGCCGACTCCGAATCTGGTCTCGAAGGCGCTCCACCTTCTCCTTTAAATCAGTGGGTTGACTCTGATTGTGAATCCGAATCTCCTGGCTCTCGGCTCGATCATCAATTTCCAGCAGCTTGCGACTGGGTCGGACTCGGAATTCAACCTCCTCGACATCCAGCTGCTGACACAGCCATCGAGCCCTCTCGGTGAGGTACTCGACATCGTCAGAGCTTTCCAGAATGGCGTAATAACCCAAATTTCGAGGTGCTGGCTCCGGATTCAAAATAAAGACCATCAGAACCGCCTCCTGTACCGTCGAACGACGAGTATCATAAGGGGAGAGAAGAAGGAGCGCTTGCAGCTTCTCAAGAACGGAGGCCATTTTATCCTTCCCGACTGTCTTTAATGGCATTCATTTTTCCTTTCCAATACTCCGAAACTTCAACAATTGGGGTCCCGCCGTGGAGGAACTTCGGACCCCTTGCTGCCGAATGGACTGCATTTTGTACTGACTGGGTGGAAACCGTTCAAAATGGTTCCCTTTAGCAGGTACAGAGGCCATCGGGTTCGGGATTCCTTCAATGACAACGGTTGCCTCTGGAATTCCATTCGGTCGCAGAATTAACCAGATCACCAAACAGATGAGAATGGCGCCCAACAGAATCAGGACGATCTTGATGTTGTTAGCTTTGGTTAAGGTTCGCAATTTCTTCTGTCGGGCTAACAATTGTTCAGTGTAGGGATCGACGGCATCCTCATCACTACAATCCTTCGGAACCTTACTGATCGTACCGTCACTTCCCACTACCTCGGAAAAGCATTGAGTACTTTGACAACTGTTGGAAATATTGATCTGACCTCCGATTTGAGAGTCGATGGCGGTAATATTGACATTGGAGATCTTACAATCGCAACGAGAGGTTCCACTGCCAGCGGAGGCACAAGAATTGCAAATATTGGCAATACTAATCCCGGTCCCAAACTCATCACCCCCAACTCGGGAACGAATCAGGTTAATGGAGACATCATCAATAATACAAAGGCTCTGTTGACAGGACTTAACACCGGTTCCCTTGTCATCCGGAAGGGGAATCGCCAAGTCATTGTTACAGGTTGGAGTGCATTCCGGATTGATCTGGTACAAATTCGTGTACTTGGAGTACTGTTCCGGGGGCATATAACAACCACACCATTTTAGCGTCTCCAAGTGATCCGCCATTCCATCTACCGTGGCAGAGGAACAGAACTGTTTTAAGCCCTGGTAACAGAGACCTGGAGTTTGACTACAGATCTGTTTCACCAGCCGATTGAACTTGATGTTACCCCCGGGTTCCCCCTCCATGGCATCTAATTTACCACCATTGCTGACGTAATTCTGAATCACCTTCGCCATCATCTTCTGAGCCCAGATAAATCCATCGGTGGAAACATTAGTCCCAGAGGGAGCCGTTGGTACGTTGGTACTTTGAAAGGCTTGACAGGCCAAGGGAGCGTTGTTCTTGTAAAGAATTCGATGCAGTAAACGCATACAAGGTTGATTAACGGTGGCTAACTGTTGAAACCCGGGGGTGGAGATAGTCACGTTATCCTCCGTCCAACGAGAGGTCCAACCTAAATCTGTTTGGAGATCCCCGGAGCAGTAGTTAACCAGTTGTTCCGAGCAGGCATCGGAGCCAAGATCTCGATACTCCGGAGCACAGGTTCGTTTTCCGCTACTTCCCGGTTCAAAGCACTTCGGGTAGAGGGAGGTTCCGTTGTTACTATCGCTATTGATAATTGAGAGATCACCCGCCAGTTCACACCAGAGATCCTGAAAGCAGCAGGCCATCGGATCCCCGGCAAAGCCTTGTCGACGACAGGTAACCCCGCTGCCCACAATGCCGCAACAGCCATCACAACAACCGCTTCCAAAGTCGGTTCGAGTGTCACAGCTGTTGTACTCACAGGTTCCGTTTTGACTATAAACACCCCATTCTCCCTTGTCTCCAATGGCACCACAATAATCACCGCGTTGAGGATCCCCACTGGAACCGGCAATGGTACAAAAATGTTGCCCTTCGTAGAGTTGACCAATGTGCGAACTACAAAGGTTATCGGTATTTGGCGCTGGATGGGATCCACAGTTTGTACCCATTTACTGCTGTCAAGATTTAACTTTGGATAAATCTCGTTTTCTGACAACCGTTACTTTCACTCCGGACGAAGGAAAGGGTGCTTCAAAAGCTGTTCGACGGTGGAACGATGTTTGTAATTGGGGACCAACATATCGCTGAGGAACTCCTGGAGCTGAAGACTTGCCTCCACTGGGGGTCGGTAACCACTCTTCTTAATAGTCGCCGCTACCTCCGGAATCGTCTCTCCGGCAAACGGGTACTGACCGCTAAAGGCTGCATGGAGACAGACACCCAACTGCCAAACGTTAATATGAAAGCCACGATGCGTGTTATGCTCCAAAGCAACATAGTCCTTCGCACCATGAGCGTAACCGGGTTCATCGTCCATCGTGTAAGCGAACTGGAAATCCGAGAGTCGGTAGCCGCCATCAGTGATCAGAATGTTGTCCAACGTTAGATCGGAATGAATCAGATTCTTATCCTGTAGATCCTTAATCGCCAACAGACCCCATTGCGCCAGTGCTCGAATCTCGGCCTCTGTCATGGTTCCCTTCTCGTTGATGGATGACAGAAGATCCTTACCGGGACAAAACTCCTCCACCAAAAAGCCATATGTAATACCTTCTAGGGCTCCAGCGTGCAGAAACTCCTCGTACTTCTTGACCACGTAAGGCGACTCCGCCAGCGTCAGCATTTTAGCCTCGTTCTTCAGAATGTTGAAGCCCATCCCATTCCGACTGCTACAGTACTTGATAACCACATTGCGAAAATTGACTCGGTCGTAAGCCAGAACGGTAGCGATACCAACACTGGGAGCAAATCGAAACTTCTCTCGAAGTTCATACTTAGTGTTGGCTGGAAAAGGAAGCATCTTTGGGTTGGAGTGAAAAAGCGGCGAGAGATCGAAATCAAAAATTGGAACTCCGAAAAATGACTTTCCCATTCGAAACCGAGCGATTCAAATCCATTCTGTTATTCTTTTTCTCCCATGGCGGTCAATCTGAATGAATTGAACGGTTTAGCGGATCGAGTCAAAGCCAACGCTGAAGAACGAGCTCTACTCCAAAAACTACCAGGAATCTCTTGGGAGCAGTTGGTGGAATTGGTTCGAGAGATGGGCGAATGCGATGAGGAGGTAGTCGAGAATGTAGCCAGTGGCTGCTGGTATGGAGCCTTCTACTTCTCGAAGGTGTTAACCGGGAAGCAGTTCAAGGAGGAGGAAGCTCAGGATCTCAAAAGCGCCTTCGAGCTTCGAGCTCTACGTGGAGTTCACTTCTTCACCACGGATAATTCCTATGAATCCCACTTCTTCGGTCTGATTCTCTTTCAGGATCACCTGATGCTACTTCAAACCTACGGTGGGATTTACGAATTCCAGATCTATCTTTTTGACAAGGAGCCCTGGATTCAGGGTTTAGATGCGGCATTGAAGGGGAATATGGATCGGTATCGAGAGATTTTTCAAATCGAAGGACCGATCGGTCGAAAGCTCGGGTTGGGAACGTTAGCCCGTTTCAACTAAGTGTAAACCAATAACAGATTTCAAGTCGCTTGAAATCCGATCTTTTTATAGTTTTCTGTTCTACACGACAATTATGAGAATGTGAAAATAGAGAAGGGAACTTTCATTTTGCGGCTTTCTTCGCGCGGGAGAATTGGGAAATAGAAAATGAAAAGGGGCAGTGGAAAAGTGGAAACTTGCAGAAAGCGAAGACTTTTTCGCATTGACTGACGTGCGAAAAAAGGCAAAAAATCAGCATCGAAGTAGCGTTGTGGGTAGAGATCTGAGAACTTTTTCTGCAATTGTAGAATTTCAAACCCAAGAATAGGCCACGGGTTTTCGTTTGGGTAACAGTAAGTAGTTAGAGAAGGAGTCCTCGGGCCCGATTCTAGAATATCTCCTGTAGAGCAAAAATGCAATTAACAGGACAAGGAATCCCACGATGACGATCAGAACCCAGTTTGAAGTGGTGGCGAAGAGATTGAAAAGCTTGGAATCGAGTCCGTGCCAAGAGCGACCATCCAAATTGTAAAGGACCGCATTCTGAGAGACCGCTTTCTGATAGGCCTTGCCATTCGCAATCTCCTTACTAGTGGCCGGATTCCACATTTTCGAGGGTAAATGGGCCAGAATACCACGGTACTGGTTTCGAATCACGTGAGTCAGAAATCCGGGTCCCGTTGTTAGAAGTACGGTTGCATGTTTCCCGATTGCGTAGAAAGGAAGCTCCGGTCGCTTTAGATTCTCAATCACTAAATCCCAGAACTCAGCTCCGGGTTTGGAAACCATGAAACAGTTGGTGTAATCGGTTGAATCGGCGGAAGTCGTCAGACACACATCTGCCTCCACCCCTCGCAGGGCGACTTCCATGTTCTGGAGAGGAACCACGTCCAGATCGGCATAAATGCCGCCAAAATCACGAAGAGCGAAATAGCGCCAGGCATCGATTCGCATAATCATATGCGGATAAGCCTTCCACTGAGGGTAGAAATCGGGATGGGATTCTCGCATATAAGTCTCAATCGCCGTATCGCTCCAGAAACGGTACTCGAAGGTTGGATGGAGCACTTTCCACTCTTGCATTGAAACTCTCCATCGGGAGGGAACCTCCGCTTCAGAACGGTAGGTTTGATGAATAATTCGAGGAAAGGGGAAATTGGAAGGGGTTGTCATTTCTAGAGGGTCGATTTTCTCTCCGTTTTCCGACTTCAGGCCCTCGAACTCGGTTCGGAAAAATGATTTCCACCGACGCCGATAGTGAAGAATAACTTTTTCCTCGGAACTAAAACAAGATGGCGGACGATTTCGAGTTCCTGGAGCTGGAAGCCTTTCAAAAGCGGTTTCCGTACGGTCGCGGCAATTTCTTAGACGCTGGGACCTACGGAACCGTTTTCACTCGGGATGATTACGTCGTCAAAGTCCAGTCTGTTCACAGTGATACCAATTTCTTGGAGGCGGCGATTCGAGAGATCATCTACTACACAATGATTTATCACCCTTGCGTCATGCAACCTTACGCCTGGACCTATGAGGTTCGAAAGGAGGAAGAGGACGTTCGAGTCTTTCTCGCCATGCCGAAAGGGATTCCGATCAAGAAGGCCTACGAAGAAGGATTGATCACTCTAAATGCACTGATGGAGGATCTTCTTAGCGCCGTCCATTTTCTCTACAAAAATCGGATTGTCAACTTGGACCTCAAAACCAGTAACATCATCTATCTGAACGGAAAGGCGACACTCATCGATTTCGGTTTCGCGAGGGAGACCGTCGAAGTGCTCGGTCTTCATCGAAATCAGACGGATACCGCTATGATTGGTACCGCCTTTAGTCAACCCTATCGGGATCCGGAGTACGTAAAAACGGATTGGAACTCAACTCGAACGATGGCTTACACGCTAGCTCGAATTTTCTACGAAATCGCCAACGAAGTGGAGAAGATTGAGCACGAGCCGAATTTTTACGAGTTTTCAACCTCGGACCCGACGATCAATTGGCTAATTCGAGAAGCAACCCGGCCTATTGCGAAACGACTCTCTTTGAGTGATTTCCTGAAATCAGGCCAGAAACCATACGGAGATCGTCATACCAGTGACACGGGGTGTCTACGCTCAAGGCTCATCTTTGGAACTCCAGATTGTAGTCGGATTGCGAAAGAGACGATGCTCTGGATGTTCGATCGGATGCAAGATGTCTCCACTAATGCCTTCTTTTACGCCATTCACCTCTATCAGCGGATGGTTAACAATACGAATCCAACTACTCAGAAGGAGTGCCGACAGCTCGGAGTTGGTTGTTTGTTGTTAGCCTCGCTACTTCGAGATGAGACAGCGATCGATCCGCACAAGTATCGGTATGATAGTATCGAGGATCAGGATTCAGGGAAGAAACCGGAAGATCGAACCGAAGAATCGATCACCGTCTCGGTTCTTGAGATTCTGCGTCATTGCGATGGCCAAGTTCAAATGGTGACCCTCTGGGATTACGCTAACGCCAAGGAGGATCTACAGGAATTGTTGGAAATTCTCTTCGCCGGATTGCCGAAGGGAGCCAAACTTCCGAAAGTATCGACGGAAGTAACCTCCAAAGAGTGGCGAGTTCGGGATCTGAAGCGGCCAGTGGTGGATTGGTCGATTCCAACCACCATCTTCTCCTCCTTCACCGAGAAGCCAAAGGCAATCTTTCGTTTCACTCCCGACGGAGAAGATCAAATTTTGGAGCTGTTGGATGAATACACAACTATTGAAAATACGATCGCTGCTAACGGTAGAGAGGACGATTACGAACTCTATACGGAATTACATAACGTTTTCGGAAACCTATTCAATACCGTCTTTCATTTCCGATCCGAACTGCCGAAATTCTCTCAGAAGGCCGCCGTCGAGATCTACAAAATTCTCCACGGTCGTTGTCATATGAAAAATTCGGACTTCCTTCACTCGCTTCTCTCCTTTCATTACACGGAGTACCCTCCAAGTTACTTCATCGACAACCCAACAGAGCACCCGTTCAAGTAAAAACAAGACACCACACATCCGAACAAAAGTTCAAATGTGTTTAAGCCTTTAAGCCTTTAGGCCCTCGGTAACGCATAAATACACCGGGCTTCAATATCCCGGTACTGCCACTTGTACTTAAAGTAGAGGACAATCACCAACAAAATCAGAAGGAAACAGAAAGATAGAAACCAGAACCGATTCCTACCGATGCAATCATAAATCTTCGTGTCTAAAGAGGACCAACTACTGGAAGAGGCATTGTAGACCGCCGCATTAGCGGCTCGAAGTCGATCCTTTTTGGTTTGAATGCCATCAATTCCCACCGGATAGAACTTGACCATCGGCATTCGACAGATAACTCCTTCGTACTCCTTCGCCACTCGATTCAACAACATCGGACCCGCCACATACATTACCTTCCAATGCTTGGTTAATGCCCACCAAGGAACATTGGACTTCTTCATCTCCTCAATAAATCGATCCCAGAAGGGGGAGTTTGGCTTGGAGGCCATCATACAGTTACTGAACCCGGAGGTATAATTAGGAGATCCAACCAGGTAGACATCACCATCTTCCCGGAAGTACTTCTCCACATTCTCGCGAGGCACAATATCCAGATCCGTATACAACCCTCCTAAATGTTTCAGAATGATGGGCCGAATGGCATCGCACTTCATAATGATTGCCGGAAAACGGTCAAACTGCGGCAGAAACTCTGGATCCACCTCTCGAATCAGATCTCGGGCATCCTCCAAGGACCAGAGCCGATACTGCCAATTAGGATGAAGCCGTTGCCACTCTAAAGGTGAAGTTTCCCATTTTTTGGGAATCGGAGCTCCGGATTCGTTGAACCAAACTTGATGAATAATAGGTGGAAAGGGTAAGGGATTCGTGAATGGGGGTGAATCTTCGGACATTCTTTACCAATCGAGCAAAAAGTCGGAGCGGATAACGGAATCGAAAGTGTGAAAATCAAAATCTGAACCCCAATGGGATGACAGAAAATTCAGATCTCAATTGCTTGAGATATGTTTTACTCTCGACCGGCTCCACCATTCGCGGGAGGTAGGGGAGTCGCAGGAGGTAAGGGAGCGATGGAAGATACCGGTGCAGCGGGAGATGGTACCGTGGTATCGGGTTTCACCTCCTTCGCTACTCGTCGCTGCAGCTTGAAGCGATCGATGATTCCATGCTTCTGCAGGACTGACATCACCGCCTCAATCGTAATGCATTGGTCCTCATAGGTGGGACGAGCGGGTTCGCTCAACATGCACTTCTCCGAACAGTAGCAGCCAATCCAACCACCTCCAGCGATTGGAAATCGAAGCGCATGACTGGGATCCCGAATCCGACGGTGACACTCCGAGTTCTGACAGTTGGAGCTGAACCATTCAAAAGGTCGCTCCGGATTGATCTCCGCATTCTCGTCCAGTTCGTCAGACTCCCGACACTGACAGTACAGCATTCGACAGGGTCCCTTACCTCCAGGAGCTGCCGGACAGTTGCGACCCAGAATCAGATTACTGGGTCCCCAGATTCGCTCGATAGGAACTAGGCTTTCAATCTTGGGACCGGTTTCGATCAGCTCGGCGATCTCCTCCGCTGTTGTAGTGGCTAGATAGGTCTGAACCACCTCTTCCAGATTGGGTTGCGCCACCGTCGTCTCCTCCGCAACACCTTCGGTTGGGACCGCTTTGATGCGGAAGTTCTCCTGAATGTAGCCCATCACCTCGTCGTAGAGTTGATCTGTTGTTTCATGATCCGCCTCCTGTACCGTCTCCAGTAGCGCCAGAGTTTCTCCTTCTTGAAGGGAAACCCATTTGGGAACGGGAGCCCAAGCTGCACTGGGGGCCATCTTACTCCGAAAGTACTCCATGGCGCCGGCGATCTGCTTCTGCTGAGCGATCTCATACAGCTGAACCCAAGTCTCCGGTGCAATCTCTGTTCCATAAGCGGCCGTCAGTCGATCACAGACGATACCGAAGGGGAGGTAGTTGTTGTAATTGGACTCCAATAGGGCCATCAGAACCGATTCGACGCTGGAATCGGGTAGCGTTTTCGCTATATACTGAAGAAGCATGGGAGAGAAGGTGATAATGGAGGCCAAATCCCCCATCACCGCCTCCACATCCCCGTCATCTCCGGTCCACTTGTTCAGAATGAAATTAACCAGCTGCGGATTGGCTTCGACTTCATAGGCTGCTTTGATTAGGACCTGAAGAAGTTTGATCCGTTCGAAGTAGTTTAGCTTTCCTAGCGGGAGTTCATTGATGAGAACGAAAACCTCGGCTAGAGCATCCTGACTCTCTGAAGATCGGAGAATCGCCTGTTGCAGCGTAGTGATCAACTTAGAAGCCATGGCGGTTGAAGTTCTAATTCCGTCGGAGTTGAAACTCAGTTATTGAAATCTTGGACATTGCCGGGTGCTGCGAAGATTCCAGAGATGTTTTGGACCATTGTGGTTCCATCTTCTCCCATCCACATCAGAAAGAAGACTAAAGCGACAGAGAGAATGAGAGCCACAATTAATGTGTGCCAGGTATTCGTTGGACTAAATTGAAGCGTTTGGAAGAAGAAATTGACGAAAAACCGCTCCCAGAAGGAAATAAGGACCCAACCTAAGAAGACCGAAAGTAGAATTTCCACGAAGCGAAAGCTGGTTGGGTCGATCTCCAAAGAGGCGGTTTTTAATTTCTTTTCTTTGTCGGCCATTTTCCGTATACAAGAAAAGGATGGAAGTACTTCGTAAACGCTGTAGTGAAGAGGAGAATTACAACATCACTCCTTTGGAGCTGGAGGCGGCCGTGCGGGAATGCTTTGAGTTGAACACCTTTACCACTCGCTCCAAGGCCTACCTCTACTTCATCAAGGGGATTGAACGCGAGATTGTGGATCCCGACGTACTGCTTTCCGTGGCGATCGCCGAATGCAAAGCTAACGCCGATCTTTCACTCTTGGCCATTGCCCTTCGGTACGGTGCCAATGCCAATCTCTACGTTTCCACCCCTACTATTGGCATTGCTCACGTTCTCATCTATACGGTTTCCATGATGCGGGATAACGGTCAGAGTCAAGGGATGATTAACTCCGCCTGTGTGATTCTGGTTGCTATGGGAAGCCGGACCGTTTCCCCGGCCTTCGATCACACCGCCAACCGTCTCCAGGAGCAGAAGGAGCGGGCAACCTTCGATACCTCCTTCGTGGCAATGACGGCCGGTAAGCAGTCACCATCCCATAGTGATCCGGAGGGCTTCGCCACCGCGCAGAGGCAGATTAAGATGACAGTGCAGGATTGGCTCAACAGTCAGCGGTTTCCCGATTACTCTAATGCGGATGAAGTGATTGAGTCGCTGCCGGTGGAGGCAAAGCGAATCATCGGAGTTGTCTGTGATAAGCCGACGATCGCTTTCCAGGAGGAGCCGGAAGAGGAGAAGACCAAGATCACGATTCCGGCGATTGAGGATCTTTTGACCTCGCGGGCTCTGAAGGTGACAGAGAAGATCCCTTTTCCGATGACGTCGAAGGCCCGCGGAGAGTTGAATGGGGAGGTTCTCGCCATTTCGAAGGCGATTGATGTCGGCGCCAGCCTCATTTTCAAGACTTTGGTCGAAAAGGGTTTCGAGGTCACCTACTTCTCTCTGAATCGACTCTGCCTTCTGTTTGAGCAGACGGTCCATGAGGGTGATATGGTGATGGTGCAGGAGTTGAAGCAGATGCTGATGACCACCGTCACTTACGGTTTCTCCATGGATTTGGAGCAGCTTCGGATCATCTCTAGTGCGGATCAGGAGTTTGCCGCCAAGATTATCGACAGTTACGGTGCTCCTTACTGGAAGAAGGTTTGTTTCGGGGCCATGAGTTCTCCGGTTCCTGACACTTTGAAGTCGATGGCTTTTGCTCTCGGTCTTGACATCGGGGTCAGTAAGGAGACTCTCTGCCAGGAGCTGCGAAAGTTGTCCCAGGCGGATCCGGAGGCCATTAAGGATGCCGCTATTGCTCGGCAGCGGGCTCGTGTTAGCTCCGCCGTCTCCAATCTCCACGATTACATTGCCGGCACGGCACCGACGATTGCCTGTACCAACAAAACGCCGATGCAAGAGGATCCCTTCCTCTACAACGACGCCCAGATGGCCTTCTACAAGGATCAACGGGATCACGTCTGGTGCTTTACCTCCGATACCTACCAAGCGCTACTGGCGAAGCCGATCAATCCCTACACTAAGGAGCCGCTACCGGAGACCTTCCAGACACAGCTTCGATCCCAGATTGAGACTTTGCGACTCCTTGGCATTCCGATGGCGAATCCGAAGTCGGCGGCCGCGGCGCTGGATTCATTGAAGAAGCCGGATGAGCTCTCTAACACAGAGAGTGACTTTATCGTGCAGACCATCGTGAAGGCGGCGGCCGCTTCCGCTTTAACGGAGGAGAAGCTCCGAACCCTGTCTCCGTCTCAAATGAATAGTGTTCTGAAGGGAATTGAGATGACCCAGGGTTACTTGGCGGCGCTGTCACCCAACCATCAGTTCATTACCTTCTGCCGGGCCGCTTACGCCTCCATTAAGGTAGAGCCGGGTCGGGCACGGAACTTCTTTAACAGCGTTCTCAGCTACAAGATGAACGAGGTTCCGAAGCCGATCTCCATTGCTCCTGTCACTCAGCGCCCGACCATTAAGCGAGATGAGCCAATGTCAATTCCTCAGTTGCCGGCGGAGTTCCATTTCCTGCAGAAGCCGGAGGGTTTTGATCGGGTTACAGCCGGGATGGAAGCAGAAATTGTGGCACCCAGTCAGGAGTTTCAGGATCCGGCCTCCGTTTCGGCGATTAAGCCTGCAACGGTAGAGGTTCCATTGGAAATGAAGTCGCCGAAGGGTCTGTCTCGAACGGCATTGTTGCGGCCGTAAATGATGACAAATTTGACCCAACCAGTGCAATTGAATTACTAATTCTTAATTGATGGGTTGGAACCCGAATTAGCATCATGGCAGTAGCACTTCCGAAAGATTTTAAGCCTCGTCAGGATCAGGGGGTGACGTATCCTCAGGTAGCCCTAGTGGGGAATCGTCATGAGATACTGGCACTATATACGAATATTGAAACGACCGACGCTGACGGCAAATGGATGGACGACGAGCCCCATCCCATTGTGAGCCCTGAATGCTGGGAGCGTTATAAGGAACGGTTGGAGATTCGGGACGATGAAGAGGGCGATGAAGAGCTCGATTTTAAGATTGTCAGCTTCGATTACTATCCCGGGTGTCCGCTAGAAACGGCAGAACGCCTAATCAAACTTTTTGTCGAACGGGCAAAAGAATACCCACATGTCCGGACTAAGATTTTTAAATCGGGAATGTGAACAATACACGACACATTTGATCTAAGATCAAATGTGTTTTAAGCTTCAGGTATCGGTAGCTGGTAAGGTTCCCATTCCAGAAACTCTAAATATCCCTTCTCTTCCAGAGAGGAAGTAGCACCTTGTTGCTTCGAATGATGAATCCGATACTGAATTAATGGCCATCGATGCAAAAGTCGCACAATTCCACGAATTCGTTCTCGAAGGAGATCGTAATGCTTTTTCAAGCGGGAATCATTGTCAGGATCGGGAAGCTCTAATGAAGCATTCAAAATCTGAATGCTTGTATCAATCTTCTCGGATGAAGTTTCTTCATTCAGGATGAACTTCAATAAATAGAGAATCATAGCGGTATCTCTTCCCTTGGCAGCAATTGTCAACAGATCTTCGAAGACTTTGTGGAGGCCGAATTTTTCGATCGCCGCATCTACTAAATCAATAGATAGAATGCTGGATTGGATCTTAGGAATCCAATACCGTGGCATCAGTTGAAAAACTTGAAGCCATTCCTCTTTATTTAACGACCAAAGCCATTGATTATAGTGCTCGAATAGATTATCAAGTTCCTCCTGGCGACCGTACATTTTTGGCTGTAGAAAGTCAATCATTGCAATTCCCATCTTCGGCGAAATTTCGGAGATGGTGTCTATAGCAAAGGTACAGTGGTGGAAGGATATTTCTCTTCCACGTGAATCCTCCTGTAAATAATAGTGACGACCAATTTCATTCCGTTTCTTCCAAAGCTTTTTGGCCAGAATCTTTGGTGTTCCATCGCTATCTGCAACGATTCGATGCAAAAATTGCCGAAATGGTTCTAACTCTTCGAAATGGTCTTCGTAACCGTCGAGTGTCCGAATGAGATCAGCATCAGCTGTACTATTTCTTACAGCTTCTCCAGTTTGGTGACTATTCAACCAGTGAAAAAGGGTCCATAATTTAACGTAAAAACTACGAACTAAGTCTACATGGTGAAGTATTTGATCCTTTTTACCCGATGCGTCTAAATTTCGACGACGTTGCGATTCAACTTCGACCGAAAGGCGATCCAAGTTCTGAAAAACGGTATTGTAGACCAGAGATTCGGCTTCGTGAAAAGTGATACATTCTTTCAATGTAAGGTCAATCACCAGTTTTTGACTTGGTAGAAGATTGAGTCTTTTTGGATCAACCATACACTTTCGAAAAATGGTGAGGATGTACTCTTCGCTTTCAGCATAAGGATGCTCCATCAAATTCGAGTTCTTTCCAACGGCGAAGGAATTAATAAATCATTTTACTTCTTCTTCCGAGTTGCCACCTTGTGAACTAAGTACTCGCGGTAAGCGGTCTCCAACATGGCCGGTGTAATAACTTGGGGTGTTTTCGCTAGGTTGGAACCGGCATCTAGAAGGAGAGTCTCAAACATATTCTTGAAGGCGATTCCACCATAGATCAGCTTACACTTGAAGGCCAAATTTTCCGTATCTCCGCCGAAGGCCTCAAAATTGGCGATGTTAGCTTCGAAGAAGGCTTTTAAGTCTACCTCCGCCGAGAGTGACCAACCATAAAACTCTAACTGTCGACGAAAGATCTCCGACAATCCCACCGGCGTATAACCGTTAACTTCAAAGACCCACTGAAAACGGCGTTGAAGTCCATGTTGATGAGCAAAGATGTTCTTCTCCATCAACTCCTTGTAACCGGCCATGATGATGATAATCTCCTCTGCATGTTCGTCCATAAAGCGATTCAGAATTGTAATCGCCTCCATTCCGTAGTTATCATTCTCCCCTAAATGTAGCAGATAGGCCTCCTCAATAATGAGACACCGACCTCGATTCGCCTGTAGAAACTTGAGCGCCTTCTTATCCGATTGTCCGGAGTACTCCGCTGTAAAATCCTCTCGCCCACAAACAATAATCTGCTCCGGAGTTGAAGCGATCGGGGGGAGTTCTACCGGTTTTACATCCGGCGTTGGGGTTCGAATAGCGGTGGCGGTTCGAATGGCGTTGATTAATTCCGTTTCCGCCTCTTGTACCTCCCCTTTGACACTCTCCCAATGACCGGTCGTCGTCTTCCAAGCATCCTCCAGGGTGTGAGCAACTGTTGGTCGAGAGAAGATTTTGGATTTTGGCGGGGTAGTGGAGGCTCGAACCACCGGTTTGTAGGATTCATAGAGCTCTAGAACTCCATTCCGAACGTTCTGAATCTTCCGAACCGCTTTTGCAACGGAGGCAATCTCTACCGAATCCCCTTCCGTTGGAGTTGGTGTTTCCACCGCTGTAGTCTCTTTAGCCAAGGTTCGTTTTTGCAGTTCGCTCAGAATTCCAATTCCTTGCCAAATCCGAGCCACACAGCGAGCCGTTCGACTTTTACCGACACCGGGTGGACCGTAGAAAACAGCGTGAAGTTTGTGATTCTCAAAGCGATTCCCGGGTTTCTTATCAATCATGGAGTTGAAGGCGACCACCAAAAGGAAACCCACCTGTTGCACAATCGCCCGTTTAACTTCGAACATTTCCACCAGAGAATCCAATTCCTCCAGGGCATCAATTAGAATCTTCGGATTCTCCACCGCGGCCATTACATCGGGTCGTCGTTCTTGTAGAGTCTTAACATAGTTGATGAGCTCTCGTACAGTTGGAACACTAGTCGCTTCCATGGGTCACTTTAGGAAGCAACGGAAAAGAGGTCAAAGGAACGGATTTCATTTTCATGAAATCTGTCTATTTCTTCGCTAGAGCCTTCTCCAAGCGGAAATCGGGAATGTAAGATTCAAAGTCCAAGAACTCTCGGTAGCCGGTTTCTTCCAGAATGGAAACGCCTCCGAGTCGACGAGTGTGTCGAATTCTCAACATAAGCATCGGAAGACGATCGATATAGGATCCAACCCCTTCCAGTCGTTGCACAATCGCTTTTTGATGACGGTTCCAATCGGGATCCAGCCCTCGGATAATCTCTGGGCCGATGTATCTGGGATCGTTAACCAACCTGGCTCTTAGTTTGGAGTATTTGCTAATATCATCCGATATCAAAGCGTAAGCATCTTCCGTTAGAGGATACTCTAATAGACGCAGAATTAATTCGGGATCCCAAGAGCCGACTAGTAACTCTATCGGATTGAAAACATTTGCGTCCGAGGTCCAATTTTTGATTAGATCTGAAAACTCGTACGTTTCCATTAGTGCTTCCAAATAATCCGATGAATATTCCGATCTTCGGATTAGATCGTAAAAATCATCGTCGCCCACTTCAGAGATCTTAAACAAATGAATCCAATCATCCTTGCAGAAAGTCCATGTTAGTTTGGGAAGTTGTCTCCAAATATCCTGGAATTCCCTTAGAGAGAATGGGTCGGAGCCATCTTCATTATCGCTTAGACTATCGTCTTGAAGAATATAGACCACTTTTTTAGCTAAGGCTAGACTGCAGAAGAAGCATTGACTGGAACTGTAGTCTTTGGACGAGATTAACTGATCGATGATGATACTTTGATAGTCTAAGCGATGAAACTGAGGCGTCGGCTCGAAACTGAGAAGCAACCACTCCTTTTCGATCGCCTTCTCAAAACGATCCGGGTCCGCCTTGACGGAATGGAAAATCTCCAGAATCCTTCGCCCATAAGGCGTATTTAAAGCTTCTGTTACATCGTCTGGAATGGGTGCTTCGGCCAGATTGCCAAAAAGTGGATCCAGGTACCGTTTGAAGTCCGATGGATGGAGCCAATTGAATAGTTTGACAACAACTTCTCGTAGATTTCCACGTACGATTTCCTTGGATCTAGCGTCCACCTTTTTGATTTTTGCTTCCAAGGTGGCAAATTGCTCCTGAAATGTATTGTAGATGAGTGATTGCGCTTCGTGAAAAGTGACCATCGAAACCAATGCAACGGTATTGACCATCTTCTGGCTCCAAAAACTGCCCCTCAGAGATTTCCGCATTCCCCGAGCATTGACCGGCATTTGGGAGATAGTGTAGATCCGGACGATCTGTTCCAAAATGTAATCCTGAATCGTCTCCATTTGATTCCAAGTTGCTTTAGGAGAACGGAAAGAACGGATTTCATTTTTACATCAGATCTCACTAATCTGAAATATGTTATAGAATCAGCAATACCTATTAACATCTACGTTCATTCAACATAGATGTCTTATAACCACTTCGGTGGTTCTCTTCGAGTGTAAGTCAATAAATCCCGTTTGACGGTCCGATAATACTCCCGATAGGCCTCTACCGTATCCTCTCGTTTACACTCCTCCGTTACACATTGGGGTGGATCTCCCAGCCATTCCACTTCTTCAATCTCGGGTAGATGTTGATAGAGCCATTCGATTTTCTCCTGACAGGCATGAATCTTTCCGTAACGATAAGTGTACTCCTGACAGAGATAGAAGGCCAGATCCACCACAATTCGGTAGTGGTAAACGGATTCTCGAACCCAAAGGCAACAGGGGTGGTTTCGATGGGTGGGTCGATAGGGTCGAAACGGGCAGTTTTCAAAAGCGGCACCACCCGTCAGATGGTGTGTTGTCATTAGAATCTGAGTGTACTCTAGAATCATCTTGACCACATGCTTGTTGCAGTGAGCCTGGGCGCACTTCCGAAGATCGCGATGAAGAAAGAAGATGTTCATCCGGTTGTGAGCCCCTTCAAAAGACTAACAGAATCATTTTCCAACCAAGTTGAAGAATGTTTTACCAGAGCTCTAAGTCTCGAAAGCAGGGACTAATGTTGACCTCAACTGTTCGACCCGTCCTTCGGTTGAGGACCTTGACGATTAGAGGGTCTCTCTGGGACTGGACCACCAAGTACTTGGGACAGTGTCGAATGGTGATCTCCCCATCTAACCCACAACTAAAGAGAATATCGGTTAACTTCCACCCGTTCGCAGCAAAGATTTCACGGTTGAACTTTGCATCCCGATAGGTGTGAATGGAAGCCGATCGCTGAGTTAGATTGTAAATGTAGGCGTAAAAAGAAGTCCCCATTTTCGACACAGTGATGGTCCAGTTGCTCCGGCAAAAGCAGGTGTTCAAAACTCAGTTTTACGGGCTCCATAAAGAGGCTTCCATCGAGAAAAATGGAGTGCCGGTTTGTTCGTCAGGATGGTTATAACTGTACATTGGACCCACTTTACGATGGACTTTGCGCTAGACATAAGCAACAGCTCTTGGATGGAGAGGTTGTTTGTGAAGCCTGTGAATTACCTCTGAACGATGTTGAACATCGATTGAAAGGCGCGTATCTGTGTCAAACTTGCTATTATGCCTCTTTGGAGGCGATGTTGGAGAAGCGATACTGCTGCGCCTGTGAACACTCCGGAAATCGACTTTGTGAACGAACACAACGCGTTTACAAGATCTTTAGCCAGACTTTCTGCTGTACAGAGCACTTTAACGGCTTACAGAATGGGACTTATCACTTCTGTCTCTTCGAGGGTTGTAATCGATGCAGTTCTCTGGTTCACGGTTACTGCGCTAACCATTGGATTCAAAGAAACCCGAGCTTCCTGAAGACGATTTTGAGAGCCCGAATCGAATTCGGGGAATTGGTTCTTTACGAGAATCAGCTCTCCCTTCGAATTCGGAATCGGATTTACATTATTCGGTTCTCTAACTTAGTGCGACGTCTTCACCGAGCGGGTAAACTGTCCAATCTTCAAGGTGAGTGTCTACCTTACAACGCGGTTAACTACATTCGGATGAATTTAACCAATCCGCGGCTCTACTCCAGTGATGTTGATGTTGAAGAGGAAGAAGTGTAAAATGAAGTTGAAGACGAAGTTGAGGGTACATTAGGTACATTTGGGCTCAGCCCAAATGTACTTTACACCACCCACTCCTTTCCGTCTGGGAGTAGGAAGTCATCCATCGACCAAGGGACAGCGAAGACTGGGCCAATAAAGGGTACTTGCTTCTGCATCCCGCCAGAGAAGGCCCAACTGACCGGAAGCGTCAGTAGTTGACTGTCGACGAAGTGATTCCCTCGGCTATCGACAATGGCGCTGTAATCCATCGTAAATTGCAGTTTCGGAAGTTCCGGATCCGTATCGAAGTAGTCCTCATCGATAGCGAACCAGCCTTGAGTTGGAATTACACATGGAGTACAGAACTCGGTTCCATTGCTGAAGGGGTTCGGTAGATCACTGCGAAAGAGACCCTTCTGAAAGAGTAGATATGCCCCTTTGAAAAGCTTCACCGTTGGATGCCGATGAGTTCCATAGAATCGATTCTTGGCGTTGAGAATAATGGAGGTCGACCACTCCCAGAAGACAAAGATGCATTCCGTCACCGTATGCCAACCCGCAATTCGACGGTCGCCATCCTTGATGACCCAGTAGATTTGAGTTCGCTGATACCGAGAGAGAATCGCGTCTTGATATTCGGGTTTGTACTTCAGCGCATCCATTAAAATCTGATCCAATTTCGGTATTTCATCGGCGGTAACTGAGAGAAAGGAGCGTCGATACTGGACTTCAACCCCATCTTCTCGTAGCAGGTCAAAGCTCTTGGGACTCAAAAGATCCGAATCTAGACCTCGAAAGAGGCACCGATACCGATCGGCGACATTAATCATTTCAGCGTTACAGATTTCAGAGCTTCGGATTTGGATTTCACTTTTAGACACACTTGATCTTAACTCAAGGGTATCTCGGTTTGTATAATTGCGCTTTCTTTTACACATTTGCGTTTAACGCAAATATGTTGTGTTGTCGTTGTCTTACGGCGTTACCGGAACCGCGACTTCTTCGGCGACTGCGGGAGCTGGAGTGGGTACTTCGGTGGCTAAGACGACTGTTGCAGCTACTACGGATAGCTCTTCATCTACAGTGGCTGTGGCGGCACCGGGGATGGCGGGCTTTCCCTTTCGCTGCCAGTTGGCGTTCCAGACAGCGACCGATGGAATCAGTGGTGTCTTAATATCGACTGGGACTAGGGGCTCCGTTCGCGGCTCCTTCTTCGCCTTCGACTTCTTCCCCTTGGATGGTTTCCCATCCCCTGGCCGCTTCTTTGGCAGCTCCTTCAGCGGGACAAAGACTTCGGACATTTTGGTCCCGACCGCCATCGTACAAGCGGCAGCTAGATGGTGACCACCACCGGTAACGCCCAACTTCTCGGCAATTCGGCCCAACTCGATCTCCTCCTTCACCGCCCGCATGAGAGCGCGCCGACTGATGCGGTTGTAGACAACGGCGAAATCGGGGGTCACCTCATCTCCGTCCACATCCGGAATGGGTCGCAAACTGAGCTGGTGGCCAACCTCGGAGACGACACGGCAATCCCTCGGCACTGTCACCCAGACCCGGTACTCGTGCAGAATCCCGTCCTCCAGTGTGACAGAGACCTTGGCCGGGTACGCCTGATCGTAGGCCTCCTGTACCTTCGCGTCAAAGCGCTCCTTCATGCCAACCCCGGTCAGAATCAGGTGTTCTACCTCTCGCTCCGCCAGAGCCTCGAAGAACTCCTTTTCCTCCATCCGGTAGATGACGCACATGATCTCTTTGCAGAAAGGGGTGCTGTGGGCCCAGATGTCGTTTTCCGCGATACACTGCAGAATCGGAGACATTCCCTCCAGAGAGCCGTTGACGTACTTCCAAGCGATCTGGCAGCCCGCTAACTTGGAGTCGACGTAGAGTTCCAGCTTCGGAGAAAGTACCTCAGCAGCAGACACCCGGGTCAGGACATCCAGTGTTGTCTGGTGGTGATCCAGAATGATCACCTTCTCCGCCAGAAGCAGTGCCTTCCGCAGCCCCACTTCGTTGAAGCAAACATCCGCCAGAATGACAGTGGCCTCTGCTACTTCGTCAGGGCATTCCCCACTTGCCCAAATGGCTCGAACTTCCGCCTCCGGAAACCGCTGCTGCAAAATCCAAAGCGAGGCCATGCCGTCCAAGCACTTCTGGTGGTAGAAAATAAAAGTCTTCATTCTAAGCGAGTGAAAACGGGTTACCAATCCCGCGGACAAATTAGAAAGGTCAGTTTTTCGACAGCTTGGAGTCACTTTTTCAAATCTTAAAGGTCCAATTTTCACACTTCAAACGTTGAAGTGTGTTTCTTTGATTCTAAACTGAGTAGAGTTTTAGGATAAATTCCTTATATTACTATCCTGTAGCTGGAAAATACGAAGTCTAAAATTCGCAAGAATTACTCTTAGTAACCCTTAAGCCGCCACATCAGCTGCAGTGGCCACAAAAGGATTTAGGCCTTTTTCAATTAGAGTCTTCACTGGCACCGTAGTTGTGTCAAAGTGGCAGAGAATCGCTAGCACTTCAGCTCCAATATTTCCACCATGGGTCCGCAGGTAATCATAGATCTTCTGGCTTCTATCTAATTCCAACCGATCTAGAATCTCGCGATTGTGAAGTAGAACCCCCACTTCATCACGCTCCAGCTTCGGTCTCTCACCGTCGGGACTTTCCTCCCACAGCTTGATTGCGTAAAGAAAATCACCCCATCGGAATTCAACAGTCTGCAATGCATTATCATACTCCTTCTGCACCGAGTGAACAACCGAAACATATGGAGCATCCGGAATAGTCCACATATTTTCAACTAGAGAAGTAATTCCCATCGGATTGTAACGACGCCAATCCATCCGTAAATTTCGACTTCCGACATCCTTACTGAATTTTCCATATAAAAGAGGTCGAATCCGACTTGGATCGTAGGTGCAACTAATGGTATCATCCAAGAGTCCCGGTAAATCTTCACCACAACTGGCATAATCCCAATAGGTGTTGGTACCAATGATGCAGCCAACACAATCCATCACCTGAATCAGAAACTCCTGCAGTTGGTTGAAAGTAAAGACGTCTTTAAACACCTTGATCCAAGTGTTCATGTACTTGGAATAGGTGAACTTTTGACTGTTGGCAATGGTGGCTAAATGGAGGCACATAACTCCAATGGCTTCCATCTTTTTACTCTGATCTCCCTTTCCGTAATCTGGAACCAAGTGAGGAATCACTCGGCGATAGAGATGGAGACCCAGAAAGAGCGTCTCCGCCTTCAGATCGGCATTGGCGGCGATCTCCACCATTCGAGCCATCGGGGTTAGGATTGCCGGGCCACACTGTGAATCTATTGGAATCACGGGTGTCTCCAAAGTTGCACCCTCCCAGTGGCGAACAATTAACTCCTTCGGAGCCATTTCGAGGAGCTCAAAAGTTGTATGCCGGGTTGACGACGGCTTCTTGGCCTCCGTTAGAAACCAATCCAGATGCGGAATTTGTGGTGTTGAGAAGTTGTACAGTGATCCGTGAGTATCAGCGTTTGCGTAGAAGAAATGATAGGTTTTCGCCAAAGGATAAACCTCACAGGAGATCGGATTCCATTGCTCGATTGAATACTCAGGATCCTTGAAGTCGTCGGTATAGCTAGAATCGGTAATATAGTATTTGTCCTCAAAGATGGCGGCTCGACGACAGAGACCAAAGTCAATCAGCTTTGCCTTCCCCTCATGAAAGATGATATTGGAGGGCTTCATATCCGCGTGAACGAGTCCAATAGAGTTAAGATAGGCAAGCGCGGAAAGGGTGTCGGAGACAATCTCCTCAATCGTGATCTTCTTCTGATCGAAAGCCGTTACGATCGATTCACCCTTCGGAATTGCAATGTAAGTCTTGGCGTACAGATGTGCTGCCGATTTGGGTCGAAAGGACCAAGCCACAGGACGAACGATGCAGGGATGTAGAATGGACGCGTATGCGTTTAACTCCCGAATAGAGGAAGGACTGATATCCCAGTCATCCCCTTGCTCCTTGATAGCAACATTTCCGCTGGAATAGACGGAACCGAAACTGCCGGAACCCAATTTGGACTTATCGGGATCCCCTGGATCTCTTGGAAACCGAGCTTCAAACTCAGACCATTCATAGTAAGGGATAGGAGAAAGTTCAGCTGCCATTTAAGGTGGCGGGAATTTTGTGAAAGTGAGAATCAGTTTTCGGGACCAAGAACGAAATTGGGGGAATTTCAAAATCGATCTACGTACAGAAACTGATTTTCTCTCTTCCGCTCAAAGCCAGACAACCCAACGATGGAAGTAGTCGAAGTTGAAAGTTGTCGTCACGTTTGCCAAGACGGTTACTGTTGTAGTCGTCCAAAGAGGGTCGGTGATTTCTGCCGTCGGCATCACAATGTCCGGAATTTGTTTCCTGATTTTCGTTGCTTCGGCTGCAATCAGCACATTCCATCTTCGTTTCTTCTTTGGAGAGGACGCAACTGCTACTGCAGAGGTTGTCACGCTATTTTCGTAAATCACTCTCGACCATACCTTTGTGAGTGTAGTCGCATTAACGATACCAGCCTTTGTCAACGGGTGGCGACAAGTCTCTTTCAGGGATTTATCCTTTGCAGTCAACATTACAATGAATTACAAAGTGGCTCCTATCGCTTCTGCGAAACGGAAGGCTGTCGTCGGTGTGTCGACGCGGTCGTCAAACATTGCTTCCATCATTGGTACAGTGCTAATGAAGCGCAGTTCGATCGCTTGATCGGGCGAAAGATCGGGTACTTTGAGATTCGAAAGGATTATCGCGGACTCTATTTGGTTACCGATCTGGCGGAAATCTGCTTTCGAATGGCGTATATCATAAAGCGGATTTACAATGCTGGTAATCTCTGCCGACCGGATGGGAGTTTCAACGAAGAAGCCTTTCTGACCTACGTGGATGCACATTTGGACGACCCCATCTTCGATTATCGTCCTCGGCCACCTCCTCCGATGGATCTTCCGGTCGTACCCGTGGTTCCACCAATTCCAGCACCGGTAATCGCTCCTCCAGCACCAATCGCCCCTCCAGCACCAATCGCTCCTCCAGCACCGGTACCCATCGCTCCGGTGTCAGGACTAGAAGCAGCAACGGCCATGCTTGCTACTGCTACCGGAAGACTGGAAGCAGCCACTAGAGAGTTGGAGGCGATGTTACAAAATCATGAACTGCTGGACGAGGAAGTAACCGATCCAGTACTGCCAGAGGACTAAAGTTCTTAATCGTACGCTTTTAAACACATTTAAGCTGAGCTTAGATGTGTCTCCCCTTCGAAAAATGAATCACAATTACCCAAATTGCGAGCAATAACCGGAATGTTGACAACCGAACTCCGAAAGCGCGATCTCATTGCGGGTACGTACACTTTCGATGAGTTTTCCGAAAGTAATAGCTCCGATAGACTACCATCCCCATTCAACATTTTCCTCACCGAACCGCGTAACCTGTTCCATTCGGAGCACATGACCGCTATCTCTAGAGAGTTACAAGCCTTGGACATTAGCCACATAGCAAAGTGTGAAAAGAATGATTGGGCATGTCTGTGGAATTCTACTGGAACATCGTTGAGTTCAAAATGGACCGTCCGAATTGCCGTTTCGGATTTGGACCGCTTTACCGACTTCCAGCTGAAAGAACTGCGAAAGTATTACACTGCATTAGATACTGCGGGTGTAAAACTCTTGACACCCTTTGGGTTGGCGAAGGATGTATCCGCGGAGGAACTAATACCACTCTACTATCAGGTCTTTGATGGGATCAACGGTAAAAAGTTAACCTTCGTCGTATCGAACGACGGCGAAAATACTGTCAATATAAAATTAGTCTAAAGTGACCGTATCCCACAAATTACGACACATTTAAGCTCAGCTTAGATATGTTTTACTCCTTCGTCTGCACCTCCGGGACCCAATGAACGGTGCGCTTATCCTTGTCCTTCGTTTGTACCACCTCATTACCATCCGGATCCACCTTTCGACCGTAAACCTTCGTTTCATAGAGACCCTTCTGACCGTTGGGAAGGACGTAGGTGGCGAGTGTCAAACCGAAGGCTTCATAAGCCCGCTTCAGTACACTCTGACTGGTGGCCAACAAGAGTTCCAATTCCTCGTCATCCAAGGATTCCATCAAGCGGAAGGGATGAAACCCGCACTCGTACATAACCTCCGCTCGAACCCAGTTACCAACTCCGGAGAAATGCTGCTGCATCATCAGAAACTCACAGAGCGGCTTGTTGGCAACTGCCTTCTTTCGACAGACGGCAATGTAGTCCTCGATGGCGATCTCATCCTCCAGCAAATCGGGTCCCACCGTTTTCATGATTTGATCCAACTCTTTCTCCTCCAAGCAGATGGTGAAAGAGCCGAAGTGGCGACTGTCGTCGTAGTAGAGAGTTCGTGTGGTTCGGAGAATCGTCTTCTCTTCATCGGCAAAAGACCCGAAACGAAGCAGAATGCCGCTATGTTTCCCCTTCTTGTACTGCCAGTGACCCTCCAGACCGAGAAATGAGACGAAGAAGATGGTCTTTCCATCCGCATCCTCCAAATCAAAGATGATCTTCTTACCCCGAGAGACGATGTTGTTAATCTGCAGTGGATAGCTGAGAGCCTCCAAATTGGGAAGACCTTCCTTCCAGTAACGGGATCGTTCGTTGATCTCCAAATCAATAATCTGTTGCTCTCGAAAAGCTTCCCAAAGACAATCAGCGTAAAGCTTGACCTCGGCTCCCTCCGGCATTCTCTTGATTTTCGTGTTAGAGATTGGTTTCCCTCCCTGGAATCCGACTTGGATTTTCACTTTTTACTCTGGCAATTCCTTTTCTCAGTTCCCTTCGGCAGGAGAACAAAAATCCAACCCACTTAAAGCGCTTCCCTAAATGTCGAATCTTCTTCGACCTCCAAAACCGCCAGCCCCATATGATTTAACGATTCCGGTAGATCGATCCTCCGAGTACATTATTGTTGCGGCTTCGATCGCCCTGATTGCAGTTCTTGTCGCTGCCATTACTTACTACGTTGGGAGTTATGTGGAGGAGAACAACATCAAAATCTCTGCTACCACCGTTTATTACGAGTGTGCACCGGGACTCTGTCCAACGAATAAGAAAACGGGAACCAAGCGCTGTGGGTCGGATCCAACGGAGAGTCTTCTGTATGATCCCTTAACGGAGGTTTGTAACTCCGCTCATTACTGCGAAAACCCGGAAACCCCTTATGCTCTACACGGAGATGGTTCTACCGATATTCACGGCGTCTGTGATCCCGGTGTTGCTTGTCGTTGCATCAAGAAGCCCCAGTGCCCTCTTCATTCCCTGGTGATCTTTGAATCCTCCAATGGTAATGCTTATTTAGGTACCGCGGGAACGAACTATACCATTGCTCAGAAACCGGGAACGAATGCGGTTCAAATCGGTTTGACGGGAACCTCCTACACCGACATCAACACTCAGTTCTGTCAGGTAAATCCAACCAGTTTAAATCGACTCTCCCCGAGTGCCTGTGAATTCATTCTGGATGTGCCATCTAAATCAGAACTCCGAACCTGCATCAACAGTAACCCTTGTGTGATTGGCTCTTTGGCCTATGCATACCCGGGTGATGCTTTTCTCTTTCAGGCCTCGAAAGACTCCTTCATGTATCCACTTGTGTGCGCTCCTCCTAATACAACGGCTTGTGCTTCTACAGAATGGCCGGTTTGGGATCGAGCACAGAACAAAATCGTCTGTGTGGCTGATAGTTAAGCGTTTGAAAGAAATATCGCCACACTAAAATGGAGGTTGTTGAAAGTAGTTCAGCCTTAACTTTTGGCGGTGGCTCCAATCCCACCAATTCAACTTCGGGTGCCGAGGCCCCTCGTCCAACCCCTGTTTCCAATGTGGCCTCGATTCCACTTTCGATTACCGGGGATGGCGGTCACCCTCCAGCTCGAAAGCTAAACAGTCAGGCTCCGGTCATCGGCGGAATGCCCAATGAGTTCGTCGATCCGGGTCTGATTATCGGTTATCTACCGGAGGGGCAGCTCAATAGTCTACCAATCAAGTCCCTTCGAGATGACCCAGAGTATTCTAACTTGATGACTCTAGCCACCGTGATTATGGTTTTAGTCTTCATTTTGGCCTTCATCTGGCTTTTCTACACTTTCATCTGGATCGGTCAGGATAGTACCACCTCTTTGGTCTCCGGTTTCTTCGGGCTCTCCAAGTCGGAAACGCCAGCCCAGATGAATCAGGGTCTGATTGAGCTAACCGGGGACATTGACTACGTTCGACGCCAGTTAACAGTGGAAGAGTTGAATGAGTACCCGCTGCTGGTGTCTCGTAAGCAACAGCGAGAGCTGGTACAGAAGGATTACCTGGATGCAGCCTTTGAGATCTGCAAGGAGTCGGAGGAGTATTACGGATTAGAGTTTAACAACAATCAGAATCTGCAGCTCTTCGAGTGCTATTTGATGAAGTCGGCACCGGTGGTCCGAAGCCAGGCAACGATTTTGAAGACGAAGTTCTTTGTCAAGCCTCATGTGATTCCTCTTTACAAGGATCGGGTCTTTGCGATTCGGGGAACCCCTCCGACCTCGTTTTGGTACAACACGAAGTCAACTTCGACCTCCGGTAGCTCGAAGTCATTGGAGACAGGAAAGATTATCAGCCTTTCACCGAACGGTTTCAGTGACTCCTACACTCGAATTGTCAATTCTGGCGGACTTCGGGGAATTATCTCTCGCAATACCTTCAATGTGAACGATTTCGACTACTACTTCTCCACGAAGCGGAAGCATGCCGACTTTGTCATTGACACCGGCAAGGCAACAGAGGTGGACATCAGTAAGTTTCAGGGGTCGACGATTTACATCATGTACAAGCGATTCTAAGCACAACATATTTCAACGGATTGAAATATGTGGAAATGACACCCTAGGCGTCGGGTACGTAGTGTTTAGTTGCCCAATCCAGAAGGGAATTAACGTACTTTGTATTGAAGCCTAAGCTAATAAACTGTTGTTGCTGTTCGGAGGCCAGTCGATGAAGATCGTAAACTACCAGTTCTTGCTGAAAGGTGGCCAATTTGACTCGATACAGTTGAAGTTGCTCCCGACAGTGCTCCAATCGCTCCTGGTGAGTTCGATGTTCCCAGCAGAAGTGGCGAAAGGTACAGCAAAGCAACGGAGTTGCCGACGGGGTTAGAGGCGATGCCTCCGACGCAGATGTCGCTTCCTCTTTACTCTCCATCTTAACCACCTCCTCCATCTCTAGCAGCTGTTGATAATGCAAAATTTGCTCTTCGACGGTCCGAATCTTCCAGAGAAAGTAGTTCCGATCCTGAATCCATCCGACATCCTTTACCATTTGGGCAGTTGTAGTCTTGGTGCTCATCAGAATCGAAATCAGTTATAGTAATTGCGGACAGTTCTTTCTAACTGGAGAGCAAAAGTTAAAACTGTAGTTGCGAGGAAGAGACCCAAAAGTGCATCGATCATGGCTGCCATTTGATTCACCGGTTTTCTTTTTCTTCTCTCTTAAAGACATGATCAATTCTATTCCTCTGTTAATGCAAGAACGTTGGGTTTCCGTTCATGTCATCTCTGATGCAGTCCTTCAATGGTTGGATACAACCGCCGTTTTCAAATACGAAACCTATCATGGCTTCTTTCTTATTAACGGTCAGATGATGCAAGATCGAGTCATTCTCTGGAATCAATCCTATTATCGGGTTAACTATCCGCTTTTTGGTCGAACTCTGGTGGAAGCGAAGCAGAAAGGTCATCCTTGCGCCATTCACATCGAAAAATTTGGGGTTCGGGAATCGGGGAAGTGAAGGTTAGCTTCTGACAGAGTACCGAAGGAAAGCAATGGGTCTCCATCATGAAAAGGAAAAATTCGCCATTGCAATTACAATCGCCGTTGCTGCAAAAATTCTTCTCAGATCTCTACCCACAACGCTACTTCGATGCTGATTTTTTGCCTTTTTTCGCGTGTCGTTTAGTGCGATTTCCGACTCTCTTTCTGCAAGTTTGCGCTTATCAAACCCGACTTCGCCCCTTGTACCGTTTTAAGACTAGCGTGATTTTAGCAGGCCCATTCGACCCCAAAGGAAAAGGGTGCAAGTTGGGTTTACATGCATCCTTTTTCACATTTACTTTTAGGTCCAGAAGACTTAAAAGTTGACATTAACCCGTTCTGCTCGACATTATTGGCGCCAGTTAAAAATTAACCTTAACTCACCACTTGAACACTGCTAGGACCTGCTGCTGTTGGAGAGGTTGGCATGGATTCCTGTGGTGGTCGACCTGCATCCAAAGTGGAACGCGTGGTTCCCAGATCCAGCGTTCGACGATAATTCGAACCATGTTCTCGAGTGTTAGAATCGGAGGAATCGGTGAAACTCATCATACTGAGCCGATTCAGCTCCGAGTAGATACCCTCCACGAAGTTATTGATACTTCGAAGAGAAAGCTCGGGTGGAACTACCGGTGCATCGCGTCGATGGGCAGCAGCATCCTCTTCTTTGGACTTGTACTCTTCCAAATCTTCAATCTTTCGATCAATTTGAACGATAGCGGTTCGAGAGCGAATGTGAACCTGCATCTTGATAATCGATTTCTGTTCCAAACGGAGAACTTCGGAGAGAGATTTGATAGCCATCATGACTAAACCCAAGCCCCGAATCAAGTTTAGGTATTGACTGTCAGCACTAGCTTCGGCGGAGGTAAAAGCGGCACCGAAAAGAATGACGGCGGTTAGAATCCCATTGCAAACTCGATAGATGTAGGCGTACTTCCGACTGCTGTCCTTATGGTTGGTAAATTCCTCCTTGGCCTTCTGGAGTCGATCCAAACTTCGTTGTACGGTTACCATTTTAGAAGCGGAGAGAAAGCAATGAAAGCTGAAAAATGAAGCCGACGCATACATCCGTTGGATATATGCGTTATGTGTGGAATTCCTATTTGTAAATCACTCGATAGGCGAACATGTGTGGTCGATTGTTTTCACGAATTGGTTGTAGCGTCCATTTGTAATAAAAGTCTTCACTTGAATCTCGCTCCAGGTAAAAAGGTCCAAATTTGATTACTTCCTTCGTTGGAATCGTTTGTACGGCACCATCGCTTAGTGGCCAACACTTAATGTAAACGAGGCCACCGTTACGAGTAATACTACCCATATCGGCTAGAATTTGAGGCCAAACATTTTCATGAATTTCCTTGCAGTGACAAGGGCAGTTGAAAAGGAAAACTTGGTCGAAACTTCTTCGTTCAAACCCGAGCAAAAATCGAGAACTGGAAACGTCGAAGCGGAAATCGGTCGTTTTGGCAGGATCCCGATCTACATAGTAAATCTTTGGAGGAAGAAAAACCTTGGTATTGTCTCCATAAACCATCTGCTCAAAGATTTTAGCCTCCACATTAGTACAGAGGGCTAACGCTTTTGGAGCTCTAGCTACCTGACGGCTAAAAGTTCGCTCTCGTTTCCGATTGTACAAAAGAGAGGTGACACCTACAATCAGTTGAGCAAAAAGGACTGCGGTAAGGTTGAAATCCATGGCAACTTTGAATTGCTAGCCCTTACCAGAGGGAAATCATTTTTCGGTACATATTCGAGCTTTCACTCGAATATGTCTTGTTTTTACTCCTCCGTCTCCTCCTCACTCCCACCTTCCACCACCTCCCGGAACCATTCCTTCAGTCCCTCTACGTCATCAGCGATCTCCTCCGCAGTCTTCTTTCCACAACGGAGATCCTTGATCATCAAAGCGACCATCTTAATTGGAGTAATAACGGAAACCGCTTTGCATCGAGTCGCAAATGCCGGTTTGTAAAGGATTTGCTTGAAATAGTCCTTCCATTCCTCCTCCAAACTCTCGACGAAACCGATGTTGAAGGCCTTGTCACAGGGATTCTGAAGAAAGTGTTCCACGTAGTAGAAAGCGTCAATCTCTTCCGGTGGATAAGCGGGACGATCATCCTCCGGGATAGCTTCCAAATCCTTCCCTTTGAAAGACTGTGACTCCAACCACATATCAATCATTCGCATTTTGGTGTGACTCTTGCAAAGACCCTCGTAGTACTTCTTATCTTTCGCCTCCGGCTTCCAGCCACGAGCCTTCGCCTCTGCGATCTCCTTTTCGTTCTCATTGATGACGTAGACAAATTCCAAGCGATCACCCTCTTTCACTGGATAACCTACCTCCAAGAGAGTATCGGCGAACTTCTTCATGAAATAGGAGTCGTTGGCGTAGTTACCTCCGAGACCCTTCACCGTTGTCAGTTCCTCTTCTACGTTGACCTGATTTCGAAGGATCTTCACACAGGCATCAATGATGGTGTTAAATCCGCCGATGATGTCACCGCCGCTCAAAATCTGCTCCAAAAGACTTTTGTAGCACTTCTGAGCCCACTTGCAGGAATCACGTCTCGCCAAAATAATGCCGCGGGTCAACATCTTAGGTTTGCCATCCTTGCCTAAACTGACGGCACCATCATCGTCCAGGAGTGTGGCGCAATACATTTTGGGGGCGAAGCACAAGAGGGCACCCATGGCTTTCTCGAACTCCATCTTGAGCGGAGGAGGGAAGAGACCTTTCTTGGCTGGAACCACAGTACCATCCGGGAGCTTAATCTCCGGAGTGCCATTGATCTCTTCAGCGATACGGTGCCCCCACTTATTTACATTTTTCCTAGTAGCGCCAGGAATCGTAAACATGGAGGAATCGGTATCGTTGTAGACAATGGTGGCATTGTACTTTTCAATCAAAAAGTCATTCGCATCCTTGATCAAACGGCGTCCCATAGCGGTGGTGCACATTGCACCCTCAATCAGAGGAAGAACACCACCCTTTTGAACGCCAAGGAAACCGTACATGGAGTTGGCGGAAACCTTAATAGCAAGCTGCCGCTTATCCAGCACAACGAGAGCAACCTCCAAATCCTCATTCTCCCGCCCCAATGCTTTTAGAATCTGGTTCTTCTCCTTCTCCTTGTGTCTACGGATAACTTCCAGGAACAGCTTCTGGAAGCCAAGATCCGATTTGATCTTCCAGATCTGTTTCTTGTCCGCAGTTTTCAACACTGCTTCTAAGTCTGCAATCACTGATGCAACCGTGATTTCTAGATCTTTCAAATCCTTTTCCGCTTTGATCTCCGAGCTCATCTGCTTGTTGACATTGACAATCTCTTCCAAGCGAGCAATCTCATTCTTGACCTGCTTACGAGCAGCAACGAGGTCGTGAACGATGGTCGGAATGACACCCTTTTCCTTCTTGTACCACTTGTACTTGTACTTCCGCTTCACCGTCTTGCCTTCAATCTCCTTGGAGTCAGGAGTCGTGTCTTCGAAGCCCTCGATTGGCCCCTCGTTGACGTAGCCGGCGTTCTCCTGAAAGTTACCGGGCTTGAAATCGGCAGGCTCCTCCTGTTCGAACTCGATGACGTTGCAGTCCTCATCCGGTACTTCATCGACTAGCTCCTGGGGAACCAGAGTTGTGTAGCAGACGTTGAACGCCATCATGATCGACGGATACAGTGAAGAAAAGTCAAGACAGATCACGTCCTTGTATTTGCCCGGCTTTGGTTTACCAACGAAGCCACCCTCGTAGAAGACCTCCGGTACAATGCGCTTGTCGAGAACGTAACCCATACGATGGGCCTTATCGTAGACTTGTGAAACGCACCGAATCTGCTGACCTCGAGTGAACAGCTCCATGATGGTGACACCGACGATGTTAGAGAGCTCGATCATACCGACCCAGATGTTGAGCTTCTCCAACAGCTCCAAGACCAGTTCGGAATCCTGTCGACAGTACTTGGCGTAGGTGGTCATGATCTCCTTCGCCTTTAAGTACTTCTCCTTCAGTCTTTTGGAAACTCGATCCAGGTGATCATCTTCTTCGCCAAAGGAACATTGCGTCTTCTCCTGAATCTTTTCCTGTGCGGACATCAAATCCTCCCAGGCCTTGAAGGCGACCTTGAACTTGATGTCGTGCTTTCCCTGCCCGAGGAAGTGTTGACCGACGGCCTCCAGACTGTACTTGGATAGCTTGTAGTCCCGCTTAATGATTGGAAGTGTATCAAAGGAGATACAGCCCTCCACCTTGGGAATGTCCATGTTGTTGTAACCGGCGCCATCCGACTTCCAACGAGCCTTTGTCTTATCCGGCTTGATGCAGGGAATCCGAGAGATTTCTTTCGGTAGTTCTCGACCGTAACCGTTCAAACGGGTCAGAATGTAGGGAAAGTCGTAACTGTAGATGTTGTGACCCGTGACAATGTCCGGCATATACTCCTCCCAGAGTTGGAAGAAGTTATCCAACAGCTGCTCCTCATTCTCCACATTGATAACAGTGGTATCCTCAATGGGATCCGTATTACCGATGGTGATCAAGTATCGTTTTCGGCTCGCTCTTTCACCTCGTTTCTGGAAGATGACGGCCATGACGTTGATGTAGTTGTCGGCTACCAACTTGTCTGGCATCGACTTGTGATTCGGAGTGTAAGTCTCAATGTCGACCGCCATGATCAGGGGCTTGGTCACCCAGGAGCTGGTCATTGAACTCGGGAGCGGCTCAAAGGACTTCCAATCCACGATGTACTCGGAGATGGGGCGATCCTCTGTCCCTCCGATCGAAATCCGTTCCTCGTTGTCGGGTTGAATCTCAAAACCGTCAACTTTGAACCACTGGGCGAAACCCAGATTGGTATCGGTACAGAACTTCCGGAGTAGTTGAATGCCCAACTCATGCACCTCCAGCTTGATGGTCCCGAAACCACCCAGCTTCTGCGGAGTTTTCAGCAGATCGTTACACTTCCACATAGCGTTAGAGGTCTTGAAGGTCAGAAGAACCATGGGCGACTTCCGATGGTTGCGGTACATGTACAGCTTCTCCGCCATGTGGAAATGGAAAGTGTCGGGCGCATGCTCCTTCAACTGCCGACAGAGCCAACCAATGACCTCGGTGGCGGTGTTCTGATCCCAGTCAAAAGGCCGTCCATTGATAAATCGAGGGAGTTCGATTTGCAGGGTGGCCGGATAGTCCAAAATCCGAATCAGGACCGGTTTTGACTCCCGATCCAAACACCACATGTGAATGTTGAGACATCCCTTCTTCTGAAAGTTGTCTTGAACGCTCAGGTCGTATGGGTGTGCAATGATTTCGGTCGCCATGGTCTGCTTTGAGGTTAGGGTTTCTGCTGGGTTCAGTATCAAATTCATTTTTCTAACTCGGAAAAGGGTCTTTTTCGTCCAGCGGGACCAAAAAGGCTTAAATATAGGGAAGGACAACGCTATCAGTCGTTAGGTGGCGGCCTCGGAAATTGTAAAAGTCCAGAAACATGAGGCCGGAGCTTTGCAAATGAAGAGCGTCCTCCAGCTCCAGGTACCGAAAAGTAATTCCGTGAACGGCGATTGCCTCCGTTGTTTCCAGCAGCGTCTGAAACCAAAGACTCATTGCCTGTTGCGAGGCCTTCCGATTGGCAGCAGCAAAATAGATGAGTTGGACCGCCGATTGACTTTTTCGTGGCTCCGGGTAGTAGATCTTGACCAATCGAAAGCCAAGAAGAGCCTTGATCTCGGAACCGGCTTTGAAGGTTAGAAACTGAATGGAGCTACTTTGGTACCATTTCCATTCCTCCTCAGTCGGGGTTAAATAGAGGTGATAATCCCAGCGACCGACGACATCAAAATCGGTTCTTTCCGCCGCTTCATGTCGAAATGGACGACTCACACTTAGCGGTTTGTAACGAGTTGCGGCCATTCGATCATTCTTGAACCGATATCCCATTTCGGCCGCTAAATCTAGACGCAGAGGACGGTAAAAAGCGGTATAGGAAATAGAGGAGAGGGTTCGAGGTCGATTCGCATAGTAGTAACCGGCGTGACGATGTAAGAGATTCCCGGCTCGAATACTATTCTGGACCAAAAGGAGGGCTAAATGCTGATTTCGAATCTCCTTGTGAAGAACTAGATGCGTTACCATAGCGGCGGGAATTAGTTGCGAACTACCATCTTTCCCAACGAAGGTCATCGACAGAAGCAGCATGAGAGCGAAACCTCGAATCTTCTCCTCACTAACCAGTTGACAGGAGCAACCACCGGTTAAAGGTTGCAATTTGGGATCCAGAAGGAGAATGTTCTGGTCTCGATGAGCGGTATGAAGAGCGACAAAGGCTTCGTGGCAAACCTCCAATCCCTCAATTGGGATAATTTGCCCCCGACTCCGAGTCTCCCCCAGGACCAACTCCAGTTCGGTTCCAATTTTCACACTGGGTTCTACTATTAGATTTGGAATTAGAATGCCATCGGGACCCGGAGTAACATCGGAACTCATCGTAGTCCAGGACATTTTTGGTACACTAACTCTTTTTATAGGTTCTTTCAAAGGATGGCCGACTGTATCAGTTACTATAACGCCCTGCCAATCGTCCCAATTAACGTTCGAGTTGAAGAGGAGCTCGAATGTATGGGACTTGGGACCGGTGGAAGCCAGCTCTCCTATCAGCAGTGGACCGATCGTTGGAACGAAGGCGCTGGAACCACGCTTCCATGTGTTGATGTTTTCAAGAATATTATTATGACCGGTACTGATGGGGTCACTCGTGGTTACAATTCGGTTGCCATGGCTCAAGTGAAGGAGGATTTCAATTATATGTGGGCCCGGCTTCTGAATACCACCACGCAGAAGAAACTAACACTACCCGGGAGAACTGGATTTGACGCTTTTCAGAGCATTCTACTAGATGCCTGTATTCAGATTCCGGGAGCTTGTGACACCGCGAGTACGAATCTGTGTGCTGGTTGTATCGACGATCGAAGTAAGATTGCAGCCCTCAAACCTCGAATTACACTTTGTGGTTGTTCAGCACCGGCGATCTCTTTCGTGGATGGCGTCATCGCCCCTGGATGGTCCAATGAGTGCGATCCTCTCTGTTCACAGCAGATCTCCGCCAAGAAGCGAGATAGTGATGGAGACCCGATTGTTTGTAACGCCGCCATTTGTGTCATTGATAACGTCTCCGTTGCCGCTTCTCAGTCCTCCTATGGTGGAATTCAGTTCCAACAGGTCTGCCCCTCTTGCGCTTACGGTGGAGATTGTAAGTGTATCGTAGATGTCTCGGTTCGAAATACGATCGAGTCCATTAACTCGGATGAAAATATCTCCCTCAGTAACAAGGCCTACTTCGAACAGGTTTGTCCGGGGGCGATCTGTATGGAAGTGGATAGTGTAACCCAAGAATCAACGGTGGTAGATTGTAACACCTATCTCCAGGAGTACAGTCCTCCAGATCCAACCGTTATCTTTCCAAAGTCGGTTTACAGTGTTGCCATCGGTTTGATTCTTTTTGTTGCCATTGTGATTCTGGCCTTTTGGTGGCAATCGAAGTCCATTTTCGGTTATAAGTCGGATCCCAGCAAACCGGGCGCCACCAAGAGAGTTCCCATTCATTGGTAAAAGTGATTCTGTTAAGAGTCGATGGTGAAATCGGAACCTGAAGAATGCGGCCTCGACTTGAAAACATCGACGATCAGTGGCAGTATGTCCGTGATAAGTCCCAAGACTACGAGCGGTATTTTTCATCTCTGGCCGCGGCATTGAAAGCGGATTCCAAATATCGAACACCGGAGTATCTATCGGTTATTGTTAACGAACTACCCCTTTTGGCCGCCTTGAAGGAGGTCGAGCACCTCGAGTTCCAAACGGAGCTATTCGAACTGTTACTGCATTCCGAATTTGCAACCAACGATAACTTGAGGTACGATGTTGAAAATGATCGTCTTCTGGTGATAGACACCTTTTTCACGGGATGGATTGAGAAACTAAAGCTGACGGTGCCGGAGTTGACCACCATTTTGAACTCTGTTGCCAAACCCTTAACACCGGAGTTACTGGACGTCATCGTCAACTGTTCCCTGCTCCGAAAGGCATTAGAGGGTGTTGATCTGCAAGCGATGAAGGTGGAGTTCTTTCGAATTCTACTTAACACTTACCTTTTTGAGGAGGCGAGTCCGGAGCTCTATTTGCAGGATTGGGTTCGACGACTCCATTTGACACTGGAGGATCTAGCGGATTCGATTCTGTACTTGGAGGACGATTTCATGGAACAGTATTCGGATCCGAAAGCCCTTCTTCAACGGTTGTTGGATGTGTTTCCGGATGTTCCCACCTTTGAGCGCTATTCGGATGGTTACATCGCCGAGCACCCCTTTACTCTAGCTCTGTTGAAGAAGTGGCCGGAGGATAGCGAGGTTCCGAAGATTGAACACTTTCTTCTGACCGAGTACCATGTTCCCTGTCTGGAAGCCGCTGCTAATCATGCAGCAACGGATTTGGAGGGTCTGACGCTGGAGACCCAAACTCCGGAGTATTTGGAGGCGGTACTAGGAATACTGAAGAATTACAGCTTCATTCTTCCCAACGCAAAGAAGTTCATTCAGAAGTACCGGGACTGTACCTTTGTTCTTTCGGAGAAGCTTTTTAATTGGGATGAAATTTACGAGGAGATCCTGGACTCTATTTCCATGGAGCCAAAACCTTTGGATTACGCTTTTGTGGCGGAGATCTTCATCAATAAGATGAATTTGAAGGAAACACTGGAGATCGCGGCACTGAAGTTCGGACTCAGTCGAAAGCGAGCGCTGGAGACGCTTTTGAACGGGGTGGAGATGAAAGCGATGAATCTGGAGGCAACTTTGGAGGCACTACTTCCGTATCGGGAGCTTATGCAGGAGCTTGAGATTGTACCCAAAGTACGTAACGAAGACACCCTGGGGTTGATGTTGATGTTTTTGGGATTGGAGTCGGAGTTGATAGATTAACAAAAGCGGCGGAGCAAACACATTTCATTCGAATGAAATGTGAAATGTGCATTAGTGGACTTTGATGTAGCGAAGGAGGTCTTTGTACTCCTGGCAGTGACGGAATTCATCTTTCCACTCCCGGTCATTAGTCAGAAGGACACCGTTGCAAATCAAGTTGACATAGTAAGTACCCACCGTTCGATTGTCGGTGGTAGTCACAATATCGGTAGCGTAGATCTGCGGATTCAACTCCACCTGTCGCATCGCCTCGATGGCGTAATCGACCTCCAAATCCTCCTGTAGAAAGTTCAAAACTCGATGTACGTGATCCTTCAACCCCTCCAAGCGGGGTGTCGAATAGTAATAGTAACCTTCAAAGAGGATCGGATCTATGGGTCCCTCATGAGCTCTCAGAATGTCAAGACTCACAAACTCCTGACTGACAACGGCGTTCTCAATATTCAACTCGTTAGCCCAAACGTCGAGATTGACGTGGAGCTTGAACTTCAGATTCGCAGTGTAGATGACGTAGGGAACCTGAGAGGAGCTCGGTTCCTTCGAAAGGAGAATCGGGAGCCGCTGGTGAAAACCCGTCGTTGAGAGAAAGGTTTGATCCATCAGAATCACCTTCCCCGCCTTCACCTTTTGAAGCCACAGCTCCTCTGTCAAATCGCTCCACCCATTGGAAACCATTGCCATTCTTCCGATTCCGGATTTTGTTGTTACAGCTTTTAAAACCGGTTCTATTGAGAATCAGTTTCCAGTGGATCCGTATTTGTGAGAATAGTAACCAATTCCTAATAGAGCGGCGGTAACGGCGATAATCCCAACTCCAACGTAGTTTCGAAGTGCCGGCTCTGAATCTAGAGAGCTATACTTTGGTAAGCCTTTAGTCCCGACATACATACTGGCGGCGTCGTTAATGGAGAAGATGGAGGCCAGAAACTTAGAGCCGGGAAAATGGAGTGCATAGGCTGTTTCCGTCGCACTCGTTGAATCCCCGAAGGCTTTGTTCGTCACCAATAGCTGCTCCGTATCTAGCCCTATTTGGAGTGGGAACCGATTTGCGTAGGCGGCCATTCCGATCTGATCGTCCTGATACCCCTCTTCTAAAATCCAATCGTACATAGTTTCCAGAGCGGCAGCCTCTCCAATGACAAAGCCGGCGTTCAGGTATCGATGCTCACCCGGAGTTGAATTCTGAGTTGACCACCAAGCATTTACTCGACCGCAATTCTTTCCTAGACAGACCTTTTCAGCACCGGTGACAATCATTCGACCCAAACTTCGAAACTTGGTTATCAACTCCTCTTCATTCCGAATGAAGAAGGCATCGTAAGCATCGATGAAAAGACAAACGGCGCTCGGATTTAGCTGTCGAATTCGATTTACCGCCTCCAAATGCTTTTGAAGACGCCAACTCCAACCACCCCACTTCTCTCCAAAACCCAGAATTTCATACTGATAACCGTAAGTCTCCAGGGATTCTGTCATGTTGTGAAGTCCAACATTGTAATCGGTGGCTAGCGAGAAGACAAAGGGGCGTTGGAGATCGTATTTACCGGTGGCTAGATCGAAGTTTCGAATTTGCATCGGGGACCGGGAAAAGAGCTTCTTTAACTTCATATCGGTTTGCGTTGAAAGCGGCTGTCGAATCCAGATAATAACCAGAACCACAACAATTAGGAGCGTGATTAGTAACCATCGATTCATCCTTTTATCAGGACGGGAAAGGCTTCAACGAATGTGGAAAACTGTATTTTTATTTTCGTCTTGTCCTTCCGGAACCCTAAAATGTCAGCCGAGTCCTACATTCGAAAAACGCTCCTTCTCGAGTACGAGAGAGATGATCTAAGAGGTCACTTTGGACACTTTAACATTTTTCCGAGATTGTACGAGGATTGGTATATTACTATTCATGATGCCGAACGTTTAATCGCTAAAGTTGCGACCGAGCTCGTAGTGAAGAAGTTTCAAGAAACATGGGCAACTATTGACAAGGAGCTCCCGATTAATGAGATTCAAGAGCTAATGGAGAATCAGATACCTAAGTTGGAATTCATTGGTATCCACTGTCACCGAGATGACAGCGCCAAAGCGGTTCTTCAGCTGCTTCAAATCTTCGACCATCCTTATCAAGCAGAATTTTTCAATCTCTGTGTTCGAGAAGTTTGGCCGGGTACTTTCATAGAAGAAAATCCTAACCAACATGAGCGAATCGAAGTGATGCTGGATCTCCTAAAGGTGGATCCACACTGCTACCAAAAGATCCGTTTTTGGAGTTACCCTCATGAAGATGGAGGTTCTTACATGGCGGATGCTCTGATGTTGAGGGATCGAATTTCTGCCGCCGTCGAGGTTTACGCCAACATGCGACCTTCGGCACAAATTGAGTTTTTGGATCGGCATGCAATTGCCGATGAATCCTACGATGTCATTCGAAGCTTTCTGGAGGTTACCAACGAACAATTCTTAGAGCTTCGTATTCTGTCTCGGAATCTTATCAAGGCTTACATCGACATTCATGGTCCCAGCAGCGTCAGTAATCTATTTCTAACCTCCGAGAATTCGAGGCAGGATTTGAATCCGGGAGAAACGCTGGATTTCACCGAAGTGGAGATCGAAGAGATGGATGATGGACTCCCGCTCTCCGCCAATCTGGAGAAGGTTATGATTGGCTTTGCCGCTCAAGCGATTGAAAATTATGACATGGGACTTTTGCGACATTTGGTGGATCTGGGTATTGATTTGCGTCATGTCGCCATTATTTCGTATGGAGGTAACTACCGCAGTCTAACAGCGGTTCAGTATCTGAGGCATGTACAAGCTAAAAAAGAGGCCAATCGGTGGATGGTTGGAGCTACTTTGCCGTCCGATATAATTTTACCCCGAATGATAACGTACCTGAATTCACTAGAGTCGAGGCATTTGATGCTATTAGCTCGTCGAGCTCGACGAGCTCAAATTGAAGAGGAGGAGGCGGAGGCAATGGAGCAATTAGCGAACGAGCTGGAAAATTGACGGTTGGTACGGTTACGATTATGACACATTAGAGCGTTAGCTCTGATGTGTTTAAGCTAATGCTCCGACACATTTCAACATACGTTGAAATGTGTTTACGATCCATGGCCCACTTCCATGTCAAAGACCAGCATCTGGTCCTCACTGATCAAGAAGCGACCATCAGTTAGCATCTCGTAGATCTCGTCGAACTTGGAGCCCCGAGCGTACTTGCAGCAGGTGAAGAAGTGGCGGAGTCGAACTACAGGGGTGATGACTTGAGCGGTCCCCTTGAAGTGCTCCCAGAGTAGTTCGTCAACCGCTTTCGAAGTTCGCTCCTCTTCAGGGGAATCGAACTCGGGCAATGGCACAACTGTCAACTCATCCAACGTTTGCTTGGACTTGAAAGTGCGGTTGACAATTGCTCGAGCCAGACTTTCGGTCAAGCCCTTTCGCCTTCCGAATTTCAGCATGGATTTGACCATTTTCTCCTTTTCCTCCTCCTGAGTTTCAAGATTCGGAATCTTGGCGTAAGGAGTTGGGGTGAAAGTAGTCTCCACCTGTGTACCCTTCTCACTGTCAACATCTTCATGGCTTCGTTCGTCCTCGTTGTAGACCAACGTGTTGACGGCTCGAAAACCGTAGACCTTACCACTGACTCCCAGCAGCTTGGTCAGGTCGTAATCGAGAAACTTCTCGCTGTCTGACGCCCAGAGCGCACAGAGCTCATCAAGGGGTCCCTGTAGTTCCTTGATGTATGTGTCCTCACCTCGCTGATCCGAGTACATCGAGTTCCATCGGTCGGACAAAATGTCCTCAGAAGTTCCACGAACGGCGTTGATTTCGACATCCATGTTGTAAGAGGGTCGCAGTTCCTTGGAGTCAAACTTGACCATCACCTTCATGACCTCTACCAGAAATGTGGAGATGCCAAAGTTCTTGGTGACCAATTCACCCTTTACCTCTTCACGAGACTTCGGCGCTAGTTCGGGAACGAGGGGTAGTAAAGCGTCCATGATGAAGAGCTAATTGGGAACAAGGGTTACGATCACTAAGGGTGGAAGAGAAAATTCACTTTTCTCTCACCGAATTGACCTTCTCATCATTAAGATCATTAGGTATTTATGTGTAGAATTGGAAAGTAAGAAATTTAGTTTCTAGTGCTCCGACACATCCCAACGTATGTTGTAATGTGTTTAGTATAGCGATAGTTGAGCCAACTTCATAAAGCGGCAGTGAAAAGAGCTACTGGTATCCTTTAACTCCTTCGTTACGAGAGCTGGAGGTAATGCCTTAATTGCGGTATCCAGCGCTACAATTAGGGCCCAATCCTTCGAGTCCTTTGGAACATTGACCATTCCGGTTTTGTCCTGAATCTTAATAAACTCATAAAGGTGCATCTCACCCATCGTCCGGTTGCAGGCTTTACAAGCAACGACCAGATTCTCCAATCGATCCGGTTTCTCACCCATCCAGGCTTTGGGAAAAATGTGAGAAGCCTCGTAATCCGTCTTGGATTCCCCGGTAATCGTGACCAAACTGAGACAGCAGAAGCAACGGCCCTCCGTTTGACCTTTGAAGTACTGATCCCAGCACTTCTTTCGGCTAACACCGGGAGCGACCAACTCCGCCAGGGCTGGATTCTCGGGTAGGGCGCCAGCACCGGCACCACCAGCCGCTCCACCGTCACCACTAGCCGCTCCACCAGCAACTTCGATTGGTTTGAAGCCGTAGTAGCGAAGAATGACAACCAACGCAGTGGCCAACTTTCGTTTTGGCTCTTCGCCAACCGCAATTCGAAACTCGGGATCACAGACCAGATACTTATTTCCATTCCCCACCCATTTGCTGGTGTCCACCTTCAACCACTTGGGAAACTCCTCTTGAGCTCGAGTTGTATACATTTCCAGAACTTTTCGTAACTTGCTCATCTCCTCCGGGTTAAAACCAACAACCCTTCGACACACGTTGGTTAGTTTGGAGAGCCGATCCTTACTGGTGGAGGTCAGACGAAAATCGCGTTCCACATGTTTTGCTGGGGTGTCCACCAAGCCTTTACGTTCGATATCGTAGAATTTGCCGACGGGAACCGTCAGAAAATCAAGAGAGTACTCTGTTGCCATCTTTCAGTTGCTTCCTTCAACGTCGGTTCCAAAAAATCATATTTCAACGTTGTTGAAATGTGTTAAAGCTCGCTAGAGCTCACAAAAGCCCTTCAAGGTTCGCTAGAACTAGCGCTCTCCACTCGCTTCCAGTACTCTTCCCAGTACCGTTGCCGCAACTTTAGGAGTGGGGACCGAGTGAAATAAATGTAGTGTCGCAGTGTTCGCAGAAACGAAGGTCGACCCTTCTGCCGGTAATCCTTCAGTAATGAAACTCGAATCTTGGAGTCATCTCCCAACTCCTCCGGAAGTTCTAGATTCGGAGCTCCCAAGTAGTAATGAAGTAGCTCCTTCACCGAAGTATAACGAACCTTCTCCAAAATCTCGGTGTCTTGCATATGGTATGTTTGATATTCGCCGCTTTCCTCGGCGCCCAATTCCAACATCTGCTCCATCACTTTTGTCAGATGCAGATTGATTACCATTACCAGGAGAGTGGTCTTCCAATCATAGAAGGTCACCTTTTTGTTCAGGTAATTGTAACGAGCTAAGGCTCGAAGACTGGCCTTGGTTAACAGATGATGATCCCAAATCGCGTTTAGAAGATCTCCTACCAAATTGGGGTGTTGAAAGATCTCCAACAAGAAGCACCATTCCTCTTCCGTTGCCTCATAGTAGAGAATAAAAGCGTTATGGAAGAATTCCCGAAAGATAAAACCGATCGTCATCGTTCGGTAAGTACGGGCAGCGACTTGAATGTAATTAGTAAGCGCGATATTGAGCCCGTGCTTCTGTGCATCCTTAAAGTATGTAGTTCCACGGATATAGGGTGGACCCAAGTACTCAAGTCCGAACTGAATCGGATCCCGATAGAAGCACCGCATAGCGGTTAAATGTTGCTCCATAGGTAAAACAACCTTAATGGGAATGTGACACAATTCCTTCGCTGTTTTCGGCTCTACACCACTAAATAAAGAATCCAGAATCTCCGATCCTCGTTCGTCGAGAGCTTGACCTATTTGTTTCTGGGCTTCATTGGCGAAGAGATGGTGCTCCGACATGATGTCCCGAAGAGAAAAGAAATAATGCATTCCCAATGCGCGATCGGTCAGAATGTCGAAGATCGGTTTTGGAGTTGCCATTTTGGGTTCTGCCGTTTCTACGGAGAGAACCGATTTCATTTTTCCTCTTTCGGTATTTCTCCAGCCTCCACTTGCTTCCAATACTCTTCCCAGTGCCGCTGCCGAAACATCAACAATGGAGATCGCTGAAAAGCATTGTGTCGACATAGAGTTCGAAGGTACAATTGTCGCCGTTTTCGTTTTCCCTCCTCTTCTTTCGGAGGTCGATCTCCTGGTTTAAATCGATCAATCATGGTTAACAGGAGTTCTCGAGCGGAATTAAAAACGTCAATCGGAGGAGCCTCCTCATCCCAGGGAGATGTCATAAAATGTCGACCTTTGTCTTGACCACCCAGTTCCAGAATTAGATTTAGCATTGAAGAGTTGGTTTTAAGAATTGCCTCATAGATCAAAGTCGTGAGAGAATCTCCCATGACGTAAGTTATACAGAATTCCGTGTTCAACAGATTGTACTTAGCCAAAGCGCGAAGACTCGCTCGCGTGTAGAGATTGTGACCGGAAATTTCGGTTAGAATCAAGGATCGAAAAACTTTCTCCGCTTCCAACGCTTCGATCAAAAAGCACCATTCCTCCTCCGTAGCGGTATAGTAAAGATGCCCAAATAGATGCAAATAGGATTCGAACGCCCATTTTAAATCACAAAGCCGATGAAATGGCATTCGAGAACGAAGATAGGTCTTGAAAGCGGCGTTGAGCCCTAAATTGGTTGCATCCACATAAATCTGTCGGCGAATATCCTCTTCATCGGAATGACGTTGGTCGATCATAACTGCAGCCGGACAATCGTAATAATCAACCAAGCGCTGTGAATACTCACCAATAGTGACCATAACAGTAGGTCTGGTGCAAGTAAGAGAGACTTTTATTTGTGGGTGGGCTTGTGCAATCGGTGGAATAAAGGCTTGGTAAACGGTGTTTCGATTTTGATCGAAATAGTGGCGCAATTTCCACCACGCTTCGTCGGCTAAAATGTCGTAGGTTTCCATCATGACTCGGAGGACATTGTCGAAGACTCCGACGTTGTCGACGATGATTCGAAGGATTGGATCCGCTTCCATTCTGAGTTGTTGAATAGCTGAGAGCGTTGTTGAGAAGTCATTTTCAGTGTTCGACATATTGGAGCTGGAGCTCTAATATGTCTTTTCGTTTGAGATTCACTCCACCCCTTCAAAGTACACCACTTCCGCTAGATTGGGGCTTGGAGTCTCTAGAACGAAGTCTCGCTCGGTGATTTTACAGAGTCGCATGAATTCATCTAGCGACTCAAATGTCTCCGGTCGATCGAGGTCCCAGATCTGTCCATTGCCAATAATAGCATGTGAATCCTTCTTGGAGCGGTAACTGGAAAGAGAATCGTTCAAATGGAAGATGACCTTTCGATCCTCTGGAAGCTCTTCAAAGAGCTGTTGGACGGCTTTTGTTTCTCGCATGTCGCACATACCTGCTGCGAACATATGCTGAGTGTCAAGACAGAGACCGACTCGAGGAGAATCACAAGCCTCCAATAGCTTCCAGAGATCCTCCATATTTCGGCCTAGAGAGGTTCCTTGGCCGGCAGTATTCTCGAAGAGAAGAGGAGATCGGACCTGCAGTTCGTTTAGATTGGAAGCCACATTCTCCAAGGTGCCCCGAGCTCCAATATGAAGGACGGTTCCGGTTTGCGTTCGAGAGACTCGAGCTAAATCGTTGAGAATCTTTTGAAGACAAGTACTTCCTCGTTCTACAATTGGATCTCCAGCCGGTCGCGCTAGATTGATGATGTAAGGGGCATGCACGTAGAGAGCGAAACCGGTCTCCTTCATATAGGCTCGAGTTTCGTCAACATCTTTTTGGGAGAATGGGGTATGCTTGTACGATTGATTGCCCCCGGGTAGAAAGACTTGCAGGCAAGTACAGGGCTCTGGGATCGAGAGTACCGTCTCCAAAATGGAGCCTCGATAATGACAATGGGGTCCACAACGGCACATGTTAATGACGGTTCTTCTCCCCGATTGGAGTTTAGGAAAATCACTTTCTTCTAATGCTAGCAGACTTTGTTCCAATACTCCCGTGCATATTCCATCAATGGAATATGTTGTTGACTTCTTTCTCATTTTACAGTGAGCACCCCTCGCACACGTTATCCCGCCCCTCCAGCACCGCCTTCTCCTCGGCTTCCACAGCTCGAAGGACCGCCGAGTTGGCCGGGGCATGCTTGAAGATGCGTTTTAGGAGCAATTCGTAATAGGCAAGAATAGAAGGATCGTTAGCGAAGCTGCCCGTAAACTTCGACGGATCCTGGCGGAGGTAGTACATACCGGTCTTCAGCCGCAGCTTGCTGGCGTAAGAGTGCATCGCCTCCAACTGAACTGGTGTCGGATCCCGAAGGAAGAGGTTCATTGATTGCGACTGACAGATGTAGATTCCCCGCTGACGGGCCTGCCGCAGAACCGCCGTCTTCATACTAATCTCGTACATGGTCCGATACTTCTTCTGCAGAAAGCTGAGCCGCTTCCGAATCGCCGTCTTCAGAACCTTGGTTCCATCGGGAAGAGTCTCAAAGATGGAGGGATCAAACTCCTCTGGGTGATCCTCAACGTAGTAGTCCAGATACTTGATAGTACCCTGACACTGAATGACGAACTTGACCAGCTTCTCCGTCCACAGATTGATCTCCGTCAGATCTCGAATCAGCTCCGGAATGACAATGGTGAAGGCCTCATTCCGGACCTTCCGGACGTAGATCACACCCTGAGGGGCCTCCGTTGACTCCGTGTTCCGCAGAATCTGAGCGGTGGTCGCCGTTGGCATCGGAGCGATCAATAGCGAGTGACGAACACCCCAGCGACGAACCAGATCTCGCAGCGACTCCCAGTTTGGCTCCACCACCACTTCAATCTCTTCCCCGTCCACCGAGCGGCACTTAATCTTGATCGCCTCCTGACCCCAAGCCCGAGGATCGATCGGCTTGTCATCATCCGGTTGGTAGATGCTCTCATCCAAGCGACCCTGATCCTTTAGCACTCGCGCCTCCTGAGCCCAGAGATCGAACTGGAACTGACCGTTGGAGAGGGGGCTGCCATCGCAGGTCTCCCACAATCCTCCACCGTGATACTTCTGGCACTTACCGGTTCGGAACTCGGAGTAATGACCCAAGCGGATGGCCAGTTCCAGTGACTTGATCATGGCGTTGAAGTACATACAGGCGAAGATCATCTTGTTCAATAGCTCCGCCCGCTTGGAATCGTAGATAATCTCGCACTTGGTGTAAGCCTCAAAGAGACCGGAAACACCGATCCCCAACGGTCGCATCCGCATATTGAGCTTACTGATCTTTCCACGCTCGGTTACCTTACCACTGGCATCATGCTTGTCCAAGGGGTACCAGTTGTGAGTGATAACCTTGTCCAGGTTGTTGACCACAGCTCGGACGGCGGATCCCAGCTTACTGAAGTCGTAGACCCCCTGCAGCAGCTCCGTCGTTACCGTCTCCGTCTTCCAATCCAGCTTCCCAACGGGAAACTTGGAGAGATTGATAGAGGCCAGATTGCAGGAGGCGATGTTGTCCGGATTGCTCCACTCGTTGATCTCCAAGCACTGACCCGTCAGGACACCGTTGAAGACACCAGCGTTGTTGAGAGGCTCGTTGAAGCAATAGGTGTCGGAGTTGGGAGCGTCAATGACACAGGCTACCTTTAGTAAGCGAAGGCTACCGCCTACCCAGAAAGGGCGAAGAGTGTCACCAGCCTTAAGACAGTAAGCCGGCAGACGAGGATTGTCAATGATGGGAATCCGAGTTGACTCACTAGGGCTCTCCGAGTCTACCGCCATCAGGAACTTGTGGTAATGAGTGCAGTGAATTTCGTATGCTGTACCACGAGTAACACCTGCATCGAATGTGGTGTCATGTGCTACTAGGCGCACCTTCACCATCGGCTGATCCGTACCAGTCTTGACCACCGTCACCTTGGAGAAGACAGTGCCATTCCACACTTGAACCTCCTTGCCCTCCAGCTCACCGATAGGAACTTCGGTACCACACTTGGTTCCCTCGTCCAGAATCAGAATCTTGGTCTCCGGTGCCACACACAGATTGCTGCTGTTGATGGGACCCAAGTTGACCTGGTTGTTCTTGGCGTTGATGGTATCACCGTTCATGAGGTAGGGCATACTGCTCCGAATCTGGTTGTTGATGATCAGATCGTAGAGCTTTTTTGCATCCAGTACCTTGTGAGTGATTCGCTGCTTCAACGTCAGAATCTCCTCCTTCTGGGCCTGATCGAAGGTCTCTCGGAGTGCTAGATTCTGGGGCTCCGAGAGAAGTGCATCCTTCGCCTTGGCCAGCTTCATCTTGGAGTCCTGGTAGCGCTTCTCCAACTGCTCCGCCAATCGCTCCAGACGAACGTACTCCGCCTCGAACTCCTGACCGTAGAGCTCGTTCAGGGATGGCGCCTGTGCGGGGCAGAAGAGAGTCCACTTCCGCTCCTCCTCCGTCTTCCCTTCCAGTCGTGCATAGAAGAGATCCGACATCCAGATGCAGGTGTTGGCGGCATCCAAGCGGCTCTGGTGATCCGTGAAGTTGTCGGTGCTCCGAATGAACTCCTCGATGTCGATGTGGAAGATGCGAAGGAAGATGGTTGCCGCACCCTGCCGCTTACCACCCTGGTTGACGCACTTGATCATCGAGTTGTAGATCCGGGCGAAAGGCATTACACCGCTGGACATACCGAAGTTGCCGATCGGAGAATGACGAATCCGCTGCATGTTGATACCCATCCCGCCATTGGACTGAGAGATCTTGCTCGCCTCCTTGACTCCAACGTCCATCAGGGAGTCCAGATTGTCATCCGTCTGCAGAAGAAAGCAGGATGCCATCTGAGGGCGCTTGGTGCCAGCGTTGAAGATGGTGGGGGAAGCATGTGTGTAATCCCAACCACTCATCTGGAAGTAAGCGGCCCGAACCGCCTGAATTCCCTCGTCGTAGTAGAGCTGCACTGCCATCCGCATGTACATCTGCTGAGGAGTCTCCTGCGGGTCCTCGTTGAAACCCGGCCGCAACAGATAGGAGTTGATCATGGCCGAAGCGGAGATCATATCAAAGTTGCGATAATCCAGTACCGCTTGACTGTTGATCATAGAGTCGATCTCATCGGCATGCCGCATCATAAACTCCTTCACCGGCTCACTCAGGATGTGAGACAGGTTCTTGACGTAGGAACGCGTATCCAACGGGCACACACGAACCGCAGTGTACATCAGGAGACGAGCACCGGCCATGAAGTTGTCGTAGTTGATGGAATCCGAAGCCAGCGCGGTGGCCTTGTTTAGGATGACATTGGAATCGTACGGACGGGCCAAAATCTCGTAAACACTGGGATCCACCTTGTCCAACCCGGACAACAACGTATGAGCGTCAATAATTGCCGACATTCTGTTTCGAACTCCGGTTGTCGTTAATTAGAAAATCAAATCTTTACACAATTGTTCAATTGCCGCTTTCGGAGTAAAACGAGACTCTAACTTGAGAAGTCTTAGCTATCCGGAGCTTCCGGTTTCTCAAAGGTAATCCATCCCAGAAAGTAAAGAACGCCGAAAGTGATTCCCAGTGCAATAAGAACGAAGAGAAGAAAGATGGCGAAGTACTTCCAAAAAGGGCTCACCTGACTTTTTGGCACCACTAACTCCTCCTTCACGGTCGATTTCGATCCAAGTCCAAAATCAAATCCAAGCATTTAGGAAGGAGAAAGAAAGCGCGACGAAAATAGAACCGCGTTAATACCTAATTAGCGTGAGTTGAAGGGGAGAAAGGAAGACAGATCTCTACTGATGTAGAGAGATCTGTTTTATGTGCGATAATCGTCTTATGGTGAAATGGCGGCTTGTCCAAAACGAATGATGAGAGCATCCATTTGAATTCCGGAGTAGATGGCTTGACAAGTAAGCCCAGTGTTGATCGCACTCCGAATAATGGGTGAACCTAGGATCCGGTGTAAACCGAGAGTCCGATCCCAGCCCCGCGCAACGCCAACACTCAAAGCCAAGCCAATGAGAATGTTGCGAAGGATGGGATTGAAACGGACGCTCAAATGGTCCAATTGAATGGAGAAGGCGAGGCGAGAAGGGAACATTTGTGGTTTTGAGCGATCGGAAGGAACAGTTGAAAGTCTTGAAGAAGGACATCGTGGAATCAGTTTTCTCGTTACGTCGGATTTAACCTCACGGTTAAATCTGTGTTTTAATTGGGAGTACCTCTTTACCAAGTAGCGTTGGTCGGTGTGTACTGGGCCTTCTGGTTCTTGACGCTGCTGCGGTGATCCAGCCGCTTGCGGTAGGTCCTCTTGGAGGCGTAGACCCTCGGCGTCGAGTTGAAGGTCAGGAGCACAGAGGCCATCACCTTCTCCTCGATGGAGAGCTCGTCGGAAGTGAACTCCTCCAGCGGGGTCTGAATGAACGCTTGCGCCCAGTCTTCCACTCGAGCGGGTTTTTGCGTGCTAGCACCGGAGTAGATGGTGGAGATCAGGTTCGCCTTCGCCCGCTCGCTGAAGGTTGTTCCCAGCAGCCGAGGGAGATCCTCGATGACCGCCGTGGTCTCCATTTCGGCGTTGCGGTCGTTCCAGTAGTAGGAGATGGGGACCACCCTGTCCTTACTCCAGACATCAGTCAGCTGCTTGGGCTCTGGGTCCAGAATCAGCATTCGGACCTCTCGCAGAGTGCTAGCAGTGAAGACGTCCCGAATCAGTCCCACCGACTTCGTCTTCTTCCCACCAGGAGAGGAGGGCAACGGAAAAAACGCGGTCCGAATCAGATTTGGGTCATCGATCAGCAATCCTGTCACCAAGCAGCAGAAGTGCTCGAAGGTGACTTCAACCCCGAAGATGCTGATGGTGGTGATGGCCCGAGGTTGATCCGAGTTGTAGATGACGACCGCCTCCAGCCGTTGCGCCTTCTTCAGTAGTGAAGCGCGCATCAGAAACTCCTTCAGACCCGGACGGAAAACGCCCAGCTGAGATGCCAAAAGGCAAATCATCTGTAGCTGCTTCTTCTCGGTAATCTTGGCCTTGGACAAGTAGATGACGTGGAAGACCAAATCCAGCCACTCGAAGTTGCCGATCACGTAATCACGATCCAAGACGAGGATGTTGATTGGCTGGCTCATTCTGAACGAGTGAAGGAAGAGTAGAGAAGAAAGGATACTGCTCTCTACACGTCAAATAGAGAAATCAGTTTTTCCATTGCGAGGTCCACTTTTTGATTTCGAATCCCTTCATTTGACTCTCGGTCCTGTAGTTTTGTATTTTATGAATTAACGACCATTAGATCGTATTTGTAATCGTCTTTAACTTCTAACGCTCGGCTTCTTCTTTCTATTTCTGTACAGATTCGATTCTTTCGAATATGTTTACATAGTGGCGATCATCGACCGGTAACGGAAGCCGTACCAGCGCATCTTTGTTTGAGGACCCAGTCGGTCCGATTTGCACATCTCCTCCTTAAAGCGGGCCTGGGAGGGAATCTGCCGCTTCGGGTAGGAGTTTTGGAACCACCGCTTAAAGGAGTTATTGTAGAGATCGGTGGCGGTGAAGGACTCGTTCATATCGATCTCCTTCTTCTCAATCGGATCCTCCAAATCCTTAACCCCATCATCTCCCTTGACGGGATCCTTGGCGTCAACCTTGTAGGCGGGATTGACGTTCTCCGTCATAAACAGCAGGTAAGGATCGTTATCCTCCCAGTGGCGACGGATGTAATCCTGAACAATCTTTGGCCGTTTCAAACCCTCATGCTTGTAGTAGGGGAAATACCGAACCATAATCCAAAGGAAGGCGGGGGCCATCGACGGAATCTGGTGCTTGAAGTCGGGATCCAAGGGGAAGAGCCGATGCTTGAACTGCTCCTCCTCCGATTCCGGTGCATCCTCCACCCAAGTCGACAAGTAGGGAATAATGAGGAACCGGTTCTTCACCGCCTTGTCCACGTTGGGAATATCCGGAATGTGGTTGCACATGAGAACCAACTTGCAGCGAAGCTCAAAACCGGAACCGTTCTGATTGCACATACGGGCAAAGATCCGGTCCATACCCGTCAAGCGCTTAATGACACCGCCTCGAAGCTCATCCGTCTCCTCCGGTTCTGCCAAATCTCCGTGTAGAGCACCATCTGTCTGAGCCAACTCGGGACTTGGACCACTCCCTTTCTTGGAACTAGCGATTGCCTCCATCGGTAAGCTGACGCTGTACATACCCAACGTCTCTTGAAAGAGAGTATTGTACATCGACTTCGAGTTGTTGCCATCACCGGTAGCAACTCGAAGTAGCTTCTCCCCGTTACCCGGTTGGAGGAAGGATGCTGCATCCTTCAGCGAAAAGTGACAAAGCTCTTCATCCGGGAAAATCTGCCGATTCCACTTTATGACCCGCTTAACGTTGGGATGATCGGCGGTATAGTGAAACGGGTAGGCAATCCGGGTACTCTTGGTAATGTAGTCCTCCGGCTTTCCAGGTCGAGGAATGGCTCGATCGCCGCAGATCTCAATAACACAGTTCTCACAACCGACGGCGTGAATCTTGTCCTTCATTGACTCGAAATCCTCCACGTGGAAGCAAGAACGGGCGGAACGAATGTAGTTCCGCTTATTTCGCTCGCTCTTCAACCGCTTGATGAGGGCGGTCACCTTCAAGTTGGTCTCCTCTCGAATCTTCTTCTCTTGCTCAGAGAGATCGTACTTGGAGACGACCGCGGCCCGATACTTCTCCAGCATCATGATGAAATCCTCCCGAATTCCCTTCACCAGATCTACTGCCTCGTCTAAATACTTGAGGCGGTGACCATCAAAGCGGTACCAAATACCGATTCCGGCCATTCCGGTACAGATGTAGTCGAGCCAGAAGTAGCGGTACAGCAGCTTGGCAACGTCATCATCATCCAGCGTCAGAGCCCCAACGAGCGACTTAGCCATCCAAGCATTGTGCCAATTGGCGTAATCCTCAGGACTATCTTGACGAGCGTACCAGGCTAGTGTTTTGACGGTCAGGAAATTACCCCGTTTGCCGCTCTCAAAGCCGTTGTAGAGGAAATCACAACTCCGAATTACTGCTGGATCGACTCCGTGTGCCTTCAGGGATCCAATCCAAATGGCGAGCCCCTCCGGAGTCCCCTTCGTAATATTGTAGATCACCTTACCGATGTCACGACGATAGTTCTCCTCCAAGAAGCGCTTATCCGCCATCATACTCAGCATCTCCGTTGCGATCTGGAGATCGGTGGCCGTATCCAGCAGCTCCGGATCCCGATTCATAAGGCCCGGCTTCTTGTCGACCTCGACCACATCCTTCGGAAAGACCTCCACCAGCGACCAGAAATCCATGGAGAGATAGATCGGGAGCCACCAGAGAGGACTCTGCTCTTCGTCAATCAACTCCTTGCTACAGATACCGCGGACGATCAAACTAAAGCGATTGACCGAGAAGATCGTTCCTAGACTTTCCTCATTGTACTCCGGGACCTCCTCCTCTTCATCCAAAACCTCCTTCGTAATGTGACCCCAGATCTTCGCGACCGCAAAGGGAGGTACCAACGGGGAGCTGGAGGATCGATACAGCGGAACGAATTCCGGGACCTCTTCCAGAATGGTCGGCCAATCCCCAATCGGTGACTGTAACTCGAAGGTGTTAAGCACCTTGTTGAGACGGAGAACTTGCTCCAGCCGAGCTCGAAACCGCGTCTTCAGGTAATTCTGATCAACGTGACAGTAGGGGAACTGAAACTTCAGCTGGACTAGAACGTTGTCATTTTCCATGACCGGCGTGCTATTGAAGATAAAGCACAGAAATTCGGCACCTCGACCACCCAAATTCAACTGCTCCTCAATGACGGTCTGATAGCAGTGAGTGATCAGCTGGATGGTTCGCTCCGTATAGAGCGAGCTGACGTCAAGATCCTCCGTGTAATGAAACCGGAAGTTGAAAACGCCCATGACGGGAATCGTCTTCCGATCCTTGACGACCTCTGCAATACACAGATTGTGCTGCTCACCGCCCTCCTCCATGGCGGCCAATTCATCCTCGTATGCTAACCTACAGTACTCTCCCAGGAACTCATGAATCTTAGAGTTGGGGATCGTAAATTGCGTCTTAGCCCCGTAAAGTTGGACATACTTGACGCCAGCAACGCCATTGGTGGCGGCCGTCGAGCGGATGAGTTGAGACAGTGCCGGATCCATGTTTAAAACTAGCAATTTGTTTCAAATAAAATTCATATTTTGTCCCTGACTTTATCTGGCCATTTTTCTCTTTTTTCCGGGGTTATCCTAAATAGAGAAATGATAATAGTGGTCACCTTCGTGATCGTGATGCTCTTCATTCTATTCTTTTTCTTCTCTTTGAAGCAATCCGGTGCCTTCTCCGCTGAAGTGACAAGTAATTCGAGTTCCCTGGTCACCAATTCAGATTACGAGATAACACCACCTTGGAGCTCTTTCGTGGCTGCCAGTGGTCTAGACGGAAAATGCCGGGTCTACACAATGGATGGTAATGCGAAACCAAAATATACACTCCTGGATACTTATAGGACGGCGGGTACAGCGGTTGTCATGGAGACGGATCCCGGTTGCATTGATGACGATCAAGTCCGAGCCCAGAAGGGAACCCATACTTGTCAATATGTCACCGGTCCTGTTGGAGGATACTCCTGTATCAAACAGACTGGAGGTAAGGCCGTCGTCGATGAAGTCGAAACTATGTATCAGCCGTGCGGTTCTGTCAATCGGTGCACCGGCCAATTAAGCCTGATCGCCCTCAATTATAACGATACAACTCGAGTTGGAGCTCTATCCGGTCAAAATTGTCTCTCCTCCACCAGTGGAAATGCCGCTGGTGCCGCCGTTCTCGCCAGTTGTAAGTTGGACGATATGAAACAACGGTACCGAGTTGTTCGATACTCGGTTATGGATAGTGGAACTCCAAAGCTAAATCCAACAGGTAATCTAGCCAGTATTGTGGATCGAATTACGGGTAAATGCTTAGCTCCGAAAAACGCCTTCGTGGAAACAAGTAGCGGTTCCGGTAAATGGACGGTGGCTGCCAACAGCGCCATTCTGAATCAACCTTTGGTCGGAGTGGATTGCAGTCTCGCTATCAAACAGGACACCGGAACTAGCTATACGAGTCGAAATGGAGTTTGGTGGCGTCTGCAACCTTCACAGAGCTTTACCGTCTCCAGTAATACGACCTATAACACGCAAGCCATTCTTTTTGAAACGAAGTCGAGCCCCGATGAAACCCTAACTCTCACCGAATTGAATCTGGCCAACTATTCTATGATCCGAAGTTTAACCTCTCAGTTGAGTGGTGCCAATTTAATCGGAACCGGAGCCATTACCACAGGGACTACCAATAACGTTTTCACCGCCGGACTCAATACTCAATTGATCCCCTACTCCATCTCTACCATTTTCCGCAAGGATCCTATGAGTAGTAACGCTTTTACCTAAAATGGACTCTAGAGACCGGTTTTTACTCCTTCGATTCCTTCTTATCTTCGGACTTCCAACGAAAGGCCGAAGTGATTGAAAATTCTTCCCTTTCAACAACAGCTTCAAATCATGGCTACTGTCTGGTTCGATGGAATTGTCGACCAGATTATTCTCAAACTGAAGGAAGTTGATGGGGCAAAGATCTGTTCCGCCTGGTTCTCTTCTTCCAAAATTCTCCATCAGCTGGAGACTATGGGCGACGTTGAACTAATCATCGGAAATGGGAATCGAGATCGCTTTCTTCCCGGAACTCATGATTACGATCGAGTTCTCGCCAATCGAATTCGCTCCATTCTAGGCCCGCGAGCCTATCTCTACAAGGGAGAACGACTTCTGCACCACAAGTTTATCGTTCTGCTGAGTGAAAGCTTTCCCGTTGGTGTCATTACCGGTTCCTACAATCTGACTGAGGCGGCGAGCCTCAATCTGGAAAATATGATCTACATTAATTCCCCGGAAATCGCTCATCAGTACGAAGTTGTCTTCGATCGATTAAAGTTGGATTGCTGGCGCTTGGAGGAGCTGAGTGGCTGAAAAGGTCAAGATCGGCGTTTTTGCGGATTTGAGTTTTCCGGATCCATTAAATGGAATTGCGGCATGGCCTCATTGTCTACTTTGTCGTCATCATTCTGGTCGGAATCATCCTTCTCAAACTTCGTATTCAGACCTTCTCCGCTCTGGTGCTAGCGCTAATTGTGGGGCAAATTCTGATCAACTGTCTGCACCCACCCTCAGCCATCAATCCTTGGAATGAGAGCGATTCTGCGGAGGCGACCTATTTCCTGATTCAACTTCTAACCCCTTTGATCGTCTTCTTCTTTGCCGTCAAAATGGCGTGGTTGGATCGGAAGCCGCTAGTAGAGTAAAGCATATTTCATTCGTGAATGGAATCTGCTATAGGTAATTCCACCAATACAAAATTGATCATCCGTCGATCTCTTTGTACGGAGGAAACAATGGCAATGGAGCAAATTAAGCAACAACTCGGGGAAGCGATTGACCGTCAGAACGATTTAACGATGCGACATCTGGAGTTTGGTCTCACTCTAAATGAAGAAATCGACTCCGACATTTTGAAAAATACGATCCGGTGCTTATATACCCAATTGAACGATCTCTATTTAGAAGAGATCCTGGGTGACGAATCCTTGGTGACGATTACCGACAGAAAGGTAATAAGCGTCGTTGCAACTATTGCCTTCGAGAATATTCCCGAGGAAGTGGGTTCTTTCAGTTCCAAATACAAAATCAACTACGTTGGAGAGAATCTTGTCGTGGAACGCCAGTAAAGCATATTTCATTCGTAAATGGAATATGTTAATGATCGGTTCGATCGAGGTGCGTCCGATCGATGTGAGTCTCCCGATCCTCAAAGTTAAGGCTGGGATTGTCGAAATCCAACTTCGGGTTCTGAAAGGGCTCGAAGACCATCATCTGCTCCGTTTGTCCCTCCTCTTCAAAGAGTGAAACGCCACCTCGGCGCCGGGCCTCCGTCTTTCGATGTTCGATCATCATGAGGCGATGACTGTTGGCTACAGCATTGGAAAGATTGTTGAAAAAGTAGATCAGGTGCAGGGTTTTGGTGGCGGTGCTTCGAATGGCGTTAAATCCGTGCTCCGGTTGGTACTTGTACTCGTTTCCCCACTCCTTGGTTCGGAAATCCAGCAGTCCCTTGATCTTCTCCGTTCCGCTTCTTCTGACAATCCTCTCCACCTCTCCCGGATCGGCTCCCAGGCCCAGAAGCTGCTGAATCAGCATCAGATCCAAATTCCAAAGCGGATACCACAGTAGCTTGACCTGTCGCTCCCGAATATTCTCATCATGATGGACCTTAAACCAGCGATTCAAAATCTCATGGGAGTACTTCCGAATTAGGCCTTGAACAAAGCCCATCGTCATCGGAACCACCGACATCAGCCAATCCAGATTCGAATCCGGAACTAGATTCAGAAATCGATCCCACTCCTTCTCCGTAAAGAAGGTGAAGGCGCTGCAAATACTAAAGTCCGTCAATTGGATCGAGGGGTTTGTGAATCGAGGATCCTTCTTAACTTCGTCAATATAGGCAAAAGCCTCTTCGTATTTTTGCCTTTGAAGGAGAAGCTTAAATCGAGCGGAGACAAAATCGGCATTGTAGGACTTCAACATTGGCTCTTTTCCGGTGATTGTTCGATAATTGTCCAGTAATCTCGACTCCAAGTCACTTGGATTCCAATCGGCCATTATTTGCAAACGCTCTTGAATCCCCTTCATAATACACTCCTCTTCCATTTTGAGTTCTACTGCACTCATTCTCGGGTTCGGTAGAAATTCTCCATCTTGAGCGATCTCAAAGTAGAAAAGGGACATATAGAGCTCCGGCTCAACTTTGAATCCAACGACCAACTCCATCAGCTGAACCAACTCGTTTCCCATTTTTCGGTAGAAATCAGGGCTTCGATCATCGCTTCGAGTCTCGTAGGATTTTCGCCAAAAGAGATAGATGTGACGAACGACCTTCTTGACGGTGTCGTAAATCGCCATTTCCGCCTCTTCATTGGTCAAGCGGTACCTAAAGGTGAGCTCTTGCACCAAATTGCAACCAAAATAGGAGGTCTGCCCTGGTTCCCATTCCTCCGTCGCCAGAATGGTGAACTGTCGGATTAGGAGGGAGATGTACTCAACGATGAAGGTTTCCATTTAGAAATGCGTTGAAAAAGATTGCTAATTCATTTCCTCTCCTGCCTCCTCGATCTCTTTCTTCTCGGGGCCGAAAAAGCCCTCCAAACCGGTCTCCTCCAGAATCAAATACCGACCTACAATCCAACCCAGGAAAGAAGCAAGGTTAACAACAACTCGAGTTCGCATCTGCCAGTAAATTGGTAATCCCTCGGTGATTCTCCAGAGTGCAATCTCATAAATGCAAACAAACAGAAAGAAGAAACTAATCCCCCGAGATAATGGGCCCGAAATCAAACCTAAAGCAAAAGAGAAGACGATTTGGGAAAACTCGGTTGAAGTCGTACTTTTAAACCATTCTTCAACTAGTTGGTACATTTAGTTTGTGCTAATAAAACGTGAGGGTTTTGTGAAGTTGGTGATCCAACAAGTACCAGCAACAAATTGTTTGAAAAATGCGAAAATCCGAGAAACGAAAACGAAAAAATTTTTTATAGCCGTCAGTAAACAAGATGAGCTCAGATACTGGTCTAATTAGTACTCGCCTTTCCCCCAGTCGCGGTGCAAGCCCCAGCAAGGTCCATGCCTCTGCTGAGACTTCCTCCAAGCTGGGCGATCAGATCTGCAACAAGGTGCTGTGGGTTTACGTGATTCTGGCGGTTGTGATGCTGGGTGTGGTCTACTGGCTGTACCAGCAGCACAAGGCCGACACTGGCTTCCCCGTGGGTGAGGATTCGGATGCGCCCACTTGGTTCACGCCTCTGGTCTTCTCCCTGCTGCTGGTGATCAGCGTGGTGGCGGTGGCCTACGGTACGTTCCGCGCCTACACGGCGTCCCAGAAGGACAGCCAGCGTAACGCGATCAACGTGGCGTTCGGCGCGCAGGTGGCACTGACGATGCTCTGGGCCTACTGCTTCCTGTCGGAGCAGAACCAGACCCACGCGCTGTACGTGGCCGTTGCTCTGCTGGCCGTGACCGCCTGGCAGGCGTACTACACGTACTCCATCACGCCGATGGCGGCCTACGTGCAGGCGCCTCTGCTGATCTCGGGTGCGATCTTCGCCTACGTGAACTACAAGGTGGCGAACGCCGCGTAAGTGTTCCCCGTTGCCCTGCATAGCTGTATTTTATCCCATATATCACATTAATGTGCTATATGTTCGATCCCATCAATCCACTCAACTGAATTTGAATTCTCGCTTTCTTCGCTTTCCGTAAATGCAATTCTTTGATCCAGCCACCGTGAATGCGATCATCGATGACGACGTTTCCGTCGTTAACGAGAACAACCGGCATCGAGTTGACACTGCCGAGCATTACAATCTGGTTCACATGGCAATCGATTACGAGGCCACCAAAATTTTTAACCGGGCAGTGGAGAGATACCCAGAGCTTTTGGAGAAGAAGGACCGAAATGGACGTTATGCACTCCAGATCGCTAGAGACGATTTCTTCGACACCATTCTGGAGTTGAAACCGAAGAATCTACAACAGCAGATCGATGCCTGTATTGGTGACGATCCATACTTTGTTTCCCTTTTGCTGCAACGACACCTCTTTTCAGAGTCGGCCGTTAAGAAGCTCTACCAGAACCGGAAGGATCGTTTTGCGGCTGAGATTCGGGAGTATTACCCTGATTTGATCAAGGAGAAGTTGAGTGGCTATGACCTTCTAAACGAATCGATCCGGACTAACGACCTAGAGACATTTCGTCGTGTCATTCAGGAGGTTGAAATTTCTGAAGTCACTCTTCGGCGTCTCATTCACAAGGGTCGAACAGAGCTGATTCTGATCCTGGCGGAGTTGCATCCACAAATCGCCCTTGACATCTTCAAGCTAGGAACCGATCAGGACGAGAATGAAATGCTTCAAGCATTGCCAGAGGATTTCTACGATCAGCTGGCGACTTACTATCCTCAGCAGACGGACCAGCAGTACGAAGAGATGATGAGTTACATCTACAACAATTTTGGTTTCGCTCTTCCAAGCGGGGAGTTAGTTCAGAAGATTATGCCAGGGATTGCTAGTGTTTACGAAACCGACAAGCTGATTGAGTACCTGAACAATATTCTCGAAGCTCAGCGGGAGGAATGGGAAACGGAAAATCAACAGAGGGTTGCGATCGGAATGGAGCCACAGGAGTTTACAATGGACCCGAATTTGCAACTCGCTTATGCAACGGTTCTCAATCAGGAGGCCGCTGAGGGTAACTCCGGTTTTGACGTTAAGGTGCAGAAGTTTCTGAAAGAGGGTAAGATTACCAAAGAGTCAATCAAGGATATGTTGACTCTTTGGTCTCGGGGGAAACGGAAATTCCTTCTTATGCGCCGTTTCGATCCCAAGGAACGACGTCCCGATGGCAGTTTCTATCAGCGAACGGATTAAAGACGCACATGTACTAAGTACATATGCGTTTTAACTAGAAACCAAACGCGATTCGAAATATTCTCTCTTTTAGTAAAATGAAGTTCTTCGATTCATCCACAGTAGTCGATATCCAGGCTGATCGTGTTGCCGTCGTCAAGGATATCAATAGGGACCGAGTTGACGAGACTAATCATCAGAATATGGTCCTTCTAGCCGTTACAAATAGTGCACTCGACGTTTTCGAGAAGGCAACGGAGAAATACCCAGAACTTTTGGAAGCAAGGGACCTCTATGGTCGCTATGCACTTCAACTGGCTTACGATGATTTATTTGACGTAATAATCGATAAGAAACCCAAGAACCTCCAGGACCAGATTGATGCTTGTATAAATGAGAAACATCGTGTGGTTTCCCGATTAATTCGAAGGCAGCTCTTCTCCAGTTCAGCGGTCAAAACCCTCTTTAAAAATCCTAAAAAGGTTTACGAGGCTGAAATTCGAGAGTATTACCCTGGTTTGATCAAGGAGAAATTGAAGGGTGAAGATCTTCTAATTAAGGCGATCCTAGCAAATGATCTTGAAACATTTCGTCGCGTAGTTCAAGATGTCGAGGTTTCAGAAGTCACTCTTCAGCGTCTGCTCCATAGAGAGCGGGAGAATATGATTTTAGTGTTAGCGGAGCACCATCCGCGAGTTACACTCAACATCTTTGGAATGCCAATGGATCCAGATGAAAATAAAATGCTTCAGTCGTTGTCGCAGGATTTCTACGATCAATTTGCGACTTACTATACGCAACAAACCGACAAACAATACCACAAAATGATGGACTACATTTTCAACAATGTCGAATACACTACGCCCAAACATGAGCTACTTGAGAAAATATTGGGAGGAATTGCCAGTGTTTACCAGTCTGATAGGCTACTGGAGTATCTAGACGCTATTGTTGATGCTCAAAAACGGAAGATAGAAAATGAAAACCGACGGACGAGAGATCTCGGAGGTTCTTACATGAGCAAATTCGAAATGGATGAGGATCTCGCGTTGGCGTATGTAATTATTCTCAACCAGGATGCAAATGAAGGAAGTTCTGGGTTTGACGTCAAACTGAAGAAATTTCGGGAAGAAGGAAAGATTTCTAGGGATCTAGCGAAGGATCTACTAGAACTTTGGTCACATCAAAAGCGCAATTTCCTTCTTATGCGTCGCTTTGATCCCAAAGGTCGACGCCCCGATGGAAGCTTCTACCAGCGAACGGATTAAAATCGCATACGTACTTAGTACATATGTGTTAAAGAAGCTTGTAATACCGACTTCTGATGAAACGTTTACAGACACCCCCAATCCTCCAAATGGCGGCTAAATCTGGAGATTACTACCATTCTGCAATTCTCTCCGACTTGCCTAAATCGTTAGTCTCGGAGGCGACGGAGTTGATGACGGCAACCTTTAGCTCACTTCCCGGCTCTATTACGCATCTGGAGGGAGTTCTTCGGACTATCAACCATCGATTCTGCGCTCGGTTGAACTCGGAGCACCGAATTCTCTCTATGCTGACGACGGAGAAGTCGATCTATCAAGGAGAGGAGGTGATTCTCTTCTACAACGTGGTAACTCGATCTGAGTGGCAGCGAAAGGGTTTTGCCAGCAAGTTGATTCACTGGGTCATTAAGCAGCAGTATCCTAAGTCTCGAATCGGCCTCTACGTGTTAACCGATAACGACGCCGCTATTCGAATCTATCAACGTCTTGGCTTCCAGACGATGGAGACGGTGGAAATTAACGGTCGCCGCTACTTCTTCATGCTGCGACGCCCAATCTTTCAACTCGTTTCACATTCGTTTAAACTCCACTCAACGCCGTCAATCCCTTCGCTACCGCCTCCAGCACATCCGGCCAGTACTCCTTCGGACGCATAAAATCTCCCTTTCGGTAGGGCCATCCTAGCATGACTTCGTAGTTCTCCATCGTCTGTTTCTCGTCTAACATTCGATCCCAACCAATAGCGGCCCCAATCAGAGCTCCGGTAATGGCGGCGTTAGTATCGGTGTCGGAACCCTTGTGTTGAATCACCCACCGCATCGACTCTTCGTAGGGCTCCTTCGCGGTGGGTAGAATTTGATAGAAGCACCAGAGCGCACAGTAAAGAGAAGAGAGAACCCAACCCTTAATCTTCAGGGTCGCTGTGTCGGCGATGATCCGACTTTTTCCGATCTCAATCTCTCGAAAGAGTTTTCGAACCGGCTCCGTCTCCGCCACTTTGGCCATTCGATCCCAAACATCCTTTTGTGACTTTTGAGCTAGTGCACCTCGAAGTCCGGTAATAAAGACTCGTTCCGCATCAATGGCAATGGAGGATGGATTGGTTAATTGGCAATCGTCGATGTACTCATCCTCTCGAAGACATGCTAGTGGGCAACAACGCATCAGAGCCCCATTGGATTGAGAGTTCTCCATCGCTTCATCGGTTGCAAATTGCTTGTTGTAACGATTCACAAAACCCTTGACAGTCTTGATACCCTGCAGTAAATCTCGAGTGTTTCGACCCATGGACTTGGTTCCTGCATTCGCCCACTTCAGATAGGATTTGAGTGCATTCTCCTGATGATAGCCGCTGGATTCCAGGATGGAAAAGGCGAGAGCCAGCATCATCTCCGTATCATCGGAGTACTGTCCCAAGGAGAAATACTTGGTCTCATGAAAGCGGTTGGTTCGAATTGCAATGTGCTCCAGTTTTCCAGTGAATTCTCGTTTCTCTTGAGCAAACTCGTAAGGAACTCCGAGCGCATCCCCGAGAGCGGAACCGTAGAGCATTCCTTGAACGGCGTCTAGTTGAAAGCGAGGTTTGGATTTGGAGGGTACTCGGGGTCTCGGTGTGGCGATAATCGTCGTTCCCTTCAATTTCCGAACCTCCTTCTCCGTCTCATCCTCCGATAGGTTTCGCTCCAGAATCTCTTTCAATACCGGTGGCATCATTCCGGTAGCATGAAAGAGAAGAACGTCACCATGACAGGGTTCATTCCCCTTCTGTCGACACCAACAGCCCAGAGTTTGACCTTTCAGCTCAATCGCCGCGGCTTCCATCAGATCCTTTCGCTCCTCCAGGAGATAGAGCCAGTATCGATAAACGGCTAATTCCCCGTTTGGAACCTCTTCTCCAACTCGAAAGGGATTGGCCCATTTGGAACCCTTCAGATTCCAGCCACCCATGCAAATTCGGCGCCCAATATAGATCACCTTCCCAGTCTCAATCTTGGTTTCCAACTCCTCCCGTCGACCTTTGATACAAATCAAAGTAGTTGCCATTTGAAGTTCTGAGGCTCCAAACTTCGAATTCCGACTTCATTTTTGATTCCGATTACCGAGCTTTTAGCTCTTACAACCAGAATCGAAATGACGGAGCGACAATCGAAAATCATTACCGGCCTGACCGGTTTCATCGTTGGTACTTATCTCTATGATATCTACAAAGCCTCCTTTCGACCTTCTCGCGATGACGTTATCAGCCTTCATAGTACCACCTCTATTCACACGCAAGAGCCAACCAAAGTCAAATGGGCCAATGGGCGTCATTCTGTGGATCTGCAATCAGCGGCGCAAATGAAGGATTGGTCCACTCGTTACGCCGAAAACTTCACTAATGAAATTCGAAAGCGGCCCATTCACTATCTATTCCATTCCACTCCAAAGTCCACCTTTCCTGCCCATCGGTACCAATGTCAGGTCTCCACTCGTTACAGTCTGCTTCTAGATCGAGTGGATACCTATACTAAGTGTGAAGATCGGACACTGAAAAAGTAATCAAAATAGAACCCACATTCGAACCAACGTTCCAATGTGGGATCCTCACGGATCTTAACACTTACCTACACCGACCCTCGATGTTACATTCGAGAGCGTTTCAAACTCTACTTTCGCCTTTCGGTACTGACATCCCAGTAACCAGCACTCAGGATCAAAGGTAAGAGGCAGTTGCAACTGGTTTAGCTCCTGTTGATGCAGAGGATGAAGAACATAAGGAATCCAACAGCCACAAGTTGAAACTCTTCGATGTTCACTCCGTCGGTAAAACTCTAAATGCTGTCGCAAAATGGTGATGAGTCGATGCCGGTTGCTTCGATCCGTTTGTTGAATCCGTTCCAAGAGCTGCAGAAACTCCGCCGAAATTCGTTCGGCCTGTTGCCATTTCTCTCGTTCTCGAAGAATCTTGAGCTGGGTTTCCATTTGTTGACGGTAGTAATTGGAAAGGGTGAATTCTCGGGGTGTTTGGAGTGCAATTTCCAGTCTTTCAATGTCCCTGTAGTTGCCGATAATGCGATCCAACAGTGGATAGAGTTGCTCTTGGTAGTGGCGAAGACGTTTGGTTAAAGTTAAGGACGAAGTCCCTAGCGATCCTTCCAATCGCTCCAGAAAGAAAACCAGAATCGAAGGGGTGAAAACCAAGGTTTGAAATCGAAACTCTCCGAGTCGAAGCAAGTCTTCTATCACGATCGGAATCGGAGGGAGTTTTCGAACCTGGGGATCATACCGGCATCGTTTCAGATCCGCAATTAGTTCCTGTTGCAACCGTTGATCCACCCAATCCATGGTTTTGGAAGTGATGGGACATTTTTAGCGGTTTCAAAATCTAAAGCCCACATTGGGGCTCCGGATTCTATCAAATCTAAAGCCCACATTGGGGCTCCGGATCCTCACGGATCTAAGCTTTCACTTAGATCTGGATTTTGGGGTTAGGCTTTACCACTCCACCTTCAGGACGTACTGGACTGGCTCCCGATGGCCGAGGGCCCGAATGTGAATCTTCTCCTTCCCGGCACCACCATCTGGGACTGGGCGCTCCCTCGCCTTGGCGATCTTGGAGACGGCTCGTGGAAAGCCCAGCATTCGGAGAACATCAATGACTTCGTTGACGTAGCGATGCTCCCACTCCTCCGGCTGCAGAAGGCGCAGCTTTCGAGAGAAACGATTGTGCTCCACCCCCTTCATAACCGCCTCGAAGATCATCATCTGCTGCTGGGCCGCCTGTAGCTTTCGCTCCATTTCGATCTTCGCCTCAAAGATCGCCTTCGTCTTGGGCTTGAACTCCTCCTGCTTCTTGTTGTAGTCGGCGAAGAACTTTGACATGTAGGCCTTCTTCGCCTCCGCATAAGCCTTGGTGGAGGCATACGTTCCCCACTTGGGGTAATCCTTGTCGTTGACATCCGGAATCGGCTTCGGGTTAGCCTCGTGGAAGGGCTTCCAGACCTCGTGCAGATCCTTCTGCAACTGCTCGAGACGCTCCTGTGCGGTCGCAATATGAGAACTCCACTCTTCGATGATCCTCTTGGCCCTTGGGACATCGACCTGGACAGGAACGAAAACGTCGGTCATTCTTGGTATTTGGAATCAAATTGCAGCTTGGTTGTAAATCCAATGAAATCGGGAAACAAAATTCAGTTTTCCATCAGAACTGTTCTCACCGGAGTGAAAACGGTTTTATTTTTAGGGCAGATACCCCCAATCAATGGGCTCCTTTCCATCAGTCGCCAGGAAGTTGTTGATCTTCAGAAAGTGATCGGAACCCATGAAGGGATTCTTCCCTTTCGTGGCGGAAAGGGGTGACGGATGGGACGAAGTCAATACGCGACGACTTTTGATGTATTCACCGGCACCCTCTTGCGCTTGCCCACCCCAAAGAACATAGATTGCGTTGGGGCTCATCTTCCGAATGTGATTGATGACCGGTTTGATGAACGGAAGCCAGAGTCCCAGTTTAGCGTGAGAATTCGACTCCTCGGCGTTACAGGTTAAACAGACGTTGAGGAGAAAAACTCCCTGCTTGATCCATCCAGTCAAATCTCCATGTGTGGGACGCCGAAAATCGGGATGTGTCCGCTCAATCTCTTTGTAAATGTTGAGCAGAGAGGCTGGAATCTGGTCACTCTTAGCAACTGAGAATGCCAATCCCTGGGCTCGGGCTCGACCATCCGGAAGAATGGTAGGATACGGATCCATACCGACAATAACGACCTTAATCTCTTTCGGTGTGAGTAGATCAAAGATTCGGAAAATGTTCTGATCGTCAGGAACAATTCGTTTCCCTTCCGCCTTTCGAAGCGCCAATTTGGGAAAGATCCGATCGAACTCCTTCTTACAGGAAATAAAAACCTCCTCCCAACCTCGCGGGTAATACTTGTAGGCCAGTTCGGAGGAGGTTCGGGTTCGAGGTCGATGGGTCACGATCTCGAAATCTCCCTCTTCGGTCTCGGGGACCGGGTCCGTTTTAGGATCTATTGTTGAGGCCATTCTGTCGACAGTTGCAATCCCTCTGAATCGAATCCAGAAAATCAATTTTCCGTCTCCGAATCGCTTCCGTTTAGAGACCGTCGGACCAAACTTCCATCGGCTGCGTCTCCAAATTCAACTTCATGCCTCGATCTTTCGGAGTCCGACGCTCCGAAGGAGAAACTTTTACCTTCGTGGCTCGGCAGAGGTTGAAAAAGATCAAACAACCGCAGAAAATTGGAGCCCCGGTTAGAAGCAGAATTAGGATACTCGCAGCGTTCATTCCGACCGTTTTGTATTTTTAAGACTTCTTTTACAATATCATAAATGTCGAACGCTTCTGTAACGAGCAATTCATACATTGACGATGTGACGGCAACCGAGTACAATCAGCTTCGGGACCCCGCTCACTACAAGGCACTGAAGGATGGGATTTCCCAGCAGAAGGCAGTGGAAACCAACCTTTTGAACAGTGTTCAATACTGTGATTCTGAGGGTTTTGATGCCGAGGTCTCCCTTCGTCTTGGCGGTTTAGACGCTGCCAAGTTGAAAACCGAGGTGCACGATAACTTCTACAATCCGGAGGTGATGCGAGCTGCTATGTGTCTGGCATCAACCGTCTTTCTACCGCCGAATAGCTCCAACCTGGCCACTAATGAGAGGATTCGCAGCTGGTTTTCAGGTCTTCGGCAGATCGGTGCGGAGTCGGTCTCCGGTTACGCTCTTTCCGCCGATCTAGAGTCTGGAAGTGCAAAGGCGGAGGACGGTTCCAATTTCTTTGTCGTCAAGGCTCCCCGAGACCCGGAGGCAAGTGAGGAATTGGCTCATGAGGCGGTCATTGGTCTTTTCGGTACCAATCGGCTCCGAGATATGGGAAACCCGCATTTTGCCTACATCTACGGTCTTTTCCGCTGCTCCACACCCTTTATCGATTCTCGGACCAAAAAGATTGTAGCCTGGTGCAACAACGTGGATAAGCCGGTTACCTACTGCCTGTATGAGAACATCGATGCGCTTGGTTCCATGGGTGACCTCTGCAAGAGTTGCAACGGAAAGACCTTTATTCAGTACTACATGCAGGTGATGTTGGCCATTCGGCACGCGTTCTACCAGTTCGGTTTCACTCACTACGATTGCCATGCCGATAACGTTCTGCTGCGAAAGTTCAGTAACCACCCCTTCTACATCAAGTACCGGACCTGGATGCAGGGTCGAGATGTGGATGTTTGGGTCCAGTCACCGGGTGGAATCGCAACTCTGATCGATTATGGTATGTCTCACATTCAGATCAATCACAAGGGGAAGTTGGAGCATTTGGGTCATTGCGGTGATAGTGCACCTCTAACTCAATACGGTGTTTACCGAGACACCGCGCATCCTCTCATGGATGCCTACAAGCTGCTCTGTATGTCGCTGATGACGATGAAGAACGCTGGCAATACAACCTGTTTTCAAGAGGTGGCACCATTGCTGCAGTTCTTCAACAGCGAGAATACGCCAGAGGAGATTATTACGCATCAGCGGAAGACCTTCTACTACCTGCCCCTCTCGGATGCTGTTGGTATGCTCAGCATTGATGATTACATTAGTTTCATCCAGCAAACCCACGATTGCTCCAGTTTCATAACCACCACGATGCCGCATGACCACCCAATTATGGAGTGCCGCAGTAACTGTCTCAACAAGGTCGGCGTTCTGGCCAAGGCCGGCATTAGTCTCTCCAGTATCGCCGTTCCCTCCGACATAACAACGCTCTACGATGAGGTAACCTTCCTCCATCGCCGAAGCTTGGATACTTCTTATTCTCGAGAGGATCGCGACAACTTCAAGCGGATTGCAACGGAGATGATTCGTCGGTTCAACTGGGTCGATTTCCTCTCTCGGGAGATGGCGAAGATTCAGACTATGATGGTGACAATCCGCTCCGATGTCAAGTTGGTTGCCGTTCCGATGAATGCAACACATCTACTGAATGATGCCCTGCTGGCTCAGTTTAAGAGCATGGTCGCGGATGTTGCCAAGTACGTCGATTGCTGGCAGCGATTGGAGCTCCAGATCTCCATCGCCAACTATTTCATTCAGGGTGCCTCCGACATTCGGCTTCGTTCGCTCTACGATAACGCTTCCCAACTGCTAGCCAGGCGGACAGATTACCGGAAGACGATTATGAACCATATGCGAGCTACCTATGTTCGTCTCTTCCCCTCGGAGGCGGGCCGTTATGGAATGGCGGTGAACCCGGATGATGTAGCGATTATGGAGTCCATTAAGCAGCGAGTCAATCTTCATATCACGGCGGCTTTGAAGGCTGCTGGTGAGAAGGACATGAGCCATTACGAATGGTACTGGATCACCTTCCGGTCATTGGACACGCTTTTGGAGTAAAGACAGATTTCAGCCATGCTGGAATCCGTTTCATTGATTTTCCCACGAGAAAATTGGGAAGGAGTAAAACTGGAAAGAGCGGAAACCGAGAGTTGAAAACCGCAAACTTGCAGGAAGCGAAGACTTTTTCGCATTGACTGACGTGTGAAAAAGGGTGCAAAAATGGAATCGAAGTACGTTTGTGGGTAGAGATCTGGAAAGAAATTTTACAGCAACAAGAGCAACAACAGTTGCTTTTGTCATTCTTTCATTCGACCTTCAACTCCAGAATGACGTTCGAAGTTAAACCAACGCCGTATTTCGAGCTCCTAAATCCGTATTGGAGACGTAATCCTCTGGATGAGTGTTGACTCGAAGCGCAATGGCCCGATGTTCCTCCTCTTCGGCCGATGCTCGTGGTAGAAGTGGGTGTCGATTTGAATCCCCGTAGTTATCGTAAGTACAAACTTCAGCGTGTTGGACTTGACCGCAAATAGTTGGCAACATAAAATTGGGAACCGACTTAAACTCTTCCTTACACGATAGTTGAGTATTTTGATCAATCAGGGCATTACTAGCGGGTTCGATATTGGCCAGTCGTTCTTGTATATTGTTCATAAAATGAATAGAATCGACTCGAACGGCGCGAGGGAGTGTAATCTGGCGTTGAATGTCGTAATGGAGAACGGACCATTGACGCTGAAGGTTCTTAATCTCCGACATTCGAGCCTCATACTCTAAGCGTTTGTAAGCGTAACTGACGACCACATTAACAATTCCTAAACCGCAGAGTAACCAATTGAGTTGAAAGCCTCCAACAACAGTGGCACCAAAGATACCGGTGAGAGATGCAACAATCACCTCCAAGGTCTTAGAGGAAACATTCACCCGGTAATCGGTAGTGTTAATCTTGTCATACATACCATCCAACATAAAGTTGTAGCATTTGGACCAATCAACATACTTGGCCATCTCTCGCTCCTGGAAATCATTCCAGGGCGTTTTCTCTGTACTTTCGGTTTTGACACTCATTTACAGTGGCGAAATAATCTCGATTACTGTTCACATTTCAACTATAGTTGATATGTGACTAAAACCAACATCGGCTTTATGCCAGCTGGAGCTCGATAATCGATTGCAGAACCTCCAACTTATCGTTGGGATGATCTCCATCCTCAATAATAACCCCTGGTACCATCCGTCGAACCGCCTCCTCCACCTTGGTGACGATCTGCTCATCGTTGTTGTAATGCTCGTTGACATCAAACAAGGGATCGATCTGCACCAGCCACGTCTTCAGGTAATCCAGAAGCTCCTTTCTCCGACGAGCTGCCTGAATCCGCTCCTCGATAGCAATCACGACCTCATTCGTCACCAAAGGACCCGCCAAAGGTCGCCGGCAGAAAGGGCATTGCAGCTTCTCCAGATTCATCAAGCAATCATGACAGACGTAATGGCCACAAGTGAGCTTATCCTTCCGTGGCATCTCGGTATCCATATCCAGCTCACAAACCTCCATTCCAGGGGTCTTCGGAGTCTTGGCCCGACGAGGAGACGCTACTCGAGGCGAAGCACCCGCTCCACCACGAGCCGGGGATGCAACTCGAGGCGAAGCCGGGCGAGGAATAATTGGAGCTCGGGGTGGGGATGCAGGTCGAGGTGAAGCCGGTCGTGCTTGCTGCTCCAGAATACCCTCAATGAAGGCCAGAATTTCACCCCCATTGGGGAGGTTTCGGAGCTGATTGATCTTCTCCTCTAGAACCGCCGGAGGATCTGCAGGCAGCCAAGGGGGTGGAGTCATAGCCATAACTGCGTTAATCAGTACCATGCGCTGAGCCGCCGTCATATTCTGTTGGATTTGGTTAAAGTAGGGGTGATTCCAGATATTCCCAATGCCCGGTCCCGCCGCGGGAGCGGGATCTACAACGGCCGCGGCGGCTGCTGCCGGTCGTCCCCGAGGAGGGGAAATCGGTCGAGCGGCTGGCATTGGGCGAATCGCCGCCGCTCCAGGAGAAACGGGGCGGCCCCGAGGAGGAGAAACGGGTCTAGCTGCAGCTCCGGCGGCTGGTTCTTGGCCGAGATTTGCCACTCCAGGAAGAGCTCGAAGTCGCGCAAGTCTTTCCACCAGATCGGCGTATAGATCTTGATCGGCATGACCCCCCATCATGTTCGGAAGATTCGCCGCCTCTGCCAGTTGAGCTCCCGGACCAAAAACCATGGGTGCTCGTCCCGCCGCTGCAGCCGCTACTGGCGATACAGGTCGAGGCGGTGATACAGGTCGTGGCGGAGAGCGGGGCCGTTGAATAACAGGGGAAGCGGGACGAGGAACGGCCGCCGCCGGCTCTCGCCGAGGAACTGGAATTACGGGTCCTTTGCCATCCAGCGCTGCAGCATTCCCGGTGTGTTCATGACACCGAAGAGTGAAAGTGTAATTGGCGCAATTGTGGTACTTACAACTTTTTACCGTTGCCATTTTATTGGGCCGAATAAAAGAAAACAATGGATTTTACCTTCGGTTTAGCGGGGGATAGGCGAAAACAGCGATCCAAAGGCCGAGCGGGTGGTAAGGCCCGGGGTTCCAATGTCAATACTATCACTCGCCGACAGATGACCCCGAATCAATTGAAAGCAAACTTTCTCAGTAAAGCCTTGGAGGCAATCGGTATGAGTTCGGAGTTTTGCCGAACAATCCGCTCTGAATTCGTCAATCTTCCATCACTTCGCTATATGAATTTGAAAACCTTGGTGGTTGCAATCCGATTCATGGAGCGGGAAAAGTTGAAAGCCGAAGTTGATCTAAAGGCGATCAAGTCGAAGGAGGTCAACGAGGACATTCGAACTGTTTTCGGTTCCAGTGCCACCGATTCACCGATCCTTCTAAAGCGAATTCGAGAGGATCTCCTGACTTACTGTTGGAAGATCAGTACCTTTCGGGCTCCCAACGTTACCTATGAAGAGGATGAGGATTTGGCGGCCGGAGAACCAGATGAAGCGGAGCTGGAGGCGGAGGAGGAGTATGCAGATTCGATTGTCTCGGATTACGAGTAATGATACATTTTGACACATTCGAGCCTAGCTCAAATGTGTTTAGGTCTTCGACCTTAGTAGTTACCGGGGTCTTCGACCTTAGTAGTTACCGGAGCCTTCGGCTTTAGTGACTACTCCGACCCTTAACCGACGGGAACTCTGGAACCTCTCGGGTTGGAACGATCTCCGGTAGATCCTTGACCACCGGCTCCGTCGTCTTCGGGGCTTGACTAATAGTCTTGCCACCCAACTTGGAGAGCTCGTTGTAAAAGGCTCCCACTTCGATTGATCGAAGGAAGTAATGGGGTGGATTTAGGAATGTATCCCGGCAACAGGTTCGCTTGATCCCCATCTGATTGAGAGCCTCGACCGGTTTCAAAGGAGCCTCCGGATTGGCCAAAATCAGCTCCGTAAAGTACTGCTGCCGAGCCCCATGTGCGATTGGATTTCCGTACTTGTCAGCACAGGTGCAATACCGAGGAACGGATGCAAAAGAGAGCGCCATCGCTTTAGTTGAATCCCTAGAATTCGAATTTGCTTATTTCAGTTTCCGTGGGGCTTAAAGAGGCTATGTCCCTGCAAAAGATGGAAATTCCACCGCTAACAGAGCTCTTCGATGTCGTTTTGCAGCAACTCCTGAAGAACAATGCAGGTTCCTTGCAAATTCGAAATCCGACGCAGCTACTAAATCTGGCCTGCCAAGTGGCAGAGCAGATCTCAGAGCAACAGCAGAAGGCTGGAAAGCCAAAGCTGAGTGGTGCGGAGAAGGAGAAGTTGGTACTCCAGCAACTAGGTCACCTGGCCACCGTTCTCAATTGCTCCTTTTCCGTTGATTCGATTACGGAGGAGACTCTACAGACTTGGATTCGGACCATCATCGATGTTTGGAACTCCACCGCTACAAATGGAACCAATCAGTCTTGGTGGATTCGTCTCTGCCAGACGCTGACGATTAGCTGTTTGCGGGCCACGACCGTGGTGGAGGTGAAGCCAACCCCATCAACCTTTGTTCAGGGACCGGAGGAGAATCGGGAGTCCGTTGATTCCACACCTTCGGTGGAGATTGAAACCCACGAATCCGTGGCCGTTGTGACGGAGATCCCGGATGCACCTGGGGCTCCGGCGGCGGCGGGAACCGGTTTGATCGATCCGGTTCAGGAGGCTCGTTTCTAATCACATTTAACACATTTGACCTTGCGGCTCAAATGTATGTTTTCTCGTTCTCGTTCTATTTCTCTTTACTCCTCCTCTTCCGTCTCCTTCTTCGGAGACTTCGGTGCCACCTTTCGAATGCCAGGAAGGGCAAATCCCGTCTTCTTGGGACCGGCAGCGACCCGAATACCTGGAACCATCGGCTTCTTGACTGCGAGTGCCTCCTTTTCCTCCACTACCTCCTCCTCCTCCTCCTCCTCCTTTTTCGGCGCTGGGGGTGGAGTGGAAGGCTTTCGTGCCTCTCGAGGACCGGTGAAACCGTTCTTGCGGGGACCGGTGGCGACTCGAAGACCTGGCTTGACGATTTTCGGCTGCATACCCCGCGGTGGTTTCGCTTTCTCCTCCTCCACCGGTGAAAGGGGCTTTGCCGCTTCCTCCGAAGCTGGATGCGACAACGAGATAACTCGAGTCACTCGACCCCCGATGCGACCCTCAATCTCCGCTGTAATGAGAGCGATCACTCTGGGTGCATCGATAATGACCGAGCGCTGCAATGGCGCCCTTCGATCCAGCATGAAAGAGAGACCTCCACTTGGCTCAAAATAGGGTGGTCCCTCACTGGCGGAGGTATAAACCCGATCCCGATAGACCGATTGTAGAATCGGATTGAAGGCGGCCATGAAGGTTCCATTCCGGAAGTCACCAATCTCCACTGTGTGCTTCAAGCGTCGCAAGCTGTTGACGGTCTGTCGAACGATGTTGATGGCCTCGGCAATCCGCTTGTGATTGATGGAGTTAGTCTGACACCAACTGACCAGATCGTGTCGGTGAGGATGAATACTCCCGACCGACTGCATAGCGTCCCGCCAGATGTTGAGCAACATCTCAATGTCGTATTCACCCTCAAACTTACGGAAATACTTCTCGTAATGATCGTCTAGCTGCTCCCGGTACTCCATTTCGTTTTGACTCGGCTGCTTACGAGGATAGAAACAGTAGTTGGGCCCGTAGCAATCGATCATGCAAATCGCAGCTACACAGGGGAAGATCGGCTTGCCGGTCTGAATCCAGTGCCATAGAATAGCCGCGCCCCGGACCGAAAGAGGGACCTCGGGAGCAAAGGTACCCAACTTGGTGATGTTGCCGTCTCGAATCATCTCCAAGTTGGTCAGTAGCTGCTTCGACTCTCGGATTCGCTTGACCGAGGTCCGTTTACCGAAGAAGGTCTCCGGCTCCAACCCCACCTTCAGAATCTCAATCACCGCCGAGTGAATCGGAACTCGATCAATCTCCGGAATTCGCTGATCCGCCAGTCGCTCCTGATAGAAGCGCTCAGTGCACATTCGGTAGCAGAAACCGGGACAGGTACGTCCCGTTCGACCCATACGCTGACGAGCAGAGGACTTGGAGATGTGATTGGTCCGAAGCCGAAAGCCGCCGCTAGTGGAGGTTTCACCGTATTTCTCCGTCAGTGTGTCGAAGATACCGGACAGACCATCAATGGTGATGGAAGCCTCCGCAATGTTGGTCGCCACAATGATTCGTCGCTTTCCGATCGGCACCGGTTTGTAGATGATGGCGATATCCTCGTGAGAGAGATTGGAGTAGAGAGGAATAATCTCCATCGTCGCATCATTGGCCGTCTTCAAAACGTCACAAATGGCCTCCACCTCTCCGCTACCGGAGCAGAAGACCATCCAGCTATCCGAACCCTTCAGTGGCGGCGGATGCAGTGAATGCTTAACCGCGATGACACGGGCAGTGTCATTGAACAGCTCCTTGGAGTCCGGAATATGATCCTTGTTGTGCCACTCCACCTTGACGGGGAATCCCTTGACGTGAATCTCGTGACTTGGAGCGTCGGGGAAGGGTGTATCCGGCATTGTCAGTGTGGCAGAAGCAAGCACCATTCGAGGAACGATGAAGTTGCTCCCGCTCTCCTCCGAATCCTTCACAGCTGAGAGCCAGAGTCCCATGATAATCTCGTTATCCAGGGTGCCACCGTGGGCTTCATCAACAACGATGACATCACAGAAGTTCATGTCCGACTGCAGCTTCCCCTTCTTGAAGTACTGCAACATCTTGCGGTGTAGATGGCCCGCTGTACAGTAGACAATGGAGGTCTTACTGGTGTAGCGAACGTTACCCTCGGCGGCCATTCCCACCTTCTCGGCTCCAAGGCGCTCTCCCATGTAACGGAAGAGACCTTCCGCTGCGGGAATGGTTGGCTCTGAAACAAAGACCTTGGCGTCCGTTTTGTAGATCGCCTCGATGATGGAGGTACTCTTACCGGAACCGGTCGGAGCAATGATGCCACAAACTCGGTTGGCGGCGATCAGCTCAATGACTTTGGTGATCTCCGTCTCGCTGATACCCCATTTGGGTTTCTGTTTTCCGGCCACCGCCATGTTTTCAAGCTTTTAAGTAGGAAGGTTAATCCTCAAAAGGTTGCAAAATAGAGAATCAGTATTCTAACGACGGAAGGTCAGAAATCTCGTTGGAGATTTCTGGTGTTGGAATTTTTCACTTTGGCTTTTACCCCTTCATATTGGCTACGTTGCGGAAAATAAGACTCATACGAGCGGTTTCTGTTTCATCCTTCAGAATGGAGTGAAGCCATTTGTCATTAGTCGGTGGCCGCATCAGACAGAGACTTCCCGTTTCCAGCGGGAGATCGACGATTTGTTCCGTACTCGGATGTTCGAACCGCATAGTTCGTGTAGCACCTACGGAGAGACTGGAGATGATGGTCCCCGGCATCATTTCCTTGTCGACATGTTTTTCTATCCCCGTCCGCCCATCGTTATACAGTTGAACAAAACAGACATGATACTCTTGACCGGAAATCTTGGTTATCATATCTCGCAGTTCTTTTAGAATCGGCATTTCACTCCAAGGATGAATCACGGTTCGAACCTCTTTTCCTTGATAGACGAAACGGTATCTTTCTAAATCCGAATCTCCAAAGACACACTTATTGCGCCGTTTGGAGAGTTCGCCTTTTTTGGTTGCATGTTCGTGAGCCCAGAGACCCTTTTCATCCACCGTCTCCAGAATAGTTTCGAAGATCTGGTAGCTGGTCTCTTCGTCGATAAAGTTGGAGTAGTAATCCACTACCAAATCCTTTTCTCGGTATCGGTGTAGAATGCATTCGGGAGTTGCGGTTTTGGTCGTCATTGGAACTGTTATTCTCGGGGTTGTCCGTTTTCAACAATCGTTATCAAATTCACATTTCTGAACTCAGTTCAGAAATGTTTTACTCTTCGTCATCCGTTTCACCCGAGAGATGCGATTGGTCTCGCTTCTCCATCAGAGTCTTCCGGCCACCAGCACAGGACTTGACCATCTCTCCCACCAGATTCTTGACCTCCTCCAGCGTTCCGGTGGCACCGAACTTCTTCAAGTACTCTCGAGTTAGGTAGGCGGTTGCGACCGAGTCGTAGTCATTGGTCAAACCTTTCTCCGGTGCCATCAGCTCCTCCGTTCCGGTGAAGATGTTATTGAAGTGGAAGCGCTCTCGAACCACCGTGTTGAAGTAGAACATCGCCTCCTCGTAGGCCTGGTAATCCCAGTCTCGAAGTGCCAGGTCACTGTGTGGAACTAGACGGCACTCCGTAGAGGTTGGCGGAGCCCACTGTTGCCGAAAAATGGTTCCATCCAAGTAGGAGTAAGTCTTCCCCTTCGCCTTGATGAAATCGTAAGAATAGGGAAGCCGAAACTTCAACATGGCCTTTACCGGCCGCAACTTCTGGACCCAATCCATCTGCAGTCGCATATCCCGATCCGCAATCTCCTCGTTCTGACGATTGGACTCCTCATCATAACCGCGATTGTTGTAATCGCGACCTCGAATGTCGGAGATGAAGAAGAGACGCTCTCGCTCCTTCTGCCACCGTTCCACCTCTTCATCCCCAAACTTCTGAACGTAAAGGTGAACGTTGCTCAAAGTCTTCAACGCTGGATCGAAGAGATCGCGGGGGTCGTAGAGGTGGAAATCCACGTCCGGAAACATTTTAGCCAGAATCACAATGTGGTGACCGGGGGCCGAACCCGCGTAGACAAAGAAGGGCTTAGGAATCTCCTCCGGTTGCCAGTACAGAGTGAGAAACTGAACCTCCGACATTAACAGCTTCAACTGACCCCAACGAGTCGCGGTTTTCTTGGCCTTGTCGCGCCGAAAATAAGCCCGATGCCCATCACCATCACCCAGAAGAAGCCACTTAGTTGCCTCAAAGACCTTTGGCTCCTCATGAAACTTCTTTCCATCCTTGACCGGAGTTGGTTTCGGGGCCGCATCGACTAAAGCGGCCACCGCACCCTTCAAATCATTAGGACGAAAAGCTCGGAGGGAGGTCATTTTATAGAGCCGCAAAGTTGGAAGCTTCATTGTTGCGAATTAGAAAATCACATCTTTCATGGAATGGAAAGCTGTTGTAATTGGAAATCTACTCGGAGGCACCGAAAAGACGCTGAAACTCCTTCTGTAACTCCTTGGGAGCCTTCTCCACGGCTGCGAGAAGTAAAGTTTGAAACGGGGTCACCCCCTCTTCGCTCACAATTGAGAGATCGTTAGCGGGGAGCCCGGAATTGGCCAACTTCAGTTTGACGCGTCCGGTTTTCATCAATTTCTTGACCGGATCCAGTTTCATAATGGTGCGAACCACTTTTGGATCTCCGTCGAGAACGATACGAACATGAGTGTTCTCCGGCAGTTCGTAAGTTGGTAGCTCCTCCGGCGTCATCTTGATCGTTAACTTGGTTGGCACGTTAAGAGAGAAACGCTCCGTCCCTCCGAATCGCCACTTGGAGAACTCCGGATCGTAAACAAACTCCACCATCATAATCCCTTTGTCATGTCGATCGGCGTAGCCAATCTGATAAGGGGTTCCAACGTAGATCAAGTTTCCCTGTAATTCATCGTAATCGTGAATATGCCCGGAGAAATTCATCGGTGCGTCGGAAGGCCAGGGATCCCCTTCATTGGAGGTGATAGCGTTCATTTTGGCACCCTTGTACTCCTGATGGGAGAAAAAGCAGTTAACAGCGGCAAAGGCCTCCGTCTCCATTCCCAACTGCTTGGTTTGGAGCGCTTCATTCAATCGACCGGTTGGAACGTAAGGAACGAAGACAAAGGTGGCGGTTTGCCCCTCCTTGCGAAATCGAACCTTCTCGACTCGATCCACAATCGTGGTTTTGGACCACTCCTTCAGAGAAGTAAAAGGATGCTCCTCGGTCAGAAAGGTTTGATTGTTGGGACGATCGTGATTACCGATCAGGATGTAAGTATGGGGTGAATGGTTCTTCACCTGTCGAAGAAAATCGGTGGCTCGATTCATGGCGAAAAGGTTCACCTTCTCGTGTGTATCCAGAATATCGCCAAGGACAACGGTAAAATCCGGTTTCAAGGTCTGAATAGCATCAACCACATCAGTCGTCAGAATGTTGGTCTCTTCTGCATTGGAGGTCTTGAAGTGAGGATCTCCGATCAATAGAATTCGAATCTTTAGCTCTTCGGACGCCATTGGAAAGCAATTTAAAAGTCGGAAAACGGGAAACTTAAAATCAAATACAACGGCTTAAAGGCGCTCCCAGTTTCATAAATGCACGTTGAACTATTTCGTCGAGTTCTGGATCGCCCGGTCGCGAATCTAAGTGTTGAGTTTGATGGCACTCCCGAGGGTCACCGATTCAAATGTATGACCTCTAAATCGGGAGAGAAACAATTTCACCTGCTGATCTTCCGGGTCGATCGAGAGCTCGGTTGGGAAACCGAATTGGAGGTGAAATTGACTCAAAGCCAAAAGGGTGTTAGTAAGCAGTGGACGCTTCCAGTTCCCGCTTCGAAGGAGAACTTTCACCTCCTTTCTGTTAATAGTCCATTTCCCCTAGAAACGCGTCCTTCGCCAAATCCTACCCTTCGAGATTTACCCTTATTGGCGGCTATCCATACGACATTCATTCAGCCGGAGATCGACACCACCAATCCGGTTCCCCATCTGATCATTCTTCCCTTCTTTGAGAATGAGCACCGAATCAAATTAATCATTTACCGAGTTGATCGTCGAGAGAAATGGGATTCGAAACTAGAGCTTCAAATTAGTGCCTTTCAGGGCTCTCCGCAATCGATCACCGTTCCCATTGAGATGGAGCACTGGTTCGGGACCTTCTTTTTCGATCTTCCCTTCTCGACTTATGGTTTCAAACGAGAGTATGAGCAACTTTACATCAAGCCCAGCCTCTCGGAATTAATCGAGGAACCCCGGATTTTCGGGGCGATTGTCTCTTGGATGCGAAGATTTCCTACCTCAACTCTTCGGGTAGTACCAGCGGTCGATGCCACGGAGGAAACTCTAACTCAACTGCTGTGTCAAACAGGTGGTGTCGTTATTGATCATAACTTAATTTATCGAGGGGTTGGAGACAATGTAACACGGAAACTCTTCCGAATCTCCGACACCATGTTTGGTACTCGGGAGCCGATGTTACCGAAGGAATTCCAACTAGCAACACGGGAACTCCTCCCGGTGAGTGAATTCTTCACTCGTAACTACTGGAAATCGGAGCTCTTCGGTAACCTTCCTCGCTCGGAAAAGGTGGACGTCTTACCTTATAGTTACGTGGCCGCCAAAGAGGAAGTGCATACTTCTAACATTTACCCTGTGATGGAGGAGACTCCTTCTGGCCAATTAATCTATCGAACGCAGCTGGAGAATCAGTTCGTCACTGTGATGGAGGTTCAGCAATTAGCGGAAAGTCAAGTTGTAACGAAGAGAACCAAGATTAAGTACAATGGAGGGGAAGATCAAATTGAGGAAACTTCGGATCGACTCTTTTTGATTAGTCTCCGGGGCGCTAAACCAAAGGCGGCAGCGAAACCCGGAGAGCAGAAGATTCCGCGAATTATTCACCAAACCTTTATCACTCGACAGATTGGCGCTACCAACATTAAGGTCATTGAGCATCTTCGAGCTTTAAATCCGGAGTATGAGTACCATTTCTACACCGATGAGGAAGCATGGGAGATTATTCGACAGCATATGCCGAAGGATGTTCTAAAGGCCTTTGATCTTCTAGTGGCGGGCGCTTTCAAAGCCGATCTCTTTCGACTCTGTCTCCTTTATATTTACGGCGGTGTTTACATCGATCACCATCTAGTGGCGAGAGTTCCACTTCGGTACTTTGTTCCTTCCGAGAAGGATTTCTTTCTCTGCAAGGACCGAGCTAAATTCCCCCGTTTTATTTACAACGCATTGATGGGTGCCATTCCGAAACACATTCTGATTAAGCGAATGATTCAGCGCTGTGTCGATAACATTCTGAACCACAAGATGGGAGAGGATGAGTATGACATTACCGGACCTTTAGCCATCGGCAAGCTCTACTGTGAGTTCAAACGGATTCGAGAGATCAGTCTGGGAGAGGAGGTGATTCTCTATCACGAGGGAGGTCTAATGTCATCTATTTACGATCGATTTGGAACCCCGGTCTTCTATTCTCGTTTTCCAGAATACGATTCAGCTCGGGGTAAAAATCACTATCATACCCTTTGGCGAGAGAATCGGATCTTCGCTTCGATGACGGATCCTCTCTTTCATCGACTGGAGCAACATCAGCTTGGAAATCGAACCTGGAACCCGGAGCTTTTCGTTTTTGACAATCAACGATTGGTCAAGGATCACTATTCCTATAACGGAACGGTTTGTTTTCATCGTCAAGGTGGATTCCAAAAGAACCTCATCTCCCTAATGCCAACTGATGAGATTTTCTTGGTCTTCCGTTCCGTTGCCAAGCACCTTCATGGAACCGATTTTCCTCTTTCGGATCTGGGCGGGCTTCGAATTACCAAGGATGCTCTTGTACATCAAAAGCTTTTTACAGGTACCAGCGATCTCAGTTTAGAGGATCCTCGATTCTTTCTTGACCGAGGAACTGTTTCCGTGGCTTGTGCCGGGATGAATTCAAAGAGTCGAACGGTCAAGATGGTCCTTCGGAATCTCCGAGATTCAACACAGACTAAAATTTCGTTCGGTAAGGAGTGGGAGAAAAATTGGACTTTCTTTACAACTCCGACTGGTGAAACTCGAATTCTATACCATTGCACTCCAGTAACGGTTTATGACTTAGAGTTGACGACTCCGATTGTTAACAGTTGGTCCCATCCTAGTGTCAAACTCTACGGTGGTTCACCACCTCTTTGGATTGGAGATCGTTACTACGTTTTCTGTCACAGTCGGGATGAGAAGTGTCAGTACAATATCTACGTCCTAACTCTAAGTGCGGATTTTGAAGTTCTCGGTTACACGGAGCAGGGTCTCCTCAAGAAGAACTACGATGAGATCTACTTTGTAACGGATGCTATCTTCATGTACGGTCATTTCTATCTCCTGATGGGAATTAACGATCGAAACTTGGCCTTCTGGCGAATCTCCAAAGAGGGAATCGAGAAACAGGTGAGGTTGACGAAGTAAGTTCGATGAAAGAAATGAATTCTTAACAACGGTTGCAAGATTGGAAAATGGCCAGTTCCAGCAAGTTTAAGCCCTATATTCGAGCCAGTGAGGTTGCCGCTCTACTGAACCTGAACAAATGGAAATCCTCCAATCAGGTTCTGATTGAGAACATTCTACCCAAGCATCCAAAATGGGGACCTTTCATTCGGGAGCTGAAGAAAGCCAATCGTTTGGAGACGGCCGAGGAGAAGATGCAACGACTCTTGGTGGAGAAGGAGGATCTTTTGGCGGCAGTCGAGGTGGCGGTGCAAAACTCCGTGGCAGCGAAAACGGAGTCGGAGCTTAATGCCGTCATTGAAGCTGCGGTGGCGGATTCGAGTGCCATTCTAGGGGAGCGTGATGCATCCGAGTTACAGGGCGCGATTCGGGGTAAGATCCAAACCCAGCGAGGTATCAAGATGGAGGCCACCGCCATTCGGGAGTATGATGCTCGGCATCAAGTCGCAGAGACAACGGTGACAATTACCAAAACCTACATCGAAACCGATGATTACGGGATTGTTGGTGTTATCGATCACTACGATGGAACTCGAGTGGTGGAAATCAAGAATCGGAAGACCTACTGGCGAACACCGCCAGAGTACGATCTGATTCAACTTTTGGTTTACATGAAGATGTACGGTGGTTGCAACGGAGTTCTAGTTGAGAAGTTTTCCGATCGAGCACCTCGGGAGACCGAACTGATCTGGGATGAACGCCGATGGGAGGAACTGCATACGAAGATTGTTGCCGAATGCCGAAAGATTGAGACTCTGACAGAAGAGCAGGTCACCAAGATGCTGCTGGGGGTTGTCATGTTTGGCCGTTAAAACACATTTCAAAGCTGAAATGTGACCGCTTTTTCTTTCTTCGGCTTTCTTTCGGATCATTGTAAATAGTCGACAAAAATGGGTGCTGCCGCTTTAATAGCAGGAGATGTCGCCAAAAAGAATCCATGGCTCATTGTGATGCTGGTCTGCGTCTGGATTCTGATTCTGGCCGGAATTGGATGTGGTCTCTTCTTCGGGTGTCGAAAAATATCGACTAGCAAGGCGACTAAGGGTAAATCCAAAACCAGTAAAACTAGCAAATCGGAGAAAACGAGTAAAACCAGTAAGACCAGTAAGACCAGTAAAACGAGTAAGACCGGAAAGACTGGTAAGACGGGTAAAACTGGTTAATGGAATCTCGCTTTAAAAGGAAGTTTGTTCCGGTTGATTAAAATGATCTATGTTCTGATCGTAATTGGCACCTTCCTTGCCATTATTATCATCTGCTTCGTACTTCTAATGGGAACCGTCCGAATTTTTACTTCTAACGATTACACGATGGCGACGGAAGAGCTAGATCCATCCACGATTGAAACCGGGGATATTCTATGCGTTGGCTATAACACCGTTTTCGGTAGCTTCGTTCGTCTCTGGTCCCACTCCATTTGGACTCACGTCGGATTGGCTTACAAGGATCCAACGGGTGCCATTTTTATTTTGGAAGCCTGTCACTATCCGGATCGGAATGGAATTTTGAAGGTTCCACTCTCCGTTTGGATCGGTTGGAACAAGAACGCCTATCTATGTATTAAGCGGCTCCGAACGGTGGGTGATACCAAACTGGATGTGGATGCACTCCTAACCGAGTTTAAGCGCTATGAAGAGATCAAGTTGGATAGTTTCAATTGGCAGTGGTACCGGTTGTTACTGTCGAAGAAGTATCAGGAGCCGAAGACACTATCCCAACATTACACTTGTTACGAAGTGGCATTGAATCTTCTGAAGGCGGTTGGTGTCGTTCGAAAGGATTACGCTAGTTCAGCCTACTTTCCATGTGATGTAGTTTGGGGTAAATTCAGTACCAACCCCGGTTTCTGGTATGACCATCCAGTCCGATTGAATCCCGGGATCTACGCCTCAGCTCTAAAGGCCTCTCATAAGCCACTGGAAATAGAGAATGCCGCGGAAGTGTAAAAAGGAAAAGGGAGACCCATGAAGCTCTGACGGATTTCCACAGGATCAAATCGGGAACTTTCACAAATGCAAAAGGCGGAAACCAAGAGTTGAAAACCGCAAACTTGCAGGAAACGAAGACTTTCTCCCACGTCAGTTAATGCGAAAAAGGACGGAAAAATGACATCGAAGTAGCGTTGTGGGTAGAGATCTGAGAAGATTTTCTGCAGCAACGGCGATTGTAATTGCAACTGCAACCAAAACTCACTATCCTTCATCTCCATCATCTAACCTATAGAACTGAAAGAAGACTTAAATAACCGAGCATATTTCAACACTTGTTGAAATATGGTGTATGACGGGGCCTGACGGGACTAAAGAAGCCTGGAGATCTCTAGTGATGAAAGAGATCCGTCGCCTCTAGTTCATCAGCAAAGATGGCCGCGGGTTTCTTCGCTCCCACCAGAATGTTGAGAAATGCCTCTTCAGCAGGATCCACTGCTAGATCTACCTCTAGGTCCTCCACCAGCTCAGCGTTAAACTCATCTTGTTCCCCGTTTAGGATGTCTTCCACAGTGTTGGTGACATCCGGGTACAGTTGAGGTAGCTGCTGTAAATCACAGAGAGCGTAAAAGCTGAGATCTTCCCGCAGCAGTAGAATTGATACATCGTCGGGATCCTCCGGTAAAGATTTGATGACCATGACTGCCGCGTATGGGCCAACGTCAAACTTGGCTCCTACGACACAGTCATCGTAGTCAATGTAGTGACGAACAAAGGAGGCCCAATTGTAGAACTGTTGCACTGAAATGTCCCAGTCCATCAAATCGGAGGCAAAGAGAGGAACGTTGGACACCGTTGTCTTGATGGCGTTCATTCTTTGCTGATGAAGGTACAAGATCAGGAGGTTACACCTTTCTTAACCGTGAATATGAAAATCAGTTATTAGGGCCGACTTCGGTTCGAGATTTTGGATCCGAGGCTGAGAATGACGTGAAGGTTTTTACAATCGAGAAATTACGCCTTTAGGGCTCAAGACTTCAGATCTCTAATTCAATTAGAAATCTATTTAGTAGTTAATCTTCAGTTGGTTCAATGCCACCTGAAAAGCTCGTAGGCGATCCAAATCCACCAGCAGCTCCCGTTGCGCCTGGTAGACATCCAGCATTCGCTCTGTCTGACCCAAGACCTCCGGTGTAATTCCGGGTAGTCGAAGGATTTCCAGTGCTCGCTGAAAGGCACGATCGGTGTAATGCTCCGGGAGAAGAGCCCGAATCGCGAACGCACGTCGAACACTGATCGCCTCTAGAAAGCCGGGCATTGTTTTCAGCAGTTCAAAGATCCGATCCCGTCGATCCTCCAACTGCTCCCAAGTTAAATTTTTTCCGGGACCGTTAATTCGATCTCCGATCACCTCCTCCACTAGAACAATGGGAAGAATCTTCTCCACCGTCCAAATGGAAGGGATCTGACGAATTCGCTCTAAGAACTCCGTGTTAGCGTAAATCAGAGCGGTGCCAATCGGATCCGCACGGGCGGTTCCGAAATGTGGGTCTTCCAGTAGCGCCTCCTGAAACTCCACTTCCTCTAGAATGAAGAGAGCTGTTACCGGTTTAGAAACTAGAAGTCGCTCCAACGCAAGTGCGGGACGAGTTAGGGCTTCAGCATAGGTCCGTGGAAAGCAATCGGTCAGAAGTTGAGTGGTGGCGTCCATTCGAAAACGAGAAAGGGGAGGGTTAGATTCCTGCCGTAGGTAGCAATCTAATTTCATTTTTTCAAAGGAGAGCTCCAACCCTTTAGTACTTCCACTGGGTCAGAATTTGCTGGAACTGCGCCATCGCCGATCGAGGGTCACTGCACTGCAGGGTCTCCTTCTCACCCTCCACCACAATAATGATCTTGGAATCCATTGTTGCCATCCGACTAATCTTTCGAGTGTCGATGACGGTGGTTCCATACTGGCCGACAAAGTGTAGGAATCGATTCCTGGATCGGTTGTAACGATGGATGCCATAAGTGGCTAGAGCCACCAAACTCCAGCAAGCCAGCAGAAAGTCAAAGGTCTCCCCGAACATTGTGTTGAACGATGAGATATAGATGACAGAAGGTTAGAGACTCCGCAGATTCGAGATTTAAAATCAGATTTCAACCGTGTTGAAATATGTTATGAACTTTCTTTCGCGTGAACTCCGCTATTCGCATCACTTCGTTCCGTTACTCACAGAACTTCTCCTCCTCAAACTCCGTCTTACCTCCAATTCGGGCCGTTTGGAAGGTCATATTGATACCCAGACCCTGAATCAGGTGCAGGAGTAGCTTCAGGGGGTAGGGAATGATAGCGACCCCGAACTCCGCGGCTCCACCGCAAATCCGACAGCTGTGAAGGTTGTTGTGGTGATCGGCGACCGGAATGTTGCCGCAACGAGTGCAGAGGGTCAGCCGGTAGGGATCTGAGGAACGGCAGAGGCGCTCTCGAAGGATCATAGCGGCACCATGAGAAGCGATACAATCGCGCTCCATCTCACCCAGACGAATACCACCCTCATTCTGACGACCCCCGACGGCCTGGTGTGTCATCGGCTTGATGGGACCCCGAGCTCGCTTCTGCTCCTTGTCCAAAACGTGGTGCCGGAGTGCATTGTAGGTGCAAAGACCCACAAAAGGACGCACTCGAAGTGGCTTTCCGTCGGGTGTCACCATCTCCTCGGTTCCGTCGGGAGCAAAACCGTTGTCCTTCAGAGTCTTCTCCAGTTCTGCCATCTTGTCCGGTGTCCAAGAGAAAGCGGTAGAATTGAAGCGTTCACCGGTGATAGCGAAAGCCTTACCCGCCATGAACTCAATCAGCTTGCCAATCGTCATACGAGAAGGAATGGCGTGAGGGTTGATGAAGAGAGCGGGAACCACACCGTCATTGGGACCTCCCACAATCCGAGGAAGGAACTTGGAGGAAACCAACTTGTTGAGCACACCCTTCTGCGAGTAACGGGAGGCCATCTTGTCACCGGGCATGTACCCGCGAGCCTGTCGCAGCTTAACCTTGACCATCGGCTGATGGTTAGCATCGTAGATCGCCATGACGCGGTCAACGTACCCCTCCTCACCGATACCGGCCAATCGGCAAGCGTTGGTGGTCTCCCCGGTAATTTCGTTGTGACGGAACATTCCGATAACGCAGTCACCCTGCCGAATGAAGGCCCCCAGCTTGGGGAGTCCATTTTCATCGATAGCAGCGTAGCGACCATCCGGCTCTCCATCCGATTTTCCAGGTCGACCGAAGTACTCCGTGAACTTCTGAGAGACCTTTCGAGCAATCACCTTGTGAGTGAAGTATTTGGTGTAGGCGAAACGCTCCCCCTTCTTCAGACTGAAGGCATCCTCATTAGCAACGATTGCATCCTCCCCATTCTCGTCTAGCGCCATGAAGGCAACCAGGAAGTTACGCCCGGTTGGCATTCGATCCAGCCCCGCCAACTCGGAAACGATGGTCTCAAAGGGGCTGCGAGTTGGATTCTCGTGAACCTTGAAGCTGGAATCGAAGCGTTTGTGGTGATTGGAGTGATAGCGACCCAGGGCTTGCTTGAACATAGAGCACTGGTATGTCAGTCGCGGGCCCTGACCGTGATTTGGCAAGGGAACCAGACCCGCTGCAATACTGAAGGTCTGCACCGGATGCACTTCACAATGAGTGTGAAAGCAGTTCAGATACTCGGTCTCCAGTGTCTTGTAGTGGTCATTCTTGTCCTTGACCGGATGCCCCTCCGCCAGCTCTCGATCGATCTCCGCCTTTAGGGTCTCCATCTGAGCCTTCAGAGCTGGAATCTTGGCTGCAGCTTGGCGTTGGTGGGTTGTTGACTTCGCCACGTAGAGGTAATTCATCTCCTGTTCGCGGAGATCGACGTACTCCAAGCAGCCATTCCGAATCAGCGTCGGTAGATCTTGACCCCACAGCTTCAACTTGTCGATCACCAGTTGTCCATCCGGATCCACCACCAAGAGGGGACGAGTCAAACGAGCTCCATCGCAGTAGACCTCCAATGTAAAGTCCTTGTCGTTGAAGAGAATGCACATTCCCTTCGGGAAATGATCCTTCCGCCGAATGGCGATCAGTTGCTTCCGGAGCTCCAAACCGTTGCACCAGGCGATCAAGCGTCCATTGACCAGAAGTGGATTCGAATGCTCCTCGTCCGCCTCCTCGGTTAACTCCTCCTTGCACTCATCCTGAATCAAGCGAATGACAATCTCTGACGGGGTTTCGTTCGTGATGTAAGCTGTCAACGTCAAACTCTTGACCAGACCGTTGTTCTCACCTTCCGGCGTATCGTAATTGTCGATACCACCTTGTTGACTCGGTTGGTTCATACGGATGGAGGGCTGCTTTGCCTGCCGAGAAGCCGGAGTGTTAACGCGAGCGATCTGGGAGTAAACGGCCAACGGTGTCTCACGCCGCAGTGTCTCCACAATGTTCTCCTTCGAGAAAGAGTTCGGCGGACCCCAGGAGTTAGAACCGAAGGACTTGAGAATGAACTCGGTGTAGCGCCCATGCTCAAAGTGGCGGCAAATGTCAGCCACATCGGTTACCGCCGTCTTGGAAACGTTGACCTTATCCTTCACCTCCTGCATGTAGACGTTGAGGAGACCGTTCATCAACTGCTCCATCGAACGCGCTGCCGACTCCACTCGCTTGTTAGACCAGGAGTCACGATTGTCCAACTCCCGAACTCCGATCAAGTACTCGCAAACACGGGCCGCCAAATGAGAGAGATGTTGCAACTTCTCCGTATCTCCCTCGATGTTGGCGAAGAGGTCGTTCCGGATGTCGTTGATAATGTTGGCATTACCGGTCAACTTCTCAGTGATGAAGCGGATGTTGTTGGCAAATCGATCATCCTTGCTCATGGTGGTGTACAGCTGGTTGGAGAAAGTGGCGAGGTCGCTGTCACCAAAATCCAGATTCTCAAAGTACTTCATCACCAGATCAATGGCTGCCTTCAGCACACTACCGATGGTCACATTCTTGATGTCCTTGACGATGGAGTAGATCAGACTCGATGACAGCATTCGTTGGACCTGGTAGGGGCTCTGTCCATCCAGATAGTCGCTAACCTCAACGTCGGCATTGCTCTCCTTCAGAATGTCACCCATCTTGGTGAAAATGTCGGTGATCACCTTCTGTGCAATGACCAAAGAGCTCTGAATCTCCTGCTTCCGCTTCTTGGCGATGTAAGAGATGATGTCTGGGGCTTTAGAGGCCTTTGCAATGGAGGATTGCAGAATGAAGATGACGGCCTGAATGTGCTCCGGCTGGACGTAGGCCAGAATCATATCCATCGCCTGATCGTAATCGGTAACTCCCAGCAGACTGTAGATCATAAAGAGCGGAATGTGCTTCTGCTTCCCTAGATGCTGGAGGCCCACCTTCAGCGATTGCCACTGTTTGCTAATAGCAATGGAGACGATGGTGGTTCCCTTCACCGTTGAGTTGGTAATTCGACCTTCCACATGTCCCTTGGTGTCGGCCACGAAAACGAAGTTGACCGAAGTTCGCAGCTTCTCCTGGATCATGACCACGCGCTCCGTGCCCTTGATGATGAAGTAGCCGAGCGGATCGTTGAAACACTCACCTACATCCAACTTCTCCTTATCCGACATCGTCGAGAGCCAACAAGCCTCCGAACCCAGCATGATAGGGATCTTGCAGAGAACGATGTTCTTGGTCTGGACCTTCTTGTTCTTGGCCAACGAAGGGAGGAAGACAACGGTAGCCGTCAAATCTCCACTGTAACTCATCTGCTTGTCACGACAAGTTTGAGGGAGTAAAGGAACTAACTCATTCTTGGTCCCGGCCTGTTGCGACGGATTGTTGACCTTCACATCCGTGAACATCACCTCGCCGATAGTCACCTTGAATTTGCGGGCTTCAATCTGCATCGGCAGAATGTTGCGAATCCAGTGGTTGTAGGCTCCGATGATATTCTTGGAGAAACCGTCCGTTCGAACGAGATCCTGGAAAAGTTTCTCCTCGTCCGTTAGCCTCAGTTCGGAACTGAAGGCCAGATCGAACTGTTGCCGGAAATTGTCCGAATCCAAGTAGAAGTCGTCCTCAGCTGCCATTTCCAGATAAGTGGTTAATTGCTTTATTAGTCGAATATCCAAAGTCAAGTTTTTACTTTCACCACTTACCTCTTATCGAGAGAAGTGAGTAAAATGGGTGTGAGTTATGAAGCTCAAATCGAATTTAAGCCCAAGTTGTCGCCGCCCCGGTGTCACCGTCAACATTGGCATCCGTCTCCTCATCCTCCAACAGGCGACGGAACAGGACTCCGACGTGAATCTTGGCCGTCGCCTCGGAGCGAAGACCCTGCGTGTAGGTTGTCGTCGAACCGGAAGTCGTCGACGTCTCGTAGAACTCCGTGGCGTCGATCTCGATCGTCATTCCGGTTCCCACCATGGTCACCGTACCCTTCGTCACGTAGACGCGACCCGAGCGACCTACGATCTGGATGTCGTGCTCCGCAATACGGACATCCTTACCGCCACGAAGACCGGTCACATTGTAGCTCACCGTGTCGGTATCCGCGTCGAACCGCTTAGAGAACTTGGAATCATCGATCAGCAGCTTCGTCATCGTGTCCGGCTGGCAACCAATCGGAGGCACGTAGAGGTAGGCCCGAGGTGCCGCTAGCGAGGTAGTCTTGGTTCCAATCTGCAGAGCAACGGTCTCCTCCGTATTGGCGGAGGAAGACGAAACTGTCGTGGCGTTAGCGCTCCGAAGGGCGAGCGCCAGGACTATCACCGCCGCTACCAGGAGAAAAACCACTACAAGGAGCCAGGTTGAGCTATTGTTGACCGACATTTTTAACTGGTAAAATGATAGGAAAAAAATTTTCACCGTAGAAGTGGGAGGATTGTAGTTTGGAAGTTTACTAAGAACTGTTGAACGCTAATTGACGGTTTCAAGGCTCGTAGGGTCGATTGAACTGCCTCCATTTTCTCCTCCCGAAGAAGCTCACCAACAGCGGAAAGAGAATCGAAATACAGCGGGTAATCGGTTCCTAGATACTCGACGGTGGCTGGAATTCGTCGGGTCAGGAGTGGAACTTCGTTCATAATCGCCTCTACGATGGCGTTGGAAGCACTACAATCGATCAAATCCAGAAACAGGACCGATTCCGCTAGAAACAAATCGTAATCTGGATCCTCCAAGCGAGAGATCCACTTAACCGATTGAAAACGCGCCGCCAACCAATTCTGAAGTCGATCCTCATAACTGGTCGGCTCCGGAATTGGAGCGGCCTCCAGATTGACGGTTAAGTTGAAGCCATCGGGGGCCGAAATTCCTAACTCCGTTTGTAGAAAATCCCGTTCCAAGAGGTAACGATAGCAGTACATCAACCATCGATTCTCCTCGTCGCGATAGTTAGTAATTACTGTCCGACTCAATGAAAACGTCATCGGTGGTGTGTATTGAGGAAATCCAGGGCGTTTCAAAATGCACTTAGTGTAAATCGATGGCAGCTCCAAGGCGTAAATGGAGAAGGTGTTTCGAAGCCACTCTCCGATCTGCACCACCTTATAACCTGTTGCTTTCCATCGATCCAGAGAGAAAACAGGACCCAAACAGGCGGCCGGATGTTTCAGATTGACGACCGGTACCTGATAACCGGTAGCGGTAATTCGGCGTTGGCATTCATTCCGTAAATAATCGCTAAGACAGATAAGACCTCGGCAAACGGGAAGGGAGGCTAGAAATTGAGGACTCTTGAAAATTGTATCCGCTGTGTTCCGACTGAAGGTGATTCCAAATGGATGGTGAATAAATCCAATCCAAGGAAGATCGTAGGGTAGTAATCCTAACTCCGAGATCGATTTCAGATCCCAGCAGAAGGTTTTGTCCAGGAAGGGATCCATGAAAACACCAAATGGAGAGGTAAATCGCTTCAATTCGGTTAGTACTCCCTCCCAACCCCATCGGTGAAAAGACTCTAAATGGCACTCGTTAGCGTAGGAGAGATTGATACTAGGCCGCCGTTGCTCCTGTTCATATTCCATCATAACGGAGCGAAGAACCGTTTCCAGCGTTCGAGGTCGCTCTTTCAAAACCTTTCGAATTTGTTCCACAAAGCGACTTCGAAAGGTCTTCGTAATTAGATATCCGATCATATCCGCCACGGTTGGGATTATTGCTGGTGAAAGGCCCTCCTCCAGTTCCAAATGGTGAACACTTCGAATATACTCTCGAATTTGCTGCATAATAAGAACCGGTTGTAAAACTAGACTTCGATTCCGAGATTGGACGAAGGACAGTATTTGAGAGAAAGAGCTTTGGAACGCGGTTAACCGTAATTGCGTCGGAGTTAAAGCGCTCAAAGGATCTTCAATGAGCGACTCTACGGAAGCGATTTCTAAATGCTGCGCCAAATGCAAAATGAGTGAATTATCGGTTACAATCGCTTTCGCGCTTTGTAGCTCCTGTATCAGGCCGGTTAGCGAATCGTAAACCTCGTCGATGGGATGAAAAATCCGGACTCGCTTCCATCTCTCCGATTCAAAGGCGGTTCCGAAATTGAGAAAAGCCTTCAATTCTCTTGGACCCCCGCTGGAAATGGAGACCGTTTGCATCGGTAAAAAGTAAACCAGGGGTGGTAGGAAATGAACATAACCGGTCCCCATTAAATTCTGAAGTGGAAGTAAAAGATGAAGGTTCTCCGTGTAAAGATGATCGAATGGCTCAATCTCCTCTCGGTTCAATATTCGATGTAGACGTAAAATACCGATCGTTGGCAAATTCAACTCCCGACAGAACTCCAGACCTCGTTCAAAATTACTACTTTCCGTGGCCCCATAGTAGATAACAAGATTCGCCGTACAGAAAGTGTAATTAGCCTCTTCCAGTGTCACCAGAGAGTATTCGTGAGAACCGCAAAGTTTTCCCACCACCAACTCCAGGATCTCGTTCTCGACCGGAATTCGGTCGGCAATAATTAGGATTTGCATGAAAATGACGAATCTCCGGGGAATTTAGATTTTTATCGGCGTCCGGCGGAGAATAAGTGATTTTTTGCGTTACGTTTTTTGGCTTTATACAAAGAGTTTAGATGAGCAACCACAGGCAAACAGTAGAGCTAAAACTCCGGATCCCTCAGGGTGCCCCTCTCAGTACCTACACCATTGAGATCTACGACTATGTTGGCAAGAATGCGACGGAGTCCAAGAGTATCGCTATTTTGCTCCCGGAGAAGATGGGCAAGGCCTACGCTCACAAGCTGAAGGAGCTGGGTGTTTACAACCCCGGTTTGACGATCGGTAAGGGTTGGGTCTTCTCCCACAAAAAGGAGGATGCACTCTACGAACTGCTGAACGAGATTGCGGATGGATCGGTAAAGCCTCACTATGTTGAGGGTGAGCGCCGAACCCCGGGTCGTCGGTCTCCTGCAATGGCGAGTCCGGCCAAGGTTCGGGCGGCACCGATTTCCATTCCGGGACGGAGTCCGAAGGCCAGTGCTCGGAGCGAGGATCTGAGCATTCCGGAGCTGATGGATCTACTGCTGGAGAAGATGGAGACCGACGTCAGAAAGCTAAAGGTGGCCGGCAACATTGTCATGGGACCTTTCGAGAAGGTGTCGGACATGGTGGATATGGAGAAGGTGCGAATTTACGTGGCTACCGGTGATAAGATGATTGCGATGACGGATTGAACATATTACAGCAAAACTGTAATATGTCTTGAAATGGCTTCTTACTCCTTCAGGAAGTCCTCCGCGGTGGCGGCATCCACAGCCAAGTTGATCCCACGGCGCTTGGGCTTGGCGGCAACCGGCTTTGGAGAAGGAGGTGTTGCCACCGGTTTGGCGGCCGGCTTTGGAGAGGGAGGTTTCGCCGTTCCCTTGATAATACCCGGACGAGCCGGTGTTTTCTGAGGAGTTCCAACTGCCCGAAGCGGGGTCAACATGCCGATCTTCTGCGGCGTCGCCTTCAGCTCCTTCCGATTGATAATATCGGCAATCAACTTCGGCAGTGAAAGCTTACTGACTTCAACCTTCGGGTACTCGGGTTTGGGGCACAAGACCAGTCCACTGTTGAAAACCGGTTTGGTCACTACCTCCACCTTGGCGGCTCGTTGAGCGGAAGGTGAAAGAGCCCGTTCTGCGACAGCTGCATCGACCGCCATCTCAACTCCGACCTCCTCCTCGTTGTCGTTGTGAACCAACTGCTCATTGACCTGCTCCAGATCCTCTCGCCGGACCCCTTTATTGAGCTCCTTTTGCAGCTCCGTGTAATTGGACATCTCCTCTCGCTGAGCGGCGACCCGAGCGTAGGCCTTCTCCAGAGCGGCAGTATCCAGGACCACGTTGATGGCACCCGTACCGACTGGAGCCAGGCTACCTGCAAAGATGGCGGGGGAGAGACTGTTGATCGGCTTTCGCTCCCCGAAAACGGCCGCCTTGAAGAAGGCATCCACCGGTCGCTCGAAGGAGGCCAAGGCAAGAGCTCCTGGGTTGGAGCGAGCGGCACCTCGAGAGGTGATGGAGAGGAGTACACCAATCGAGGTGTGAAAGTCAGCCGTTAGAATAGTGTGCTTCGGGTTGATGCTAGAGCCGTTGTACTTAATAATCTCGTAGTACTCTCGCATGATGAAGTTACGAGCTGCATCGATTCCGAGCGCCGCCACGATAGCGTGCGCATTGTTGCACATGGTTCGATTCGATTCCACCAAGGGGTGAGCGAGCACCTTCGACAGATTGCTACCGTTGGCTTCCGCATAGACGTAGTAACCAGCCCGGTGGAGATCGCTACTGGCTCGAAAGAAGTTGGAGCTATCTGCCTCCTTGACCAACTGCTCCTCTCGCTTTCGAACCAGATCCGTCTCCAGGCGTACCATGTTTCGAAAGTAATTGAGAGGGCTATGAGTGTACTCGCTGAAGCTGAGCGCCTTCTCCGGATTCGGCTCCGCTCCGGTGACCGATTCGATCTCCGACAGCTTGGCGACGAACTGCCGAATTGCATCCTCCCGAGTGATGGAGAGATTGAAGAGAACGACATCATCACTGGGACCATCGAAGTTCCACCGATCGTAGCTTGCAACGGGGTCATTGTTATCGTCAACCGCGTGAAAGTCACCAATCAGATCCCTTTGCATGTCGAGTGCCTCCAGCAGTTCGTAGAACTTGGTGTAGGGAACCCCCTTGAATCGCATCTGAATTCGATCCAGATGCAGACGCCAAGTATTCTCCCGCTTTCGAACAAAGCGCTCCGCCTCCTTGTCCGAACCACCCTCTCCCTTGACGTCCTGTAGTAGGAGAGCCCGTTCCTCTTCGTTCTTGAAGTAGGGCTCTTCGTACTTGAAGATGGAGACGGTTGGAACGCTAGTCGGAAAAATCTGCTTGATGCCGGAGATACCGGAGACGGTCAACTTGTGAAGCTCCGGAATAACAAAGCTCTGCAGGTAGATGATGGGGGCTCGCTCCGGATCGATGCTCTTGTCGAACTCGGTTGGAATCAAGTTCTCATTGGGGTAGATGTCCACTACCGGCTGCTTGCCACCGTAACCGTAGCACTTGATCTTCCCGATCTTCTCTTCCAGAATCCGAATTACATCGTGAATGGTGATGTAGTGGTTGTACATCATGAAGCGATTCAGATACAGACGAACGTAGACGGAAGAGCGAACAAACGGCCGATCGGAGATGGTAACGTAGTTCTTGTACCACCAGTCCAGTTTGCTGAAGTCGACCGACTCTTCATCCTTCTCGTAATCGACCGGCATCTCGAAGGTCTGCTTCAAAATCAGATCCTTAACGGAAACACCAACGATCTTCCGTCGTAGATCTAACACTTCCTCGAAAGTGTAGCCACTGTACTTTTTCGCCCGGGCAACATCCTTGAAGTGAATGCTGGTCGTTTCGATTTTCTTCTCCTGCGACATGTTGAACATCTCGCGGAATGCCTCTACACCGCGAGAAATGGCTTGCGCACTACCCGATTGGTGGAAAGAGTTCAAAGCGCCTTGAGTTAGAGGCTGACCAAAAGACTCCGCCGCTGTGATACCGATAGCCGAGCCGGGTTCCGCCACTGAACGCTGGAACTGCTCGACGATCATCTCCTTCAGGAGATCGAATCCTTTCGGAGTAATACGGACATCACGAAGCATCTTGGCGATTTCATTCCGGATCTCCTTTTGGATGTGTTCCCGAACTGTTCGACAGGCCGCCGCTACCTCCGGTACCGCTTGGGTGATGTCATCGATCTCTTTCCGAGTCAAACGTCGGGGTGCATCGGGATCCATCGCCATTTGGGTTAGATCTTTATTTGTGAGTTGAAGATTCTTCACCGATTCGATTTTATTTCACTTTCAGTTAAATGGCAACTCCCGCCTACGCTTATAACATCTATATTATTCACGATAACGGTCAAAGCAATGAGACCTCCCAACCCTATTATGACAAGCTGTCGGAGTTGTTTGTCAGTCGGAGCGGTTTGGATTCGGTCTCCGGTTCCGGGATTGACCCTCATGGTGCAGATTTAACGGTCACGATCAAACCGATGCGAGAGATGGCGGTTACGGAATTCGAAACAGTGGAGGGAATTCTGGATCAGGAGCCCACCACGGAGGATGAAAACACCTACACGCTGATTTGCCACGATACCAGTACCACCACCGCCAACGCCGAGGTGGTGGGGGATATGTTGGCCGCCGCTGGTCTGGTCAACAGTGGGGACAACGCCTGGGAGCTGTTCTATCTCTCTCGATGGCTGGATAAGTGCGATTCCATGACCGCCACTGCCAATGTTAACGGTTACGCTAATTCCATTGCGGATACTCCGAGTCCCTTTGGCATTCAGTGTTTGATCCTCTCCAAGACGGGTCGAACTCGTCTCCGAACTTTGATGGAGGCGGCGAAGGTAAGTGGAGCGGTCCCGGAAACACCACTCAATATTCTGATTAACTCTTGGATTATGAACAGTACGGATCCGGAGATTCGGGCTAAGGCGGCAACTCCCAACCTTTTCGTTTACGACATCGCTCGAAAGACCAGTAAGAGCGATTACTCCAAGACTAATGAGTGCCGAGAGTCGGCGCCCGCGAAGAAGTTGAAGACGAAGGATGCCAACCAGACCTTCTTCTGGTTTATGATCATCTTCGCTATTGTTCTGTTGGTAGCCTGGTTCATTGTCAAGTTGACACCGCCGATCAATCCCAACTCCAGGTGCTACCAAACGAAAGACAACTTCTGGGGATGGCTCTCGACGAAGTGAAAAGAAGTAAAACGCTGAGACATATGTCGGCAGAGCCGAGATATGTTAAATGGTTAGGGAGGTGGTGGCCATGTAGAGATCGCACTGGCGCTCCCAGTCTTGGCGACAACGGAAGCGCAACTGTAGTAGCGACCGCCGCTTTTGGTAGCTCCAGGCTCGCTGCAGGATGTTCCGAACGATGGAGTCAATCTCCGGAGGTCGGTAACTTAGAAGCATAGTCTCTAGTTTGCGGTACTCCCGACCGAGCGCCATCCACCACCGAACTCGCTGGTACAGACACTTGGTCAATTCCTCCAGTGTGATTCGTTGTTCCTCAAACCGCCGAATTTCATCACAGCTAGAGTAGTACCCAATCGAGTTCTTACTCAGGAAGGTCGATAGATCTAGGTCCGAAATTTGGTCCATCACCTTGAAGGCGGTATCCTCGTTCAGGCTCAATCCCAACTCCAGCTGTTTGGCGAAGCTGTAGTTGGGTGGCAAGGTATAAACCACGCCTTTCGGCAGTGGCACTGAGGAGTTGAAGATGGCAATGGCGAGCTCTTGGTCGCAGATGTCAAAAGATCTCTGTCTGTCGTGAAGGGTCCCTCGGCAATCACTGCAATCGAAATAGAAGCAGGTATCACCCCCACAGACGGTGGTGTTGTAAGAGTGCTCGAGACCCGCATGCGCTCCAACACCAATCAGGCGGGCCAGGTTGGTACTGGTCCAGTAATTAGCCACCGCCATGGAGTAGGCACAGTAACCCTGAACGTCATAATACCGGGCCAATTCCGGACGCTCTTCCAGAATCCTGATCGCCAACTCAACGGCCACCTCCTCCTTCTGAGTGAAAATGACCGACAGGAGCGCTTCTGCTTCCGGATTAACCGGGTGCACTCGAGCCATCTGGTATGCATTGTGCCAGTGGTCAGCGAAGGATCCCATTTCTCGTCGCGCGTCTCGGCAATACCGACAACCCAAGCGGGTGCAGCGACTGTAGTGGTGATCCTCCAGATTCCCGACCATGGCATTCCAAAGCCTTGTCGTCAATAAGCGAAGGACCGCTCCGTTAGGATAGAGCTGTTCGTGGTAGGTCTTGTCGTCATGCTCGTAAGCACCAAAGCCAGGAGGCGGCTGGTAGTATGGAATTCCGTCGGTATGGTACACCAGATGCCACTTGACTGGAGCTCCAACCAGAGAGCCAAACGGTTCCGGGACCATTGCTCGGACCAACTCCTGTGAGGCCAGAAAGGTGAAAACATCGAAGTCGAGCGCGACTGGCTCCTCCATCGGCTCACTTTTCTCCTCTGGCATCTCAAAGGTGGTGAGATCGCGGACCTTGGCCTCCTTCCACCAGCGTTTCGATTTCGCCCGATCTCGCTGTTTGGAGCGAAAGTTGCGAACCGACTCCTGCCAGTTCTTGATTTTCGGTTTCCGCACTCGAAAGCGAACTGAAGTCTGACTCATGGTGAAGAAGGGTACAAGGTGAAAGTAGGGATACTGCCTCTAGAACCTACAATTAGGGATTCATTTTTATTTTGCGGCTCTCTTTTCGTTTTATCAGGGTTCGACACTTTCAGTGAAAGTGGAGATTGTGAGTTTTCAACCTCTAGCCCATGAAAATACATATTTCATTCTGACGTGAAATATGTTGCTTCTTACTGCTTGAGGGCAGCACCATACATGTAATTGTAGGGACCGTCACCCATCACAAAAGAGGAGAAGATAAGGGAATCACCCAGGAAGGAGACAAACAAATGCTCTCCACTATCGGCCGGAATGCTAAAGAGCCCCTTGCATTCGTTATCCACCTTTCCTGTACCGGTCAAATCTGTCATAGAGGCGAAAGGAACCAAGGTATTGCTCAGATACTCCGTCGAATCCTCTGTATTGGTGATGGTAATACCGCCATCGGCATCAATCACAATGGTTAGCTTTACCATGGAGATGTCACCGGATTCGACGTTACCCTCATCCGTGTATGCGTTCTCCTTGCGATAAGCGAGCGACTTATAAGTCCCTGCCGACGTAGAATCAAAAGCCGAAGAGGATGCCTGCTGCATAGCGAAAATGGAACCGTTCGTCGTATCTACCACGAAATGACCGGCTTCACTCTTAAAAACGTAATTGGTTCCATCCTCCTCGTTATCCGTTAGGAGCAGGTAATCCTTCTTCGCACTGGTGGTAACCATATCCGTCGTAATCGGTTGTGAAGTGGTTACAAACTCATCGCTTCCGGTTCCCTGACCAAAGGGCCAGAAACCGGAATGAATGAGGCCATCATTGCTGGTGGTGACGAAACCGATCTCCACACCGCCGCTAGAGGTTCGGAACTGCATGTAGTTCATAGAACGCTCAACAAAGAGATCGGAAACCTCCACTTGTTGAGGACTTAGACCCAAAACTAGGGCTTTCGTGTTCCCACTAGCACCGGCCTTGTTGACCTGCAGCATGATGAAGTAATCTTTTACCTCCAGACCCCGAATCAAATTGTTATCCGGATCCTCAAACTCCAGAGTTCCATCCACATTCTCCGTGTAAGGAACGATACCGGTGGAATCATTAGCCAAGTTAGTGTAGGTTAGCGTCTTCGCCGTTCGATTCAATTGGATCTCCCACATGTCACCAGCGGAAGCACTTCCTGTGTAGTCCGAAGTATCCGCTAGATCCCCAGTCGAGGTGAGTAGGAGAAAGAGCAGGAAGAAAACTAGGAGTAGAACTCCGAGAATGAAAGCGCTTTCGAACTCCATTTCTAGAGGGTGTAAAAAATGGACGTATAACTCGAACGAGTTATATGTTTTTGTCGTTTGTTTCCTTTCTCCTTCACTTCTTCTTCTCCGTGGGTGGATGGAAGACCGCCACGTAGTACTTCTCGACTCGCATCATGGTTCCCTCCAAGGGAAGTTCATTCTCAATCTCCACGATGTCATCCACGCAGGCACCAAGTCGCTTCATAATGGCATCGGTGGCGGATCGCTGAGGTAGTTTGTGCGCTTGCAGGTGATTCTCAGCCTTGAACTTGGCGGCCTCCTTCGGAGATAGAATTCGGAAGCTCTTCGGCGTCAGATTGTGAAGGAAGGGATCGTACATCAGATCGTCATCCAGATACCACTGAATGAAGTAACCGTTGGGTGGGTATTCATCCAAAGTATTCCAGCGATAACTAGGAACATGAACGTGAGAGAACTTGTTGTTGGCATCGGAGGAGAAAGGAAGCGGTGTAACGAAGATGCCGGCATTGCAGACGTAGTAATCGTCGGTATCCTCCTCTTCGTTTCGCAACTTCATCATCAGTTGAGAGAAAGACTCGAATTCAGCGGAGCCCATACTCTTAGTTCCGGTCGGAACCGGAGCAAAGTAGACCAAAATCATGTTGGCCGGGTTGGCTGCCAACCGATAACCGTTCGTCATAGCAAAACGGGAATCGATCTTGGTCTCCACCTCCTTGATCCGTTTCTTCTCCTTCTTGGCGTCCTTGCTCTCTTGAAGAATGAAGCGCTGAAGCTCCGAAAATCCACCCTCGGACTCGATTTTCTCGATGTAATCGGAAGCGAACTCCTCCGGTGTCATCTCCAGCAGGGCTTCCTCATCACCAATATCATACCCGCGGCGGAGTAGAATACTAAGGGTCTCCTGCTTGATTTTGAGCAGTTGCGAGTAATCGACCGTTGCCATTTGGAACTGGTTTGTAATTCCGGAAATAAAATAAGGATATTCAAAAATGAGCGACTACCGAGATGCCTACAATAAGCAAGTGGCTACCCAAGCTAGTGGGGATCGCTTAATTATTGCCTTGGGGGCGATTTTTGTTTCTCTGGTCGTCATCTACCTGATTTTAGAGTATAAAAACCAGATTCTGGATCCAAACTGGCGACCTTTCGGAACCACTCACATTTAAAGAGCCGAGTTGAAAAGGGTCCATTGAAATCTCGACTGCAAGCTAAAAATTGATTCTGCTTCCGGACGAATGGAAAGGTCCAAAATGCTGCAGTACCACCTTTTTGTTTTGACCGATTTGGTTGGCCATGTAGGTCGGGACGGAGATTATCTAGTCTCCGAACGAGCACATTTTATTCGGTTCGAGAGTTGGGAGTTTCGAAAGGGTCCCTTGGTCGCCCACCTGTTCTCGGAGATGGGAAGTATTGCCCTGGTAACGGAAACGGAGCGACTGGAATTTGAGTTTCTGGAACCCGCCCTCCTGAAGGCGAAGGAGCTCAAAATTCAAGAGCTACGGATCACCACCTGTAAGAGTGCAGAGATCGATCGCCTTTTGCTGAACCCGCTCACGACTCGGGTCAATATCACCCGTTTTATGCAGGTTTTTAAGGATGCGGATGATATGTCGGACGAACTGAAGGTAATCGAGGGTAATTTCGAATTGAGTCAATCCTCCTTCTATAGTGCCACTATGACAGATACCGAGCAAGCTCTTCGAAGCTTTCAGATTTATACGCGAGTTCCCGAGGAGGAACGGTATTTAAAGCTGTGTCGCCGAGTTCTGAAAACCGGCCAGATGCGAGAGGATCGAACTGGAGTGGGGACGATCGGTCTCTTCGGTCAACATTTGGATTTTAACTTGGAGCACTCCTTTCCGCTTCTAACGACGAAAAAGGTCTTCTGGCGCGGAGTCGTGGAGGAGCTACTTTGGTTTCTCCGGGGCTCTGTCAACACGAAGGAACTGGCGGAGAAGAAGGTTACCATTTGGGATGGCAATAGCAGTCGCCAGTTTCTGGATGCTAGAGGTTTGAAGAAATACACGGAAGGGGAGATTGGCCCCGGTTACGGTTGGCAGTGGCGAAATTTCGGTGCCGCTTACAACTTCAATCTACCTCGAGAGGAACGAGGGGGAGTGGATCAAGTTCAAGGCGTCATCGATATGATTCGAAAGAATCCGATGGATCGTCGGCTGTTAGTTTCGGCTTGGAATCCGGCGCAATTGGATGCAATGGCACTTCCACCTTGTCACATGCTATACCAATTCTATGTCACCCTCAGTCCTGATGGAAAGCCGTATGGGCTCTGTTGTCAAATGTACCAACGCTCAGCGGATCTGTTTCTCGGCGTTCCCATGAATATCGCCTCCTATGCACTTCTAACCTATATGGTGGCACATTTAACCGGTTTGGTTCCGATTTCTCTGAGTCTCACCTTCGGAGACGCTCATATCTACAGGAATCACATCGAAGCCGTTCAAACACAACTAACTCGACTGCCATCAGCGGCTCCAACTTTGAAGATTCTACGATCGGTGGCATCGATTGACGACTTCCAGGTCGAGGATTTCGAACTCGTTAACTATCAGCCGGCTCCTGCCATTAAGGCGCCGATGGCGGTGTAACACTCGCTCAACTCACATCTAACTCACATCTAACTCACATCTAACTTCGGTTAAATGTGATTTCTCTTCAAGCAGGGTAAATTCGCTCCACCGTTGCAAAGGATGGATGAATTCCCATGGAGGTCATCTTCTCCTGAATCAGATTGTAGATGGAATCCGGAATCGAAGAGCGAACACGAACCGTGTAGTAGGGACCCAGAGCTTGCAGTAACTCAGGTGCCTGCATCTGACGGACATATTCCACCTCCTCACGAGGGTAATCGTAAAGAATATTGATAAGGTAAGGACCCGTGATCGGGTGAAAGAGAGAGTGATATAAATCGTTAATCCGAGTTGCAACCACTTGTGACTGCTTTCGGAGATTCTCGAAGGAGCTGTTATCCTCCATTCGAGCGGTATTCATCTCTTTGATGGTGGGGCGAATGTAAATCTCCATTTAGTTAACCGTCAAGAAGGGAAGAGAAAAAACTCAATCGTGGGCTTCTGCCGCTTTTAGATTTCGGCTATTTTACTTCATTTCTGGTTTCACAGGAGAGGATTGGAAATCAGGAAATGGATTCCGTTTTCGGACTTTCTCATCTCCTTCTTGTTATACTACTGTTGTTGATTTTGTTCCATCAAGTACAGAAAAGCAAGAAACCCCAACTTCGGTAAAATCCCCCATTTCCCAATTCCCACAAGAAAGAACCATTTCCAACAGATTCCACCAATTGCAGATTCCTTTTGCTTTTTCACTCTGTTGAATCAGCTCTCCACTGATTGGAAAACCCAGAAAACAGAATTCCTCTTGTTGTAGAATTTCTTCCCAGATCTCTACCCACAACCCCACTTCGATGTCGATTTCTCGTCCTTTTTCACACATACTGACGTGTGAAAAAGTTTAGGCTTTTCGCAACTTTCGGCTTCTCCATACCTCTTTTCACTTTCCATTTCCCAATCTTTTCCATTGAGATTCGACCCACTAGATTCGAGGCTTTAATTTCAGGGAACGGAGATGAAGGTCGAGATTGTTCAGGGAAGGATCGAAATGTCATCTAACGGCTGAACTCTTCTAACTTGACGGTAATACTGGTGATAAGTAATTTTGTACAGGCTTGATGTTATCAAGAGTCCCATTAAAAAGGTGATGGTTAGAAGAAAGAAACCGTAGATGGGTAGAAGGTTTTCCGAGCTCGGATCCCAAGTTCGAGACCAGAAACAAGCGGACTTGGTTTGAAGGAAGAGTAACTTCGTTTGGTTGATCAACTGCTGAGCTAAAATCAGGGTTTGATTCCTTGGAATTACCTCCATCGGGTAACAATCTCCCCTGCTAGTAATAAAGATCAACTCTTGACTTTTGTTGCGAAACTGCTGAGGAATCTCGTAAAAGTAAGTCTTCGGAAGGCACAACTCGACATTCGGCTGGCAACGAGTTACAACCGTTGCCATCGTAAGTGTCCCAGTAAAGACGCTGAAAATGAGAAAAACTTGAGCTAAATTCTGATACCTTCGAAGTTGTTGCTCGGTCATGATTCGGAGATCCATTAACTGTAAATCTCTCCACTGGGAGAGACTTTCTGAACCAATCCCTCTGTTAAATCCCAACAGCAATTGAGATCCGAATTCGACCGGTAAAAGCGGACAATTCTTTTGGAATGTAACTGCTCCTTCTGAAGCAAACCCTGAAACGCCAACAGAATTCGCTGTAAGGAAGGAACCAAAAAGTACTCCAATCCGTCCATGAAAAGCAACTTCCCTCGTTTCGCGTCCAAATGTAAATAAGGACTGTAGACTTGGAGTGGTTGAAAGAAATCCCGAGTTAGATACTGCCAACCGCTTTCTGGCCATTCAAAAGAGTGAAAGATAGGACCGAAGGGATTGGAAAGAAAGTTAGGAAATCCATCTCCACGGTAGACATCGTAAGCTCGAAGAAAAAGAAGGTACATATCGGTCTGAATGAAGTTACTATAGAGCTTAGTCACAATGTTGGAAGTTCGCGTTTGGCCTCTGCTTTGAATCTCCGTTGCAACGGAGAGATTGATCAGGTAATTCTTCCCGACTCCCAGAATCCACCAATCATAACGGAGATTTCGATGTGTCATCAAAACTTCTTCTAGCTCGACCTCTGAAGCCGGTGGACGAATTGGAGAAATGGAGTGACCGAAGCCGTGTAGAGTTTCAATCGATTTCCCATTCTGAAGCTCCTTTGTTACGATTAAACTTCGACGAATTGGTGCCTCTAGAAAGCCGTAATGAAGAAAAACTCCATCTAGTTCTGCACGATAAAAGGCTTCCATTCGATTTTCACTCCGGGAAGCTGGAATTCAGATTTCAATTGCTTGAAGTCTGATTTAAGGCCGTGCTACATTGACTGCACTCTGAATCTTCCCCTCCCGACAAACATTGAGTAGATATCTAGCATCGTCCGTTAGATACTTAATAACAAAGCCGAATTCGGAGAGTTCACCATAAGCGTAGACAGTGCTTGGATAGAGTTCGTAACCAATGGTTTCAATGACTTGGACCTTTCGATGGTCGTCTTGGAATTCAATCTCATACCGAGGTTCAATTCGACTGGAGGTGACAACTTGCATCTCGATGGTGGAAACCGGGCCGGGAAAGAGTCTCGCTAGATCGCAGTTTAGATAACTGTCCCTTGCAAATCCCCACTCCAGCTTCCGATTCGTGGTTTTCAGGTAGGCGCGAACTGAAGGCTCGGTTTCTCCCGGTAGACAGTCCAGAGTCGTTGATGTGTGATAGAGCATACTCAGGGGCCGGTTGGAGTAGGGAACTGCGACCAAGAAACGACCCGATCGATACCTTACCAAGTCATCTACCGAGACGATACCATCTATCTGTAGTTCCATGGCGAGAGGTTCACAGAGAACCCGAAAGAACGCTTGTGTCGCCCGAAACAACCACAGGATGGATTCCAGGAACAGGTTGAAAACGTGGACCATTCGACTTTCATTTCCATTCTATACCTTTAATGAGGATCAATTGCGAATAAAAATCTACACGTGGTATGGCATTCCGGTGTACGGGTTCGGAGATTTCTCCTCGTTCTTCTTCTTCAGCGCCACCATGGCGGTTTCCAACATCTCCAAAGTCAATTCCTTCGGTGGATCCTCTCCTTTGGTTAAGGCCTTGAAAACAATCTCCGAATAGGCCAACTTGGCATGATAGGCCAAAAAGTTGGTATCTCCACCCGAATGCTTGAAGTGCTGCCGATTCCGACGGAAGAACTCCTCTAGTTTGGGAGTTTTCTCAATCGACCACTGACCTTGTTGCAGTTGATAGAGGAAAATCTTCGACAGTTCCTCCCAACTGTACTCGGACATCTCAAAGGTCCAACCGAAGCGCCGCTTGAGACCCTTTTGTACACTGTAAACCCGCTTCTCGATATCATCCGTGTAACCGGCCATAATAACGATAATCTCACCGGAATGATCCGACATAAAGGTATTCAGGAGATTCAGGAATTCGGTTCCGAACTGATCCGTACCAAACTGATAGGCCTCATCCAGAAAAAGAACGCCACCAAGAGCGGAATTCAGGACCTTCATCGCTTTGGGAGCCGTTTGACCCACATACTCGGCCACCAGATTGCAACGATTTCCCTCCACAAAAGGAATCTCCGGTGGAGTCGGAGTGGAAGTTTCGACTGTAATCGGACTACTACTTCCCGCCCCGCCATGTGCCACCGGGCTCCCCATGGAAGCGGTTGGAGAGGTTAATGAGACGGCGGGTGGAATATAGATATCGGCCGGCAGATTGGAAAGAATGATGGAATCAAAGCGATATTGAGTTTCACGGAGTAGAGTTGAGAGATCCTCCACTCGACTTCGATCTTCCACCGAAGCGAGGGAACCCTTGACAACGGAGAGTTGACTCTGTGCATTGGAGATTCGACTTTGACTATCGGCCAAAGTGGAGCTTAAATCGGTGAAGCGTCGGTTAGATTCGTACAGCTGTCCCTCTAACTCCGCACAACGATTGTTGAGAGATTCGATGATCAACTTCTGCATCTTGTACACAGGATTACTGGTAAACTCGTTACCAACTAGTGAGGGAACCGATGGGGCCTTGGGAGTGCTCGGTTTCTTCAGAATATTGAGAGCGCTCCAAATTTTGCAGAGAATTCGAGCTACCGTTGTCTTTCCACTCCCCGGACTTCCAGAAATAACCGTGTGAAGTTCATGTCGATCAAAAAGATCCGTTCCTACCGTCAAACCCATCGACTCCCTCCATTTACGAACCATTAGAAACTGAACCTGCAGCGTCGCCATATGTTTTAACTCCTTCATCCCAATCAGACTATCTAACTCTCGAAGTGCCGTCACCAGATATCCATGGTAAGGACCAATGGTTGCCAACAACGGGGAAGCCGTTGTTTTCAACTGTTCGATCTGCTCAATGAAGCGACTCAGCGACATTATTTTAGAACACGTTCAAATTGCTTGAATGTGTTTTCTTTTTCTTTTCTTTTTACTCCATATCGGCGTAGAAGGCCTCATACATCTCTTCCGTCAATTCGTACATTTCATCGCTACCTCCCGGCACCGAACAGTAGGCACTTCCAGAATCGGTTTTGGGTGCAATTTCGGGAATCTTGATGTAGGGCTTCAGACTCTCCTCCAACCCTTCCTCCTTCATCTTCTCCAGCCGGTAGGCTAGCATTTCGTATCGAATCGGAAGAATTGTCTTGGATGCCAGCTTCAAAGTCTCCATGCAGCCAACGATCCAGATTCGCTTCTTGGTTCGAGTAATCGCCGTGTAGATCAGGTTGACATTGAGGAAGGAGTTGATCTTGGAACGACCTTCCCGCTTCGGAATGTAGAGAATAACGAAATCCATCTCCGACCCCTGCGATTTGTGAATCGTAATCGAGAAGGAGGTTTGGATCATGTCACAAGTTAGATTGTCAATCTCGTAATCCGCATGTTCGTTCGTCTTCTTTTTCTTGTCACCGTTATTGTAGAAGAGGAATAGTTGCTCCCCGCCATCCTTGAAGCGAACCCGAACTCCGGTATCCTCGATTCGAGTAATGGTCCCTTCATCCCCGTTCATGATATTGATCTTGTAGTTGTTCTTGATCATCATGACTCGATCTCCCACACACCAGAGACGACCCAACTGATCTACATACTTCTCCTCCTTCTCCAGATAGGCGGCTTGCACAATTCCGTTTAGATCCTTCAGATCCTTGTTTTGGGGAGTGATGATGGCTAGGTCGCTAGCATCAATCCCCGCATCTCGAAGGGAGGTGACAATATCACCAATCGCTTCCATATTGCCATCGTGCATGTAGAAGCCGGGACCCTCGAAGAACTCAACGGCTCGACTGAAAGATCGGCCCGGCTCCACCAAAGCGTTGGCGTTGGAGAGAATCGTTCGATCGTACTTCATCTCCCCCGGAGAGGGACCATCCACGACCTCTCCTTCCGGTAGAAAAGGAGTGATTCGATGGTTGACCGTCAGATAGAAGACCGGAATCCGGTGGCAATCCAGCATCTGTCGCATCAGAGAGCCCCAAGAGATAGGCGGGAGCTGGTTACTGTCACCAAGGAAGGTGATCTTGAAGCCCTTCCCGAAAGTCCGAATCAGACGCCAAAAGAGCTCCGTTGTAACCATGGAAACCTCATCAATGATGATGTGCTGGAATCCGGCGTAGTCGTTACTCCGAGCAATCATTCGATCCAGTGTTACCGGATCGTTACTCTGGAGGATCTGCTTCAGACGCGAAACCGCCTTCCCGGTAAAAGCGGAGGTGACGTACGGAATACCGAGTAGCTCCAGGTTCCGAACAATCTCCTTGGCGCACAGCGATTTACCACTACCACCTCCGCCGGTAACGATACTGATCGGCATCCGGAGAGCGGCCTGAATTGCACCCTTCTGCTCCTCGGTTAACGATTTGCAGTCGTAGTGAGCGGTCTCGAAGCCCGGTGTCTCCACAGCGGGGGTCATCTCCATGATGGCGGTCTCTCGAATCTTCTGATTCAGATACTCTGCCACCTCCGTTTCCACCTTGTGTTGGAACTGAAGGTAGGCCATCTTGTGCTCGTAGATGACACCGTACTCCGCTGCGAGTACCTCCTGCATCTCCTCAAAATCGGGAAACTGCTTCTTCAGTAGCCAGAGGGGAACGCAGGTCCAGCCATTGTTTTGCACCAAATCGTAGATCTTCCGCACAATCAGACCGCAGAGCTTCTGATTGATGGTCGGCTTCTTTTTACTGAGGAGCATCATAATCCGATCGCACTTATCGTAGGCGATAGAGGGAAGTCGATACGGATTGTCGGCACAGATCTGATAGATGTCATCCAAGGGCAGATTGCAGTTGTTGATCTCCGTATCCGTTAGCTCAATCAAGTGCAAACGACGGAGAGAACGATGCTGGTGCCACCAAATCAACAGCTTGGTGATCTGTTCCTCTTTCAGCGGGGTGCTTCCAACGATCGACTCGATGATGGATGGATCCCGAGTCTTGTGAAACTTGGAGGAGATCTCACTCAGAAACGCGATAACACCATCCCCTTGATACTTAGTGATCGAGTTGACGGTTTGCGTCTTCAGATCTGAGTCGAAAGGTTTCGGCGGAGATTCTCGACCCGCTCCACCAGAGGCACTACCGTCGCCAGAGGTTGCCCCACCGCTACCACCCTTGACGGCGGGAAGGAGTCCCGCGACGGAGCTGGTACCACTTTTTGCACCGCCACTCCCACCGGAAGGCTGATTGCTCTGTCCGTATCCTGCCACTCTGGCGAGATCTAGAAGGTTGTTGTAGAGTTTCTCCGCTGAGCGATCACCGAAGCCGGTACCTCGCAGTGCTCGAATGAAGCACTTCTGAATGTTGTCGCGATCCATCGGCATCTGGACAAACGGTCGAGCAATGGCGGTTAGGTCACCATTGCTCTCCACGATAACGCGCATGGTCACGTCATCACCGGCGTTGACCGGAAAGAACCCAAAATACCGAACCTTGTAGATGTTTCCCTTCTTGGTTTGAATCTTGAAGTTGACCTCCTTGGACCCGTAAGGGGTGAAAGTGACCTCCGTCACCACCGCCTTAACTTCTCGTTGTTCGGATGTCGCCGCCATTTAGGCTTTCCTTCCCAAGTGGCTATTATTTTTTCATTTTTGGCCACTGCTCGGAATCGCGTTTTTTCTGGATAATCTGGCTGTATAAAATGAATGCATGTTTCGTCTCTCACGACAGCGTCGCATGAACAAAATTTGATGAATGTCGCCATCGTCTTGGTGGTGGCTGTTGTTCTAAGTTTGGCGTTCACCTTCTATATCTCGATCGCTAAGAAAACAAGTCTTCGATCGGGTCTCATTGCGGTGATTGTTCTCTGTTTAGCTTCGGTTCTAGCGATCATCACCATCTGTCAACATTACTACACGAAATTCAACAGCGTTAGTATTACACCGATTCTGACCTCCAATCGAATTCCGGTCTCCTCCCTCTATAACCTGAACAATACCAGTTCAAAGAATCAGGCTTTGGACGCAATGGCGGTTTTTGACGGCACTGTCATCCGATTAACCAGTACCTCGGCCCAAACGGTCACCCTTCCCGCATTGACCGATGAATCGGAGGATCAGTACAAGATTATTCGAATTAACAACGAAGGTGATTATTTGCTTACTTTTACCGCTGGAAGTCAAACCATTATTATGGGTCCGGCCGAATCTATCACCCTCTCCTGGACCGGGGAGATTTGGGTTGTGATGACCGGAATCTAATTTTTCGCTTTAAGCGGTTTTCGATTTTCTTTTCTTTCTTTCCGGCGACTGAAAATGCCTACTTATTTGACAGCAGCAGCTCGTCTTCTTCAGTCAGTTACCTCCGTCACCAGTGATGTTTCAACTCTAACAACGGCCGTCAACACGGCAACGACAACAGCTGACGATGCAGCGGCGGATGCAGCAACGGCGCTTTCTACTGCTAATACGGCTCAGACTACAGCGGAGGCTGCCCAGACGACAGCGGATGGACTGGCGGCGGATGTGGCAACGGCGCAATCGGATGCCGCGGATGCCGCCACCGATGCAGCAACCGCCCTGACCACGGCTCAGTCTGCCGAGGCGGCGGCCGTCAATAGGCCGAAGGTGGGTGTGGTGACGGGTCTCTTCAACATCACGACCGACAACCTGATCACCAAGACTGCCGCTGGTGCCAGCGCTGGCAAGATCATGCTGCTGACGGCCAACGACGATGTGAGCACCTTGGCCATCGATTACGATTCCTCTACGTTGGCGGCCGCTGCGGTGGGTATCTCGTACCGGTTCATCAATACTTCCGCCTACTCGATGGATATCATTATGGATGACGTGGCGGCTGTGGATCCTCGGGAGGATGTCGTTGTCACCATGGCACCCGGTGATAGCGTTACCATCTTCCTGGCCGGTACCGATCGGACGGAGGGTACTCCCACGCAGCCCAACATCCAGTGGTTGGTGGCGACCGGTGTGTAAGTTGTTGTTTTCTTACAATTCCCATATTTCTACGCGTAGAAATATGTTTAATCCGCACCGTTCTCTTCATCGTCTTCATCTAATTCCTCATCCGAGTCAACTTCCGCTTCTCCGTCGGAATTCAACTCTTCCTCTGCTTCCTCCAACTCCTTAGCCTCCGCTTCCAACTCCTTGGCTTCCTCCTCTTCTTCTTCTCGTAGACGCTCAGCCTCCTCGTCTTCATCTTCCTCATTGTACAGCGACGGAAGCCCGGTCTCTTCCAATTCCCGAGGATTCGGATCTTCTATTTCAACAATGGTTCCATCCTCTGTCACATGGAAGAAAGAAACCGCCTTTTTGAAGCGGACCACAATTCCATATTGGTCACTTGGACGATGGTACCAAATAACTTGTCGAGGTTTCAAAAAGTACTTGAGTATGATCAGGCGCTGATGGAGTCCAGGAAGTTCCATCACGTAGTTTCGATTCAGAAGCCGTCGCAAAAAGCTTAGTAATTCGACACTAATGGTATCGGCGGCGGTGACCCCGATAGTAATGGTCACTATCTCAGTTCCAAGAGCAGCGTAAACGGAGGCGAGTTCGGGGTTCCGATCGAGTGGTTCCTCTTGCGGGTGCCCCAATGCATCGATGTAACGACAGAACAGATCTCCAAGGTCGGTTCGATAGATTTGTACCTCCTTCTTATCGTTGACCGTGGGGTAGTAGGCGAGAGAACTGGTATCATTCTTTAGCGGTTCTAGAGCCTCTAGAAGCAGATCCCAACCAATCTCCAGTAGGAAGTCGAGATTCCGCTTCAAAGGGAGGTCCACGTTAATGGTGAAAACAACCGCCATCGCGAATGAATTTGAGGGTTGAGAGTTCTGCAATTCTGGATTCGGAATCATTTTCACCATTTGCGATCATGTCTCGACGGTGTAATCTACACAAAATTCTCTACACATACAAGGAATCCTTGTATGTATGTTTTAATCATCCTCCTCTTCCAGCTCCTCCTCTTCCTCCTCTTCCAGCTCCTCCTCAAACTCTTCCACCTCCTCTTCCTCTTCATCCTCGAACTCCTCCACTCGCTTCTTGACTCCGAGGTTGTTCTTCTTGAAAGCGGCGACCAAGAGCCGCTCCAGCTTCTCATCGTCGACCTTCTTTCCCTTAACAGCCTTGGCTGCCTTAGCGGGAGACACCTTCGCAACCTTAGCGGGGGAAGCCTTGGCGGCCTTTGGAGGTGAGATTCGGCCTGCACCGCCGTTTGCCACCTTCTTTGGCTTCTCCTCTTCCTCATCTGACTCGATGTCCTCCAGTACCTCCTCCTCTTCATCGTCGATCACATCGCGGAAGAGATCCAGATCCACGTTGAACGCCTCCTCGGTGGGGTAGATGCCAGAAGGATAGCCCTTCAGGTCGGCTTCCTCTTCCCTATCGTAACCACCTGGGAATCGAATCCCCGCCTCGACTTGCCCGTTCAGAGTCTCTGACATGACCTTGTTCTTCCGAGCTAACGCGTTGAGAATCGAGGACTCCAGAACACCGCAGCGACCGTAGACGAAACGGATGCTGGCAGAGGATTGCGAGTCTGCACGGATGAAACGACCCGTGAACTGCTGTAGATCCTGAATGCTGTAGTTGGGCACTACGTAGACCTTCCGCGGGTAATCACCGTCCTTGTCGTCGAGGTCAATACCCGACGCCGAGACACGAATGTTGGTGATCAAGAGTCGGTGCTTCGAGTTGGCCTCCTGGAACTTCTGAATCGTCGCAAACCGCTTGTCCTTGTGAATGCGACCATGCAGCACCAAGGGATCGGCAAATGCCAGTACTCGCGACAGCTCCTCGATGCTGCGGACGTAGTTGACACCGATCACCACTTTGCAGTTGGGGTTCTCCTCTAGGTCGAAGAATGCCAAACGCGCAATTGTGTTCAACTTGGCACCCTCTGCCGCAATCAGCGACTTGGTAATGGCACCAAAACTCTTGCCGTCGTAGTTGGTCTTCCCCGTCTTCACGTTGAACTGTGCTGCAGACCGCAGATTGGTGATCGCCGACTTCAGTGCCACGGAGTCCTCCTGGGGTAGGTTGTAGTAACCGTCCATGCAGTCGATGGTCTCCCGCATCTCGGGTAACGGCATCTCGATTGCGATGTTGGGCTTGATCACGTCCTGGAAGAGCTTGTAGCAGAACTCGGGGACATTCTTGTCGGTGAAACGGTAGGAGTCCACCATCTCACTCGTCAGACCCTCGTCGATGTCCATGCAGAAGTCGATCAACTCCTGAGCGCCGATCAGTCGCAGCTCGTTGGTCTCCTTGTTGTAGATCTTCAGAATGTCACTCCGAATGAAGCCCAGGAGTCGCATCATACTGATAACTTGCTCCTCCTTGTCGAAAGGAGTTCCCGACAGCAGCATGATACGAGAAGCTCCACCCGAAAGGATGACGTGCGTCGTCAGAGCCCGAACTGCGTCATACATGGCGGAGCTCTTGTTCTTGATCTTCTGCGACTCATCGCAGACCAACAGCACTCCCTCCTCCACCATCCGCTTGAACTTCTTGGTGACGGTGAAGACCGGCTTCTTGTCGCTGTCGTCGCGCTTCAGGAGACCGTGCGTCGGTTGAGATCCCTTCTTGGAGCGCAGAGACTCATAACTCGTGACCACCGTCAAGGGGACGTTGTAGTCAGTCGCCATCTTTCGCCACTTCTTCTCCACCGCCGAAGGACAGAACACGACCATGTGCTCGTACTCAAACTCCATCCCGATCACCGATGTGGTGTAGGTTTTGCCAGCACCCATCACGGACATGTCGAAGCAAGCGATGAACTGCTCCAAAATCGTCTTCGCCTTCTCTACGTGAGCGCGTTGAGCATCGTAGAGCTTGATTTTCTCTACCTTCTTCTTCAGAGGAGACGGTGCGACGATGCCCTTAACGACCTTTTTGCCCGACATTCTGGAGACTGAAGGTACTTTCTATATGGGTTAAGAAGAGAATAAAAAGTAAACTCTAAATCAGTTCTCGGTTTTACCGCTTTTGGCGCCTTTTTTCATGTCTCGTACCCCACATACTTGAGTGGACCTCCAAATAAGGCCTAATTCTCCAATTCTAAAATCCAGTTTTTACAGCTGAATTCCTTGAAATAGCAAAGAACCCTGCTCTAAACTCGATTTCAAGAACTCCCAACTATCACTAGCACATCTGAGATATCTCAAATGTGTCTCTAATTTTCTCTCATCTCCCTTCGGATTCAATGCTCAATCTTTAGAGGGTGGGCTCGGCTAGCGGATTCGGAATCGCACTCGGCTTCAGCTGAACACCCGCCGGTGTCATCTCTATCTCAAAAGCGGTCAAAAAGCAGGTCAGCAGCTGCTTGGAATCGATGTTGGCGACCACCTTATTCAGAAGAATGCAGAGATTGTCCTTGAAAGCGTCAATCGAGGCCTCCACGATCTCCGCTTGCCGCTCAGCAGAATAACCCTCCAGTGACTTAGCTAGATGCACGGCAATAATCTGACGGAAAGCATGGTAGGTCTCCGCGGAAGTAGTAGCCAAGAGTCGAACCATCGGAGTCAACATCTCCATAATTTCATTTCCAAAGACCGCCTTCTCATAAGCGTCACGAACATACTCGTTGAGGGCCATCTTTAGCTCCACCCCCTCCTTGTTCTGAATTAGGTCGGCCAACGGCATCTTTTTCCTGTCACAGAAGGCTTTATAGCTTTTAGTTGCGATTCTTCACCAATACAAATACCAGGTCATCGTCTTAATGTCATAAACGCCGTGACCTTGTAGCGTAATTCGATACTTTCCTCGTTCGGAGCGAGTTCTAGGATTCGCCGAAGGGGCAATCATATGCCAATCATTGCCGTTATGAGCCACCATCCACCCGGGCTTATAGTTAATTCGTTTCTTTTTCGCCTTTCGGAGCTGAACGATGGGTGGATAGAGGTCGTAAGCCGAATCCACTTCGAACATATAGAGACCACCGCCGGTTTGAGGGAGAGCAATCGTTAGCGTAAAAGAAAGAGTGTTGACCAGATCCAGTTTCTCCTGTTTGTTGGTTTGCAAATACTGATGTTGCAGATCTTTGTGAACGGAGGCTACCGGAAGAGAGAAGATGGAATTGCTCTCAAAGATGTGAAACCCTGGTAGAGCGGCCCGATCCCGAAAGGTAACTCGAGCATTGGGACTTCGCTTCTGAAAGTAATCTTGAACCTTCTCCAAAAGCCAACCGTACTTCTGCATCATCTCCGGATTCGTATCCTTGGCTTTCTTAACGTAACCCTGTCGATTCTGAGCTCCCTCAATGTAAGAGGGAACTCCCAGCGTATACATAGGTCCACTTCGATGTACCCATTTGGATTTGTCGGCTAGAATCTGCTTATGGGCTCTTTCGATCTCCTCCGGGGTTAGAATCGGTTCGAATGCAAAATCGGACAGACACCGAGGATCTGCGGAGGGAGTGGTTTCCTTGGGTCCGACCAAACTATGATCCTCTAGTGGAATCAGTAGTCCGGAGGTTGTGGTTCCAGCAATTCCGGCCAAGACCAGAAAAATGATGGAAAACGTCAATAGAACAATAATCCATACAACCATTTTGAACATCCGAAAATATGTCCGTGGTAACCGATTATGAACAGCTAGTTTCGGAGACTCGACGAACCGCGAAGATTGTTTTTGGTAGCCTCTTTGGTGCATTAACCGTTCTCTCCATTGTCGAGTTCCTCTACAACCTCGCCATTCAGAATCCATCCGGATTCGCCTGGTGTATGGGAGTTGTTTTCAGTCCTCTAATCGGAATCAGCGCCTACTATTTCTGGACTTGGCGCCGAATTGGTCAGATTGAGTGTTATTGGGATTCGGAGATTGGAGAGTCGATGCTCAATTCTCAACCTTCAAATCCCGTTCCTCCAAATAGTCGACCTCCAAGCAACGTTCGGGTCTTATAATCATTTGAACTGAGTTCAGATGATGTTTAGAGAGTCTGCATGTACTTGTCCGCGATCTTCAGTGCCTCTTCCTCGTACTGAGACCAGTAGTGCGCCTCTACTAGCTCTGTTACCCTATCTGTCAGTGGACGGTTGGGTCGTTGAATCATTTTGATTAAATCGGGATCAGTATTGCTAACAAAGGCCATGGCTAATTGAAAAGTAAACTGGCCCTTGATGGCGTATGTCAAGAGCTCCTTGGAACGCGGATACGGATACGGATTGTACTCATCGACCATCGTCTGCGCTGCACACTCGAAGATGTCCTTGATGCTACCGTCAGTCTCCATTACCGCAATGTTGTTTCCAACGAGCTCCACAAGGAAATCTCGGTTGAAGAACTCAGGTCTTCCGCCGCAATGGGGAAGTAGCAGATCCACGTAGTTGTGAGTAAATGTCGCCATGGAGTTTTGATTTAGCGGGTTCTACTTCCTCGGAACGGTTGATAAGAGATCAATTTCTAAACGATGGTGCAATAGGAACCCGTAATGACCGTGACATAGGGAGTGTAAATTTTGCCCTGGAGCCACAAATCCCACAACCGATCGCATTCTTTGTGAGCTGCACGAGCTCTCCATCCACAGTAATGACGAACAAGATTCCCATCCTTCTTGTAAACCAAGAGATTCTGATTTTCGAGATCGAATCGACAAACGTCGCGAAGATCAATGACAACCTCAAAATATGGCATCTTTGTGAGCTAGAAGTTGTCGCTTTTGAACACTCAACACCGTCTTATGGAGATCAATTACCATCGAAGACAGATATCGCTCTGAAAGAGAACCACCATCTCCTTCCGAATTGCCTCTGTCGTTAGATATTGATCCATGAAGAGTTGGGCGTTGCGGCGAATAAAGGCGACCAATTCTGGATTCGCTTCTAGTTTGGCGTAAACCTCGTGTAAATCGCTAAAATCGGGAGCACAGGGAGCGTAGTGAACCCAAGGTTTCAATCGATCGTAGTACCATTGAGTCCACCGGGTCTGTTGTTTGATAACGACGGAGCCGCTTCTCAGTTTCCAAGGAAGACCCCAAGAGTTGGTGTAACCATCCACATCTAGAAGATAGCGATACTTCAGCATCTCCTCCGTTGCCAGTTTCCCATCCGCCTCCAATCGAAGAATGGAGGTTAAGCGAGAATCTTTCTGTTGGTGCACTCGATAACAGAGATACTCTCGTGGAGTTCCGTTAAAATCACCAAAACGCTGTGGAAGTCCGTTTCCCAATCGGCATCCATAGGCGATTTTGGGAATTCGCCGATCGAAAGGTGGTGCCGCTATCACTAACCTGGCCTCGTGAGCGAAATAGCCCCAAATCATGCCGGTATCTACAACTAATTGCGTAAAAGGGTCGTTGTCATGCCGATCGAAGGCGAAGAGTTGTAATTGCGAGGCGAGTTTCGGAATAAGACCGGGTCCCGAATCCACCTCTCCCTTTCCGGCAAACGCCATCGCCTCCGGTAGCATCCAATCACATAAAACTCGAGGATCACTAAATGGGATTCGCTCTCGGAACCCATCGTTGAGACAGAAAAGAAAGGCGTACTTGGATTTCAACTTCAAATGAGGAAGAATGGAGGTTTGAAAATACTCCAACCAAACCTTTAATCGCCAGAGACAATCAGTCTCCGTCCAATGGTAAACAAGGATCTCTCGATCCGGAGTGATGCCGACGGCGGCGATCGATTTAGGAAGTTCAATGACATCCGTCTCCAACCGTTGATTGAAGGTGGTTCGATCCATCGTGACAAAAACCATTTTAACAGGCAGGAACAACTTTAAAGCCCACCTTGGGGCTTCGGATCTTTGCGAATGTAAAGCCCACCTTGGGACTCCGAATCTTTGCAGATTTAAAGCTAGAAACTGAATTCTTTCCCATTCCGGGGAAAGTGATAACTACAAATGGAGATTTTGAGCGAAACCGTATATTTTCCCGATCATTTGATCGGATATCGGCGAACGGCCACCACAGTGAAAATTTACTTTACTACTACGACTTGTGATATAAGGTCTTCCAAAGAAGCAATAGACAAAATCGTCAGGGAATTACTAATAGCTAAAACGGAAAAGCGAAGGATTATTCTTCATCAAATTCGCGATGGAGAAGTTGAGTTTATGATCGGTGACGAGAACGAGTGAAACACATCCGAAACAAATCTGAGATATACTCAGATTTGTTCTAATTCATTCCCGATTACAATTCTACCTCCGATAAGCTATCCGCACACCTCCGGTAACCGACCGTCCAATGCCTCATACCGTTCAATAAAGGCGATGATCTCGTCTGGAGTGGTTGCCGTTTTCAGGAATAGATCGTAAATCTTTAGCTTTTCGGCTAGTGGTTGCCGAAAGATGTAAGGAAGGAGATCAATGGCGATGGGCATTCGAGGTTTTTCCACCGGTTCAAACTCCTCACTCAGAAAGCGATCTGTAGAGGTATGAGTCATGAAACGTCGAAACCATGCGGTTAGAACATCCAGGTTGCAATCGTGAGGGATTCCCTCCACAATGGCGGAACCCTTTCGATATTGTTTGGAAGGCGCATAGAAGTAGGTTAGATGTCGAACACATTCCGCTATCAGATTGATGTGATAACCGTGATGGTTTCCGAAACGCCACAGAATCGATTTCTCTAGATCCAACTTCGATAGAGGTACTAGATAAGCATGACCTCCAACGTAACCGGGAACGAAATTGTAAATATTGTAGTAGAAGGTGTGTAAATAGAAGTGGCACCGTTGGGTTCGAATTCGCTGATGATTGGTTTTCAAATGCTCCAGAATCATTTCGTAGAAGGGAATCTCATCTAGATCACTAACAAAAGTGTAAGCATCCTTCGTCGGTTGTCCTTGCAACCATTTCATGATCTGATGTCGCTGAAAGCCCTCTCGAAGCCAACCCAACTGTCGTTCCTCGTTAGAATCACTCCGTAATTTTCTCACGTACTCTCGTAGGTATTTAGGGTACTTCTCTTTAGTCAGTGGAAATTCAGAGAGTTGAAGGTAAACAATCTTCTCATGGTACTTGCTGAGCTCTCCCCATCGACGCTGAAGCACAAAATCCTTCTTAAGCCCGAAATGCGTCTGTCCCGCTTCACAGATCACGAATTTGTGAACGTAGGGATAGCAGGATTCCAATCGAACTCGAAGTAGATCAAACTCCTCAAAGAAGATGAAGGTATCGTAGATTTTTGGCATTTATTGGAGTTTGAACTTCTTTCGGAATTTACAAAACGAGAGTATGAGCCGAATGGAATTTCGGATCTACGATAACGAGGGAGATTGCGTCTATTCGGTTCGATCTAAATCGATGTTTCAGGAGGTTCCACGCTCTTTTCGAACCCCTCTCTGGTATCTACACTACTATACCGAACGAGAGATGCGGCAATTGGGAAAGGAGCTGCAACAACAGCTGGCTCTCTATCGACCCCAAATTCATCCGGTCAGTTGGGAGCTCTTGCAACTAACGAAGAATCAACAGCAAGACTTTGTCAAACTTCACACAGAAGCGGAGATTAACGGGGATTACAGTCGCTTAGTGGCTCAGCTTCAATTTTTGGCTACGGCGGAGGGATCCCATCCAGTGACGCAAGTTCAACTTTTACACTTAGTAACGGAGATTGAAAATGAATGGGTTCCGCAGTATATTCGGGAAGAATCCCTTGGTATTGTTGGAATCCTCAATAAACACGTGTACGATCTCTTAAGCGGTCTAAGTCGGGCTCTTCTATTTCACGCCGAAAATGGCGGGATCGGATACTGGAAGTAGGAAATAAGCAACGAAGAAGTTGAATCCGAAAACCGAAAATCGGTGGAAAAGAGGCTGTAAACCGCACGTTATGACACGCGAAAAAAGGCAAAAAATCAGCATCGAAGTACGTTTGTGGGTAGAGATCTGAGAAGAAATTCTACAACAACGGCTGCAACAGCAACCGCTTTACTCCGATTGTAGTATTCGTTTTGGACCTCATGTTTGAGTCAAACTCAAACATGTTTTACAGGTGAGCGGGTAAGTTCTTGGCTTCGATGATGTAAACACCACTCTCAGTTGGCGTAGTGATGGCCACAGTTTGTTTTAGAACCGACTCTACAGCCAAACCCAAAACTAGTTCTCGAAAGATGATGGAGATTAATTCTTCCTCCATTTTTAGACTTCGAAACGTCTGAAGACACCGGATCATGTCTTTGCCATCAAACTTGGGCAGATTGAAGTGATTTGGCGCTTCAAACACATCCTCTGGTACCTTGACATTTTTCAAAAGCCAATCGTAAAGTGGCTCAAAAAGTCGACAGAATGCAGTCTCCGATGTCAAATCGGCGTACTCGATAAATTCACCGACGTAACTACCCAATCTACTCCCAATTACGGAACGAAGATTTTGCTGTTGCTCGGTCAGTTCGGATTCGGTCTTGTTTTCAGCTGCCATCGATTTTCGGATCTGGGGTTGATTGATGGAATCCTTCCGAATGGAAATCAATTTCTGAAAGCACATATCTTCGCTGAAGGTATGTCCTGTGATTAATGGCTAAAATCGACCAGGTGGTAAGGGTAAAGGGAAAGCGGAGGAGGGTAGCAGAGGTGGAGCCCGGGTGTTAACGTTCTCTTCTCGGTGAAAGGGGATGGTATCCATTCGACGATTGAAAGATGTCTCCATTTCAGGTCTTGGAAGAGGTCCTGGATAGGTACTTGTGAAATTGTAACGAAGGATACTATTCACCAGTTGCGCCGGTGTTTGATACCTTGGCTCGTGTTCTATGACTGGAGGTCCTTCGTGATATCGGTGAGAATTGAAATCTGGTGAGGGCATTCGGAGATATTTTTTGCACTCCTTTCGCCATCGGTGTAACATTCGATGTGCAATTCCTCGTCGGAAGAGATGTTGTTGACAGCGGTAAACGTTATGATCGGTGGAAATATCACCTCCACAGAAGTAACCGGTGTGAGGACCAGATCTAGGTGCATAGAGACAAACAATTTGCCCCATTTCCAATTGGGCCAGAATTTCGTTCTCCGGGCGCCATTGAGCGAGAGAATTCTCCATTGTGAAACTGGTTAGGAGCCGCTTCTTCACCGTCTAAGGAATCATTTTTGGTGAAAGGTGAAACTCGATTCCTGTCGGGAGACCCAATTCCGTCGAGTTGAACCTCTCACCCTTTATCGTCGAAGCCCGGAAAGCGGGTAGGGCACCGGCATGGGAGAAAAATGAATTCCGCTTTGGCTTTTAAAACGGTTCTATAACCTACGACTTGGACGCAAATGACGGAGATACGACTTCTAGCTCGAGAACTTTTTCCCGATCTACCGGAGGATTCGGAGATTCAACTGTTTCCGCATCAGGTGGATGCCATTAAGTGGATGCTGCAAGAGGAGGCGAAGGGTCCTTTGATTCGAGGCAAACGGGTCTATGGCGGTGTTCTGGCTGATGATATGGGACTCGGTAAAACTCGAACCACCGCCACCTTTCTTGCGGCGGCACCTCGAAAGCGAGTGTTGGTCGTCTGCCCTAAATCTGTCTTCTTTCAATGGGTTCGAGAGCTGTTGACGCAAGGTCATCGAGTTTACCAAATGCATCCTCGCCATGCAGTGGAGATCGATTACGACGAAGATGGAAATCTTACCACCGGTGACGAGATTCGCCATAAGAAGATGGTACCACCCTTCGTGGCGGTAACGACGTATCATCAAGTTCACGCGCACCCAGAGCCAATTCACGAGGAGGAGTTGAAGGGTAGTTTCACGGATCCAGGAACTCCAGATTTGATTCCTTTCGTCGAAGTCGTTTGGGATCGAGTCGTCGCGGATGAAGCCCATCACCTTCGGAATGGCTTCCGTTTGACGACGGAACCAGCCTTCAAGCCGAAGAAGATTCTTCGTTACTACCGAATGTCTCGCCTTCAGATGAAGGAGAAAGGGGCTCGATGGGGGTTGACCGGAACTCCGATTCAGAATCGGCTTTCCGATTTAGCCAGTCTTCTACAATGGGTTGGAATTCCTATCCGTTGGGCCGATGATACCGATGAATTCGAGGATTTGGTGATGAAGAAGCTGTTTCGTCGAACGGCTGACAATCTTCACCCTATCATTCGAGAGGCTATTCGGTATCCGGCGGAAGATTACGAGCAGGAGTTGGTAACGGTGATCTACAAGAGTCGGAAGGAGAGGGAGTTTTACGAAGCTGCGGCGGGTGAAATGCTGGAGAAGTTGGAGACGTTGATGCTCTCTCCCTTCAGTATCGGTCTCGGCAACGAAAGGGACAACATTCTGCTGATTCTAAACTTCCTTCGCTTTCTCTCCGCCAACGCCAACCTCTACATTAACGCTTACAACAAGCGATATCAGCCAACGGAACCGATTCCTCGATGGGATGGAACCAACTCCAAAATCGATATGATTAAGGATCTGCTAGCGGAGCTTTATGCGGTGGGACAGAGTGTCGTCCTCTTCGTCCACTTCTACGAAGAGGCCTTCTGGTACCAGGTTGCAGCCAAAGAGATTGGTTTCAAGGTGTTGGAGTTAAACGGTCGTCTCAGTGCTGAAGATCGAGATGCTGTAACTCGAAAGGCAGAGAAGTATGTCAAACGGGGCCAACCCACTGTTATCATCGCCAACATCGCCTCTTGTGGCGAGGGGATCAACCTTCAATTCATCTCCAACGTCATCTTTGGAAGTCAGGATTGGAATCCCGCTTTGGAGGAACAAGCTCTTCGTCGTACTCATCGTATTGGGCAAGAATCAAAGGTTCACGTTTGGCGCTTTGTTCATTCCGGTATTCAATCCGTTTTCAGTCATATTGACGAGATCATGAAGGTGAAGAAGGAGAAAAAGATTCGTCTCACTCAGGAGGTCATCAACGACGCACCGAATGCGGCTTGGACTTTCGAATCTATCGATATTCCGGGAATGCCTGGAACCAAAGCGACGATTTTCGCTGCGATGCGAGAGAAACGAAAAGCGCTTCTCAAACCACTAGCCCCTCGTGTTATCAAGAACTATATGCCGGACGGTGTGGAGGTTGATTCTGACGAGGAGGAGATCGTGGCTCCGAGAAAGCCGAAGGTGGTACGACCGGATGCAAAACCGGTCGTTGTGAAACCAGAACCCGTCCGCCCAGGGGCTAAGAAGCAACCACTAGTCGTGATTCGAACCCCGGTACCCAAGCGAGAGATGACCAACTTCATCTACATTTTGGAGGTAGCTCGTTACAATTCGACCTCTCAATATTGGTTTGATGATGATCCCATGGTATTGTTCCAGAAGATTCATGACGAATTTGAAGGTTGGATGAAGGAACATGATTTTAGTCTGCAGAAGTGGACTCACGACGGAAAAATGACCTGCAGTTCAGATGAAGCGGAAGAGCTATATGGAAGTTCTGAAATTGCCCCACAACTCCCATTGAAGGAGCAATTTGAGGGGTTGCCGAAAACAAAGAAGTTTACCTACGAAGCGGTTCGTCACTGCGCAAAGTGCAAACGCTTCGTTTTTCTTCAAACTGGAGATCCTTCCAAATGTCCCGTATGTCGGGAAGAAATGGCGAATCTGGATCTGTAAACACATATGAGTTTCACTCGTATGTGTTCTATTTTAAATGTGTATCTTTTTCTCTTCTCTCTAAATGGTTTGTCATTCCACTTGTACCAACGGTGAATCTAATCACAACCGAACCTGCAATCCGGTATGTATGCCGCCCACTGTTCGACTTATGTGCGGTGGAGTGGATCGAACGGACGATTATGATATCGAATGTGCGATTCACTGCCAAGAGACAGGTTGTGAAGCTGAGGGATGCCCAACTTGTACGGTTACCTGTCAACAGCCCCCACCTGGTTGTTTGATCGAAGCGAAACCGGCTCGTTGTTTTTGGAATTGTCAAGATGAGGAAGGTTACACCTGTCAAACAACCGCTTGCGACGAAGCTCCCGTAGCCAGTACCACATGGGATTTAATCGCTTCGAATTCGCGTCCTATTTGGATTTGGTTTCTGCTTTTGGCCATTCTCCTTTGTCTCGGTTATTGGCTTTATCAAGAGTTCAAAATGGATGGTTGGTTGGGATTGATGGGTATGAAACACGCTAGTGTCGGAGCTAATTTAAACATCTAACTATTGGTTTCCATATGGTATAATGAAAACTTCCCGATACATTCGCAAGTTGATCAACACTTTCTGAACCTCGTTGGAAACAGACGCCGCAATAACGGCGTTTCGCCATTCGGGAAAGAAATATCGCATTCGAAGAAATACATCCTGGATTCGTTCGTGACTTCCAACAACAATCAAGTAGGAGCCTTCGGTTGAGAGTCGTCGGTCGGGAAAGATGGCGGCGGAGAATCTACCAGTACGCTGACGTAAATAAAGAAATTCTTCCCGATTCAGGAATCGTTGATTGGGATTCGTCGGTAGTTGTATTCCTCTTGGAATCTCTCTGGTAATTGCAGGACCATGCTCGATCACCACGGGTGTCACCAAACGGAATTTGTAGGGGTAGATGTTAATCGGATCCACCGGATTCAAGTATGCGTTGAGACCTGGAACCATATGCTCTTCTAAAGTGGGTCTCATAACTTGCCCGGATCTATCACAAAGAAGGAAGTCATCACCAATGTAATAGGTTGTCGTGGAAGTTAAAATGGTAGTTACATTTGGGAGTTAGCCGGAATTCGGGAATCAGTTCTAAGGGTTATATGATACCTTCTTCGTTCAATAGCATATTGAACTGACCCGCGGTGAGTGGATCGGTAAAATGTTGATCCCTGCATTTACGTACGTATGAACAGTATAATGTCTTCGGAATTCGGGATTCGGATTCGGCTATTACTCGGAGGGCGATCTTATCCTTGTTAAAGATTTTCACTTGACCGAAGCGAACTCGGAGTTCTCGTTGGAAAAATGGAGAAAAGACGGCTCGACTCCAACCCGGGATATAATTCAGAACAGAGTGGTAGATGTAATCAATTCGTTCGATGGTCCCTATCAGTAGTAGATAAGATCCTCCTAGATCCATTGCCGGGGACGGAAGAACTAAAGCTATCAATATGGGGGAAGGCCTCACTCCTGAATAGTTAACTTCGCGAAAATCTTCCATTGTCAAATAGCGTTGATTTTCATCTATTGCTGGGTACAGCTTCAAATCGCCACCTTCATGAGTTGTGGGATCATCCATGGGTACATTTGCTAGCATAGTTGTTGCAGGGAAATAGTGAGGCCAGATGTTGATGGGGCCGATGGGATTCTCCAGACGGATGAAACTCCTCGATACCTCATTCATTAGGATCGAGGAGTTGTCGACACCGCTGCAATCGCAGAAGAAAAAGTTGTCACCAATATAACAAGTGGGCATTCTGGGTTCGGGTTAGTTCTTCAACCCGTGAATTTGGAGAATCAGTTGTAATCTAACCTTTCGGGATCTTCCGAAAGTAAGCCTTTGATTCAAGGGGACGGCCAATTCATGCAATTCAAATCAATAACCCATTTTACCGCTTCCAGTAAAATGGATTCGATTCCCTCAGCAGAAGAGATTTATGAGCAATTGAAGGCGGCTCGGGAGGCCAATGACAAGGAGTTGGCTTTGAAAATTGTCAATGCAGGACAAGGACATTACACGGAGCCCGAGACCAACAAGTACATCAATTACTACTACAATGCGTGCTACATGGCTGCTAAGAAGGAGGACTGGGAGATGTTCTTCTACATAGCAACGCTGGAAGACAATTTCCAGGACTTTCTGGATGATTGGTATAGTCCTTTTTATGCTCACCTCGAGCGAACGGTAGGATACGGTATATACAATGTGGATGCCGACACTCTTTACAATCAATCCGCCATGGGTGTAATCCTACAAACGGAAAATATGGAGGTCTTGGAACGGTTCATGAAGTTAATTCCCAGAGAGGAAGAGAATTATTGGTCCATGGGTAAAATCATGGAGTTAGCCGTTATCCATGAGCATATTGAGGCGATTCACACGATGATCGAGTTGATGCCAAAGCTCACAACCCAAGCTCTGGTCAGTAGTATCAAGGAAGGAAAACTGGAGTGGATCCGCTACTTTATGGGAACTCTTCGCAAGCATATTAACGTCCGCTCGATTTACCATTACATTTGGGATGATAGTGTTAGTGTGGAGGCATTTACTCTTTTTGGCGAGCTATCGGGAACGAAACCGCCTCAAAATGTGATTACCCGCATGATTGATTGGAATCAGTTGGAGAAATTGGAGCTTAGCATTAAGATGGGATCGAAGATTACGAAAACCCATTTGCAACAGGCGGTGCGAAGCCGAAATGTAGAGACTATCCGTTTGATCAAGGCGAATTTACCTAAGAGTGTCACCTCGGAGATGATCGACAAGGAGATTCTCTCCGGTTTAGAGTGGCCCATGTCTTATGTACACCGTGGAACTCTTACACCGGAGGATTTTTTGAACTATCTTGTTCAACTATCCGAGCTAATGGAAAATCCTAGCGCTATTTACCTTCGAATTGTTTCCAGACCTTCCTTTGAGGGTCGGTGGAATCGGTCCGACAAAATGCCAGAAATGGATGATGCTCGTTCCGAGGAAGCAGAGGAGGCAGCTGCTGATGAGGAAGAGGAGGCAGCTGCTGATGAGGAAGAGGATGCAGTAGAGGAAGAGGTAGAAGCGGTGGATGAGGAAGAAGCGGTGGAGGAGGAGTTGGAACATCCAGCTCAACTTCTAATTCGAGAGCGACAGGAAATGAACGAGGGACGTCGCCGCCATGAAGCTCCTGGCAATGGTCCCACTTTCGTTCAGGTGATTGGTGATACACTGGTCTCGATTGGTGTTCCCTTTACCGAGAAGGAGTACTCTAAAATCGCAAAGATTAAGCAGAAGAAGTACAAGACCATTTTGAAGAAGTGGCTCCGGGATTCCACTTGGAACAAGCGCGCATTCCTTCTACAGTTGCGCTACGATCCTCAGATTCCGCTGGTCGAGGGTGAGGACCGGATGCGACCCCGTGAATTCGAGGATGTACCCGCTCGAGGTGGAGCTGGTTATTAACAGATATGTTCAAATGAACGTACTTGTTTTGATGTTATTCGTGTAGAACGATAGCTCTAACTGCTTCGGGTAATGATCGCAACTTCTGAAAACTAAGAATCCGATGATTCTTGGTCATTTCGTGAGCATCTTTGGATGTTGGAATTTCGTCTATATCCAGAATATTGACCCGATTTAACGGTTGTCGCCATGGTACAATCGTGGTTAAACCGTAAGACATTCGAATTCCTTCTTCGAAATCATCCTTCGACATTCGAACCTCCACCACTTGAATTTCGGGATTAATGGTTCCGTAGGTGATTATGCTTCGATGAGAAAGATCTATAGACTGTCGTCGCGCTTGGAAGGTCATAGTGGCCAAAACAATAGAACTCATGCATTGATTCTGAATATAGTAATGTAGTAGACGACCAGTAGAGAACTCCATCCAAATGGTGGAGAGAACGCTTCGTCGACGGATTTTGAAAGTTCGATGGTGAACCAGTTGGAATCGCTCCTGCATTAGGAGTTGAAAATGTGACTTTAGGATCTGAGTCGGCATTTGGTTCTGGTGGAAACGAATTTAGGATTAGAATCAGTTATCAGTTAGCATACATCTCCGTGAGTGATGTATGTTTTTAGCCCTCCGTGTAGAGGGAGAGAATCTGAACGAAGAGATTGTTCTTTCCGTCGACGGTAATGGCTTCGTAGTAACCGGTATCGAAGCGAGACACGAGATGCCATGGAATGTAGCCCAGCGTTAGGCTGTTGTCCAGGTTGTACTCGAAGACCACTTTCAGTGCATGGGGATCAATCGGATTTTCCCGCTCCTTGACAACGTGAACCAGGAATTTACCCTTCTCCGTCATCTCCCGTACCTTGACCAACTCCTTCTGATAGAAGGCATGCCCTGCCGCAATACAACCCTGCAGCTTGGGTTCTGTTGGTAGCTGTGAGAATCGCTTCTCCGCTAACTCGGCAGAGATTTCGTAAGGAATCGGGATTGTTACCTCTGACTCATGAGTCGGCGACAACGTATCCAGGTTAATGGTGTAGACATTTGTCTTCTTCTCATTTGTCAGGAATTGGAGTAAGGGTGGATAACGGGCGTTAATCAGGATGTTGGAGAAGTGAGTTTCCAAGCTGATCCCGGCGTTCTTAGCGATCTTCTCGATTTGAGCCTCGGTTGGAATCGGAACCAACCGGCTATTGTAGGTGACATATTCGCCAATCGAATTCATGTTAGAATGGTTGTCGACCGCCAGAAGAAGCTCTAAACTTTCATTTTTTCCACTTTAGAGCTAGAAACCAGATTCCTTCGGAAAGGAATATGTTGTGATTTTTACAGGTTAAGTTGTTTGTAAGTGCAAGTATGGAGAATCTCAAAGATGGATTGGAGGTACTTCAACCAATCTACGTTCTTGGAGCGGTGGAAACGGGTGTGAAGCTCTTGAACCGCTCGCTTGACCTGAGTTAGTTGCTCGGCGTAGAAGTAAACGTTGTCTCGATCCCGAGGAATGGTCTCTCCAGTCGCCAAGCGGCACACTTTCTCCACCAACTCCAACGTCTCCGAAAGACTGAAACCGATCTCTGTCGCCAGATTGCTGAAACCGTTCTCAATTCCCGTTCGGAGGAAATCGGCTGAGATTCGAAGGGTAGAAGCCGCGCTCTTAATCGGAAACTTTCCGTCGGAACTAGCCCCACCAGCTCCACCTTTTGCCCCTGCTGCCGTTGGAGGTAGATCCCGTCGAAGCTGAGACACTCGATCGGCGACAATCTTCCCAGCTGCCGTTTGGAGCCGCCAAACCTCAATTCGAACCGCCACCTCCAGTGGGTGTCGAATCATGGATCCCATTTCCGGTGTGGTCTCCGGAAAGACGATCTCCGGGAGAGTCTCAATCTTAGCAGAAGCTGCGTTGGCAACGTTCCACATGACACTGACACCAATTGTATCCTTGTTACGCCGTCCTGCACGACCTTGCATCTGCAGAATTTCACTGACGTTGATGCTGCGAGGAACCTTGGCTCGAATGACCGCTGTTCGGATGGCGTAATTGACACCCATCGACATCGAACGAGAGGCGAAGACCAAGTAGAGACTGCGACTGTTCAGTAGATTCAGCATCTCATACTGGATGATGAAGGGCATATTGGGGAGAATGATACCGATACCGAACTGAAGCCCTTGATCGATCACTTTCAGAATCTTCTCCGCTTCCTTACTGGTAATGGCCTCCGCAGCCAAAAACTCCTGCATCAGATCTCGAAGGCGCCGTGCCTTCTCGGAACCATCTTGAGCGATCATCAGTTGGACGTCACCGAACTCCGACTTGTAGTCACCGAAGGAGAAGAAGGGACCCGGACCCGAACAAGGAGCCGGAATTCGACCCTTCGTGTGGTTGGTCATCTCGAAGTATCGCTCATACTGCTCGATCAAGTCCTTGACGACAATCGGAACCTTCTCGTAGCTGCTGGTCAGCTTTAGTACGTCCCGAAGGAAGCGGCGAATCTTATCCGTCGTCGAAATCAGGATCCCCTCGTAGTCCTTGTTACTGAGGACCTTCGTGACCGCGGCCTTGAGCGCCTCTACAATGCTGTTGGTCGTCTTGATGAAGACCGACTCTCCACCGGGACCACCGATGGAATCGTTGACGGCATCCAGCTTCAGCGACCAATCGTCGTGCAGCTTCTGCCAGACCAGGTAGCTCTTCTGATTCTCCCGGTACAACCACTCTACGAACTCCTGGTAGTCCTGAAAGGAGCTATTCTCGTCATCGTCGAAGATGATGGCTGGAAAGTGGTTCTCGGAGCTCTTGGTCGCCTTCGCCATCGTGACACCATCCAAACTAGGGGCGTAGTCTCGAAGAAAGGTGGCGAAATGGAAGGTGTTCTCCGCCGTCACCGGAATTGCCTCCATTCTATCCACTGCTGGACCGTACTTGAAGTCCGGAGTCAGGGAACGAGTGTAGAGAGGCACCGTTCGCTCTCGGTACTTGATCAGGTTGATCTTTTGAATGCCGGTCTGCTTGATGGCGAAAGCGGAGAGTCGCTCTACATCGGCATCCGCAATGGTGGCGCTTAGCAGAATGATCTGCTCCCGGCACTTGGTCATCAGGTTGGCGGTGGCATAGGCCGTCATTTCCGCCTCTTTCCCCTCTCCAAAGCTGGTCGACATGGTGTGAACCTCGTCGAAAATACCGATGTTGTAGCTCTCCTCCACCGCCGACAGGTAGGACCAGAGATCAATCGGGGTTCCGACCCAGATCTGACCACCCTTCTTCGGTGGGGACAGACTGTTGATAACGCCGGTCACCAGATTGATCGCCTTCTCCGGGAAAGTCTTGCAGAGGTTGGCGTAGGTCTGCTGGGCCAAGTGAAAGGTCGGGGCCGAGTATAGAATCGAGGTCTCCTTGTCTGACAGCAAGTTGTTGATGGCCGACATGGAGGCAAAGGTCTTACCACCGGAGGTTGGACCCACGACCAGAATTGACTGTCCGGCCGCAATCGCTGTCACGAAATTGGCCTGCCACTCGTCCAACTTGATCCGAATTCGCTCCCCCGCCTTCTGGTAGTTGTCGTAGTCGATCTTCAGTTTGGCGGCCTCTCCCTTGCTGAGAACGTAATCAAAGAGGAACTTGGAGAGCTCAACCAGCTCCTTCGATTCCTTCTCCTTCTTCTCCAACGGCTTCTCCAACGGCTTGTTGATGACCGCCGTCAGCTCCTTCGTTCCCAGTGGAATTGTATCCCGCAGTCGAGTCAACTCCTGGACGTAGTACTCTTTGAAGGTCAGTGTCTCGCGACCCTTCTTGTCCTTCGGTAGAGTGAACTTGGGAGTCTTCAAGGCCACCAAGATGTCGTTCTTGGAACCCGGCTCCTTCCCTAACCACTGCTTCAAAAAGTTGTTTACCTCCAAGTAGGTCTTGTACTTCTCGGCATTGGACTCGGAGTCATCGATAGAAACTGCATCGAAAATGGCCGATTTCTCACCCAAATCCCGCATCACCAAGCTGAGACGATCGGAAGAGAGTTGAACGGAGGAGAGAATCGGCTGCGGAATCTCCTCCCGACCACTGAAGCCGTGAGTTGCTTTCGTCCGTAGCTCCTCCGTTGTCACCGAGGAGGCCAACGTTGCCAAGACTTTACCGGTTTTCTCCGACTCAATCTCGCGCTTTCGAGCCTCGAAACGATCCGCGAGAGCTCGAAAGCCCAGTGCCAGCATTAGAGTCTGGTACTCGTGCAAATAAGTCGAACTAGTGGAACGAAGGCTCTCGTTCACGATCTTGTCCGCCCAGGTAGCATCAGAGCGACGATACTGGACCGCCAATCGCTTCAACAGCTCCCAGTTCTGTTGCCCATCCGTGGTTCCCGGATTGAAAGGCTGATTGCCGAGCGTGGAGACCATCCGATCCCATTCGTCCGGTAGCTGAAAGCAGTCCCCTCGAAAACCGTCCGCTCGAGAGTGAACTTGAAGCCGGTTTGGCTGTTCGCGAGTAAAGCCGAGGTAAACGGAAGTCGTAGCGGCCATTCGGGGTTCTTTTTAGTCAGGGTTAGAAATCCAAAAGACGTCAAAATCGAGTTCAAAATTCTCCCTTCGCTTAAAACGGTCTTACCTAAGGAAAAGATGGAGGTTCAGCGCCAACAACAAGATGTCCCCGAACCTCAGTTGGAGATTGAATCCATTGAAGATCGACACCAAGAGCTAAATCAGAAACAGGCGGAAACAGAGCAGAAGTGGCACTGTGAACTCTGCTTTGCGGTGATGGAAGCCCATGATCATTACTGTCACACCTGTAGTCGGCAGAATCGAAAGGAGTTACTGCAAATGACCGTAATTCTGGCCACCGTTGGCTCTAGTGTTGGAGGTTCGATCGCTCTTGGGGTAATGGATCCCTCTTTCTTGACGATGATTGCTTTTGGGACCGCGTGGTCCATTTCTTATCTTCGACGCCTCTGTTTCTGGTAGTTTTCTATTCATAAATTCATATAGGTCGGCCGACCTATATGACCAAAATTGCACAAAACCGGAATTCCCGGATTTCTCACTAATAAACAAGATTTTAGTTTTTCGAAATTCAAGCTCTCGCACCGCACAGAAATAATCTCACCGCATCAACTCAGACCACGCGGACCCAAGGCTCCCCCGTTGCTCGAGGATCCTCAAAAATCTCCGTGAAAGAGCGATCATTACGACTTAAAGTGTAGGAGAACCGTGAGTACCAGTAAACCTTGTACTCCGGCGCTCGCTTCGGAAGTTCAAACTTGGCTCGAATCAGATCTCGATCCGCTCTCTTCGGGTTACTACCGAAAACCATGTAAATCTCCGACTCCGGAATCACAATCGGACTTTCCATCGCTCGAAGATCCTCAACGCCGATGAAGACGATATTTCGTTCCCCAACCGTTAAACCTAACTTGCCTTTGTAAGTAACCTCTGCGATTTCCCATCCAGATCCCATTTGTCCGGTGGTAATAATGAGAGAAGTACTTTCATCTACATTAGTTTGGGTATAATCGCCAAAGATCTGTCGGGGTTCATAGAACTTAATTCCTAGATTAGTCGCCATCTGGGAATCGAGACTACTCCGACGATACCAAGGAAACTTGGCGATGGGCGAAACCTCATCTCCAATGTAGAAGGAGAGATCGGTAATCGAGAGAATTCCCATTTTGGCGATGAGAAGCTCCAGAATGCCACCTTTGGGTTTCGCATATTGATCATTGGCGGTGGCTAAAATGACCCAGGGCTCAAAGCTAAGGTGACTCAGGATCTCTTGAACAAGAGTTTTGAAACGCCGGATCTTATTCTTGGAAATTCCAGGTTCACTGATATAAAAGATAATCGTGTAACCCTTCTGGTGAAGACTCTCCAGTGTTGCTGGTACGTTCTCATTGGAGAAAACCCATCCACCCCGAGAAATCAGTCGGGGCTCATAACGGTCACTCCAAACTAGAGTCCCTTCTACATCAAAGATCGCAAAACTGGAACGACCTCGAATATCAACTTTTAGTTCGGTTGTAGGGGTGTACAAGTACACCGTCTCATGTTGATTCCATCCAGCCATTTTGTAGAATCGAAGAAATTATGGTAACACATTTTCATTCGGAAATGTGTGGATTTGGTTTTAAACGGCGACGGTTCCTTTCGCTTTGGTGATGATTTTGACCGGTTGACTTCCGTTCTCAGCTAGAAATTCGTTGATCTTTCGCATTACCAGATCGCAAAAGATCAAAGCCTCCGCGTGAGTGGTTGGTGAACACTGCCGAACCGCGCCTTCACCGTGAATCATAAACTGATGTGCGGCCACCTTTTCACTCTTAGTGACGAAGCTTTCATCCGTTTCCTCTTCCACCTCCTCATCCGTAGTATTCAGGAGACTGGCATTGAGACCAAAACTTTCCAGAGAGGCACCAATGCGATTGATGGTGGCTAAAGTGGGAATCGTGATCTTGATGTTGCGACCCTTCCAGTTTTGAAAGGCGGCGGTAATCCCTTGACCGATCAGAAAATGAGTGAGATCAATCATGGAGGTATTGATCTGAATCTTATAGTTGTAGATAGTGTTCACGATTCGAAAGTTGCCAACGCGGATCTTACTGCTACAGAGACTCTTCAAATGGCTAATTTTCTCCATTTTCTGAACAAAGTCTTGGTGCAGATCGAATTCGTTAGCGTAACAGAGTAGAAAGGCCGCGATTCGTTCATCAACATCGGAAGGAATCTCCTCCAAAGTGGAATCATCAAAACCGCGGCAAGCAATTCCCTTTTCCTCCCCAGAACGCTCCATCAACATCAGATCCGTCGCTGTCACTTCTGTCACCCATTCCATCGTTCTTTCACGGACCTCGGCGGAAACAGAGTGAAAATACTCTAAATTCTGCTGTACCATGTTGAGAAAGTCACAAACGTAGGTAAAGGCCTGCATTCCCATTTCTGTGTCCAAGACCCCCGAGAGATGAATGTTATCTTCGGAGAGAAAGACGTGAATATTCTTCTCCGCACACTGCAGGTCCAGAGAAACGACATGGCGCATATGCTTACCACCTCGACGAACACCCCGTTCGATCCCGTCATAACGAACGGTAATCAAAATGCCATCCTCTCCATAAAAGGGCACCTTCCGAAACTTACCCGACTGTAGATAAATCTTCTTTCCGTCTTGCGTTTGAGGGTGCACGATGGGTAGAAGTTCGAATGCCGCCGAGCGATTGACGTGTCCGAACAATGGGGCCAAAAGAACCATTGTCGAGGGCCTTAGTGGGGGATCCATTTCTTACAGTCGTAAGAACCGTTATTAAGAATCAAGTATCCTTTTAGCGATTGCAAAGCTATAAAATTCATTCGTTGCTTCCAAAATCAAGGGTTTTGATGGAACGCCAACAACGAAGCGCCGAAATCGCCTTTTCTGGGGTTCTCGGTTCCGAGGTCAAGACTCGAATTATGACGCCACCCCAGGAAGCTTTCAACATTCTAACGGAAGAAGGTGCAATTCCGGTGATGACGCTATGGGTAACCCTGGGATTACCACCCGTGGCACCCCTGAGTAAAGATCCGAGAGAGCGAAACCGACAATTAACAGATCGCTGGATTCAGATTCTTCGTACGTGGAAAGAGGTTTCCTGTTTGAAGGAGCGAAGTTTTGATTTCAGTCGACCTCAACTCATTCAACTGGAGGAGCCGGTGGTACCGATGAAGGGATCCAAACCACCCATGGGTGGTGCCGGTATCAGTTCGGATGTTGGAGCCCGAACGGTACTGCAAACTCTAACTACCTCTCGTCCGGACTATCTACTTCTGAAGGAATTGGAAACTCGAATTCTATCCTATTTGCAAACGGTATCCCCAGCTGAATATGAAGGTAAGCGAATTGAAACGGTGGTTCAACAACTGAGTCGGTTTCACCCTCAACTTCTTCAATATCAAGTCCTCCTTCCGGCTCGAATTGTGGAACTCCACAAACTGAAGCGACTTCAACTTCACCCAAGAGAGCATCGATTTGCATTTTCCATTCCGGCGGATCTGAAAACCGTTGCCAGTTATGAACTGAAACCGGAGGAACTTCTTCGGTTGTGGAAGCGATTGGATGATAGCTTGGCGGAGGTTGATTCCTTTGCGATGGCGGTCCAAGTGATTACGAAAGGCTTAGAAACAACTACTCGTCCCGATGCAGGGGTTAAGATTGCACTCCAACTCATGCACTCGGGGCTCTTGTGCTAAAACTGATTTTCGAAGTTCGGGGTTAACGAAGACAACCGAATGAAGAATTATCACCACCAGCGCATCGATCTTCTGAAAGCGGAGGCGGACTACTTCGTCCACCAATGCAACTGTGTCACCGTTGGTCCTGCTGCCGGTTTAGCTGCAGAGATCTTTCGACTTTACCCGGAAGCTAACACTTACAAAAAGGAGATCCGTCGAACACCGGGAACCATTTCAGTTCACGGTTCCATCATCAATCTTTACGGTCAACAGTATCCCGGCAAATCCAAGTATAGTAGCGATTCCAAGGCTCAACGCTTGGAATGGTTTCAGGAGGGAATGGAGGCCATTGTCGAGGATATTGGAACCGGCTATATCGCCATTCCATATCGAATCGGTTGTGGTTTAGCGGGTGGCAATTGGAGTGATTACGAAGCCATTCTGAAGTCCGTCGCTGCTGCCAATCCCGATCTCCATTTACTGATTTGTGAGTTATGAAACTTATTAACACCGATTTAACCCCAGGTTAAATCAGAGCCAATCCCGAACCGCTTGCCAGCTGCTATTGAAACTCAAAGCACCGGCGTATTTCCGTAATCCGTCATCCACAACCTTATAGGTAACCAAACCGGAACGGTGAATCGTGACCCGCGTTGTCTCCTCGTAAACCACTGGATTCTCAATTAACTCCTGTAGTTGATCCCAGCGAAGGTTAAGGATTAATTTGGAGCCATTGTGAGATTTGTGTAAACGCCAGTAGTGGATGTTATGTTGAAGAAGAAAGATTTCCAGATACAGCCGCTGGGTATTCATCCAGTTTTCTATTCCGAAGAAGATTGAATGAAGGAACAGTTTTATTGGAAATTGACTTTTAAGTGATGGTAATCGTTCAAATAACTCGTAAGAAGAATAGATTATGGAAGTATACGCATTTTTCGAATGTGAGCGGCAGACGGAGCTGGCAGCAGCTTGTACTACGCTGGGAGCCATTTTGAACGTGGATTCCTTTTCCCGTCCAAATTCAAAAGAGAATGGAATAAGCGAAGAGGAACTGAAAATTCGGCGTACCAATCTGAAGATGTTCATCAAGTCAGAGAAGGATCGGAAGCAAGCTCTTCTAATCCAAAACGAACTGGAACGTCAAGGATTGGCAGAATTTGTGACCGATAAAATCGTATTGGTTACTACTACGGAAGAGATGGATCCTGAGAAAAAATGTATTGTTAAGAAGACTCACACTCAAGAGTACCGAGATCGGATTATTATGCGAGTACTACTTGTGTGACAGAGACTCCTATTACAACAGAGACGGTAATAACCGTATCTGTTTATCAGCATAAACCCATTCTTCACCTTTCAAATCTAATGTCACCCTTCCGATACTGGTTAACCTTTCTTTTTCTAACGGTAGTGGCGGGTTGTCCGAATACGAACCCACTTCTGGATTGGGAGGATCAATTCGAGGTGGCGGAGCAGCAGTATCATTTGCGCCACGGTCGGTCTCGAACGGGATTTTCTCTCTTTTTCGTTTCTACCGTTGGAAATCTCCTCTTTCGGGGACAAAATTAAGTTTCCAGTCTTTCCGGGCTCCTAAAAATGTCCGACACCATTACTGTTGGGACCGGTGTCTCCTATTTCAACGATCGAGCCGTCAATGACAAACAGATCGCTAGTTTGGTTGGATTGGATACCTACAAAGCCCTTTATTGGCATAACCAGGATCTATACAAAGAGTTGAACTACGATATGGAACCCAAGAACTACTACTATCAACTGGTGGAAGCCATTTTGATGTCGGAGACCACCGCGACAGCTTTGAAGAAAGAGCTTATCCGTCTGGTGATGACTGAAGAATCCTCCCACGAGGGAGCTAAGTCACTTGTCGCCAGCTCTTACATCGTGAAGCACTATCAGAGCAGTTTTCTGGAATCCGTCCTTATCTATACCGCTATTATGCTAATTTCCCTCATTGCTGTTCGAATTCTCTTTGAAACCAACTTCTTTCGGTCCATCATCTTTGAGTCGTGGCAACAAAGTCGCCGCCAGCAACTGCAGCTCCAAACCTCCAATGGCGTCCAATCCTCACTTTAAGACTGCAACCGGTAACGCTTTAACACATTCCTGCTTCCAAGAATGTGGTCTAATCTTTGTTTAGGTGGGGTTTGGCCATCAAGAAGAGTTCATCGACAGTGCCGTTGAACTCGGTAACTACACAGTACTGTTCAAAGAGATTACGAATAAGTTTGGTCGACGGCGTGAAACCGTGCTCTGGAATCCTTTCCAGCAGGGTCTGATTGTACAGACGACTTTTGAGAATATCGTGAATGAGGGCGATCTCGAATTTTTCAGCTTCAATGTATTGATTGCTACCGCAGAGCTCCTTGGGAAAGACCTGTTCCCAATCGTAAGGACTTTCTGCGGAACTATGATACTTGTACATCAAGTAGTAGCAAACGTAGAATCGAAGCCGGGTTTCTACCTTGTTGTGGAGACGACCAATGTAGGTCTTCTCCTCCGGCATTAATTCTACGTTACCACTAAAGGCCCAGGCCAGGTAACGATCGAAGATTTCGATCGCATGAAAAAGAATGGAATGGGAATAGCCAACCGACCGAGCCGTTAAATTGTGATTGAAGATGTCGATCGCCTCCGCAATCATCCAGCGCCGCTCCTTACAGTTAACGATCTTGATTGTTGGTAGCGAATCCGGAATCGGTGGGTACTCTCGACGTGTCTCCGTAATATACGGCATAAAGCTTTCAAAGAACGGGTGAGCAAGGGCCGCAGTAGCCGAGAGACGCTCATTGGGATCGATTACGAGTAGCTTCATCAGAAGATCACAGAATTCCGTGTACGATCCTCCCGTTCGGTTAAATTCTTCAATTTGGGCTGGTGTCAGCCCCAGTTTGGATTCGATGCTTTTACGAACCGGAGGCTTCGACTGCCGTTCCAATTTCATCCCGTTGGTCGACTTCTTCAGAAGCTTATCCACGCTAGAAGTCTTCGGTGCCACGGGTAGGTTCATTAATAAGCCGTTAAACATGGTTAAATCTTCAATCTTCTCATTCCGAGGTGGCTTTACGTTCGCCATGAAGGCAACCCCGGAGATGAATTCGTAGAGGACACAAGCGGCCGACCACATGTCCGACATCATATCGTAATCCTTACAAGCACAACAGACTTCCGGAGCCCGAAACCACATAGTCACCATTCGAGGTGTTGAAGGTTTGACCTTACTATGTGGCATGGAGAGACCGAAGTCGCAGATCTTCAAAATGGGAAAGCCTTGGTCATCGAAGGTCACCAACATGTTGGCCGGCTTCAAATCCCGATGGCAAATTCCATTTGCGTGGAGAAACTCCAAGGCTAGCAGGAGTTGGCACATCATTAACTTCCGATGAAAGAAGGAGCACTCCTTCACTTCACCAGAGACATAAGTTTCCGCTGTCATCTCCGCCAACTCCAGAACGAAATGAGTACTATCGTCCTTCATATCCACTTTCTCTTCGTGTTTGGGGGACATCTTACCTCCACCAATAAAGGGGTCACCGAAGGTCACACAGCACAATTTAACGAAGAGCGGATGCTCTCGAACGCGACTTAAAATATCCAACTCTCGAACATTCCCGAACCAGGTGGCGGTCGGATCCGTGAAATTCCGTTTGACCGCCACCTCCGAGACACCTTCCTTTGCTTTCGGCTCATGAGAATCCAAAGTTTCGTGCTCGGAAAACGATTGCGATGTCTCAGAAAGGGGTGAGGTCACGACCGTCAACCCCTGAAGTTTTGCCTTGTAAACAGTTCCATAAGTTCCCGATCCTAACTTCGTATCCCTCACGAGTCTGGTTCCTGCCCACATCTGTTTAACTCTCCGATTTGTTGTTCTTGCTTCGGCGATAGGATCCAGAAATCAATTTTTACTTTCCGATCCAGTCTGCATTGCTTTCTCACTTTTAGCGGCGCCGAATCGGAGTTTTTCGAGAAATGGCGGCAAACGGGTTCGATGCGGTGATTATTAATTCCGGATTTCTCCTGTAAAATAAATGGCGGAACGGAGAAGTCGCACCGATCGAGTTATCGTTTTAGATTTGGACTCCACCCTGATCCATTCGGTGGAGGAGATGGAGGGGTATCGAAAGCTTCGGCTTTACGACTCGGAGAATCCCAATAACGTTCATCTTCGAAGCCGCCTGTACAAAATCGAAATGGTGGATGTGGTCTCTCGAGAGGGGACGGGTAATGTCAGTTATATGTGGGGTGCCTTCCGCCCTCACCTTCGTCAGTTTCTAAGCTTTGCTAAGTACTATTTTGCAGGAGTTATTGTTTGGTCGGCAGGACAGACGAAGTATGTGCATGAGATCTGTCGCAAGATTTTCATCGATCCAGACTTCCAGCCGTTGATCATCTACACTTTTGATGATTGCGAAATGGGTGCTGATTATGTGTACAAACCAATTGCAAAGCTGATGAACGATGGTTTCGTCAAGGCGTATGTCAATCCAAAGGATACTCTAACATTGGACGATCGGGAGGACACCTTCTCCAAGAATCCTCGGAACGGAATCAAGATTCCACCTTATGAGCCACGAATGACACCGGAGGGGATTATGACCGACGATATTGCTCTACTCCAACTAATGAAGTGGCTGGAGTTGCCTTCGGTTCTCAACGCTTCCGACATTCGAACGGTGGATAAGAGGAACATCTTCTCCACCTCAATTTCCGATTACGACCGGATGACCTATCTAAGCTCCATTCCTAGCTCCTTGAAGACGGTTATTCCTGATGTTGATGCATATTCTCATGGTATTACGTATGGTATTGGGCTTAATGCTATTACGCCTTATGTCCCCGATGATTCTGACGAGGAGTAGACTTTTTCTCACATTTTAGGAAACTAGAATGTGAAGACGATTAATAAAACGCTTTTCCAACCAAAAGAAAATGGAAGAGATTATTCGAACGGCCGCCAAATTGATCCCCGACATTCAACGGCAGTGGGCAACCGCCACCGATGTTTATCAACGACCAACCGTTTTCTTGGCGATCCACTTCAAAAGTGTCTACGCTGTTATTAGCGATTGCAAGATGGTGACCAATGAGACAACTGATGAATCGGAACTTGTCTATACAACAGTTATCAAGATCATTTCCAAGGCCGGGATTGTGTATACAATTCCTCGTTCCCAGGTTTCCGTCGGTGAGGTTAAGATCGGTAAAATGAAGTATCCCTACTATGTGATCAAAAACAAGGAATACATTCAGACCATTATGTGTCGGAACTTTTTGGACAAGATCGACGAGTGGGTGAACAATAATATTCTACCGCTTTTTGAGAACTAACTAAATGTCGAGTTTGTCCGTCGGATTACCCAAGGTTCCCTTGAAGAAGTCATCATCTGTGGGGATTATCGATGCCAGAAAGAGTCCGGTTATAAGCACAGAAGACCCAATTAAGTACAATAACGTTCAGGTCTTGAAGCAGATGGTCTCTGCAACTCAGATTTTGGATCGTTGGAACCTAGACCGAAGCTGCTTGGCGACAGCTTTTCACGAGGAGGATCTAGGTTCCAACATTTTGGGACATACGCTCAGCCATGACAATCGTTGTATGTGCCATGGTGGTTGGGGTGCAGCTCCCTTTTCCAGTTCCCAGATCTGTGTTGGTTGCAGTGTCCTTCTTCGTTTAGTACCGAAGACACGGATTCCAGAGTCTGGTCTGGTCAAGGTTTTGGTCGGCAGTTACGCCGGCTCCGAGTTACAGATCCGGAGCTCCTCCAACGAAATGACCAAGTATCAGCACGATCCCTATTCCGCCGCCATGATGGAGGTTCTAACTCAGAAGCTGCGAGCCGTGGATTCCTGTGATCCCGGCTTTTTGTCAACCATCTCCAGTTCCAAAATCTGGTCCGCCGGCTCCAATGTGACTCACTATATCGCCATCTCCAGTATCATTCAGCAGATTATGCGAGAGAAAAATTTCCCTTCCCTACCTCCTTTCCGCTGGGCTTATGGTTGCGCCAATGAGACCTTCGTCGTGGATGAGAAGTTCTCCCTTGGAATCGGAAATCTGGAATCGGTGATCTCAATCGCCGAGTATGTGGATTCCCCTCGAACCCCGATGGCTCGCTCTAGTCCGGTGATTCCGCTAACTCGCAGTGTAGCGGGTGGAATCCTAACCCAACTGATTGCGATTCTGCACCTCTTGGCAGGTCACGGCTTCGTTCACGGAGAGCCGTCACTCTCTTTTCTTGGATTCTCCGCCAAGAAGAGCTACTTCGAGTATGACGGGGTCAAAATCGAGTCACCGGTTACCATGCATCTGATTCCTTCTCCCAAGTCCTCTATCAATCTGCAGCGAAAGGATGGTCATCATCGACTGATTAACCGAATTCTTCCTCATATGAAGGAGGTTTCCAGCATGAAGGTGCCGGTCATTGAATCGAAGACCTTCTTGACCTCGAAGCGGATTGTGACTGAAGCACGTTGTCAAAAGCCGCGTTCACCGGCAATGGCTGGAGCCGGCTTTCGGTCTCCATGTATGGAGGAGGTTCGAGAGCACCAGGTGATGGGCTACCGGATTGGAGAGTTTAAGGGTGCCTTTTCCAATTACGTCCAGAACTCCGGAGTACCCCTCTTTCATCTCTCTTTCGATGTTCACGCCTTTCTGGTCAGTCTGATGATGGAGCCCTCTTTCTACCGTGCTGTTCACAATGACCCTCAACTGAAGACCATCTGGAGTGATCTCTGGTTCCGTTCGGAGTACGAGCTGGTAGAAGCCAAACTGATGGAGCTTCGGCATGCAGATGATCGTCGAATCGCCTCCAGTAAGGAGATTCTCGATTTTTTGGCCCCCTTGAATCTTCGCTGCAATGCAATCGATTACCTCTGGAAGAGTCTAAAGAGTGTGAAATGAGAACACATTTGAACAAAAGTTCAAATGTGTATTATGATTTACCGCCACGAAATCCCATCGGCGAAGTGATCACCCTTGTGTCCCTTTGAGTGGTAGCACCGATGAGAGGTGTAGAAGCGACCCAAAACCGAATTACAGCGGGTTGGGTGCATGATGTCACCTTTAGTTTCGGTGATTATCCACTCGGTGATGTCGAAGGTAATCATCTTCTCCACCTTGCAGTAGGGATGAAGGGTCCGATGATTACCATCACACTTCTCTCCCTTCCTGCAGGTGTACGTGTCGGTTGGAGTCTCAATAATCGAATCACAGAAAGCCGGTTTAGTGGTCGGGGAAGCCATTCGAACAGTGAAAAGAGGGCTCGAAGTTGGGTTCCGAACTTGGTGGGTGAAAAGAGAAAATCAGTTGTATAGGTCGTACCTATTGGATTATGCCTTCTAACGTGTGCTAGGGCTAGATAAGATAAGGAAAATTGTTTCTTTTATTACGCTATACGAAAGAATAACCAGTTGAACAAAATGGCGTTTTTCGAACAATATCGAACTGGCCCACTGAGATTCGAGTTCAAAACGGGACAATGTTTTACATTTGACGAATCAATCGAAACTAGAAGGGAAAAACCTTTGGTTTTGACTATTGAATCACTCAAAAAGTACCCACTGAGGCATCGCTATGTTGTTAAGACCTTGGAGGATGGTTTCTGGTTTATTTGGGCTACCGCAAAAGGAATCTACTGGATTCCAGAAGATCAGGATTACAGTATCGAATATTATTTCTATGTCAGTAGTATTACCAAAGTTAAGGGTGTGGATCGCCCGAATCGATCGTTCCCAACATTTCCAGACTATGAGATTGTGAAAAGGGATGTTTCAATGGAAATCATGGAAGAAATTGTAGATCCGGATGAAAGGAGAGATGAGTACACAATTTTTGACTACATAGCTCTGATCGACCAATTATGCGGACGCAAAATCAAGTTCCATATATCGGTTGTTCCTCAACAAACGAATTTTCCGGCCACTTCAAGGCAACCATTAAGAAATACAGACACTCTCGAAATTCAAACTGTGAATTTGGTATTATCGACAGAACCAGCCCAACTACCTCATATCACTCTGGGAGGTGACACTAATTTAGCCGTATTACGGGCTGATTTCGAGACCTTTTCAATTACCTACACTAATTTGTGGACAGAAGAATGGATGGACGGGCTTATTTTGTCACCCTTTGCCGGTTACTATCCGGAAAATTTGGTGGATTCAGCGCTGTCATATCAAGTAATCAAAATCGAATCTTTTAGTCGTCCTAGTGATGCACCTATATCAAACATGGCTCCGATTACTAATACAGAGGAGGATATTAGCGATCACTTTCAGAATTTTGATACTGGAGTTGGTGCAGGAGCAGGACGTCTCCCATTGGCTTTGGATGATCCATCACCACCCGCTTCCCCTCACGGTGGTGCTGGTCGTCTACCTTCTTCTCCAGCTTCTTCCCGTTCGCCACCACCTTCTCCAGCTTCTACTCGTTCACCACATCCTTCTCCAGCTTCTACTCGTTCACCACATCCTTCTCCAGATCCCGGACGCCCTGGTGTTAGAGTACCTGTTCGTCCGGGATCTCTAATAAAGGAACCAAAGTTTTTGACCCGTAACAAATAAGACAAATTTCTTCACGGAAGGAATTAGAAAACTGAAAGCCGAAATCTTCCGCTCATCAGTAACAACAAATGGCAGAGATCGTCTACTATGGAGAGATCAAATGCGAATCCAGCACCCGAGCCGGTCCATGTACTAATGGGGCTTATTATGAGTATCGCGGTAGTTATCTTTGTGGTGTTCATTGTCGCTCTGGTGATCGAAATCCACTACCAAAACGAAGCGCAAAAGAGAAAGCAGCTAGCAAAAAGGCGAGCTATGAGACGCATATGGAAACCGTTGAAGATGCAGCAGAGTCCAATCGGAAAGCCAAAATACCCGGGGACGTGGCTCTAGTTCGGATGCAGATGCGGAAACGGATTGAGTTCCCAGAGGGTTGGTTTCCGATCTTTCCTAACTATCGGGATGGAGATCGGGAGGATGGTTATGGGTGCCCGAGTTTAAGTCCGATGACAATTGGACCCATCGATCACGGACAACCAGGACTCCCGAAAGCTAAGAACTTGGAGAACTTCTGGCAGAGTAACAAGGTCACCGTCAAAGAGGCGGATAAGAAGGGGAATCCGACGGAGCTCTTCCACGAGAACCAACTCCGCCTCTATCGGGACGCTGAACCTCATCGGCACAAGTACAAAGGTGAGAAGGTGCTCTATTCGCGATGGATACAGAAGGATGGAACTGAACTCCGGCTCAATTACGTGGAATCACGGCAGATTTACGGTCACTTCTACGAACTTGGAATTAAGAAGTCTCCCGACTTCAAGTACCTGAAGGAGCTGTTGAAAGAGGGCTACAACCTGGCAATTTACGGTTACGACGCGTATGATATTGCGGAGAACTTTGAAACCTCCTACTTGGATCCATCGGAGCCCTTTGGTCATGAACGCTGCTTAGCCGCCATGCTCCTATTGAAGCCGAAGGATTACCCGTGGCGCCGACACCAAACGATCGACTTTTAACGTATTTCTTCTTGGAAGAAATCTGTCTTCACATCCTACTACATTGGACTAACGATAAGGTTTAATTCCACCGGCTCTTGAAAGACTGCCAGTGTATCCTTAACGTCATTCCAGATTTCGATCACTTTGGCTGGGTCCATTGAATTGTCAGTTTGATTGTAAAATTCCATGTATTGTCGCCCAATGTAGAGATTCATATCCTCCGGGTACATGGACATGCAGATTCGAATCTCCTTTCCTGGCCAAAGTTGCTGAAAGAAGGCTTTGTAACCCCGACCGAGAAAAAGTGTTCTAGCCAATTCTAAGCTATCCTCCCCGATGGTCAAATCGTAAAGCTTTGGATTCAACGCTTTCAGTGGTTTCTCCAAAAGACGCCAAAAGGTGTCTCGGTGGATACAAACCCCCACTACTGCGTTGACATGGCAGAGGTAACTCATTGAGAGTGAAGTTGGGATCCAGAGACTCTGGGTCTAGAGAATCAAATTTCTCTCGTGAGAAATGTGTCTTTACCCACAATTGACGATAACGTGGAGCTCTACCGAATCGTTGAAAATGTTTAACGCACCCTTGATTTGATCTCTCTCCAGAATTACATCCTCCGGATCGATCGGATTCCAAGTTTGATTGTAGGATTTGAAAAACCGGCGACCGATGTAGAGGGAAGTATCATCGGAGTTCCACGCGGTGTAGATTTTGATCTTCTGCCCCGGCCACAGTTGCTCGAAGAAGGGCTTGTAATTCTTATAGATGAAATCCATTCGCGCGTTCATCAAAGATGTATCATCGTCGTCGGAAGTTTCGTCGTAGAGTGTAGGATGAGTGGTCTTCAATGACTCCTTGAAGAGCTCAAAGAAGTCCTTTCGAGAAACGCAGACGCCCACCACGAAGTTGATATGATCGAAGTAACCCATTTGATGTTGATGCTGACAGGAGTTGGAAGACGTGGTAGTGGTTTAAAAGAATCAAATTTTTCGTTATATAGCATTGGGCTTAAGTGTGAAGAATGGGAACCAGAACAAAGGAAAGTTGTTCGAAGTATTAGTACTGGGAATCTGCACCTAAAATCCTGTTAATCTTTCCAATCAAGGCCAAGATTTCACTCCGCCGAAAATGAAAAATTAACGACCGACTGGAGCGCCGTAACCACAATTTTGACGAATATGATGGGCACTAAAACCAATATCTGTTTGTTTGCGAAATCGGAAGAGGTGGGTGTTGAGGGATGGATTCACTTAATCACACTACACTTCAACTACGATGGACTTGCTCGTCAAGAGGAAGTTCTGCTTATACTGGAAGAAGCGGTGGAGATGAAAATCGAGGACTTTCTGGATCTGATGTTGGAGAGTTTGGGAACGGAGCCACACCTAATCAATAACCGATTGGACAATCCGACCAATACGAAGGACTGTTTCCTCGGAATCCATCGGAATCGGAAGGAAACCATCGAACGGATCGAAGTCCTTCCTCGAGTACCTTCCGAGTTAATATTGGATCTCACTAATCAGTACCTTTACTATCTGAAATCTCAAATTCGACCCTTCCGAATCAGTATCGAAAGTGAAGAGGCTCGAATGAAGAGCTTACAGAAGTCAAAACATTCGAACCAACGGGTTCTGAAGTTTGCGAAATAGGTTTCATCCAAGATGAAATCTATGTGTGGTAGGTTAGTGAGCGATTGGAGAGCCGGGGAATCGTCGCTGCTCTCCGAAGTAGTACTCCGGAATCTGATCCCCTGGAATCTGTGTCAGACAGAGGGCGATATCATCCTGAAAACGAAGGGTTAGATCCTCCGATTCCTCCCGTGAGATCGACTTAAAGCCGATGAGATCGTTCCGTACACGAACGAAGTCTATGATCTCGAACAGTAGCCGCTCCAGATCATTCTTCAGTCGCATCGTGTGCGGAAAGGAGGTTGGTACCTGCGGAAGGTTAAAAATCTGCATAATCTTAGCATGCATGGGATGATGGCGGTGTCGGTTGTTGCCGTTCTTCAGTGTTCGATCCACGGAATCACGAACCTGCTCCAGCTTCTTCAAAATCTTACTAGCTGCCGTCTCCAGCTCTTCGACCCCGTGACCTGCCTGCATTCCGGTTAGTTTCAGTGACAAGTTAGCCATTCTGGGACCTTTTAAATGAGATTCATTTTTGCAAGGCAGATTCCAACCGTTTTACCGTCAAATCAGGGATCAAGAACGAAAGGATGGCAACATGTTGATGAAAGCGGATAAGTCCATAACTTGGGTGCTGGAATGCCGGACTGAGAGTTACAACTGTTGTTGCCGTTGTTGCAGAAAAAGTTCTCAGATCTCTACCCACAACGCTACTTCGATGCTGATTTTTCGTCTTTTTCCACACGTCGCGACATGCGGTTCAGGACTCATTTTCCACCGATTTTCGGTTTTCAACTCCGGTTGTGGTTACTGCTGTTTTTCTGTATTTGGCGCTTGCTAACAGGAAAACTTGACCTTGAAGTCGGGAAACGAAAGTCACCCTTCGTTATTTTCGTTTCCCAGCTCAGAATTGACCTTTCCACCAGAGAGGAGGGACTTCGACATTTCACTCTTGAAAGGGAAATATGCTATGAATTTACGAAATGGGACTTAGCCGGTCCCCTCTTCGGTGCTCAACCGGGCGGCCTCCACTTTTCCTTTCTCCGTCAGCTGCCACTGAGGATCGGTGCCATCTGGCTTGGCTTGTTTTTCCAAGAATCCCTCCTTCTGGAGCTTGTGGAGAATTGGATTTACCGTCTTACAGCTGCTGCCAGCACCAAAAGCGCAGCGAGCCAAGTTGAGAGTTCGGACGGGAGGGTTGTTCTTCAACAGAAAGTCGAAGATCTTCTTCGTGGGTACTTCGGGGTCGGACATTTACTGGAATCGAATAAACACCAATTCGAAAATCAAATCTCCAATTCGAACGCCAAGACCGGAAGAAAAACATTCGTTTCAAATTCGAATCTTGCCAATGCTTTTTCACAAGTTCCTTAAATGTCGCACCAATTACTGATCCTAATTGTAGTTCTCGTTATTGTGGTCATCTTCCTGGTGACACCAACAGCGACTCCTAGTTCCAAAACCCAAACCGCCACTAGTAGCAGTGCCAAATCCAAAGAGTTTCCAATTAAGATTTTCATTCAGCTTACCGATTCTGCACCCAAACTCCGCAACACTAAGACCTCCGTCGCGGGTCTGATTGAGGACCTCTCCACAATGACCAAGATTAACCCGAAGCGGTTTGGTAGCATTCAACCCCAGGAGTCCGGATTCATCCTCCATCTTCATAGTAAACCGGTAGCTCAGACACTAATTGAAGCGCTTTACAGGAATGCCAACCGATTCTCAGAGATCGTAAGTCAGATTTACACCAATCCCGTAACTGTCAAGAATGCAGTTTGGATTTTGTAATCTTTTCGCCGTCACTACTAAATACAGATGGCTGCTATGGAGAGCAATTACATGTTCGTGGCGATTATTATTACATGTGACATCCCTAAGTACAGATGTCGGCGTCGATTGCAAGAATCGACGCTAAATGTTCTCCGCAAGAATGGAATCACCCCCTTCTATCTGGTCGGAGGTGGAGAGACTACATATGTGAAGGATGACACTTTGGTCGTTGATGTGCCAGAAACCTACGAGAATCTACCTCTGAAGGTATGGAAGGGTTTTGAATTCTTCCGGGAGAAGGTCCAAGTTGGAATGTTCAAGATGGATGACGATACCATTATCACCTCCATGAATCTAACCGATATTCAGGAGGTTGAGTATGGTGGTACGCATATGTCCAGATGCCCTGGCATTTGGTCCGATTATCACAAGGGTAAGTGTAAGGATCCGATTATCGATAAGGGGATGTTCTGGGTTCCGGCCATTGCTTACTACGGTGGACCCTTTTACTATATGTCGAAGAGTCTTCTAGCAACCCTGAAGGAGTCCGATTACTCGGCTATTGTTTACGAGGATATCGCCTCCGGGATTGTTGCCAATCGGAACCCAACTGTAACTCGAACTCTTACCGTCAAAGCCACTTGGGGTCAGTGGGATAACCGCAAGTGGCCCGTCATCTATCCGATCTTCTCCGGAGGTCTAGGGAACATTCTCTTTATTATGGCGGCAGCTTACGGGGTTGCTGAACGGAACAACTGCATTTTAGCCGTTAACTACAATTACAGTAGTGTTCGAAGTGCTCACAGTCCGATCAAGTATGAAAGTAACGTCCTAGCCAAGTTCGCTAAATACATGACGAATAGCTCCCCCACTTCATTTATCAAAGAGGCACAGGATCTGACCTATATTCCGAATGAGGAGCTGGCATCCAAGATTAAGGATCAGGTCCATTTGGGTCTGAAGGGTTACTTTCAATCCTATAAGTATCTCGGGGAGTACAAGGATGCCTTTCTACAACTACTCTCCTGGAATACGAAGATTGCGGATAAGTACCCAAAGTTAGAATCTAGCTTCTTCATTCACATTCGACGAGGAGATTACGTGGGAAACAAATTTCACTACATCGATCTGGACCGGTACTATGCAGAATGTATCGCCGCCACGAAGGGAGCGCATCTGTATGTCTTCACCAATGATGCCAAGTATGTGAAGACAGCTCCTTATCTGAAGGAGGTGGAGTGGACTCTAGTGGATGAGAACGAGTTGGATTCCCTCTATCTGATGGGACAATGTAAGTTGGGTGGTATCTGCGCTAATTCCTCCTTTAGTTACTGGGGTGCCTATCTGAACACTGATCGAACCATTTTTATGCCGAGTCGGTGGTATCCGAACGCTAAAATGGTAACGGAAGGCTACTACTTTCCGGGTGTCACAGTGGTGGAAGTGGAGTAATACTTCATTGCAATCAATGAATACTGATTTTTAACGGTTGAGTAGGTTGAACGTAACCTTTATTTCAAGTAGCATGGAGAACGTTTATCCTAATGCTGACGAAGAGGCACAGTTTCCTCCTCAAGATTTCGATCAGACACCAGAGAAGACAGAAGAGCTTTGGCAGAAGATCTTCAACGACGAAATGCCGGTTACTGAAATAACCATAGGTTGCATCCTACAGAACGTTACCGTTCGGATTGGATACAACCAGGACGACCCCCGTTACCATTTTGGTCGCATTCGCCCGCTACACGGTGAATACAAGAAACTGGTAGACTTAGTTATTCTAGCCAGAGAGAAATGCAAAGATCCTTTGGAGCATTGGATTTACAGAGGCTTCGTTTCTGCATTAGCAGGATATGCATCAAATTGGTTGGACTATTTTCGAGCGACGACAGGGGTTATGACGTTAAGCGATATCGAATTAAGGCGGTTACAACTTCCTGTGAACGCCCTCGCTGCAGAGAAACCTCCAGTAGTTCCAGCCGTTTTTACGCAAAAGTAAACATATTAAAGTTTAGACTTTAATATGCGATAGTATTCACGGGGCCCGATTCAAACTTGCGGTATTACGGGTGGACCAAATACACCATGAACCAATAGTACCGATATAGAACGTAAGTGGAAAATGCAAACTGGAGGAGCCAATATCCCCAGGAGGTGGAAGGAATTCGATTCTCAGTGTTAATGGTGGGTGGGTACCGGTTTTTGTTAATTTCGGCCAATTTGGTCAATTGGAGCTTAATTGTTTCCATTCCTAGATTCAGTCGACCATTGGATCTGGTTAAGCTTTCCGCCGCGAAATCCATTCGATCGAAGGCACGGTCCAAATTTTCCATCCCGAGATCTAGAGAATCCCAAGTTTCGAAGCGACGTTGAGGCATTTGATGAATGCAGTTAACCAACTTTACCGCGAGAACGGAACTTCAGTTTTGAAGCCGAGGGTTACTCTTTATGAAAAACTGATTCCTCTTTTACTCCTCCCGAGCGCTTCCAAAAATGGAAGTGGTTAAGATTTACACCGACGGCTCCTATTCGAGTCGAACCAAGAAGGCCGGTGTTGGCATTGTGATTCCGGCTCACGATTATGAGCTCTCGGAGGCATTTCCCTATGACAATCACACCAATCAGCGAGCGGAGCTCTACGCCGTCTATCGCAGTTTGGATGTTATTGCCGCCAATTTCAAGCCGGTGGAAGTTGAAGTTCTGATCTACACCGACAGTAAGTACACGATCGGATGTCTGACAGAGTGGGTTCCCAATTGGAAGCGGAATGGTTGGCGGAATGCAAAGGGACAACCGGTGCTCAATGTGGACATCATTAAGCCCACCCTCCGACTGATGGAAAAGTATCGGGTCTCCTTCGAACACGTGCTGGGACATCAGGGAGATCTGCACAATGAACGGGCGGATCTGCTAGCTCGGCGAGGCTCCGGAATTGCGTGAACGGATTCGAGACAAACTCAAATCCTGATTTTGACTCTTTGTCGAGAGATTCAGGTAAAAATTGGGTTCGTCCGAAATCAACAACTTAGACTTGGTTGCAAATTTCGAAAAAGGAAGGGAGAAATTGGGATTTCAGAGCCAGATGCAAAAGCTGCAATTGCAGGGAGGGACCTGGGATTCCGAAATTACAACGGTTGTTGTTGCTGCAACGGCTTCGCTACAACGGAGTTGCGGTTTTGCTGCACACAAGACCCTTTACCCGAAGTCATAATGAGGGAGCGAAAGTACCAAGAACCGTTCAAATACGGATTTCATCGGTGGATGGAATCTGTCTTACTTCGTATTCCCACATTTTTGCTCAAAGGGGTGAATTGTCTTCGAAAGAAGATTCGCCGGAAGAATAAATTGTTCCAGTAGAAAGGAATGATGGAAACCGTTGCTTGTCTGGAGATGCAGATTCGAATCTTTCGTTTACATACTAGCCGATTGGCAGGAGCGATTGGCAAATGTTGCTACCAACCGGTTCAGTTACCGGAATCGGATTCTATTGAGGAGTGGCGACAGTGTTTGAAACAGCACCAAGACCTCTTTCAGGAGATTCTCTATCGAGGGGCTTTGATCGTTAGAGACAATCTGAATCCGAAGCGTCGAGGTTTGATTGCGGAAGCGATTAGCGCTATCGTTACAAATCAGATTCAAACCATTGCCCAGGTGATGGAGGAGACGCGTGTTTAAGCGCTTATGCACATTAGAACCTATTCACATTAGAACCTATTCACATCAGAACCTAGTTCCGATGTGTCTTCATACCCAAATCCGATTCACTACCAATCGACCCCAAACATCCCCTCGTCCTTTGACACCCATTTGCCAAAGATCGCATTGAAGGTTGTAGATAGTGTCAACTTCCAATGGAAAGGAGGAAAGGATGACGGCAACATCCCCAGTTGGATATCGATGGAGGAAGAATTCCGGGTTGGAGCTCGCGGTAAAGCGGAGCACTTTAGCGTGATGAAAGCCGGCGAAAGTCGAATAGCTCTCGATTTGAACTCGAACTTGTAGATTGGTCTCCACTAGTCGAACGCGAGCTAAATACGGAGTGTGAAAAGGTCCAACTTCAATCGAAACAGAGTGAAGTTCTCCATCCGAGAGTTGTTTCCTAACCTTTCTCTGAAGTCCAATGGCCTCAATAGCCGGCAGTTGAATTGGGGTTGTCATTCAATCGATTTGGAGATTGGAATGAACGGAGTCATTTTTCAATTACAGAGTCTCCAACGGCGGTAGTGTGACCGTCTTGAAGCTTCCAATCTTCAGAGGTAGTGGATAGTACTTAAACCAGGGTTCCGTGACAACATTTGGACTGTTGGTGTAGAGGGTTCCCAGCTCCAACTCGGAGGCCCAGAAAGGTCCCCTGGCGTCCTCCAACACCACCCATTGTTCCCAAATGGCATTCAGAGCGTAGTTACCATTGGAGTAGAGAAAGCGCCAACTAATACCCCGAAGTGTGTAATCGATGGGAAATTCTCGAGTTCCAATCTCCGCCCGCAAGCCCTCGATCACGTTCTGACTGTGAGTGGCATAGACATCTGGATTCAGGCTAATGGTGGTTAACCCGGGACTCATTTCTCGCCAGAGTTGCTCTTTGTTGGAGGCCAGGAGATGGTTCAACAGCGACTCCAAAATCTGGAGCCCGCGCTCTTGTGGGGAGACTTCCGAAGCCATACTGAAATGGAGAGTTGTGGATCTTAAAGTGGAGAATCGAAAATCAGTTTGAGAGTCGGTAGTGACATATACGAACTTTTACTCGGACATATACATCCCAACTATGTTGAGATATGTTTTGTTTTGGTTTATTCCCTTGCCTTCTTCATTCCTTTTTCGCCGCCTTCCGAACTCGCTTGGCGAACTCCTCCCAACCCTCATCCTCGGCACCATCCAGAGTTCGAGCCAGCCGACGCAGCTTTAGAAGAGGCTTTCGCTTCAAGTAGTTGACCAGATGAAAGATTTCGTACTTTCGCTCCTTCATGTCTTCATGCTTGTAGATGGCATCGATAGCGTTGGCAATTAGATTGGGACTGAATTCGATACCCAGTTCTAGAGCGGCTTGAATCATTTCTTGATCCCCGGTGAAAATCGCCAAACGGGCAAAGGTGAGAAGGAGCCCCTTGTGAGTCGGCTCCTTTCGCTTCCAGATGGTTAACGCCGTCAGAAGATGCTCCCGAACGTGATCCACATGACCGAAATAGGCGGTGACATTTCCCAGGTGCCGTTCTACTGGATCTTCAATCATAAATTCGTCGTTGTAGATTGTCTGTGGATACTTTCGAAGTGGCTCCTTGACATCAACATCTTCACCCTCCTCCGGCTCATAAACCTTCGAATCCTTAATCCGAAGAACTCGGGCCGAAAGTGCATCCTGATCCCGGTCCTCATACTCCCGCCAAAAGTCAACCTCTTCGTAGAGACCCACAAGGGTTTCCGGTAGGTTGGCGTAGAGTTGAAGTGTAACATCGGGTACATGATCCAGAATTCGATTCAGTACCTCCGAGTCCTTAATCAGGAGGAGAGAGAAACAGGTCATTGCATCTGCTTCGTCGACAATCCCGTCCTTACTGAGAAAGATTTCGACCAGCTTTGGGAAACAGGGTTGTTCCTGTAACAGCTGAAAGAACTCCGTAATCAGGTACTGCTCCGGACCACCGCTTAGGTAGATACTATCAATCATCTGTTCGAAGACCTTCTCCTTCCCCAAGATCACCAACTGGCTGCATCCGGATTGAAGAAAGAACTCCATCGTCCGCTCCTTCTTTTGAAATTTCTTCGTCGGAAGGGACTGGAAAACGTTAAGTACAAGAGCAAAAAAGTATGAACTGGTTGACATGTGATCGCACAGTGCGGCCACAAACATCCGATAGATGTAGGTGGAGTCATCCTGGTAAAGATCGAGGAAATGATCCAGTGTCTGTCCCATTTTTGGGATTAGGTCATCCCCTAGAGAGACGAAGAGGCCACAAAGGCGCTTTAGCTCCTGATAGAGCTCTTCCTCCGACTTCGTAGCTCGAATCATCGACAAATGGTGCCGAAGGTTCTTGGTGGATTTCAGGATCTGAGTGTCTTCCATTTTGTTGGGTTCTGAAGGGGTTCTTTTGGATTTCGGGAAGAAGCGGAATTCAGTTTTTCGACTTTTGAAGGAGGATTGACGGCAGATTCTTGTAGTGAATACGGTTTTACGTTACGACATACACATCCCAACTATGTTGAGATGTGTTTTACTTTCTTACTCCAGCCCGAAGTTGGAGGCCCCGTTTCGCATGCGTGTAGCGAATTCCTCCCAATCCTCCTCCAGAATCTCGGGACAGTGATCCTTAACAAACTGGAACGTTTGCTGCTTTCGATCCTTGAGTGTCAGATGTTCGTAGATTCCTTCAATGGCGTTGAAGATCAGCTGCTCCTCGATCTCAGGGTCGAATTCAAAAGCGGCTTCAATCAGCTCCTCATTTCCCGTAAAGATGGCCATTCGGGTAAAGGTTCGAAACAACTTCTTGGAGACCGGAGGAACTCGATTCCAAATGGCCAAAGTGAAAAAGAGATTCTTCTCCACCGCTTTGACACTTTCGTAGTAGCGGTCGACGTTTTCTAGCTCCCGTTCCTCCTTCTTTTCGGGGTGCGCATTGGGATCCATGTAGAGCCAATCGGCGACAGAAACCTCCGCTTCTGGCTCCAGCTCCTGTAGCTCTTCCGCTTCCGGTTCATAAATGCCAATCTCCTTCATGTGAACAACTCTCTCACTTAGAGCTGAAAGATCCCGATCGATGTACTGATCGAAGATGTCGTCAGCGCCGTAATCCCCGGTCATGATTTCGGGAATGTTGGCGTAGATCGTTAAGAGAAATTCGGGAATGTAGTACATCATCTGCTTGAGCAAACTTGGCTCTTCGATCAAAAGGAGGGAAAGTCGAATGATGTCGTCATTTTCACCCAATTCGCAATCCTTTTCGACGAAGAGTTGAACCAGATCCGGGAAAATCGCCTTCGTTCGGAGTTGATTGAAGAAGAAGGTGACTACGTCCGACGGAGTAAAGGATTGGTGGTGGTAAACCTGTACCATTTGATACAGAACCTCCTCCTTCAGCAGCTGTTGCAACTTCTGAATCGCTGTCTTTAGAAACGTCTTCGCCTGGTCGAAAGCATCTTCATTATCCTCCACTAAATCTCCAAAGCGCTGAACGATGTCCTGAAAGATGTCGGTTAGCGGATCCATTGCCGTTACTGCGTCACAGTAGGCGGCGGTAAAGAGCTTGTAGAGCTCCTTCTGATCCTCCTGCAGGGAGAGAAAAAGGCGAAAGATCCGATTCTTTTCCTCATTTTCTACCTCGAGGGAAGCTAGAGGCTCACAGAGACGCCGAATCTCTTGGTAGATCTTCTCTTCCGTTTTCGCGACGCTAAAAACGGAGAGGTGATACTTCAAACTCTCTTCCGACTCAAAAATCTCCATCTGGAAATTCAGGAGCGAAAGAAGCTGAAATAAAGGGTTACTTTCTTCCAAGATCCACATATAAAAATCAGTTTTATAGTCGGTGGGTTATTGACGGGCATTTTTACAGATGCTGGTCATCTACATATAATAGGTATGATTCCTGGGAATAGTGAAATTTGAGATTGAGGGCCCGATGTTTGAGTGTATAGAAGTCTAAATGAATGAAAAATCGAAAGGCTATTCGTTATAGTCTTGGGGCATATACGAACTCACGTTCTTATATGTTTTGTTTTCTTAATCCTAGCTTTAGCGACTGGAAGAGGCTGCCAGCCAAGCCTGAGTCACCTCTTCCTGCTTCTGTTCCACCTTGGCGACGTACTCCTCCTCGTTACCCATTTCGGGGTAGAAATGGTAACGAAATTCAGACTTCCTGACCTCGGTGTAGTTGAAACCGTGCTTGATCAGGAGTAAGCCAGCATCCTTAATCACGTCCAACTTCTCCAGGTGATCACCATAACCACCTTCGGTTAGGAGTGACTCCAAACTGCAGGGTACTTCGGGCTTACAACCGGCTTCGAGGTAGACCTTGAGTCCATCAACGCATTCCTCAAGACAAGGAGCCAAGGAGGTCAGATACCACTTCCAAATGGAAGGCGAACCAACCTTCTTGTCGCGCGGTAGGTTGGGATTAGCACCGTAGTCTAAGAATAACTTGATCATTCGGGCGTTGGAGGTTTGATCCAATGGGTAATGACCAAAGAAGCCTCGCACATTGGGATCGGCGCCCAAATCCAGGAGCATCTTGACCGTCGCCAGATCGTTGTCCGATGCATCAGACATGTCCCACCCCATCAGGACGTGAGTCAATACAGTCAAGTAGTCCTCCTCCTCGCTCTCCACCTGGTTGATGTCAAAACCGTGATTTACCAGGTACTGCAGGTAAAGTTTTGTCTTCTCCATCGGAGAACCTGCCGACAGAACCGCTGTGTAGGCGGAAACTGGGTTGTCCGCAAGGAAGAGAGCCACCCGAGTAAAAGCCTCGAACTTGTCGCACTTGACTAGCGACTCGATGGCCTCCCGTTTGCAACGAGTGTCGACACCTTTGCCGGTAACCGTTCTCTTCCAGGCCTCACTCTCCCAGATGACGGGGTAGAGATCCTCCATGTCGCAGACTGCCAACAACTGCATCGTGTTCTGGTTGGTGGCGATGGAGTTCTCTTTGTTGGAGAAGTTCTCCGCCCGAGACAGTAGGATGTTGACAATCTCGCGGTTGCCCATGGAGATGGCCAGATCCAGAGGAGTCCAGTTCCGACTGTCCCACTTGACGTACTCCTTAAAGGTCTTGGGAACGACCCGAGCAGGGTGAGGTGGACCGCCCTTCCACCCCTCAGCGTAACGACCGGCCTTGGGATAGTAACCATCACCACCTCGATCGTTCTCACTTTCGTCGGTCTCCTCAGCGTACTTGTTCCACATGCGCTTCCATTCCGACTTACGGACCTTGTACTCGTCGTCGATCTGGGGTAACTGGTGTAGACCAGCAGCGGGCTCCTTCTCTACCAACTCCCGAACCAGCTCAATGTTACCCGCCTTAACGGCCAAGTACAGCTCGGAGAAACCAAACTCGTCAATCTTGGACATTCTGTCGGTAGTTCTAGTTCAAATGTAGATGGGTTCTGGTCTTTCCAGTTCAGATCCAAGAATCAATTTTCTAGTACATCTCAACTTTCGTTGGGATGTAATTATATGTGCGGGTAGGAAACTGGTCCTTTTGGAAGAGGTCAAGGTGGGGTTGCTGAATCCTTCCAAATCAAATCCGTCGCAAAATCATCATACCCTATTAAAACGCAACCCCGTGAAATGCTTGGCGCTATCTATTTCTTTTACCGGCAACCGGTCGCTTTTGAAGCTTCCCTTCGGTCCTTTCGTCAACAGTATCCTGAGAGTACGGTTGTTCTTATTGGGGATCTTGGATGTTACGATTATTCCAAACTGGCCGAGAAATACAAGTGTCACTACCTTTTAGCGGAGAAGAAGATCGGGGCACAGAATTACAGTGTCTATTTGGATTCCTTGACACTGAATCAATACCTGGATTTATGGCAGAAGGCATTTTCTCTCATGAAAGAGGATTACGTTCTACTTCTAGAGGATGATACTCACGTTTACAAACCCGTTGATGTATCCTCTCTCAATTACACCATTAACGGATGTAATCCGGGAGAGAAGTTACACCCGTTACTAACTTCCTGGTTAGGTAAGAAAGAACCACTTTATTATGGTGGTTGCGGTGGATGTATCTTTGATAAAAAGTTCTTTCAAGCAACATTTACCACCATGGATAGGGACTCCTTCAAACAAGTCTTCTCTCTTCTTGCACGACCTCTGGGAGCCGATGAAGTTCTATCACTGATCTGCTATCGCTACGGAGGCACGATTGGAATGTATAAGGGATTTACGGAAGTCTGGTACCCCGATTTTAAGGATCGACTTCTTCGAAAGGAGATTACGGTTCTCCACGCGGATAAATCGTTGTATAACGCGCCCGTTCCCAGAGAGTTAGCAGATTTACTGTAGTTTTCTTCATAGCACATTTCAACCGAGTTGAGATGTGTCATTTTTAAGTCCAAAAGAGCAGGCCAGCGGGAACTCGAGCTCCAAAGCGAAAAGCGCCGGCTTCTGGGGTTAGAGTCGAATCCTGAACCCACTCTTTTCCATTGAAGGTTAGAGTTGAGAGTCCGGCCGGATTCTTCTGAATCTCCCAAAGGTAGTGATCATCTAGAAAATCGTAACTCTCCTCTCCGATGCTATTCGCCACAACGAAGCCCAGACACATGTGAGGTGTTAGATGCTTTCGAGGTTGGCCACATCGATACTTCCGGTACCGCCCACTTGGATACCGGAGAAGAACGGTGTGCTGGCAGGTGGTCTCCATAAAGGGTGATGGAAGTGAGTTAATGATCAAGGGGACCAATTTGAGAATTCAAATTTCACTCGGGGTGAGATTTGTCTTGACGGGAAGAATTCTTGTGTTAAAGCGAGTTTACGCCCACTACGTTCGCTCACGCCCAGTACCGCTCCATCGCCTCCCTCCGGATCTGAAGGAAGCCATGGGTGGGAACCATATCCAGGAACTCCCGCAGCTGAGCCCCCGAAGGCTCAATTCCCATTCGCTTCAGCTGTTGGGCATAATCCAGATTCAGAGAGACGATGACCAGATTCAGTAGCTCGCTCTCGGAATCCTTCCGACGCGCCAATGTCGAGATTGGCTCACCATCTACGGGTGGTAGACCCTTGGCCGGGAAGCGATACTCCCAGGTGGCCAAGACCAATTCAATCTGCTCGTTAAGCGGGCCCATGATTTGAAAGTACTCCTCAAAGGCATGCTGACTCTGCATGTAATTTGCATCGTTGTTAAGGTAAAAGGGGTAGATTTGCTCCAGGAAGTAAGGTGGCGTCTTAACCTCGTGAGTGGAGAAGTAGTAGGCACGAGCTGCATCATCCAGTGTTGCAATAGCCGCCTTCAGAAGAGCTGGATTTCGGATAGCATCCAGAGTCTTGTCGTTGAAGTACAGCATCTCGAGCACGTAATGACCGAAAGTGGGACGCCCCTGCATCAGGTAGAAGAGCTGCTCCTGGATATAGGGGACATTGTGATGGAGCATGTTGAGCGACTCCAGATCACCCATCCGATCCAGGTCATCGACCAGACGCTGCAGAAAGCGCTTCGAATCCGTTGATGTGGTATGATTGTCCAGGTAATCGAGACCCTCTAGTGTTTGCTCGAGATCCCGATTGTAACGTTGAAAGAGGGCAGCCGGTAGAGAAAGGCCGAGAGCAGAGGCGGTATAACTGAGACTTTCAACATCAACCTCGGAGTCGGGGGCTGGATGAAACACGCGCTCCAGGATTCGACCCAACTGCTGCTGGCCTTGCTCCATTCCCTGAGCGGCAGCCTGAATCAAATCGCTCTTATCGTAACCTTCAGGGTGATCCATTTCTTCGAGTTCTTTTCTAAGGGTTGGAAAAAGGGAAAACGGAAAAACAGATTTCACTTTCGAGGAGAACGGGCTCTAGGAGAGGCACCAGCTCCACCCCGAGGAGGCGAAATGGTTCGAGGTGAAGAAGTGACTCGACGAGGAGAAGCGGCTCGAGGTGACGAAGTGACTCGACGAGGAGCTTCGTCTTCTTCGCCTAAGTCCCGGAGCAGCTTGGCGTAAACTGCCCATCCTTCCTCTTCGTTCTCCGTTTCTTTCCGAACCGCCCTCCGAAGCGCCAACATAGAGCCCCGTCGCCCCATGGTTAGCACCTTCAGAAACTCCTTCTTTCGGGGGTTCAAACTGGGATGGGTGGGTACCAGTTTCATGTACTCAATCAATTCGTTGGAAGTTGGCTCCAAATTCATTTGAACTAGTCTCTTGGCCAACACTGGATCCAAACTGACAACGGTGTACTTAACCAAATTTTTCGCCCAGGCAGCTTCTGACACAAAATCGTCTTCCGTATACTCAGAATCCTTGGCTAGGGGTCGACCTTTAGTCGGAAAATGGTACTTCCAAGTTAGCATATTTCGCTGGACCATGTGAATAACTCCAACTCGATACTCTTTCCACCGACTTACCGCCTCTGAACTCTTCGGGTCTCGATATGTTGGTAACAAATACCGATCCTGAAAATCGTCAGCGTAAGCGTTATAGAAGAAGGTATCAGAGGATTTGGCATCCGCATGTTGAAGGACTAACTCTAAAATTGAATTCGGGAGGTCGCGTAAAATTTCATCTTCGGTTTGAATAATACGGCTGCAAAACTCGACCATCAAAGGATGGTTTTGAAGAAGAACGACCAAGTGTTGAATAAGGATCGAATTTGAGTTCAATAGCTTTAAAAGCTCTTGCTCTCGGCCTCGATCGTGGAGCTGTTCAACCAATTGTGCAATAAGACTGAATTGGTCATGGCCGGGAATGGATCTATCAAAATCCAGATCGAATTCGTAATCGGTTTCCTTCATCGACAGTAAATATTCGTGAATAGCCAAAGCGAAAGGTAAACCAGTTTCATGTCCCACGATCCGGAGAGTTCGAAAGTTATGGTCATATGTTCGCTCGGAACCTGCGTTAGTTTTCAAAAGCAATTCGACGTAATGCTGAAAGCGTTTGTAGGCTTTGGCGTCACTTTCAATCGCCAGCTCCGAAAGCTCTTCGACTAGAACTCTGTAATCAGGTAAACTCATCTTTCTGAAGGTTGGAAAAGGATGCAATGAGATACAAATTTCAGTTGCCTGAGATTTGTTAATGGCGGGAATCACTTTCGAGGAGAACGGGCTCGAGGAGAGGCACCAGCTCCACCCCGAGGAGGCGAAATGGTTCGACGGGGAGCTTCGTCTTCTTCTCCCAAGTCTCGAAGAAGTTTAGCATAAACCGCCCATCCTTCCTCTTCATTCTCCGTTTCTTTTCGAACTACTCGACGTAGAGCAAGTAGCGGACCTCGACGATCCATCGCCACCATTCTCAATATTGTCGCCTTTCGGGCCTTAAGAATAGGGTGGGTGGGAAGTACCTTCATATACTCAATGATTTCCTCCGGTCTTGGGTGAATCCCAATAGTGAACAATTTCTTCATCAGCTCCGGATCCAGAGTGTAAACTGTGTACTTGGCTAACAGTCCCTCAATCTCCTCCCGTGGCTTGAAACGCGGGTAAGCTTTACCTCTTGAAGGACGTCCACCCGAAGGGTAACGATGGTTCCAAATTGCAATATGCTTTCGAACCTCTCGAGCAATCGGAAACCGTTCCTCATTCCACCGATTTACCGCTCTCATACTCTTCGGATCCGCAAAAGTGGGCAACGGAAAATGTTTGTAGAATTGGTCTCCACCGCGTTCCTCAGAGAAGTAAATATTGACGGTTAGATCGCTAGCATGAGTTAGTAGCAGATCCAGAATGTGGGGTTCTATTAGATCTCGAAAGACACGTCCATGGCCAAGAACGTCATCTGCAAAGTCTTTCATAAGGGGGCGATTCTGTAACAACAAGACCAATTCCGACACGATTCTACCATGTTCATACCCCAAATCTAATAATCGTTTTTCCTGCCCTAACTCGTACACTTGGGTCACCAATTGCTGAAAAAATTCGGAGAAATAGTAAGTACTAACGAAACTGGTGATAGGAAACGAAGACTCACCGTTATCGCTTCGGTAATGGTCGAAAATCAGATATGCGAGAGGTAAATTACAGCGTGCGGCAACATATCGAAGAGTTGCATATTGATCGTCTAAAATCTCAATATCATCCTCTTCAACCTCTTCCTCAACCTCAACCTCAACCTCAACCTCTTCATCCACGTCCCTTCTTCCTCTTGGAAAATAGATTCGTTCCATAAATTCGTGAACATAGTGTTGAAACCGATCCAAAGCTTTGGCATCGCTCTCAAGAGCCAGTAACTTGATTTCATCCAAAAGATCTTCGGATTCCGGGAGACTCATCTTTCTAAAGGTTGGAAAAGGATGCAGTGAGATACAAATTTCAGTTGACTGAGATTTGTGTTAAAGCGTGTTTACGCGCCCGGGTGCAGGTAATGTACTAAAGCGAGTTTACACGCCGGAAGAATCTTTGTGTGTTACCAATCCGCATACGGCTTCCAATTCGTTCCGCATACGGCTTCCAATTCGTTCCGCATACGGCTTCCAATCCTTGTCTTTAACGCTTCGTCACTAAAGCCACTGCGTTGTCATAGCCACTTCGTCACTATAGCCACTCCGTCACTAAAGCCACTCCGTCACTATAGCCAGTACACCACTCCGGCTGGAATGGCGGCCGCAAACTTCAGATCCGCGGCCAGTGGAACCAGGACCTTGTCACTCTCCCAACGCTCTCCATTCTGAATTAGAACCGACTTCCCGTTGGTTAGATAATCCGCCTGCCAGATGTGCTTGACCCCCTTCTTCTGCAACTTTCGGTTTCCGTAGCAATCGCTCTGAAGACAAGTGCTGGCTACATGAGGTCCCGAATGACGACTTAGCTTGTCGCAACTGAAACGATGAGAGCCACCCTCCTTTCGCAGAAGAAGAACCGAATGCCGGCACTCAAAGCTAGAGTAATCGATGCTGGTCATGGAGAGTCTAATGAAGTCGGGGTTGACTCCTTATTGAGGTCCAATAGTGAAATCAAAAACGGAAGCTCCAGATTGGACTTTAGCTACCCGCAAAGACGGTAATCGAGCCCTGAATGGACCCGGATTGGGCTTGAATTTGCGTTGAGCCTCCATTTACCCCCGTAATGAGACCAGTGGAAGAAACGGAGACGATGTTGGTATTTTGAGAGCTCCACGTCACCTGCGTTGTCAGATCCATACTGGCACTGTTACTGAAGGTCCCGGTCGCGGTTAATTGCATTGTACTCTCCCTTGCAACAGCCGGATTGAGAGGGGAGATAGCGATGGAAATTAGAGTTGCCGTATTCACCATACACGTGATCTGCGCGGTGACACCTCGATAGGTGACGGAGATTTGCGTCATTCCAGCTCCAACGGCGGTTACAAGACCGTCAGTGACGGTGGCGACACTGGAACTAGTGCTACTCCAAGTCGCCTCCGTGGTAACATCCGTTACCTCCTCTCCAGAAGTGGCATAGGCGGTTAAAGTGGCGGTAAAATCTCGGGGTAGATTCAACGTTGTCGATGGGGATAATGCCATTGAATCCGGTGGCGGTTCTTCATCGGGAGGTGGTTCCTCTTCCTCCGGTGGCTCTTCATCCTCTCCCGGGGGTAATTCTTCAACTAAATTGGGAGTTGGAGAGGGAGCCAACAGGCAGCAGAGCAATAGCACCAACAAGAGTGCTAAACAGAGGCTTAGCGGATCCATCTTTGGATCTTAAGAATTAAGATCGGTTGGAAAATTCCACATTAGACTTTATGTCTAATGTGTGTTTACGCGTTCGTCCACCGCAGCCGCCGCTCCATCCTTTCACGATCGGTCGCTGCATCCAGCTCTTCCTGCTCTTCCTCTCCCATCTGCGCCTCCATTGCCTCGATCCACTCCAACTGGGAACCGGAAACCGTGCAGCAGATGAAGTCCTCCGCCCCTGTGAAGGAGGAGAAGTCCATGTCCTTCCCAGTGTACTGAAAGTACTCTTGGTTAAGGACCCGAATGAAGAATCCTCGACTGACCTTCTTCTCCCGGTCCATCACTACCGGCATCTTCTCACCCTTCCAGGTGAAGTACGTGTGCCAGCACTCCTGATCGATGCCCTCCAGCTTGCCGTACTCGACATGGGCGATACACTCATCCCGAATCTGATCGGAAGGCCACCACAAGTTGTTGTGAGCGATGATGTCGACCCACCAGTCGGGAGCGAAGTTCTCCTCGTCCACCATGAACTCCTCCGGAATCGTCCCGTAGTCATCCGGATTGCCGGAGAGGTTCCGAAGTCGCTCCCCGTTCCAGATCCCAGTCCCGTCGTTGCGGTAGCGCTCCTCGTTGGGAAAAATGGTGACCAGATCACCGCGGCGGATGTCGTGGCACTGCTCCTTCACCAACTGCGTCAGATGCTCTAGAACCTCCGGCAAAAACTCCGATGTCTCCATCACCTCGTAGCCCTTCAGATCCAGCAGGTACATCCGGGCACCAGAACCACTAGCAATAATGTTGTCCATGGGAAATCGGTGCAAGAGAAAGCTAATCGAAGTAGGGTTGCTGACTAAGAAGGGCGAATTGGAAAATCAGTTTTAAGGTCCGGATTTTGCATTTTTGAGAGTTGAAAGTCGCGTTTTTCACCTGTGGTGAAAAATGTTAAGATTGATTAGGAGAGAGGTTCCATGAAAGTTGCAATACTAATTCGACCTCGTTTGATAGAGGGATCTCGAAGTAATTCATGAGTGCTTCCTCCAAAGAGAATGACATCTCCTGACGCCATGTTGTAGGCTTTAGTTCCCACTTTTAATACGCGAGTAGTTCCTAGACTAATGACTAATTGAACACAGCCAGCATGCGCATGAGAAGGTGCCCAATCGTTTCCATCCCGGTAATAGTTAACGTAAATTCCGAGTATGTTGTAATCCAATTCCAACGCCGACATGACACTAGCTACAAGTTCTTCGATCAAAGTTTCCTCCTCGGAGCCATTCCCTTCCATCATATGGGCCTTTCGAGACACTCTTCGCGCTCGAGCCGAATAAATTCCGTCCTTCCATGGAATTCCCTTCTTCAGCTGAAGATAAATGGCTTTTGCATCGGACGCCTCAATCACAGAGGAATAGTGTTTGGTTCGGGTGGGCATACGAACGGAGTGAGTGGCGAAGTGAGTGGCGAAGCGAGCGAAGCGAGTGACGGAGTAACGGGTGAAGTGAGTGGACGATTGAATTGAATGCGATCGGGTTCTGGTGGTAAGGAAGAAGAAATGGAAATCAATTTTGAAGTTGCCTCCGGATCCGAGAACCAGTAGACCCAATCCAGATTCTTGGTATTGGCGTACAATTGTAAGAGTAAGTCTCGTCTTAGATTTCGAATTCGGCACTCTTTGTCGTCCAATAGATCTGGAACCTCGAAACCTAATCCTCGACAAATTTCACACAATCGGTTGTAGTAATCATACTTAGTCATGGGAGTTAAGCCGTGAAAAGAAAAGATAACCACAAACTGACCCGTAGTAGATATCACTAAACGAACCTTTGCTGTTGAATCATCAAAAAATGAAACTAAGGGTGAAGGTTTGGGGGCGAACTTGGAACGGAGATAGGCTAGCATTTGAATCTTTGACGGTGGAAGCGAGAGGCTTTTGTCGGTTTGAATCGGCTTTAAGCCTTTCGCTGTATCTTCCAAATCCAACTTTTTCCGCTTTTCCAAATGACGACCGTTGTTGCCGCCTATTATTTGATTGCTTCCAAGCATTCTCGTCTGGAGTATGCTAAATGGATAGAGAACTTTATGCAGATGCCGTTTGAGTCCCTCATTTTCGTTGACCGGGAGTCCCATGATTACCTTTCGGCCAAGTATCCGGAGACCGAGCGACGTCGGTACTCCCTTCTCGATTTTTCTGAGTTCACGACCTCTCGTTGGGAGTGGGAATCAGAGCTCAGAAAAGATCTGGAAGTTGGAATTGGTCACTCTCCGAAACTGTACCAAGTCTGGAATGAGAAACCGTTTCTGGTGCAGCGTGCCATCACCATGAATCCCTACAATACGACACACTTTATGTGGGTTGACATCGGTTGCTTTCGAGAACAAGAGCAACTACCTCTGTTCAAAGATTTCCCTGTGACAGAGAGGTTCGTAAACGACAAGGTCACCTTTCTCCAAGTCTATCCCTTTCTGGAGAAGGAGAAACAGAAACTAGTCATTGATACCCGTTTTCAGAAGCTGAATCGGATTGGTGGCACTATGTTCGGGGGTTCCATTCCCGCTTTAACCCGTTTCGCTCAACTGCACCAGGAAATCCTTTCTACTTTCAAGGCGAAGGGGCTCTTTGCCGGGAAGGATCAAACTCTTTACAACTTCGCCGTTCTACAGGAGCCAGCCCTCTTTCATCTATTGGAGCCGATTCCTGGAGAAACTTACGACCGGTGGTTTCACCTCCATCTTCATTTTTCTCGGAGTCTTCGAATCGCGTTGGTGGGACCCGGAATTCTATCCATTCCTCCTCCGGGCTGGGGTGCCGTTGAGATTCTAGTTTGGGATTACGCCGTTCTACTCCGGAAGCGAGGCCATCAGGTCCAGATTGTCAACACGTCGAAACCGGAGGAGATTGTAAAGCAAATCTTGGAGTTCAAACCCCATTTCGTCCATGTTCAGTATGATGACTTTGCCGCTGTCATTCCTCGTTTTGCCGCCTCCGTTCCCGTCGTTGCGATTACCTCCCATTACGGGTATTTGGAGCAGAAAGACAAATGGGGTGGTTACGATCGGGTCTTTCGCCAGTTTCTCTCCTTACCTCCGAATACCTACATCTTTGCCCTTTCGGAGGGAATTCGAAAGGTCTACCTGGAGCATGGAATTGCCCCCGAGAAGCTGTTAGTCACCCCCAATGGAGCCAATGCGAGTCTCTTTCGGTACACGGAGACACCGATGTACGCCGATCGGTCGCTCTACTTGGCTAAGATCGACTACCGCAAGCGGCAGGCCAATTTCCAAACCATTCCCTCTCTTTACTTTGCGGGTAACTGTATTGAGCCCAAGTTCGATCTCTCATCCCCTCGGTATCTCGGTGAGTGGAAGAAGGAGACTTTGTATCAAAACCTGACCGACTACGGCAATCTAGCCCTTCTTTCAGATGGAGAGGCAGATCCTCTGGTGGTAAAGGAGGCGTTAATCGCTGGTCTGGGAGTGGTTCTGTCGGAGGTTTCTACCGCCGGTCTCGACTTGAGTCAACCCTTCATTACGGTTCTCAACGAGGAGCAACTGAAGGATTTGAGTTTGGTGGAAGCCGCGCTTCGAAAGAATCGGGAGGTTTCATTGGGATGCCGGAGTCAGATTCGAGAGTACGGCCTTCGCTTCGATTGGGAGCGACTGGTGGCGACCTATGAAGAGCAAGTGTACAGACTTTTATAAGTCCCTGTGAGTAACTTGGAGCGGTGAGACGACAGATTCGAGTATGACTCGGATATGTTTTTAGTGGAGATCAGCCTAAGTAATATCGAGTGGTAGTTCATACGGACCCGATGAACGGATACCTGGAATCTTGAAAAGAAACTTGAAGTGATCATCCACATATAACTGTCTTGGAGGGTGTATGTACAAATTACCTTTTGCAACAGCACATAGAACAGGTGTAAAAGGATGAGCGTCAGTGATAGCAAAAAATGCACCGTTATAGATTGTACTTGCTGCAATTTTTGGATTCCAAACCATGTAACCATCATGACAATCTGGCTTTTTGGAAATGAACGCCTCAGAATTCGTCATAGTATAACCATGAGAATTAAGAACCTGTTGGACAATTTCGAATTCAGATCTGGTGAAACAACATTGGACATATTGCTGAAAAATACCAGCTGGAAATGCATCTTCGATCGACATTATAGTTCTTTTTCGGATACTTGTTGTTACCTTTATTGTTGTTTCCGCAATTTTGAAAATCCCTGGATCTGGACCCTTGAAACGGCTTGTGACCCAGATTTTGCCATTTTCGGACCTATTTTCTAGTGCGAAAGTCGGCGAATTAGCTTACTTTTTCGAAAACTTCACTAATTATCGGCATCATTAAACATCCAGAATTTATGCTACTTTCGTTCAACGAGGTCCCTAGAAGAAAGTGAATAAATAGAGCCCGCTTTTAAGTAAAGTAACCAATGAGCAAGACCAAACAGATCGAGGAGGACTTCGGAAAATATGTTGCCAGCAAGGGTGGCTCCGTTGCTGGCAAATACGTCAACTCCCTTGCACCAATAAAAGTAGTCTGTTCGTACGGACATATTTTTAGTTTGCGACCAACCGCACCTGCAACTGGGGTTTGGTGTGCAGATTGCAAGAAGATTACTGAAACCAACACTCTTCCCATGCTATTTGAAAAATTGGGTATAATTCCGGAAACTAACTTCCTCTGGGAGGAGACTGAAGCTATTTTCAACTACAAGATTGAGATTGACGATACGGAAATTGTCCTAATCGATATTCTCAAGCATGAAGAATACACTTCTGGATTTAGCCCCGAATTAAGTGGAAGGTTGAAAGACAAACTTAGAATCGCGGAGGAAATTTCCGCTAAGTATCTTCTCTTAGATGCGGAGACAATTACTGATGCGGTGAAGACCGAAGCTTTTCTTGATGAGGCCATCTCTAATGAGTCAACTCTAACGGTTTCAATCGGTGATTGGAAGAAAATTTTCGAGAAAAGCGACAGGGTCGTTATGATCGAGCCAGAATTGATACCAGGAAAAAAGGCCTCCAAAAAAGATGGAGAGAGTTACTACGAAATCTTTGAGGATGTTTCACCAGAAATCGAATCGATTATTGGATACACTCGTGTTTCCACTGGTGAGCAACGAGATGAAGGTTTCTCTCTTGAAACACAGAGAGCCATCATCATCGAATTCGCAAACAAGGAAAAGCGGCCGCTACGTTGTATCTATACGGATGCAGGAATTGGTGGCAAAGACATTTTAAATCGACCTGCCATTAAGTTAGCTTTAGCGGGAATTCGCAGAGGTGAAATTCTAGCCGTCGCCAATCTGACTCGTCTTTCTCGTAGGGCATACGATAGCTTGGGAATTTTAGACGATCTGAAGAAAAAGAACAGTTGGCTTCGAACTTTGGATCCTTTCAATATCGACACTAGAGATCCAAGCTCCGTGATGTACTGCCGTATGATCACCATTTTCGGTGAAACAGAGCGAGAAATGATCATTGGCCGCGTAACAGCTACGATGGGAGCTCTTTCAGCAACTGGGCAGCTAAAAACCAAGCCTCCGTTTGGTTGGAAGTTTGTTGGAAAAGGTAAACCATTTGAGGAAGATCCAAAGGAGCAAGCCACCATTGAATACATCAGAAAGCTCAGGAAGGAAAATCCTTTGGTATCAATCAATGGCCTCTGTAAGAAGTTGGATGAACATCCAGCCCATGGATGCAGAAATGCTAAGAAATGGTATTGCGGAGTTCTCAAGAAAGTCATGATTTCCAACGGTATTATCGACGAGCCACCCCCAGCTGGCTACACTGAGAAACCGAGGAGGATGTAACTGGAAATAAAACATAATAACATTCCCGACGCAACGTCGAGAATGACCTAACACTTACATGAGGCTAGAATTGACTTTTTGGTGTCTATTTGTGATTGAGCAACCGATCAAGACACATTTACGCCATCATGCAAACATCGAACACAACGGAAGACCTTTCTACAATCTCCAGTTACTGGGAGGACGTAGAAGGGATGGAAGGCGAAGAATCAGCCGTGGGCTATATAAGAATTTCTCAGGATATAGCAGATCAAAAACGGCAACAAACACTGAAGGAACAGGAAGATGCAATTGTAGAATACGCCGAACGCAAAAAGATGAAATTACGTCGTATCTACATAGATGTAGGTCTCTCAGGTCTAGTTTTAGACGAAAGACTAGGCCTAACAACTTTAATTGATGAGTTACAGGAGTATGAAAACGTACTTACAACTGACATGGATCGAATCGGACATTTCCCAATTTTAAGTATTGTTTGAGAAGAAATAACAGCAAATGGTGGAGATCTTGTGTGTCTAAACAATTATTTTAAGGACGTGGATAAACCCCGTGAAATTAGGTTTAATACAAAAGTCTACCATTTTCGCTTAATCATGAACGTAATAGCTTCTTTGAAGGATGAATCCAATTTAGAGGGTAATATACTGGGCGTATCAGATTTTGATCCCAAAAAATTGGATGAACTGCTTGTCAAAATGCAAAATCCACAGGGATGCATTGATCAAGACAAGGAATCACGAAAAATGTACTCTTTCAAGAATTATACTGAAGGAATCGAACATGGGGAACACGGCTGGTACAATTTAGATTCTGACCGGTGGAATTCTCGTCCCGGTAAAAAGTTCAAAAATGAGAAATATCGAATTATCGCGGACAAAGAAGATACCGTCATCATTTTTACCAAGTTCTTAGACACGCAGGAGATTGATGAAATTGAAGGTATTGATGTTGAAAGGAAAATCGATACCGATCTACAAATGAAATGTTGGAATAAACAAGTTCTTCCGGATGGAACGAACAACTGTTTCTGCTGTGGCATTTCGATCTCATTGAGTGATAAATGGGAAGTTTGCCACATCCTTCCTGTAGCTCATGGTGGTCAAAACATTTTGGATAACGTAGCCGTTGGTTGTGTTAGATGCAATCGTGGACGTGGAGGGATTCATGATATGCACGCATATGAGTATATGCTGTCCAAGAAAATGCCAGGAATTAAGAAAATAAAACCAGGAGATGAGAAACTGATGGCGGCTAAAACCATTTATCGAATGGTAGAGGACTTGAAGCTAAATTTCCCTGACATTCCCGAAGAGATCGAAAAGGATTTAGGCCCATCCAAACCAGTGAAGGTTCGTCTTCTGGCTATATCGCGCTTCCTACAGGATAAACTCTAAACATATTCCAATCCACTTGGAATATGTTATACAATAGCATCCGTACGACCTTGAACGTCACGAATTCTATCGTTTAAAGTGAGATATTCGTCGTATGCGCTTGGTTGTAACGTCTGTTCGGATGATAATGCTTCGAATCTCCCTCGCAATGGTCTTGCATAACATCCAATGAACGTCCAAAAACGATCACCCCAAATTCTAGTTTTTGGTGGTGGGAAGATACCAACAATTACATAGCAGAAAACTGGAAAATTCATTGCAAGACCAATTAATATGATTGTAAGCAGAGATGCATTTTTGAAGGAAAGAATTGGCATAACTACAGGTGGGAAGATAAGAGCCAGTAATTGAGAGATTGCTTTCATTATTTTGACTCTCATTACATTTCCCTGCCAATTAGTAACGACAAACAACATTTTTAATAACAACCTTGAACATTAATTAGTTTTCATTTTTACACATACGACCTGAAGTCATATGTGTTTTACTTTCGAGTCCGTTCCAAGTACTCTTTCCATTTGGGATTCTCGTCATACCACCCCTCTTCAGCTCGGTGGGCTAAACGGCGTAACTGTAGAAATCCACGCCGATGCCGAGCCAATACTTGAAGAAGTCGCTTCTGATCTTCTCGATTCGCATATTTACCCGTCAAACAGTAAGCATGAATATAAGAGAAGAGAGTTCGAGGATCCTCACTAAAATCGTATCCTTTCTCGATTAGAAACTCGACATGAACAGAAGAACCCGAGAATAGTGCAATTTTTGCAAATTCCGGAACTACGGGAGGTTCATCGACTAGTTGCATGAGTTTGATGATTCCCGTTATATCAGTAGCAGTCGATCTATACACAAAATCTATTTCAGAGTTGAGTATATCGCACGAATTATACCATTCCGTAAAAGACTTTATTTTGTCCTTGATTGTATTGCAAATAGTTGAGGAATCTAGGACGTAGGGTGTGCCAAAAACTGGATATGCGTACGTATTCTCCATATAATTTTCATAGTAAACACCTGGAGTGACCAAAGTTGATACCAAATGGAATCGCTCTGACGCACTAAACCCTTCTAGAAGTTTCTCAAAATCGGGAAGTATGCGATTGAAAACTTCCCGTCGTTGGGTCTTCCGCAGTGCGGTAAAACATTTAATCAAGAAGTCATAGTCCTCGTATTTTCTAACTTCGGTGATTCTATACCTCTTAAACGCCTCGTAGAAATTGAGAGTATGCGCATTCATGTACGCTTCCATTTCGAATAACAATATTGTGTTACCCGAAATGGAGAATAGACGTTTTATTCTAGATTTCAGATGCTCAAATACGGACCATTCAAGTTTGTAGTTTCTGAGAATGTACTCAAAGAGTTGGACTATAAAGGAGTCATTCTTTTGACGCTCTTGACAGAAAACTTGAAATCTGGCTTCTGTGTCAAAAGGCTCTCGAACGACCAGACTGTCAGCTAGTTCGGCAATTTGATCCATTCCGGTTAAGGTGCCGGATTAGGACTTATGGTAATTCATTTTTTGAGCTATTTTGATTACTCCCATGATTGTACGTATACTAACATATCCCAATTACCTTGGAATCTGTCTTTTTCTCTTATCTTACAGCGGAATCCGAGTTCCGAAAGGTTGACCTCCGATCAACTTCTTGTCGAAGTCCACAATGCAGTAGGGAACCTTCCATCCGATGAACTCGCCATGCCCCTTTCCTGCCAGACCGCAGCCGCAGTCCATCATCTTCTTCAAGGAGTCCTGGTTCTGGCGAAGGAACTTGTACCACTCCGCTTGACTCTGGAGCGAGGAGATGACGGGGTCGGGGTGGGACTTCATCAGCTGGATTCCGTCCTGCGTCAAAATCTCGCTACCATCGTACCACTGGATCTGGTCGAAGTGGGACACGACCTCCTCCAACGAGAACATCTCCATCAGATCCGCGATCTCGTTGGAGAACATGTGCAAACGTTCGCTGATGCTGTAGCGCTGGTAAATGGAGTACCAGTTGCCGTTGCGGACGAAGACCACGAAATTCGAGGACATTCTGAAAATCGATGAGAGTTAAGTTCGGAAGAGGGTTACCGATTCCTAAGTGGAAAAAGGAGAATCAGTTCTTTAGTGTGGAGCTTCGAGTTCGATTGGTGAAATTGTACACATACGACCAACACATTCCAATTACCTTGGAATCTGTCTTTTCTCATTCTTGTTTCTATTTCCTCTTACGTCGGTGCTACCACACCCGCCTCAGCGGCACCACTTCCACCGGCGATCGCCATTCCCTTTGCTGCCACCTCCACCTCGTCGACTTCCTCATCGCTTCCTGGGTAATCCCAAGGAGAGCGCTGCCGCTTACCGAAGGGGTTTTTGCCCACCAGTTGCTGATCGAAGTCAACAACGCAGGTCATTTCACCGAAGTCGGGAACCTCACCCTCACCGGAATCCCCCATAGCGTGACCGCACTCTAGCGTCTTGGTCAGGGAGCCCTGATTTTTGCGAAGAAGGCAGTACCAGTCACTATCGCTCCGATGGGAAACGCTCAAATCGGTGGATTCCTTCAGTAGCTCAATCTCCTCCGGTGTGGGTGGCACCGTTCCATCATGCCACTGGACCTCGTCGAAGAGAGCCAAGAGTTCATCGATAGTATGCTTTTCCATCAGATCCGCGATCTGATTGGAGAGGTTATGCCACATGTCATAGGCGTCGTAGTGCTGGTACATGGCGTACCACTTCCCCTTCCGGACAAAGACGATGAAACCACGAGTGCCCATTTCAACGATTGATGAAAGATAAATGCGGGTTGTAATGCTTTGAAAGCGGAAACGAGAATCAGTTTTCGATCGAAGCCTTTTCACACTCTTAGTCTCTTTTCACACATTTAGTCCGAAGACCGAATGTGTTTTATGTTTTTCTTCCGATTCCATTACTGACCCTTTGTCAGCCGGAGAAACTTCTGAATCATGTCCGTTAGATTCGGACTACTTGATCCCGGCTTTAGGAAGTAGCTCTTTTCTTGTGAGAGGGACAATTTGCACATGCGCCGAAGATCCCTACAAGTTCCATAATTGGAATGACGAAGAAAGTCACTGTAGAGTTTCGTATGATCCAGTAATGTGAAACCTCCATCCTCGGCTATCTCCGCAATCTCGTTTACAGCATCATCGAATTCACCCAGTGCTCCCGTTCGTTTTTCTTCCAGTTCCGGAAGGACGACAATCTTACCGAATTTCTCGTAGAGATTGAAAGTGACAAACCCCTTGGTCTCCATCATGTCGACGTAAGCGGTAACCGTCAGAAGAAGACAGTCTGGGTTAAAGGTGTCATCCCAGAAGAAGGAAAAACAGAACTTGGCTAGGGGGCCCATGGTGTACTCGGTGTCATGAAAGAGAATCCCGTAGTCGTTGGCAACTCGAATGATTCCGTTAATGGGAGTCAATAAAAGTGGATCATACTGCTTCCGACAGGTGGGGCATTTGAAGATCCAAGCCAGTGGAACACAAGTATAACCCCCAACCTTCGCTACCGAGCCGGGAGCCTTCTTTGTATTATTCTCCAGAAGGCGATTGAGACAGTGCTTATGGAGCTTGTGACACGAAATTTCCTCCGCTACATGGCTAGTTAGTGGCTCCAAGCAGATTCCACAATCGGTGACCGCCTCTTCCGGTGTTCCCTTGCGACCAAAGGCACGGATCAGAAAACTGGTGATGTCCGTCCAATCCGTTAGTCTCCAAAACATGCTGCACCATCGAGAGAGCAGAATAAACTTTCGCTCGTGCGGTTTAGGGTGTATATACCGAGGTAAGTTGTAAGCTGGTAAGATCTGCCACAACTCCTCAAAGAGGCCCAGGTTCTCCGGTGTGTCACAGATCAAATAGAGAAGATCCCTATTAATTCCCTCCGGATCTTCTATCAGAACCTTCCAGTAGGGTTTCAGATCCTTCACCACTTTGGTTTCAAGGGTCAAATCCTTACATCGAACCCCATACTCGGTAAAAAGCGGTTCCAGTTCTGCGAAAAGATTGAGAGCAGAAGGACCGGAAGCAGATGCCATTGTGAACAAAGAATGAAGCGATAGTTCTGATTCCCAACAAGGAAGGGTCAAGAATCAGTTTTCGATCGGGAGAGTTTCCGCTTAGAGTACAAGTTTTGGCTTGCCAACTTTACCTTCGACATCCTTCAGACGAAGTTCCAGCCGAAGTCTTGAATTCTCGGTCCAAAATCGCCACTGTAGAAATCGAACTTTCAGTTCCAATGGTAGTGCCACCCAACAACTGGGAGCTTTGTAGAGAATGAAGGTCGACTTTAAACTTCCGACTCTTAAAGAGCGAGGATCCCAGCCAGCGTTGAGAGACCTGATTTGAGTTTCTACGTCGGATTTCCAGCCAGAAGAACTCCTTGATGGATGTTGATCTTCTAGCAAATACCGTTTGGGTGAGACATCTGTGTAAAGCAATCTAGCGTTAAAACGATTGTAGAAATTCGATCTATAGGATGTTATTAGTCTCCAATCAGACAGTGCGTGAAGGACGTAAAAAGCGTCAACGTCATCCCTAGTGTTAAACGCGTAAGGTGGTTGGCAAACTATAAACGTTGTTCCAATTGGGTAATTGACGATATCCGCAGGAGTAAAGATTCTGGACTCGGACGCCATTTGTAACTTCCGTTTCGGTTTCTAAATTCGGCCAATTGGAAATCAATCTCGAAACGAGTACTCATCGATTCCATTTTGCTCACTACACTAAATCTTTGGTACTTTGTTTGTAAGTACGAGTTTGGAGCCTTTTGACCCTCTTCAATGGCATTTTCACCAAATGTCCCCGCACTAAAAAATTGAGTCCCAAAATCGCGATCTAGAGCTACTAACCCTCTCTACTCTCCTTTTCTCTTACTGCGAACTACTAGTAGACATGCCTCGCAAGATGCCCAGTTCGGCTTTGACGCCTTGGCGGGAGATTCGTGTGGAAGTAGAGAAGATCCGAAATCGGTTCCAAGCCCTACTAGCTCAGATGGAGGAGTACAGGCAAGAGCTGGTGGACAATGGTGTCCGCTTGTACGGACTTGATCTCGCCTACGCTCGGATAGCGTACACCGACGACGAGTTGACGAAAACGAAGAGGCAGATCCGAACCTGTGAATCAACAGTCACCTTCATGATCTCTCACGAGAGCGTCATTAGCGGAATGACTCGGCGAGAAGCGGCGAAAGACATCGTCTCGATGCGGAAAACGTTGGACATTCACAAGTCCATGACATCCATGATGGGTCCGACGGAGGAGTTCTTCAAAGTGGTTAATGCCAACAAGGGCTCCCGCTTCTACTGGGGAACGATGCCAGCTGCAGCAGCCCCCGCCGCGGTTCCCGGTTTGCTGTCAGTTATCCCGTTGAAGCCGTAATACACATTTGAGCTTAGCTCAAATTTGACCCCACAACTGATTCTTCAATCCCATTAGTACCAACTTTAACCCCGGCCACTATGTCGCTGCGAATTCGTATGTTTTTGGCGCAAACGAGATCCTCCCTACGTCAGTGTTTCCGGCGAGTTGAACCTCTTCCTGCAACCGTCCTCATCTCACCTCTAGACCGCTGGCGGGAGTTGAATTATGAGGTGGAAAAGCTACATCGGAAGTTTCTGATGGCCAAGATGATGCTAGAGTCCTACAAGAACATTCTCCAGGAGGCGGAGAGAATGGGTCAAACAGAGGGTCTCCGCGAACGAATGTTGGAGACCAACTCCAATCTAGCGTTGACGCTCGAATGCATTAGAGTCGGAAATACCACACTGGAACTCTTGAAGGAACGAAAGCGGACGATTGAACAATCAACCGGAACGGGAGTCCGATTGGCTTTGGATGACGTTCAGTGGATCGTCAACGGTTACTTTTTGGTCGCCTTGTCATCAAGGTGTCAGAGTATTCACCTCTACGTTGCACGAATTCACACGGATCGATTCGTGGTGATGATGGAGTACTAGCGATCCGATTCCCTGCGGGAATTTAACCACATATGACCGTTGGTCGTATGTGTCATAGCTCAAATTTGTTCTTACACTCACTTCAGGTACTCCTGCTTCTGGATCGGAACCGAGATAACCGCCTTTCGGCGGCAACGATTCAGAGACTTGGCAACATCCGCAATTGCCTCTAGCCGCTCCGAAGGATTGTTAATAGCTACGTCTTGAACGGCGGTTTTGGGTGACTTCAGAATTGACTGTTGCTCCAAAAAGGCGAGCACCGTCAAAGGTCGATTGGTCTGCGAAGAGTTGGGGTTGGATGCCATTCTAGAAAACAGTTAAGGTCCTTTTGAGGAGGAATTAAAAGATCAAATACGCTCTTTTGAGCGTATCCGGCTGAAAGCTAAATTCAACCGAAGGTTGAATCGGATCTAACGATTAAATACGCTCAAAGCACATACGACCAAAGGTCTTATGTGTTGATTACTCCTTTCCCGCTCCACCATTCGCACTACCATCACCATCAGTTGCACCACCGGAGCCACCCTCCGAAAACTGCCGTGGATAGAAACCACCTTCCGCACGGTGTTGCGAGGGATCGTAACGAAAGGTCAAAAGGTGTCGACGCCGGTACCAAGACTCCTCCTCCCGCCAGGTCTCGATTAGAGCTTTCGCTTCTTCTGTTTGCAGTGGATTCGGAGGTTGCCCAAGCAAAGGATGGGGTGATAACTGATTAGCAACTCGTTTCACAAGATCCGTTTCCTGAAAGAAGATCCCCAGCTCCATCAATCGAGATGCCCGCTCTTTGGTATCTGCTACCACCGGTAAAGCCAAAATTCCACTGTAGAGAACTTCCGGTTCCAATAGAAGTGAGATCAGGAGCTCGACGATCTCTTTAGTCAGAAGCGAGATGGGACAGTAACGGAAGATGGTCACTATGACTAGAACCAAGCGCCACCTCTCCGGATCCTCATCATTTTGAATCGTGTAGTAGCTGGCGGCTAACTTCAGAATCTCCAAATGCTCTGGAGTAATCTCTTTCTTCTGAGCCATTTTCTGAATAAAGATCAGAAAGTCGTGCGTGTCCAATGCTTTCCAACGAGGAAGGATTTCCTGAGCGGCAACCAAGGTTACCTCGGGAGTCCAGTAACCTTTGAGATCGGCATAGAAGCCTCGGTCGAAGAGGAAGTTGACAACACCTGGCTGATGGGATTCAAGACCCGCTCTCATGATGGCGGATAGATGCCAAGTCTCATACTCCTCCAGAGAAGGTCGAACAGAGAAAAGGTACTCCATCAACTTCAGATTGCCGAAGTGGCAAGCCAGCGGAAGGAAATCGAAGACCAACTCCGGAACTGCCTCGGCGATGACCTTGACAAGATCCAACCGCTGAAGTGGAATCGACTCTTGCACAGTTCGTTCCAACCAATGGTACCACTGATTCTTGATCATCTTCTGTGACATCGACTTCCAGTACTTCTGGAAGATTCGAATGGCATCCGCCTCTGTCAAACAGTTGAAGAAGATGGGTCCAAAATGAGTGCGAATCGGAAACTTGTGCTCCAGTAGAATCTCCACCGCCTCCAGATCTCCTACAGATGCCGCCTCGTAAATGTAGTCAGTGCCCAGAATCACTTTGGCCACTTCCGACATTCGTGGAGCATTGGCTCGAAGTCCCTCGTGATTCTTAGACCGAAGGAGACCCAGAAATGCTTGGTTCAACGCAGCTAGTCGAGGTTCGTCCATTCTAGTTTGAGAGTCGAAGTTATGAGTTCTGAAGGGGAATTTCAGAAATCACTTTTACACATTAACGAGAGGTAATGTGTTAAGGAAGTTCATGGCTTTTCAAGATTAAGTCGATAGATGGTGTCAATTAGATCCTTTTGGTATTCCAAGTAGATCGTGTAGACGGTAGTTGGGAGTTGATCGACAAACCGACAGATGAGTCGAACATCTTTGCGATCCTCCTCCGGAACCAATTCTAACTGTTGTCGATACTCAATGGAGTTTTCATCAATGGAAGGAAGTGGTGTCGTGGTCGATTGATAGATGGACTGAGCTGCGGTAACGGAACCGGTATAGGTAGTACTGGTAGTCTGACTGGAAGCCATGAAAATGAAGTCCCAGTTGGAAGAGGTTGGGAGCCCGGATCGAAAGGAATTTAAAATCAGTTGCTAGTGGTGGAGGCTAAATGTGGGGGAATTAGTGATAGGAGGACCGATTGAAGTTGTGCAAAAAGGCTTCTAACCCAAGACCGGGTCCAATCGCATCCGCCACTATCAAACGCCGTTGTTCTTCTTCGGTAAAACTGCTAGGATTCTTGAGACATTCCGCAATTTGTTTCTTGGTCTCTTCATACTTCCTACTAAGATCCGCCTCAAACCTGGCAATTCGCCATTTCGCCATAGTAATTGTCGCCCTGATCACCTCACATTCGCCTTCTGTTGGAGGCCGGAAAACATACAGATAACGAAGCATAGTAGCGTTTCCAGCTCGAAAGGAAAGATTGATACAATCTCGATCCTTATAATGCAGGATTCCTTCCAGCATATGTAGAAGCTCTCTCATAATTTGAATTGGAGGGATCTCAATAGTGTTAAACGATTCCAGATACTTCCCAACTATGTACTCGAAAATGTCATCGGTTTCCTGTGACCTTGCCGAGAATAACTCCTGGGTATTAGCACAATTCTCTTGAAACCGGCATGAATACTTAACGCCGTGTCTCGTTATGGTTTCCAGATACATTGCCGGAAATCCACCTTCTTCAAAGTTGTTGGTATCCATCTTTAAGAGAATTGATACCAAGCCTTTAAGCGTTTTCACTAATTTATTTATTATTTTACGAACGTCAATTCACGGTGTTTTCGATTTTCGATTTTCGATTTTTGAATTCTTACATTCTTCAACGCAGATGTTCCCGATTTCTTAATATCATCCTACTTTAGCATCCTCAAATCTCCCCTATCACTTCCCTTTCAACCTCTACTATTCCCTTTCTTGGACTCAGATTCCCGTTTTTAGATGCTTCATGATGCTAAAAGTCGGACTCCAAAAACTGATTCCTCTATAGACCCGAAAGAAGGCCGAACCCACCCTTCAATCATCCGACCCCAACTTCAGTATGCCGACTCAGCTCGACACCATGATGGCGGTTTACTACCTGAAGGAGAAGTTCCAGGCACCGGACGAAATGTACGCACGATACACGGAGTTGCCATTCTTGACCTCTTTACCTCCACACATGGCGACCCAGGAGAATGTGGAAAAGGTGCTGACCGTGCAACAGCTCCTGACCAACTACCGCGACAAGTCCTCCAACTCCAAATTCTTGCTAGAGGAGGCACTCCAGCGATTGTGCAACAACGTCATCCCTCGTGAGAACCTCTCGGAGTTCTCTCTGATGATGGTCAAAATCCACATCTCCTGGCACCAACTGATGGATGCCTTCAAGAAGGTGAACATTCTGGTCCAAGAACTAGAGGCGCAGCGATGGGCACCAACCTAACACACATTTGGCTGTAGAGTCAAATGTGCTCCAAAACTGATTTCCTCATCAAGGCATTCAGTTCGACAACCGAAGTTAGAATGAACGCTATTCAAATCGACCTAGCTCGCTTGACGGACGACTTCAAAGCACTGTATACCGAAGTGCTAAATCATCACACACAAACCCGACAGGAACTCCAAACGCTACAACAGCAAGCCCAAGGTCTCAGTCAGGTGAAGGCTCTCGCCGTTCAACAAGAACTAGAGCGATATGAAGCATTCATCGTGGAGACGGGAACCACCGTCAAGGCGATTCAGCTGGAGGTAGTATCGGGACAACTCCTGACTCGAGAGCGGTTGTTGGAGCTCCAGAACCGAATGGTCGAAGCCGCGCGAGCCTGGAGGCAACGCCCTGACACCTCCCAGCGTTTAACCGCGATTATGGCTGGAAATGCATAAATCACATATGATCCTTGGATCGTATGTGTTAACTGGAACCTAGCGGTAATTTAGCGATGAACGCCTCTTTGGCTCCCTCCAATTCCGGAATCGCCGGGAGTTGATTCAGAATCTCCAAATCCTCCGGCTCAATTGGTTTCCAGCTGATGGCGTAGTGAACAAGTCGGAGATTTCGAGTCAGAAGGCAATGTTGAAGTAGCTTCTTCCGATCCTCCAAATCCTCCGGAATAACGTCAAGAACCTGAAGTTTCTCCACGATTACCTGCGTCTGGTGGCACTGTTTCACGTATTTCCCTAGAAGACTCGTGAATTCCGAGAAATAATAGCGACCTCGAATAACTCCTAATTCCCCAATCTGTCGCCGAACCATCGCTAACTTCTGTTCGTGGCTCAGGTAAGGGATCAAGAGTTGAAGGTCGACCGACGACAGATAGAAGAAGTTATCCACATGGATCTTCTCCACGATATCCCGTAATAGAAAGGAATCTTGTTGCACCTGTCGAACCAACAGTTCGATGTGCATGCTTTGATCCGCATGTTTGGCGTAGTTAGCAATTAGATCTGGCAGTCGTACCGGATTGCTCCGCATCAAATCTTGAATTCCAGTGACATAATCCATTTGTACTCGGCGATTGTCACCGTAATAAATGGTTGAAAAGATATCCAGAACGGAGAAGGCGGGAATATCGCAGATAATTGTCGCCTCCAAAACCAACGCCTGCCATCGAATTCCAAGCGCTTCCGAGGTGTGAACGATGTCACAAATGGTACCCTTTTGAGCGCGAAAGTTGTAATCGTAATCCTCTCCCATTTCGAGAATGGCGACAATGGAGGCTCGAAGAGTTATTGATCGTTCAACTTCTTCTAAGCCGAAAATGGTACTTAAATCGTTGGGTCGAGGTTCCATCTTTAAAAACGGGCTAGATTTCGAGTTTCGACCTCCAAGGAATCCGAATTCTAAATCAGTTCTTTATTCCGCCTACTTTCTCGTCAGCCGTCGATTTCGGGGAATCACTGCAAATGACTCCAATTCCGAAAACTGATTTCAACCCCTTTCCGAGAGAAAGTAGAACCCTTCCATTCCGTTTTCCCTTTCAAGTTGTGATGGCAGTCCCCGAACCTCATGCTAAGGTCTACCAGTTGCCGGATGTACCGATGGAGTTCGGACTGACGGAGCAGATTATTCTGGTTCATGCCACCCAGTACGTCCGGAAGTACCTACCGGCGGCGAAGCGTGGTGACATCATCGCCATTGAGGGTTACACTCACATCTACTCTGGAGAGGTAGTGGAGCCGCTGCAACTGCTACCAAAGGGTCCTTTTGTCATTCCATCCACTTACATTGTGGATGAGGAGAACTTTAGCCCAACCTACTGGCATGGATCGCTATTCGGTTTGGACTCCTTCGATCGCTTCTGGTGGCCCTCGAAAGAAATTCGAGAGGAGGCGGTTAGCAACATCGATTTCGGTGATATCGATGGCGCCGGGGCCTACTTCACCTCTTTCACTCTGAATGGGAAGGCCTGGATGCTAGTACTGGATGACGACCAGAAGGGAGTCAAGCCACAGCACTTCATCGATCGGCTTCAAGATGAGACCGTCCCTTTTGAATGGTTGCCAACCAACTCTCCGTGGCAGCGCTTGAAGACGATGGCTCAAAGTCTACCGAATTACTGCCGAATCTTTCTCCAGGAGCTACCGGAGACGGCGGAGGCTCGGCTGTTAGCGGATGCAAAGTGGGATCACACTCTCTACTACGTTCAGCAGGTTGTGGACCGAAGCATTCTGAGTGAGTTTCCGGAGGTACAGAAGATGCAGTTGGCGGAGCTCGGTCGTCAAGGAGCTGCTTGGATTGATCCGACACCGCTACCGGGAGCCCCAGAGGGAATTCTGACGATTGTCACCATTCACGGACATTTCGAAGAGCCACTGATGGATCTCCGTTTCCAAGTGGAGAGGTTTCACGGTTTCATGCCGGGCTACGACTGCCGAGGTGCCACTCCGATTGAAGGGGTACCTCGCCTCAACGAAAAGGAGCTGAAGGACTACTGCACCTTCTGGCGTTCGGATTTGAAGCCGTTGGAGGGTTGGAGCTCTCAGGCGGTGGTTCGAGCGGATCAGATTCGGTCCATTATCAGCGATCACTTTGACATCTCCAGGCACCACGTGGCAGCCTGGGTGGAGAATGAAAAACTGGTGGTTGCCGTTTTCCGGGATCGAATCTCATCGGAAAAGTTCGAGCACCTAACTTACGGCCTCTCGGACCTAGTCTGCTATTAAACACAAAAGACAACATATCTATCGATTTGATGGATGTGTCTGTAAGTTCCGATTTTTCCTTTTCGCACGGAAGATTGGAATTTCAGCCGGAGCTGATGAAAAAATGGCGACTAACTGAAATCACAAACTTGAATTAGGCATCCCTTAACCCGGATACACCTTGTCAGCATGTGGACTCTACTTTTCATCGTTCTCGGCTTTCTTTTCGCAGCCTACATCGCTCACGGTTGTTGCCGGCTGCGAGAAACATACCTAGCTCGGAAAGCGGAATACGAGCAATACCAGGTAGAGATCCTGGCAGCAAAAGCCAAGCTTCGAAAGTTGACCCGTTTGGCCGACAACGAGCAAACGCGATTGGAGTGTGTTCAACAGCAGACAGTTGTTGCAACGCAGAATTTCACTCGTGTGGAAGCCAAACATCATGAGCGACAGCAGGAGCGGCTGCAAATCTTCGCTGACTACCAAGCAAAGGTAAAGCAGTATGAAGCCACACTCGGTTCTCAGATTCGGGAGATTGCTAGACGGCAGCGACTCATCGATGAATGCCAAGTGGAACAACAGGAGCAACAAGAGCTCTTGGAAAAGTTGAAGGCGGAGGTGTTTCAGTACCGACGGACCATTCTTCACTACCGCACCAATGCCTCTGAAGAGGAAGCGGTGCTAAACCAACTGACGGGACAAATGCAGCAGCGACAGCAGGTGATTGCTCACTATCAGCAAATGGTAAATGAGCAAAATGCCACCCTGGAGCAACTGTCTGGTGAAGTCCAACAACGTCAGGAGATGGTGGGTCGCTACCAGGCGGCCATTCTGGAGGTGGAGACGACACTACGGCAGATGGCGGAGCAGTTGTTGGCACTCCAACAGCGAGTACCGGTGGCACCGGTGGTTACGATGACCCCGCTTCAGTACCCGCTCATTCCTCGAAACATCTCTCCTTTGGAGGAGCGGACGCCAACGCTAACTTTGGACTTCACTCTGGATCAGGAACAGGTCCTTGTTGTTCGGACTCCCGGGACTCCGGACCCGGTAGAAGCGGTATCGCCGCTCGTCAGAACGGTTGTCACCGCTAAGTCCCCCAACTTCCAGGAACTGGAGACCTTCTACGGTCGCTTTCTCAGCTGGAAGCCGAACACGGAGGACTTCGATCTGCTTCGAATCTACACTCAAGGTGTCACTCGAGGGGAACAACGGTGGTTGAACGTCATCAGTAAGAAATGGAATGCGGAGGCGGATCCTCGACAGGTGGTCAACAACAAGTACCGAATCTTCGGCCCTAAGAAGACGGATTTGGACTTCCTGGTCTACATTCTAGAGCACGAGAACGTGGCTCCGATTGAAGGTCTAGATACGGATCGCTCCGGTGCTAGTTCCCTTCGAAACGAGTGTTGGGAGCGAGATGCTCGGCTGGCGAAGGCGGCCAAGGTGGAAGTGGCCTGCTTCTGCTGTCAGATACCACTGAAGAAGGACAATAAGTGGGAGATGTGCCACTTACTGCCTCGAGCGCACGGTGGTCAGAACGAACTCTCCAACGTTCGCGTCGGTTGCACGGCTTGCAATCGCGGTGAAGGTGGTATTCACAACATGCACGCATTGGAGTACATGATTCTGAAGGAGATGCCAGGGCTTAAGTCGATCAAGTCAACGGATCGAAAGCTGCAGGCAATCCAGTTCCTCCGTCAAACTCTGAAGCAGTTCCAGTCCACTTTCGCCGACATTCCCGAGGGAATTCAGAAGGATCTGCAGCCTTCCAATAGCCCTCGGATTCGAATTCTGGCCATCGCCCGTTACTTGCAGGACCGACTCTGAATTTTCTCAAAACACACTTGACTCTCGGGTCAAATGTGTATCCAAACATCAGGAAAATTCCACTTCGCTCAGAAAACTGATCCTTCAAAATTCACCCGGTGAACCGAATACCCGCTCTTCTTTCCTCTTTCAAATGCCTTCACAACAAGAGCTACTCCAGACGTTGAAGCGCCTTCACGCAGCTTGTGAGAAACGCTCCAATATTGACACGGCCAGTGTCCTTCTCTATGTTGTCCTCAGCGACATCGCCTTTACTCACCATCAGCCAGTGATTGCTGCTAGCGCCGGTCTTTACGCGGCTTACACGGCGATGGGTGTCTACAAGGATAGTGGCCGATTGAAGGAGATTGGAAAGCTAGAAGCCAAAATTAAGCGTCACTTGAAACCGGAAACAGCTGACGCTTTCACCGCGGAAGTTGAAGCCTTGGAGGATGAACTCCGGTAATTCTTCTGCACTACACACATAAGACCTAAGGTCCTATGTGTTTTACCTTCTTGCATTCATCCTTCAAACGTAGCATCCTCCGCTATCATTTTCAACATCGTAATTCGGCGGTGAATTGTTGTAATGACTGAATCCATCAATTCAATGGCCACCAACTCGGTATACCCGTACTCATTTTGTAACCGATCGATAATGCTCCAAGCGGCAATCCGTCGTTCAGCAGGTGTTTGTTGTTTGGTGAACGATTGCTCCACCAGAAGCCAGAGCTCATGACCAATAAATTCCTCTGCGTTCATTTGGATTTCTCTTCCTATCGCTAGACTCTTAATTATCACTTTTACTCCATTCGAACGGCTAACCGATCAATGGAGGGTGAGTAACAAAAATAATAGGTCTTCCCGAAGTGATCGTAGATTTCATTCGTAAAACGAAGACTGGTAGCAAAATCGTCGTAAACTGGCATCGGAAAATACCGTTGACCTTGACTATAGGCCATTTCCACGAGATCTTGAACGCACATGATTCGAGCCGTCTTCAGTGATCCCTTTGGATCTTCAACACCACGTAGGTAGATTCGAGTTCCATGTGTTGTCGGAACTAGTTCATAGGTCATTCGCAAACCCTTCAAAGAGCACTCCGTGATGGGAAGAGCATCGGCGGGAAAATGGTCAATGGAGAATTCGGTCCAACCCTGATTGAAGAGTTCAAAGAGTGGCGTCTTAGCTTCGGTGGTGGTCTCCGGAAGCCAATAGGAAAGATGCCATTCATTAGTCACCACCGGAATTCCTTGCGCTTGCAACCACTTCTTCATTTTTGGTCTTCTCGGCGTTGAGCTGACTTTTCAGTTTTAAGGACTGGAAGTAGTTTTACAGCATGAGTTTAAGGCTTTGAATTCAAACTGACTTCTAAATGGGTGCAATGTAACTGAAAACTCCTATCGAAACCCCAAAGAACCAACAAATGCCACATACCAAACTGAAATTGAAGGTGACCCTTCCAGCACCCCGAGCGTTCTCTGTAGATCTAGAAGGTGCCGATTTTCAAGACTTCTTCAAGATCCTAACTCAAAACATGGAGTGGAGCAAGCTAGACGACCCAGAGGTGAGTATTGCGATTGGAACTAAAATTCGAGGTGGACAGATTACTATTCGGTACAGTCAACTTCATTCGAAGGCGGAATTGGACATGGTGGTAGAAGGGTTTACCTCTCGACTGGGAAACTTCCGTCCCGATCTTCTTTTTGATTGTTCGATGTCGAATGTCTCACAAGGATGAATCCGAGCGATAATTCTCAAGGCCATTTAGAATCACCCCAGCTCAATCGTTCGTACGAGAATCGACAAAACTGATTTTACACTTTAACCTCCAAGACTCGGAACCCAACTCAAAATCGACGATGGACTTTCTACATACGGCCATTTTTGTCCGGGATCCAGGTGCAGTGATCGCCGCGTTGACACTGACGCCGGCAGTCATTTACGATCCCGTAATTGTCAACCATTTTCGCGATGCCGTCGCGGCGAGAATTACGGAAGTGATTGAAGTACTGCTGGCGACACCTGCTGTTCAACGAGCCGTACGAGAGTCACCCAAAATGCAAGAAGATTTGAAGGCGCAGTGTTCCATGACCATTCTTCAAATGTTGCCGCGGACTCCGATTCCTGCGGTACCCATGCTGCGAGTGAAGGACGGCGTCTTCGGTCGGATCTGTAGCTGTGAGGATGAGCGTCAATTACCTTCAGATATGCAGGTTCGAGAGATGGTTCGAAAGTTTGCACTCTCTCTAACCTGGGAACACCTGGTAGAGCTAGTAGCGGGAACGAAGTACATTCAAGTTGTTGGCCAACAGGATGCTCCCGACACGGAGACCTACTCGGTGGTTGTTCTCCGTCCCACCAGCTCTTTGAACCCTTCCACACTTTCCACCATCGAGAAGCGTTTGGGGAAGTCAATCATCGTGGAGTACGGGCGAGCCAATTCTATGCAACCGACGGCGTTCTTCATGGCGTTCCCCTTCATCAAGAATGCAGACGGACAAGTCATTGGTTTCGATCTTCATCCTTACCGTTCCACCAGTCCTCGGGATTGGGATCATCAGACATGCCCATTCTGCCAACAAGACCTTTACGATTGCCCTGGGCACTTCTTCGATCCCATTACCTTTACGCCACCTGCCGTCCCCGACATGGAGGCGGTGGACTAAAGGTCGCACGAATACGTAACCATAAACATATTTAACCGTTCGGTTAAATATGTCTTCCTTTCCACCCAATTAAAACTCCAATTCCAGCATTGGCGATACCACTGGCGGCGCTAAACCCTCGTACGGAATGGTTCTAACCGGGGTCGCCACCGAACGAACTCGAATCTCTTCCGGTGGTGCATAGGTTTCAATCGAGATGATGGAGCACTCCACCCTCGGAACTCGACGAATTGGATTCACATAGCGAACTAAACGGGAAGCCTGGAAAGCACTTCCATTAGAAGCCACCAGCGCCGGTGCAATCGGTGCATCCTCTTCACTTCGAATTCGGGTCATTCGCCAATTACCTTTAGGGTGGTTACGAAAATCAGAGCCACTTAACTCTAAATCAGTTCTTCAAGGGGTCCGAAAGAGAGTCCGATCTAGTTGTTCGTGAATCCAATCCACTAGGTCTGAACCGGCTTCAAACTCCGGTTCATTCTCTAGTAAACCCGATCGGAGAGACCACTCAGTTGGTAAATCAACACCCGGGGTCCGAATTTTCATGTGACGATAAGCATGATGATACCAACAGATGAATTGCTCCTTCTCGCCAGTATCCGGATCAACAACATGAACGCTAACAATCGGTTGCCATCTTAGATACTCCAACATCTGAACGTACGTTTGCGGGTAAAGATCGGTTTCATTCTGAAAGTGGATCTGATTGAAAGTTCCTAGAATATCCTCTCGCGTTAGAGAGTTCAGAATCGCAATCCGAAATTCCGGTGTCTCCATTTCCAAACAGTGGAATTCCTTTTATTCGAAATCGGCCCGAGTGTAGATCTTTGATGTATTGGTTAGTGTCAACTTATTAGTGCTCGACCAACCGGTTGACGTTTCCCAGTAGATGTCATATGTATCCTCTGCGGAGGTTTTCACAATGTAGATATCGGAGGTGCTGATTCCAAACTGTGGACCCGGAGCAGTTAGATCTACACCCGTAATCTCCAGACTGCCAAAGGTGTGGAATTTCCCGTTAGCTCGTGGAAGTAGCTTGATGGTAGTCCCGGAGATCAGAACCAGCGTTCGAGCATCCGGGGATAGATCCGGAGTGTAGGTACTCGCCGCACTGTAAAGATAACTGGTAGAGGTGTCGCTGAGCCAGCTATCCCCATTGCCTCGAGTGTAGAAATTCATAGTTCCACTGGCGGTGGAGCGAAGAACGTTGGTATCCACGGCTCCGTAATCTGGATCGTCATCCACAATCGTTGGTGAAAAGTTGAGAGTTCCGTAGATGAAGGCCATTCGATCCGTGGAGTTGTAACCGCTACCATCATTCCAATACAGATAACCGCTGGTATCCGCCGTCGACTTGTAGGTAAAGGCTTTACCGCTCTCGGAGGGGGTAAAGTTAGCAATGTTGGTTAGGGTGACCAAACCGTCTAAACTCCAACTACCATCGGATTGCATTCCAATGACCTTCCGAATAGTACTGGAACTGGTCGAATCGTAATAGGTAATCGTGTCCTTTCCATAATAATCAACATCTGCCGCGTTACTCAGGACCAACTTGTTGACGTTATCAAAATTCCCCAACTCATTCTTCCAATAGATGGTTAAAGTGTTAGCTCCGTAGGTGTAATAGCTGTTTCCCTCCTTTAGTGCGACCAACTCCTCGACGGAAAAGGCTCGAGAGTTATCAGCGGACCAACTGCCATCCTCCGCCGCCCAGTAGATGGTTCGGAGAGTGTCATTGGTGGTAATGATAATGTTGTTCTCCTTGTTGAGGACGTAGCTGGTCAGGCTCCCAATACTGACACTGTTACTGGACTGGAAGTTGCTACTCGCATCTCGCCAATAAACGGCATGGATCGCCGACGCTGGAAGTTTAATAATGAAGACCTTTCCATTGCCACCGGTGTAGACCGATTCCGAATCGGAGATTCCAACCGGAAAAAGTCCCCAAGTGGTGGTGTTCCGCCAAAAGACCGCGTGTTGATTGCTTCCGTAATCAACATAGAAGATGTTCGGTACCAGCGGATCGAAGACCACATTTTCCCCTGTCGTAATTGTCATTCGGTCCTCTTCATTCCAGGCTCCAGTGGAAGAACGGGGAATGAGAACCGGATCCCCGGTGGAAACCTTAATTCCATAGAGGGCATTTCCGTCATAGCTGAACTCGGTAGCGGTAAAGTCCAAACACTCCAGCATATTGTCCTCACTCCAATCACCATCCGTTCCTAACCAGTACAACTTACCACTGGTATCTCCAGAGTTGGGTACATAGAAGGAGTTCCTGTAGGAAGCGGGAAATTTCACATTTGTAATGTCGACCGGACTGATCGTAATACTATTGAAGACCCCATCGGTCTGCTTTCCACTGTAGACGGTGTAGGTGGTCGGCATATCGGCGTGTTGAGCGAAGATGATGTTCCGGGTCCGATTCGGATCTACCGATTCCGCCGGGTCTACAGCAGTAGGTTCCGGCTCTGGGTCTGGCGGTGGCTCCTCTTCGTCATCACTATCATCTCCTCCACCATCATCGGGAGGCGGATACGTTTTCGTTAATACATTGATCAACGCTAGAAGAATTGTCAAACCGATCGAAAAGGCGGGAACGGCTGCCATTTCCACTGCCGAAATTTTTGGAAATACGATTCACTCTTCCACCATTCTACTTCGAAACCAGCTCCCTCTCGGTCTAAAGAATTGAATTCGAATAAAACCGACGAGGAGAGCTCAAAATGAACCTTCATACCTCCCCGACTCGAATTGCACAGGCATGGAATCTTTTTCGCATGAAGTACGCTCCAACGGCAACTAATACCAAGGAGCTCTTAGAGCAGGTCAATCGTCAGTTGTATCGAGGGGAAGTTCAAACCGAGGACTTGATTCCGGTAGCTCAGTATCAGCGGGATTTCTATCGGCAGTCGCTACCCTTCATCACGACTGCTTCTTATACTCTGTGTCCAAATCTACCGGTTTGGATTGAATTCTATCATGGACTCCCGATCAATCAGAGTACTTTCTTCGGTTCCGTTCTACAGTTTCACCTCTACGATCTAAACCTGGCCATCAATACTTTGAAACCGTTGGTGGCTCCACCCCATTTGGACTTCTATCTCATCAATTTAACGGCGATGCGACGCCGCGGGGCCCAAATGGAGGCGGTTTACGGGCACCAAACGGTGGCAACTCTGTATCGAGAACAGTACAAATCGCTGTTAACGGGTCTTCGCTATCAAGCGGAGTCGGTTCGAACGATGGAGTCGATGAAGGAGTTTATCGCGGTTCGAAACCACCTTCGGGAGCTGAATGATCAGTTGGAGTAAAACTGATTTTACGGATCTTCCGTCGAAAGCGGGAACTCACAATCCCAATGGCAACCAACAAACAGCAACTAGCCCAGCTCCTGACCGATTTCGCCGCCGGTACCGTTCTCGGTCAGGAATCCGGTATTTACAAGGCCATTGTAGCGGGAAAGATGCCCGACGTGGAAGTCACTGCTTTGACTCGACCAACAAGTGCCGGTGCTTTTCGGCAGCCGACCATCAATTACTTAAATCACTGTTACCGATCTCTCATTCTGAAGAACGATCCCTATGTGGTGGAGAAATTTGAAGCCATGACAAAACTGCTTCACCACAGCGAGATCTGCCTCCTCAACATCATCTGTCAATTGGTCACCTCCATTCAGAAAAGCGTCTGTCGAGAGGGACTGGATCCGAGTAGTTACGCCAATTATATGGGTAGCTTGGAGCATCAGGTCACGATTCTCTGTATCTACCAACGACTTCTGTTGGTAGAGCAGATTCTGACGCACAATTGCAGCGGTAAACCGATCTCCGAGTACAATCCGGAAGAACCGATGTTCAGCTAAACCGATACTCAGCTAAACTCCCATCAAACCCCACATTTCACTCGAGTGAAATGTGATTAACTCCTCGTCTCCTTCCAAGAGACTTTCAAGAGGTTCTTCCCCTTCAGAAGAACAAAATCATCCTGATAATCGATTCGACCACCACAGCGATCACAACAGTTACCCTCCATTAACAGGGTGGGAATGACTCGATTACACCGAGAATGAAAGGAAAGATCGCTATCGTTTTGATGTTGGAGCTCTTCGTTAACCAAACTCTTACACCGAAGCATCGGATAATGCTGTTCTAAGTACTGTCGCAAAAGTAGACGATAATAGGGATGATGGCACGGAATATAAGCAACGCCTCGAGTAGCGGCCACGATCTGAATTACCTGCTTGGCGGCGTCTAATTCAACGGAGGTCCATTTTCGCTCCGGAATTCCAAAACCACCGTACTGCTGTCGGACTTCTAGTAAATGCTCTTGCTGACGCTCCCAACGTCGATGTCGCTCCTTTCGTCGGGACTCCATAATCTCATAAACCAACTCCTCCAACAGTGAGACGTTTGCCATTTTGAAGGAGTTGATAGAAGGAAAATTGATTTCAAATCTTTTAACAGAGGCAATGATAACTCTTTTCGATTTCACAATGGCACCCCTTCCCAAAGTGCGTCTGATCGGAATGACCTTTCAGATTGAAAGCGTCTTCTACGAGATTGCCGATTATCACCCGGATGGTGAATACGTTAATATTCAAACTGTAGATCCCAAATTGGAGACGGATGTCGACTTGTTGGCAATTCTGGACGGTCTTGAGAAACAGGTAAAGAAGAATGCGCTCCATGTAGCCATCATCTCCTTCGACAATATGAAGGGTTGTACTCATGCACAGGCTCAATCCATGATTGGTGCCATGCAGGTGGAGGCTATCAAGTATTCGTCTCTGCGATTGGAGATTCTATGAGTCTTCAATCCCAACTTACAACACATGACACATCTAAACTTAGTTTAGGTGTGTTTACCCTCAGAATTTTAAGATTTCTAATTTAGCCCTAAAACTGATTCGGGACTTTTCGGTAACGATTGTTAAAAGCCTTTCGATTCTTGCAAATGGCGGCGCCTACTGAGTATCATTATCTCAAACTTCACTTCTATGGTTCTATTCACAGTATAAAAAGTGTCGTTTCTAAAATTGAAGAGATATACTCTGATGAAGAATGTTTTTTCGTTGAATACCTAGATATTGGCGACTTTTCTGACACTAGTGTTTTTGCCGTTGTAGAACAGTTACAGCAACGGGTAAAAGGCCTAAAAGTAAATATGGCAATCCTAACGTTTACGGATTGTATACCGAAAAAATTCGAAATGATAGTCGCTAAGGCCGCAGTTATGGGAATGGCATACAACGATCTTATAATCCGGCAGATGTAATATCAATCTCATCTTACAACACATCTAAACTTAGTTCAAATGTGTGTTTACTCCGCCTCCAACAGCTTAATCTCCTCGACGACCTCCGCTGGATTCTCAGCTGGAGCCGCCAAATCGATGGGAGCCTTCACTCTCGCCGCTAACTCGATCTGATCGTTCTGTCTCGTTGTTTTCGCGGCAAAGTTCTTAATAATCCAGCGATTCAGATTGGTGGCCGTTGTATTCGTCATCGGACGCTCAACATCTAAAAAGAGAATCATTCGGGGTTTGTTGGTTCGATTCTCAACCGAGTGAACGTAGGTATCATCGAAAATAATGTCCTCTCCATCGCGCCAGGAGTACTTCCGACCTGCGATATTGATGAAACAATCGTCACTGTTAGGGGTTACTAAGCCCAAGTGGTAACGAAGACAGCCGGCAAAAGGACCCGCATGGGGACGAATCTTGGCCCAGGGCTCCAAAATCGAAAGCATCGCCAGATGAACCTCGGGAATGGACTCAATTAAGCGACAGGTTTCCGGCATTAGTTGTGCAGCTAATGGATCGGTGGGACCGTACCACTTGATGTAAAGCTTCTTCCAATCGTTGGAAGTGGATAAACCCTGAAAGAACTGATCCTTTGTGATACTGGTGGCGAATTGCATGGCATTCTCCGCTTCCTGTCGAATGATTGGATACGCCGTTCGAACCTGGAGTAGGTTGGGAAAAATATCCGCCGAAGGTGTAAAAATGGAGCCGTTGAACTTGGAATTGGCTTTCAAACTCAAGTTAATGGCTGCCGTTGGTGCATGATTGGTATAGTAATCGGTGAAGGAGCTCTTGCGTTGCTGCCGATCGTACTCGGTGGTGGTCAGAAAGGCGATCAGAAGGGCCAATAGAATGACAGCCACAATGATCAAGGAGAAAATTAAAGCTCGCCGATCGATCATTTTCCAGAGCCGAAAACACTTTTGTGTTAACAAAAGTGGATTACGCCGTTTTGGCCTTCGAGTATCTTTTGGCGGCGAAGTCCATAAAGAGAATCAAGTAGGAGCCGTAGATCACCAATCCCGCATACAGGGAGCGATCTGTGACAGAGCAACCGGTGGCGTAGAACTTGTAGTAGAAAGTGCTCAAACAGATCCCAATCCCCATGAACATTTGAGTAATCTGGAGATTGGTTACCATCTGAGCCCAAGTGGGTCGATGACCCATCGCTGTCAAAAAGTAGTAGAAGTACATCAAAGCGTGAACTCCGTAATTGATGACGGCGAAATAGATTCCGCTGGATGCCTGGTTCACGTAACCATCCCAGCAGTACCACAAAACAGTGGCATGGTGATACCAATGAAGAAAGTTGACCGGCTTCTTCTGCAGTAGAAGGAACAGTGTATCGATCAACTCCGCCACCTTGGAAAGAGCAAAAGCGGCGGTCCAGAAACCGTAAACCCCGTATCCAACCTTCGCCTGTGTGGTCCAACAAACAGTCTCGTAGTATCCGCGCTGAGCGAAAGCCGGGAACAAATAGAGACCCAAGGTGAAGAAGCCAACCAGGCTGAAAACGGAGAGGAATAGATTCCAGACCGCCAACAAACCCTTGTATTGCATGGGTTGAAAGGGTTGCCTCGTGATTCGAGGCCAAATTCGGTGAATGAAGAGAATGTAGCCGAGTGGAATCAAATAGGAGAGCGCGTAGTAATCCTTCATCCATTGAACAATTCCGGTCAGATCGAAGTTCAATTCCCAATCACTATAGAAGTACTGTAGAATGGGGTAAGAATCAAAAGGGTAAAGGCAGACTCGACCATCTGGGTTCCACCAGGAGCCATTCTCCAGATGGCAAGGGCGATTTTGATAGTCAAAGAGCATCAGAGCCTCCATTTACAACGTTGAACTAGGCTCTAAGGCTTACTAATTTGCAGAAAGACGCCGTACTCCGAGAGTTGATCGTTCATGATCTGATACAGGAGCTCGTTGACGGAGCTCAATTTCCCCTTACTTCGCGTTAAAAAGGAGCAAAGTAACTTGTCACCCGTCATGACCTGAATTGTAACCGTTCCCGTCTTCTTGTAAAAATCAGCGGCGAGACCGGAAACGAGTAAAGTATAGCCCAGATTCAACAGTTGCTCTAGTTCCTCTCGTAATTCATCAGAAGGAACGGCTTGGAGATCGCGATAGAGACTCATTGGGTTTCCGAACTCCATCGATGCTGGAAGGGACTTCAATTTTCCGGGAAACTGATTTCGAGTTTCCGATAGGAAGGAAAAGCACCCGTCCCCTCGATTTAGATTCATAAACATGGCCCGGTTTCGAATCAGTGAACTACATCCCATTTTAGTGGGTCTGATGCCGTCGAAGTGCAGTTGGAAGGCATTTATGGTCTGGTTGCAAACCTGCGTTCTCTTTCACCAGGGTCTTCCTCAACTAGTGGGTTATACAACGGCTCATGCCAATTACGCTCTAGTTGCCGTCTTCCGGGAAGAAAGTTGGTTGGAGGTTCTACTTCTAAATCAGGACCTTCAAAGTTACGACTTCGGAATGAAGGAACGAATGATTACCAAGCATCCCAATTCTGAACTGATAGTTCAAACTCTGATTAACTTCGGTGTCAATGCCAAGGAAACATGGTCACCGTCGGTTGCTAAGCTAAAAGTCCGAATTCCGCATCCTCTGCTGGCCGAGTACCTAGTTTCACAGAAGCAGCATCACCCGGAAACACTGTTGAACTTGATTGAGGGTTTGGAGGATCTAGAGGAGATGTCGGAATCGGAGGTGGAGGTCTAAGACATATCTAAGCTGAACTTAGATATGTTCCCGTCGTCATAGCAGAAACTGCTCCCAATCGGCACCCGGAAGAAAGTAGGTTTCTGTTGCTAAGAGTGGACTTCCTAGCATAATCTTCGTATCATTGCCAGATATCATAGGAAACTCATCCTCTTCCTGTTGTTCCTTAATCCACTCTCTGACATAAGGCGGTCGAAAGGTATAACGAGGAATTCGGATCTCCGATTCATTCATCAACCAATTGGCTGTTGTGTCATGTCGATCATAGACAATATGGCCGAGAAAGGATTCCAAGTGGATCAACTCTGTGTTCAAAACTACATTCTCATCGCTGACATGAACTAAGTAATAGATTGTGTTCCCCTTGTGACATCCCTTCTTCAAACTGTTACTGATCTCTCCCGGCTTCTGCTGCCAATAATGAAGCAAAATGTCCATTGTCAGTTGAAAGTTGGTCCCGTTAATTCGGGAGAGAGCGAAGGTTGTTTGCTCCTCCAGACTCGCCAGGTCAACGTCTAAAAAGGAGAAAAGAACCTCAAACTGGGTTGGCTCGAAGAGATAATCATAACGGGAGGTTAAAAAGGCCAGGTTGACGACCATTTTTTAGATCTTAGGGATTCTAATATTGCTTTCATTTTTAGATCCGAGCCGCAAACTCCTCAATTGTCAGATTGAACTTATCGGTCATTGGAAGTTTACTGGAGAAGAATTTCTCACCCTTAATCTCCAAGTAATGCTTTGCCATTTCCGGATGGGCTAAGACCGTCTTGTAGAAATGCACCAGTTCACTCATGTTTTTAGCGCTCTCATAGGGACTGTTGTAGCGCCGAATCTTGCCACCCAGCAACTTCAGCACCTGCCCTTCCACAAAAGGATCCGTTACCATCACCCGATTCTGACGGAAAGCGCCAAATCGCATCGCCATCGCCATGGAGACCTGCATCAATTGCTCCAAGAATTCGACCTTCACATCCACGGCTAATGCCGGGAGGCACCGAAAGTAGATATCAATGCCGAGAAACATGGTGAAGATGGATTCTGTCCGATACTTATCCAAGTATGTCTCCACCATGTTTCGAAGGATGCGCTGATGTTTCTCTTGGTAAGAGGTGATACTATATTGGGAATCATCCTTCGGGTGACAAACAGTCCCAAAACGAGTCAAGACCTTCTCTCGAACTTCATCAAATACGGTATCTTTGACAATGTCTCCAATTCGAGGCCGTTTGGTTGGATCCGGATTCAACATTCGATGTAGTAACTTCTCCAGTGGATCATGACGAGGATCCCTAAAAAACTCGATAATATGACTCCGAATATCCCTCCATCCCAGATGCAAAATCTTAGAGGTCTTGGAGACTTCGTCTTCGCTATAGACGGAGTAAGGATAGGGACCCCAATCACCAACCGCTAAACGAAGAAAGAAGATGGCCAAAGACCAGATATCAGCGGCCCCACTATACATCTTGGGATTCGTAAAACACTCCGGTGGACGATGATCGTAAGTGATTCGCTTCAGCTCGGATCGAACCGGAATCTCAACACTATCGCAGGGGATCGAAAGACCAAAATCAGACAGACAGACCATTGAATCCTCCGACTCCAGATCTCCCCTATAGAGACAGTTGTCGGCCTTGATATCCAGATGTAGATAGTTGTGAGAATGGAGACATTCGAGTCCCAGCGCCACCTTCAACATAATTCGAAGTTTAGCGGTGGCGGATAGGTTTTGACTCCGTAAACTCCGAATCGAACCGTCCATAATCGGCATTACCAGTGAAATCTCCGGATAGGTCCGGGGACTGTTACCTTTTATCGAGGAGTCGATCTTGTAGGTAGCCGGTGGGGAGGGTAATTTTTGAATCAGTGGACTGATTTCCGGTTTTCCAGCTTTCGATGCCATTTTTACAATAGAGTAAAAATGGATTGTCCGTACACTCTAGTTCGAGAGAAAATTGGTAAGGGTGCCTTTGGCACCGTGGATGAAATTCTGGGCGCCGATGGAAAAAAGTACGCTCTCAAACGCTTTGGAGAAGAGGAAGAGATTGTGGAGTTTCCTTGCGAAATGGATATTCTGTTCCGAATCTCCAGTCCCTATTTGATGAGCGGTATTGAGATCTTTCCTACCAAACCCTGTAGTCCGGAGAAGAAGGTAGAGAAGGTTCCCGCCGCTGGAGGTGCTGGAGCAGTTCCCGCTGCACGACCGATTCGATTTGATCCACTTCCAATGCTGGATTCGAAAACCACCTCTCCAATTCCGGTGCCGCCGGAAGATTTTCAGGAGCGAATTCCGGAATTGATCGAGGAAATGCTAATGTCGGGTTTGAATGGTGAACACCGGCTTCGGGTCCAAACGGAGCTCTTTTCCAAGTACCTGCAGCGAGATTGGCTCTGTTCCTTCCTTAACAATCATGACTGGCAGATTTTCGCCGATTTCAACATCGATATCAACATTTCGGATCCACCTACTAATGAATTGACCCGGAGTACGAAGGATGGTACTTGGTACGGAGGACCTCAAACGGGAGCTCGAGTTCGAGTTGTGGATCCAAAGCCGAAGCTTACCAAGGATGGTCCCATTAAGCGAATGGATACAATGCGAGCCACGAATGGGGCCTGCATTATTCCCTACAATGTTCAAGGTTCTGCGACCGGAATTATCTACATTGATCGGCAACGGAACATCCATCTCTTTGATCCATTCCGCTTAGAGCGAAAAGAGGATGCAGCTATTGAGAGTGTGAGTCGAGATTGTGTCAATACGGCCTTGGAGGGGTTCTTTAAGTTCGTGGCTAACAACTACACTTATCACAGTGAGAAATTCAATATCTCCCTCTACAATCACCGTTTTACCTACGATGGAATTCCTAGCTATTCCAACGATTTCCGACAGGAGATCGTCTATCTCTACTGTTACTACCGGTTGGAAGGTGCAGATCATAAGTCGGCGCTTCGATCCCTGGAACGAGCTCTATTAGATTTCGGCTCTCGGATTAACGGCATTTATGAAACGGTCATGCAGCGATTAATCGATGACGCTAAATTAGGTGCAGGTGGTCTCAAAATCGGAAAACCTCGGTCTCCGTAAGCCTTCTCCGGAGAAAGTTAGGATCGGTGAGGGATGAATGCCAGATTCGCAATTGGTGTTATTGTTGCTCCTGCTGCAAAAATTCTTCTCAGATCTCTACCCACAACCCCACTTCGATTCCATTTTTACGTCCTTTTCCACACGTCAGTTCATGTAAGAAAGTTTACGTTTCCTGCAAGTTTCCACTTTTCCATTTCTCCTTTTCATTTCCGAGTTCTCAGATTTTCGGGGAGACAGTAGCCATTCAAGGAACTTACCCCTCTCTCGTGGAAGGGTTCAATACTAAGACGCGGAGCGTTATATAGCCTTCATTCACACTCTTGTTAACAACAAGAGTGCTTTCTTCCTTTGGAGCTCAAAATGTGAAACTTAGGGTTCTATCCCGATTTTGTGTTTCACAGGAGACAATATCGTTTTCGGCCTTTTCTGCCTTTCTTGTATCCTTCTTGTAATACCAATTGCAACTTCGTTGTTGTCCTTCAACCATGGAAAAAAGAAAAACCGCAACAACGGTAAAATCCTTCATTTTTGGTTTTCCACGAGAGGATTGGAAACTAGGAAATAGATTCCGTTTTTGGACTTTCTGGTCTCCTTCCTGTAATACAACAACCAACTTTGTTGTCACCACCAAGTATGGAAAAGAGAGAAACTACAGCAACGGATTTTTACTCCATTTCCCATTCCCCACAAGAGCATTGGAATGCCGGAAATGGATTCCGGTTTTGGGCCTTTCTGGTCTCCTATTACCAACACAACATCAATAACTTTTGTTCCCTAGCAACTAGAAAACAACGAAATCCAGCAACGGGCAACTTCTGCATTTTACTTCATTTCCCATTCTCCACAAGAAAGAACCATTTTCAACAGATTCCACCAATTGCAAATTCCTTTTGCTTTTTCACTCCGTCGAACCGGCTCTCCACTCATTGGAAAACCCAGAAAACAGGATTATCGTTGCAACAGGATTTCTTTCCAGGTCTCTACCCACAACGCGACTTCAATTCCATTTTTACACCTTTCTTCACATTAACTGACGTGCGGTACAGGACTCGGATTTCACCGATTTTCGCATTTTAGCTCCGTTTTGGCACCGACTTCCTTTATCGTTTCGGCACTCGGAACCGGGAAAAACTCATACCATTCCTACCGACCTTAAGTCTCCCTTCTCTATTTTCCAATTCCAGTCTAGTTCCTTTAAATCTCCATATTCGAGCTGTAGCTCCAATATGTTTTACGGGTTATTGACATCGCACGGCTTCTTCTTGGCATCCAGAGGATACTCAACAAAGTCGCTTCGCGTGTACTTCTGAATCATCTTCATGGTCCAACTGCGCATGTCGAAACCGTCCGGTCCCGGAATCGGTTCCTCCGTTTCAAACTCCTCTTCGTTGATCTCATCCTCCTCGTAACCGTACTCCTCTTTTGCGTTGAATCCAATCCAGGTGATGAGACCGTAGTCTTCGATGTAGTCGGGATCCACATCCTTCAACGCCGGAATCGCTGCTATCACATCATTCGTACTGAGACCGATACGAATGGGTCGCAGTGAAGAGGCGTACTTCATCTTCCGTAGTTCCTCTGCAGCTCGCTCCGGAGTAGCCTCCTCTGAATCGGCAAAGACGGCACAGACGTAGAAGACAAAGTCATTCCACTCCACCGGGCAGTAAAAGAAGTTCTTCTTCCCCTCGGCCTGAATGGTTTTGTTCTTCGTAATCTGGTCTGCAACGGCGTCGATGTAAACCGTGTACATCGGGAAGGTTTCCTCGTCCAGACACGCCTCCCAGTAACCCGGAGGAAACTCCTCAAAAATGCGGAAAACTCGAGGGTAGATCGGCGAAATCGTATCCTTCAAGTACTCCGCCGGAATCACCTTCTGCCCATCCCAGAAGAAGAGAGTCTCCCAATCGAAGAAGTCCAGTTCCACCTTGATGATGTCACCCGGGTACAGCTTGTCCTTTCGATCCCACAGGATTCGGGTGTACTCTCGCATGAAGTCCTGTGAGAAGTAGAAAATCTTCTCCGTCAGCAGCGTCATCTTAGCGGCCGTCTCTTCATCCTTGGAGTACTTGAAGCGATTGAAGAGTGGCTTTTCACCCTTCTTCACGAGAAAGTCCAACTCCGGGTACAACTCTCGAAGTGAGTCTACGTGAGGGTAGAAATCGTCCCAAGTGATCAAATGCTTGGTGGCGGGCATATCGAACGAAGTGAGTTGAGTGAAAGAACAATGGAAACAACGGTTGTTGATCGTAAGAATGCGAGATTGGGAATCAATTTTGAACACATTCGAGCTTTCACTCGGATGTATGTTATGGGTATTTACTCGTCCTTGGCGGGAGTAGCGGGCGTCCGTAGAGTCCTAGCACCCCGAACACCGCTATTCGGGCGGATGGGAGAGCGAAACGGAGACTTCTTGTTCGCGAGAGGGCTCTTCGGCTTCTCGACCTCCTCTGCAGCCTCCTCCTTCGGCTTCTCCTCCTCTGCCTCGGGTTCAACTACAGCCTCTGCCGCCTCCTCCTTCGGCTTCTCCTCCTCTGCAGCAACCTCTGCAGCAACCTCCTCCTTCGGCTTCTCCTCCTCTACCTCGGGTTCAACTACCGCCTCTGCCGCCTCGGGAGTCTCCTCCTTCGGCTTCTCCTCCTCTGCAGCAACCTCTGCAGCAACCTCCTCCTTCGGCTTCTCCTCCTCTGCCTCTGACTCCACCTTAGCGGGAGTCGGCTTCATCGGGCGAATGACACCCTTGACACCGGAGAGAGTACCGGACTTCCGCAGCGGGGACTTGGTCGTCTTGGTGTTCGGCTTCTCCTCCTCCGACTCCGACTCCTCCTTGGCGGGAGTCTTCGGTGTCGGCTTAGCACCGGGGCGAACGGGGGCCTTGATGGGAGACCGAGCGGCGAGCTTGGACACCTGGGCCTTCGGCTTCAGCTCCTCCTCTGACTCAGCCTCCGACTCCTCCTTCTTGACGGTCTTAGCACCGGGGCGAACGGGGGCCTTGATGGGAGAGCGGACGGCCTTCGGCTTCTCCTCCTCTGACTCGGGCTCTGACTCCTCCTTCTTGACGGTCTTAGCACCGGGGCGGATGATCTGGCGAACCGCGGGGCGAGCTGCCGCCTTCTTCGGCTTCTCCTCCTCTGACTCGGGCTCCGACTCCTCCACCTTCTTGGCGGCCTTCGACACAGTGGCGGGGCGCACAACCGGGCGCCCCGCCGCCTTCTTGGGTTTCTCCTCCTCCGACTCAGACTCCGACTCCTCCACCTTGGCCACTACCTTGGCCCGGAGACCAGTTACAGTACCCGGGCGGCGGATGCCAGTGCTCTTCGCCGGCTGAATCTCCACCTCCGCCTCGGACTCCGACTCCTCCACCTTGGCGGCCTTCGAAATAGGCCGACCTGCAGGGCGAATAGCACCGATGGTCTTCTTCGCCGGAGTCGGGGCCTTGGTGATCGGCGCCTTGACGGGCTTGCGGACAGTGGAAGAAGTCTTGACGGACTCGACCTCAGAGTCGGCGGACTCCTTGGCCTTCAAGCCCACCTTCTTCAGCTGTAGGGCGTGGTTCACCTTCGACAGCTTCTCCTTGCCGGAGAGCAACAGCTTAGCAAGTTCGGCCACTCGAGAGGCGTAGAAGGAGCCGTTGAGGATCTCCTTCAGCTCGTCGAAGAGTTCCTCTGAGACCTCCAGTGACTGAACAATCTTCAGCTCACCATCGGCCGCAATCGGCTCCCCACTGAAAGTGTCGATGAACATGTCGAAGGGGAGTGCCGTGGACTTCTTCAAGCGCTTCTCAAGAGCTGCAAAACGCTCATCATCCAACGCGACCACCACCTCGTGGTAGAAGTTGCCGTAAGCAATGCGAGAGATGTAAGGCATTTTCTGACTTTTGCTAGCTATTGATGAAAGGGTTAGAGTTTCCCCAAGGTTCCTTAAAGGATTCAATTTTTCGGTCCTCCGCCGCTTCTCCTTTTTGCCGAATTTTCCCCCATTTTGGGAATTAAGCTCTGAATTTTGATATTCATGGTTTCTGCACACGGAATTTACTTCGGATTTAAAGGTGATAGAAGGAAGAGCTTGGGTTTCGAATCCCAATTTTAACCCTTGGAATCGCTCAGAGAGGGTAAATTTCGACCATTTTCATTTTCCCACGAAAAGAACAGGTACCTTTTTGAAAGGTATATGTTTTACATCAGCAGTTCCGAACTCCAACCATACTGGGTGTCAAAATCCTTTTTCGGAGCGCGGATCTTTCCGTTCTTCGGTGACTCCGCATCCTTTCCACCCAAATGCGAAATACGATTCAGAACTTGCTCTGCCTTCTGAACCTCCGTTTTTGCTCTCACGGGTTTGTTGCTCATCAATTCCCGAACTCGAGGATTTTGTCGAGCAATTCGGATCTTGGGGTCAAATCGATAGAACTGAGTTTCCGCCTCTTTGTAGTCATCGGGAATCTTCTCTCGAAGAGCCTCAACTGCCCTCATAACTCGACCAGCGTCCAGAAAGGGAATGATTGCCACTCCCTGCCAATCATACTCCTTTCCCTCCAATTCGACGATGAAATCCACCGGACACATATCGGCTAGGTCCCCACTCTCGACCAATTGGCGGAACGGTTTAGGGATCAAATCAAAGGACTTGGGAGGGATCACCGAGAGAAGTTGATGAACTGGGGTGAACTTCGGGTCCGAATTGCGGGGTTTCACATCCGTCATGGTGGGTGCACTCTCCTCCGCCACACATTGATCGACGACGGCCAGTAGATCGCTCAACAGTGGAGCGTAGTAGTACTTGTACATGTACTTCTGTGAAACACCCTTGGTTCCCTTCAGATAGTAGAGCAGAATCCACTGAATGCCCTCCATGTAGGATTTGCACATATCCACGATGTGATGCTCCTCGATGCCATCAGGAATCAATCGTTGGTACAGCGTGTTACCACCCTTGGTTCGAGGGAGTAAAGCCCCTTCATACCATTGATTTCGGAAGCGGTCAAAATCAAAGGTCACCTCATAACGACCCTCGACCTCTCCCTCCTCCGGTGGTAGTGTCTTCCGCTTCGTAGCTACTTCAATGGCCTTCGCCGGATACTTGAAATTCTTCGCCGCTACCACCTTCATCATCTTCTCCTCATCCTCCACGAGAAAGGCTAGAAAGGCGGCAAAGGATTCCCAGATGATCTCCCCCTCCTCGGTGGTGAAACAGCTCTTGGTTGCTTTGTAAGCCGGAATCATGTGTTCGTTGATGGCGACGCCAACATTGTCGAAACAGATCATATGCGGAAGAAAGTCGTTACCAATCAGGTAGACCATGACGACAAAATCCCGAATGACTTGCTGATGCCGAATCGACTCCAACTCCTGAATTCGGAGTTGAATAGAGGCCTCAAAGGAACGGTGTCGTTGAATCCGTTTCTCCTCCAGTGCCTTCTTACCGGCAGCAGTGGCCACCTTGACCTTATCCTCCAACGCTTGACGCTTTACCTCCGCCTCTTCCCATTCCAGCGTCAACTCCTCCACCAGGGCCTCATCCTCCAATCGAAGCTCCGTCTCCATATCGTGAATGATCCCCTTTCGAAGCGCATCAATGGAGACAAAGCTGCGGCGATCCTTGTTTTCTCGGCACAGATACAACTTCGGTACAGGGGAAAGGAGGGTCAACATGACCAGATCCGCATCCAAACCGTGAACGATGCTCGCTCCTGCCTCCTCTTCCGAACCCACCTCGATTCGTCCCTCTCGGAAGAGTTCAAAGATTTTGTGCTCTCCCTCTCCACGGACCAAATGAGAGGAGTAGACGACGTGAGAGGGCAGGACCCCTTGATTGTTCTCGATTAACTGCCGGAGATAGGCATCCAAACTCAGCATTAACTCGGTTCCCGGTGTGATACTGGAAGTATCGAAATTTCGAGAGGCGGTTTGATGCTCTTCCTCGATCACTTCAGCGCCTCGAGTGTCCAGATTCAGCGTGTGTGTTTTGGAGGCCTTGTAGCGACGAGACCGCTGCTGCACGATCTTAGCAATAGGAGCTACTCCATCAATGGCAATAACCAGGCTCTTCCGCGGTTGAAACTCCTGAACCATAGAAATGATTCGAGAACCGATCTTGGCGAAAAAGCTGTCCAACATCTCGTCGGGATCCGTCTCCAGAATCTTTTCCGCCAACTCAGCATTCTCGTACTCACCGTAGGCCCAATTCTCAGCCGCCGCGTCGTGGCAAACACCGTTGGCATCCAAAATTAGGTGGTCGACCGGTTTCGGAATCCGTCGATTGATCAGGTCGGGGTAGGGTAGGTGCCGAACCCAGTCGCCGTAGAATCGAAGAATTCCCATTTTAGAGAGTCAGAAACAAGCGGATCGTGGATTCTTTTTGTCGTCAACTCCTTTTTGTTTTTCATTCATTTATTTAAACGACGATGGTGGGCTCCAAGGTAATCATTACTGTAGATGTTAAGCGACACGACAATCGGCTTCTTCACTCGATTTCAATCAGCGTGAATGAAAAAGAGAATCCGACGACGGGGGTACTGGGACCCCTTCAACAGGTGCTGGCGGATCGGTACCAAATGAAGAATCTGAGCTTCCAGCGGCTGTACTTCAATTCTTTCAGTTCCGAGAACCTCCTCAGTGTACAGGATCAGAGTTTGATGGATTTTACTTCCACGCTACTCAAGGATAACCTCAGGGTCTACCCTAAAATGGTGGCGGTTCTAGCTAACCCGAAGCAGAAGTTAACTCAAAAGACCACCAATTCCAGCAATATGATGCTAATTGCGATCGTCATTATCATTCTTTTCGCTTTCTGCATTTACCTAATGATTTCACCGGAGAAGAAGATTTGTACCGCACTCGGTTGCTTAATTTCACCCGTTAAAAAGGTTGGAGTATGAAGCCCTTTTCAACGGTAATTGTCGGTCTGCTGCTTCTGGTCGGAGCCGTTGTAATGATTGCGATCGGCTATTTGAAAGAGCACAAAACCGAGACGATCGATACTGATGACAATACTCTGTGGCAAGCGCTGATTAATGTTGGAACCGTAATTGGGATAACCGGAGTTTTCCTCATGTTGATTGGAATCTATCAACAATGGCGCAGGAATCAAAACTGAAAGCCTTAAAAGCGGGTCCAACGATTGGAACTCAAAATGGTCGAGATTACACTCCAGGAGCTGATTCTCAGCTATTTAGCGACGGTAGAACCGGAGCTGCATGCGTCGATAGTTGGACACATGGAGATTGTCGACACCAGCGGGTATGATCAAGAGATCTTCTGCACCTTCTTTCGAGGAACTGGGCTTCTGATCGGGTTCGCCGATGGTAGCTACTACGCTGAGTACGATCTCCGATACTATGAGCGAGATCTCAACTTTCAACAGCTACTCCGCTTTGCTTACTATCTGAACTTTTACCTGGATGGACTCCTCCGCTTGCAGCCGCAGTTTTCTCCCTTGGTAAAATGCTTCCAAGAAGGGGTCGCCCATCCTGATTACGGAGGCTTTGGCCCCTTTCCACTAGAAATCTTCGACACGGAGATAGCTATTGGGGCGTTGGAAAGCTATCGTTTAGATCGAGCCCGAGAGCTCTTTGTGGATCATATGGAGGAGTCGTTCCAGGACAATCAACATCTGCCCCTTCTGATTCAGAAGGCGATCGACGGGTGTTTCTGGTGTCAAAATGAATTTGGCGACTTCATTCTGGATACCTCCAATTATGTCAATCGAGGCTACCAACTCTTAAATCAGGAATTGATTCTCATCTACACGGACGCTGGACATGGTGCCGAGGGAGCGGGTGCCGCTTTAGTACCCGGATTGGAAGAAACCCTCGGAATGACGATAGTGGACTTCTTTGCGGTGAAGGAGGATGTGGATGACGATGAATTACCACCTTTAATCCCAATCCCGGAGGTTGGACCTTTTTAATACAAACTTGAGCCTAGCTCAAATTTGATATGTAACTTCTGGCTCTTAGCCCTTCACTTTAGTTCTGTTAATCTGCTACCAATCGACGTAATTACCAATCGACGTAGTTACCGATGACGTAATTGGGTGCTCCCACCTTATTGTACAAGTCCTCGTTGATCTTATCGGTAATAATCCGATCTAGACCTCGAAGGACAAAGAAGGAGTTGTAATCCAGAAAGACGTACCGGTGGCGAAGAATGTCGGTCTCCGTCGGATTCATCGGATCTGCCGACTCCGATCCCTTGAAGGCGAGAACGAAGGTGGCTTTGTCGCCTTCCTGTCGAAGCTCGTCAAATTCGCCCGGAAGCTCTACGGCAGGTCCAAAGACAAAATAGGAATGGATGATGGAGTCATTGGCGACCATGTGACTCAAACGCATCCGGTACTCGAAGATCTCATGCGATAGACCGGAGGTGACAGCCATGGTAACTTTTCTTTCCGGTAAAGGATGTAAAGAGATTCAGTTTTAAACCGCGGAAACCACTTGCATCTGACTCACAACCTTGGTCAGATTGCTCATGTAGTCAATGGTTAAGGACTCGATGGCCTTCATCCGCTCTATCGCAATCTCATTGATCTTGCGACCAACCTTGTTACCGGCACACCGATTGCAAACGATAAATTCCCACTTGCAAGCAGGAACCAGTTGACCTTGACGGAGGAGAGCAAAAGACTCAAACTGCCAACCACTGTAAGGATTCTCCATGTAGGAGAAGATTCCCTGTGCCCGCCGCTGGTGCCGTGTCTCCCATGGTAGGAGAACCGGAACCTTGCGCCGGCAGCAGGAACAAGCTTTGTAAGTGGCACACTCATGGCAGTAAGTACCCAGATTGTAACGGGAGTACTCATCGTGCTTTCCACAATTGCGGCAAGTCCCACTGTCGTTCTTCATAATGGGAAGCTGGACTACAATCTTTGGATCGCAGACGTGCTCCGCAATACTCATCTCACCAGTGGCATCGAACTTGACATTGCAGCAAGGGCAGTTACCGGGGGTAATGATCTCCTCCATTTTGGTTGTTGAAACTAAAGGTCCCTATTTGGGAATCAGTTTTCCAACAACAAAGGATCCGCGATTCAGATTCCATTTGGAATGGAATATGTTAATACTTGCGGCTCCGAAGAGCCTTTTCTAGTTCATCCAAGCGCTGGCACCACATAAACTCCGGTGTCAGAGCCTCGTGCTGCCGCTTCTTCTCGACGTTGATCCCAATCTCCCGATCTAGCTCCTCTTGGCGCTCAATCGTATAGTCGTAACTCTTGACAATCTCCAACATCTTGTGAGGAACTTTGTGAGCGTCCATATCCAGGAGAATGTCCTTCTTGGAACGACCTCCCTTCGTGATGATAACGATGTCACCATTGAGAACTAAACCAATGAAGCGCTTCATCTCCGTCAGTTTGGAGATCTCCGCCTCCACCTTATTGATTCGTTGCTGTCGAACCTCGGAGAAGACCTCGATCATCGCATCGAAGTACACATTCATGATGTCTTCCGCGTAACTGTAGGTGTATGGAATTCCATCATTGTCGATCACCGTCATATTGGATAGACCGAAGGAGGTGGTCAACTTCAGGGTCTTGATGGTTGGCTTCTCCACCATCCCTAGAATCGTAAAGCTAACCTGACCGGTGGTGAAGTTGGAGTGATCCTTGAAGTTGCTGATCTTCTTCTCCTCCATCAACTCCTGTAGCCACATGTAGTAGCGTTGAGCCCAGAGAGCAATCGGAAGCTCCGTGATCTTAACCGTCCACTTTCCATTCGACTCCTTTGTTGCGGTGAACTTACCGTAGGTTTTGACGGAGCGACCCTTCTTGTGACCCTTCATAGCGATCTTTCGGGCCTCCTTCTCTTCCGAGTAGATATCCTCTTCATCTTCCTCTTCCGCCTCCTCTTCCTCACCATCCTCCATCTTGTAGATGGTGTCATCGACTAGATCGTTCTCCACTTCCTCCTCGTCCACTAAACCGTTGGTAGATGGAGTTGCCGTCGCTGTTGTGATGGTAGCATCCTCTAATGCGTCCACCGTAGGCTTCTCCCGGACCTTGATCTCACCGATGAACCCTCGATACCAGGGTTGCAGGCGCTTGGTATTCTCAACACCGTGGCACTTGTTTCGAATGTAGTTGATCAGATCAATCGGATTGTGAGAGGGAATGAAAGTGTTATGACCGGTAGCGACACCTGTTGCACCGTTGACCAATAGCATCGGAATGATGGCCGGAATCCACTCTGTTTCAATCTCCTCTCCCTCATCCAGAAGCCGAGGAATCACATTCAGCATCTCCTCATCGTAGACGTAAGGAATCCACCAATCCAAACGTGTCTCCGAGTAACGGGCGTCGGCTGCATCGGCACCACCATCGGAACGAGTTCCAAACTGTCCATCCCGAGTGAAAAAGGGGAGATTGTTGCTACCGGTAAAGTCTTGCGCCATCTTGATAATGGTCATGGCCATCGACTTCTCACCGTGATGATAATGAGTCTTGTCGGAGGCGGCGTTAGCGAAACGACCGACCTTCATCTCCTTCTTAGAGGTCTTTTTTCCGAAGTTCCAGTAATGAAGAGCAGCGTACAGAGCCTTTCGCTGACTATCCTTCATCCCGTCAAAGATGGAAGGAATCGCACGCCGAAGCGCTTCCTTCGTGTACTCGATCAGCTCTCCGTTGATAAAATCGGAGATCGCCTGTCGGTGAACGATACCTTCAATAGGGATCAGATGGAGATCCTCCACTCCGGTAGCCTCCCTCCATCGAGCCATCCAATTCTTGCGAGTATCGGTTAACTTCGGATTGAAGGCCATCTCCAGGTTATCCACTGCATGAGGATCGTAAAAGATGGTCACGACCGGAGCCGTGTCCATATCATCCAAGATGTCACTATCACGGGAAGTTCCCAAACCCTTGTAGTACTTCGGATCCGGATGATACCGCTTATTCCAACCGGGATTCTCTGCGTTCCAAGTGGTAAACTCTTTCACCGTGTAGAAACGCTTCGCTACGGTGACCTTATCCTTCTCGAAGACTCGAATCACCGGGGTTCGGAGGTAACCAACTCGACCCGTCTGAATCAGAGTTGGGTAGAAGGTGTGAAAGAAGTTGAAGAGGAGGGCCGCGATATGGTAACCATCCGTATCGGAGTCGGTGTTGATCAGAAAAAGACCGTAGCGAAGCCCTTTTACATTGTCCTCCTTCCGATAATCCAGATTCTCCTGAAGGCCTCCAATCTTTCGCAGATTGACGATCTCCTCGTTCATGGAGGCCTTGATGGAGGAGAAACGAGAAACGTTCATGAACTTTCCCTTCAATGGGTAGAATCCACAGAGATCCCGACCGTGTGGCGTCTGGTCAATGCGCTTCTTCGGATAAGCGGAGGCGGACTGACCCTCTACCAGGTAGAGAACGCAATCTTGGGATCGCTCCGTCCCAGCATCATTGGCACCCGCTCCCTTTGGCATGATGACACGAGAGTTCCCCTTACCGAGGCCCTTGCTATTCGCTTTCTCAATTTTCGCTTCCACATCGCGATACAGGCGATCCACCAGCTTCCAGTTGACAATGGCCTGCTCCAGTTTCTCTCCGATGGAGATCTTCGGCTTCGGTGTCTTCAGCTGCGTCTTGGATTGAGACTCATAGGTCGGATTCTTCAAACGACAGCTGATAACCATGGAAACGTGACGCTTGACATCGTTGGCCGTGATCTTCGGCATCGCGGGAGCCTCCTCCTTCTTGGAGGTGGACTCCTTGACCTTCAAGCGACCCCCAACCTTCCCCTTCTTCGGCTTTCCCTTTCGCATCGACATGCCGAGAATCTTTCCCAGTGCATCAATGGCGACGTCAGAAACGGCCTTGTAACCCTCACTGACGTGAGCTCCGCCTTCTGCTGTCATCAGGCCGTTAACGAAGGAGAGACAAGTTCCCTCATCCGGAGTGTCGAAAATAATCATTTCCACCGTGGGGAAACAAGTCGGATTCGGAGGATGGGCGATCAGCTTCTCCTTTTGACCCGCTGTCTTCAAATCCTCGATCTCCTTCGGAGCCTTACCACCCTCCCACTCGTAGTGAACGACCGCCTTCTTAACCGCCTCCGTGTCCCAGTAGGTCAGAGCGTAGTTTCGAATACTCCGGTAATCAAACTTGATCCCGTTGAAGTAGACGACAACCTTACAAGTCAGAGAGAAAGCCGCCGCATGACGAGCGAAAAGGCAGAAGGCCTCGTCGGGGTACTCCTCCAACTTGTAATCGGGGAAGCTGAAGCGCTCAAAGTCCAACTTCCAAGAAACCTCCGTAAAACCGAGCGGATAGTCCTTGGTCGGAGTCCACTCCTCCACTGTGACAGTTGGCGGTTTCGACATGTTCTCCGTCCATTCCGCCTCCAACTTGAGGCCCTGTTCCGCATTGGCACAGGTGACCCGAAAGACCTTGGAGAAGATGTTGGCCAACTTGGCTCCAAAGCCGTTACGACCGGCTCCAACTCGATCAATCTCCACTTCGTAGTTGGAAGAGACACGGAGCCGGCCGAAGATGATCACCGGGGTCCACTCGGTTGGAAAGTCCTTGTGTTTCTCGATCGGAATCGGAGCTCCCCCGTTGCGAATCGTCACCCAGTGAGAGTCCATCGCAATCTCGATGGAACCCGGATCCATTCCCATGTACAGGGATTGAATCGTGTTGTCACCGGCGTTGGAAAGAACTTCCAGAAACAGACGTTCGATAGCTCGAGAAATGGAGATGGAAGCGTAGACCTGCTTCATGGCCTCCAAATCGAAAATGAACTCCTCTCGTGGATCCGGAGCAATGGAGCCGACGTAGGTGTCGGGAACTCGGTAAACGTGTTCCACATCCGAGAGAGCCTTGTAATCTCCGGCCCCTCGAGTGGTTCGAACGCGTCGTGTTGCTCCTGTGGTGGTTGACATTTTCAGTTGATCGGTTACCAACAACCGGGAACCAAAAATAAAAATCAGAATTTTCAGATCCCTCCTTGAGCCTCAAAATGGAATTTCGGTTTTTCGTTTCAAAGGCTCATTTTGAGGGTCGAATTCCGCCAGAGACAAAAATGGAACCGGTGAAAAACCGACCTTTCGAATTAAATTCCTTCCTTGGGCGGAGTTGATTTTTTAGAAGTCTATTTGGCGCTTGTAAAATGTCCTCTCAGCAAAAACTGGTTTACGTCAGTGATCAGCTGGTTGATTTTCTCAACCGCTGTGTTTTCGATTCCACCTATTACGATACCCCTTCCGAATTTGTTCAACTCCTGGTCGAGAAGAATTTAGGGAGCCCGGCTCTCCTTTTGGATCTGTTCCACATGTACGTCAAGTACCAACATCTGGATCTGGGTTCCGAGAAAGGCTCCTTTATCACGGATGACCTAATGAATGCCGTTTTCGGTCGCGGCACAAATCTCTTCTGGACCCTTCGAGGTAATTTAGTTCCGGTCCCGGAAATTTCAACCGATCCGCGACTAACGGAGTATACTCAACGACAGCATCTTTCGACTCTAGAGTACTTGGTTCCGGCGAGTTTCCGAAAATATCAGTATCCGACTCTTTCCATGAGCCAACTACTCCGACTGATCAGTCTCTTTATCATTCCGGAGTCCCTGTTATCGGAAGAGCAGGGAAAGGAGTTGGAAAAGCCGGAGAACTTGGCTCTGAATCGACTGGCCCTCAAGAAGGTGGCGATCTTCCTGAGCGAGCACACATAACACATTTCTGATTTTGAAATGTGGAGTTCCAAGAATCTTAAATGGCGGATTTGATTCTTCCGAAGGCGCACTTTCAGCGCATTTTGACCGAAATCACAAACACCTACACTCAACATCTGGGTTGGAATTTAGAGTTTGTAACTCAACTTCAACAACGGGTGGAGGGCTTTCTTCGAGACAAAGCCTGGTTGGCTTTCAATCTACGACTGAAGGTTGAGGATCGGTTAGAGGAAGAGGGAATGCCAATCCCTTTGCAGGAGTCCATCTCCGTTTTGGAAGCGTTAGATCTGCTAACGATACCGAAGACCATCAAGGTGGAAGATTTTCCTCCGAAGACCGATTACGAAGAGCCGGCTAAGCGAGAAACCAAAGTTTATCGCAAATTCACCCCTATGAGTGACACGCTTCCAACCTTCAAAGGTGGTCCAATCACCATGAAAGAAATCGAAGCCATTTCGGAGTCCATGCTACAGCGTTTAACGTTGGCGGGTATACAAGGTCTCCGTCTCTCACCGGAGAACTACGAAACCATTCGGCAGTTGCTTCGAATCTACCTGATCGACTTCCTTCGCTTTGCCACCGTTTCTCTTCGGGCCCGATACGAATTCTACATGGAGTTGGATCCTCGAGTCTATCTGATTCCGAAGGAGGTTCGGAATGGAACTCTAACGGTGGAAGATTTCAACTATGCGGTCATGATCCTAGATGACATGTATAGTCAGGATCGATCGGAAACGGTACTGGAGACGCTGTACCAGGAGGCGATTCGGGATCTAGAAGCAGAGAAGCGGGAACAAGAGGACCTGGATGCCAATTGGGCTCAACTGGAGTCGGAGATTCAGGCGACAACGATTCTACAGTATCGAACCGTTATTCAGCGTTTGACTCGAAAACTGGAACGTTTAACCGGAAAGGAGGAGGAAGTTCCCTTGGACGAGGATTCGCTCCCCGCTACCATTACCTCTTTAGCCGATCGAATCGAGGAACTGCTGGAGCGGGATCATCAGGAACGGCTTCATCGTACAGCCGCCGCTCGAGGAATGATTACGGTTGAAGATCTGAACGCCTACTTGGGCCTGGAATCAACGGAGGAGTAGAGGTGAGTCGAAAAAGGATTAAAACTGAGTTTTGGACCCTTTTCTTCGAGCTTGAAAACCACCCCTTACGCATCAATTGCAACCCGATACTTTGATTTGAGTCATAATGGCTACCAGTCTCAAGGAAATGGAGACCAGCCCCACCAAACCGGTGATGGAGCCTTTGGTGGATCGAACGGAAACGGATCCCTTCCAGCTTCTACTCAGCAACGCCTTTGGCGATCTTCGTTTAGGAGAGCCGTTCAAAGCAACCCCGGTCTGTACATTTTGTGGCATCGATCGCCACACCCTGGCCAAATGTCCCCGAAAGAGATACCTTCGAGAGCGATGCCGAGATCGAAAGGATGTTCGCGGTATTCGACCCATTGAACGCCTTGGCTTCTGTGCGGCCGGCTTTGCGATCTTCGATCTAGATCGGAAACACGTCCTCATGATCGAAGAGCTACGGGAAGGACAACGGGCTTACAATCTTCCGGGTGGAAAACGAGATGCGGAGTATGAAACTCCATTAGTCACGGCGCTTCGAGAGCTAAGAGAGGAACTCTACGGCAAAACACCTCGAAAGGAGATTGTTAGCTTCTACCAGGATCTACTGTCCGACGTCAGTTATCGACCACCCGTTGCGACCTGGTATGCACCCGGAAAGTACGTGCTTCATACACATCTGACCACTCTGCGAAAGGAGATTGAAGGTCCCGTGGAGTACGGTAACCAACTCAAATGGATCCCGTATGACGAAGTCCTGGCGAAAACGATTCCGGTTCACCCTTTTGCCCTCGGGATTCTAACCGAGAGTCAATAACATATTTCAACTTTGAGATATGTGTTAAAGTGTTGTTTAAACGGTATCTAAGCTTGCAGCCACCGTATCCAAAACCTCCGAATCCGGATGGTAATACCACGCCATAACCCCGTAATCGGCTCTTACCTGTTCGATACATTTCAGGACATCAGCTCCAACAAAATCCGTCATTTCAACACAGTATTCCCCAATCGGATACAGATAGAGCACATAATGGGTTGGATCTAACGCTTCCACGACGGAAGCCAACTTAGTGACCGTCATCTCTTCGATCTTCTTGTACCGAAGGAAAGACTTCTTACCACCCGCAATTCGAGTTAGAAGTTCAATCGCTTCCGCCCGATCTTGAATAATACCGGAGTTAATGATCTGAGTTAGTGGTGTATCTCCCAAAGCGCCATGAGAGCTACTGGCTGGATCCATAGAATCGGCATTGAAGGAGTTAAAGTAGTAGAAATGCATCTTCCGAGGTTCCGATCGATCCAATCCATCATAAGCATCCAGAGTTTCACCGGAGGGATTGGTAGCGGAGAGATCGTTCTCTGCCATTACAATTCGGAAGAATTCATCCTGTAGAATGGACAGTGGGGAAGCGTAAACCGTACCTCCATCCGCGTACTTCATATCGTCAATCACCTGACTTCCAACTAAAATCGGAATCGAAGCGGAGGCAATTGTTACTTTTCCAATCTTCTCCAAATCCCCCGCCATGAAGTTATGAGCTGTCAAAGCGGGGCATCGATAGGCCATCCCGTCAAAAGTGGAAGGCCAAACCAAGGTTTCTCCTAAGGCTCGATTGCAGAAGATTTCGGCACACTTGTTGGTAGCATTGTAGGTACCGGTCCAGATCTCCGTCTTCTGAATTGATTTCTTAGTAAACATGGCTTTGAAGAGTGGATCGGGACCATAACCGGAACGATAGACGGCACCGTTAAAAACACCTAGTATCCAGGTTGGGAAAATCTTCATCTCATCCGGCCACCAAGAGCGAACAAAGATAGCGGACTCCAATTCGGCTGCCACCCGCTTAATTCCTTCGTAAGTCCAATCTGCTGCCAAGCCAACATATAGCGCGACATTGCCACCAGAGGAGGCACAGCCCAAATGGGGTTTGTATTCATCAGTGGATCCAAAACGACCGCCTTTCCATTTTAATTTCGCCAGATAGAGTTCGCTAATCAGAGCCAATTGACAAGGAAAAGCGGAACCGCTAACCGGCGCCGAGAAGATATTGATCGGGCGGCCATCAACTGACATTTTGGTTGACGAAAATTTTGACTTTTTAATCCAAACTTAGATTTAAGAAAACAGAATGGAGGCCAGCCAAAACCGGTATTTTGCTCTACTGAAGGCGCATGACGCCAAGCTGACGGAGGAGGTCATCACTGCTATCAAGGGTCTCCTCGAGACCGTGGAGAAGGATTCGACGGTGACTTTGGGCGAGGGCGATGATGCCGTTCAAATTCCGGAGTTTGAGGTCCCGAAGGAGAATCGGGCCAAGATTCTGGAGCTACTGGAGACGGCCGGTTGCAACGAGAAGACCCGGGAGGCGGTACTCAACATTATCGGTTCCGATCTACCAGAGGACGAGATCAAGGACGATTGGGAGGCGAGTGTAATTGTGTTGAACCTGCAGTTGCACGGTTTCGACTCCCGTCTGATGGATGCGGCCATGCACGTGATCAATCTACCCATCGGTGACGCACTGCCGGCTCAAGCTGCAGCTCTCCCCTATTTGATTGAGCAGGAGGCAGCCAAAAAGAACCCGGTGATGATGGCACAGGCTCGCCGACTGGCCAACTTCCTGGGTGAGGCCTTTGCGGAGGAGTCAGAGCCGGAGGTGGATGAGGACACCTCGGAGCTGGATCGCGTGCTGGACGCCTTCGGTAGCAATCTCCGTCGCGAGAACCCTTTCGCCACCAATGACAACACTTCAACTCGGAAGGACAAGACTCAGGAGCATGCTAAGCAGCTGGAGCGACTCTGGAAGCGAACCCTGAAGGAGCTCCACGAGCAGGCGGATTTGGAGAAGGAGGTCTTCGGTCGGAATCTCTCCGGTTATGTGAGTGAGGAGTCGGAGGACGAGAAGGAGGAATCGGACGAGGATGAGGAAGCGATCCACGAGGGATCTTCGGGTGCCGCCGGTGGTGTTACCGTTGCGGAGGTGGAGACGGCGTAAAAAACGCATTCCTATAACATATTTCAACGTTGAAATATGTGATGCTAAC